GGGCGCTCGGCGAAGTTTTGTGGGACTACTATGACTTGCATTACTTCAAACGGAAGCGCTCCGAGTGGAAGTACCAAAGATTTGCTTTGGTTTATCAACAACTTGCGGACGCGGCCTCGGACACGTCCATCGCGTCTAAGTTCCAGACCTATACGCACCTGCCGCATCTGGAGCCCAAGACCCTCAAGGCGCGCATGGATGCGGGGCATGTCGACGATCGCGGCCGGCCGATCCCGGACCGCAAGGAGCACTTCCGCCGGGTCGTGACCTCGGTCGACGCGGCTCAGAAAAAGGGCGCGCGCAACGACTACACGGTCGTCCAGGTGTGGGGCGAGACCCACGATCGCAAGCACTACCTGATCTACCAGGAGCGCAAGAAGGTCGAGATCAACGACCTGATCGAGATGGTCGAGCGCATCTCCAAGCGCTTCGACGTCGACTCGATCCTGGTCGAAGACAAGGGCAACGGCACCGCCTACATCCAGGCGCGGGGCCAGACCGACAGCCAGCGCCGGCTCGCGCCGGCCCCGATCGAGGCGATCCAGGTCCCCAGCACCTACTCCAAGGAGTTCCGCTTCAACGAGGTCATCCCGATGATCGAGGCGCAAGAGGTCTACCTGCCTGACAAGGCGCCGTGGCTGGACCTGTTCATCCGCGAAGTCGGGCAGTTCCCCGAAGGCGCCCACGATGACCAAGTCGACGCCATGACGCAGTACCTCCGCTGGGCCAAGTCCAAGCGCTCGCGGTTCGGCGCGCGCAAGGTCGGCTCGATGGGCTGATTAACCATCTTCGTTCACCCTGTCCGGGCCTGTTAACCTTAACACACCGAGGGTTAACAGGCCAGGGACCCATCGAAATTAACCCTTGGGGACCCAGGGGAATCGTCAGCCGGGGACCCTGGGAAATTAACCCTTGGGGACCCACCAAAATCAACCTTCGGGGACCCTAGCAAATCGTGGCTCGGGGACCCTGGCAAATCAAGGAGCCGGCGATGGCCGAACTCATGTCTCTGATGGCCAGCGCCGCGCCGTTCCTGCTGCTGGCGATCGTCGTCTACCACGCCCTGGAGGCCTTCTGGGCGATCAGCCTGTGGGTCTACGGCCTGCGCACCCTGTGGAAGCTCCACCGCGACGACGTCAGCGAGGCCCTGACCCTGGAGCGGGCCTTGAGCCCCTTCTCCAGCCCTGGCCGCGACCGCAACGGCAATCCTGTCCCGCCGGCCTGACGACCTATGTCACGGACTGTAGGTTTCATGACAAGGTGGATTATTCCACAACGAAATCAAAGGCTTATCGCCATGTCGATCCGCGCGTTCCTCCACGATCTGGCTGTCCGCTTCGTCGTTTTGGGGTGGATTTTTGCTCAAAAACCCCAGAAATGGGCTCCAAAAGGGCATAATTTTCAGCCCATCCCGCCGGCCCAGGTCGAGCGGCAGGACCTCCGGGGGCGCGTGCTCCTCCTGAGGAGCTTCGGCGTCCTCGCCGCCGCATGCACAACCATGGGCCTGTGTCAATACCTGCTCTGGTGCCGCGCGGCCATGTCATAGACTAGGGCTTTCGTGACAGCTTCACGATCCCGTTACCGGACAACCCCATGCCCCACCTCGGTTTCTGGCTCTCCGCCGCCTGCATCGCCCTGGCCTGGGCGATCTGGGCCGGCGCCCGCGTGATCCGCCACGACCGTGCCCGCAGGGCCGCCTTTGGGCGCCTGGGCCGGCTCACCGCCCGCACCCATATGCGTCATATATGAGCCCTTAGCCCCTCTAAGGTCTCATATATGCGACCTTACGGTCCTCTTGACGCCCTCGTGTTCCTCTGAACGCGGGGGCGTTTTGACGTCGGCGCATTTCCAACTCAACGCGGGAGCGTTTTGACGTCCGAGCGTTTTGACGCGAGCGCATTTTCGATTCGACGGGCGAGCGTTTTGACGTCCGAACGTTTTTCAACTTGACGTCGTTTCATTTACCACGAGCGCCTTAGGGTTAACCGCCGAGCCTGGGAAGGGTTAAGGCCCGTTAACCATGTTTGTTAACCCTCATACCATTAACCTATCACCCGTTAAGGTTAACGCGCCAGACCCATTAACCCTTAGCGTGTTAAGGTTAACGCCCCGGCCCAGGCGCCCGGCGTTAACCTTAACGGCGCGTCCCCGGCCCAGGTCATACCCGGTAGGGCCGTCAGGCCCTACCGGGTATGACTCCGCTGGCCAGCGCCAGCCGGCGAGCCCGGCGCCGATTTTCTTTCGGCGTTTACTTTTTGTTAAGAATTGGGCTCTAGTGTCCTCCTTGCCGGCGCACTTCCGCGCCGTCTGGAGAACGCCCGCATGATCCCGGCCGAAGTGCTGAACCCCCGCGAGCACTGGACTCCCGTCGCCACCCGCGACGAGGCGGAGTCCATCGCCACCGCCTGCAACGCTTCCGACGACGTCGGCCGCTACTACGTCGAGCCCAAGGGCGCGGCCTTCGCCGTGGCCTATGACGACGAGTCCGGCGCGTTCGTCGCTTACCTCTAGTCCTGGAGCCTTCGCCATGTCTCGACTCACCGGCTACAACGTCAACGGAACCGGGTTCAAGGGCGGGGCGGTTCCGCCCGTCCCCGCCCAAGGCATGACCGGCCACGCCGACGGGCTGAACCTTTGGGTTCCGGCGCGCGAGCATGTCGCCGCGCTCTTGCCGCACCGCTGGCGCGCCGCCTTCGCCCGCGCCGTGTTTTGGTACGACAAACACGACAACGCCAAGCCGGCGCGCGCCGACCTCTACGACTCGCGCGGCCGGTACCTGACTCAGGTCTGGGCGCATCCGGTTTTCGCCGATTAACGTTTTGTTAAGACTTGGCCTCTAAACAGGGGTCAAGTCCAACCCCTGGAGGCCCTGCCCCATGTCCGCTATCGAAACCGTCAACCTCTCGCGTGGCCGTGTTCTCACGGTCGAAATCGACGACTGCGCCCAAGAGCCCTACGCCGACGACAAGGGCGTGCGAATCGTCGTCCTGCATCGCCATTGGACGAACCCCGCCGCCGGCCTGCTGGACACCGTCGAGGACGTCCAAGCCTTCGAGGCGGAGAACGACGCGCCCGACTCCGAATGGGCGATCTTTGAGCTATGGGTGATGGACCATAGCGGCCGGACCTTCAAGGCCGGCGCTCTGGGCGCCGGAAACCCGTTCGGCGCCGGACCCTACGCGCAATGGGATAGCGGCCGGGTCGGAGTCATCGCCCTGGCGCGCGCCGAGTGGCCCGCCGCCGACCTCAAGACCGCCCAAGGCGTCGCCGACACCTACGGCGCATGGGCCGAAGGCGAGGTTTACCAATTCGTCATTTCGAACCGCCGGGGCGACGTGCTCGACTCGTGCGGCGGGTTCTACAGCGTCGCCGAAGCCCTGGCCACCGGCCGGCAGGAAGCGAAGGTGAAGGCGTGAGGGTCGCCCGCGAAAGCTTCGCCGTGTTCTGGACCCGTCCCGGCTGGCGCGTCCAGTTTCACGCCGACATGAAACGGGCGCTGTACCCGACCGCCAAGGCCGCCGCCGACGCCTTCGCCGCCATGTTCCCGGCTGATCAGGTCAAGAGCGTGCGCGACGGCTCCGGCCGCTTCCTGGCCTTCAAGCGCTAGACCAGACGCCCCGGAATCTTTTTCCGGGGCGTTTACTTTTTGTTAAGAGTTTGCCTGATAGTGTCCCCTTGCCGCCGGGCAATCCCGCCCGCCGGCCTTCGTTAGGATCGCACCGCATGACCTCTCACGCCATGGTCGCCCATCGTTGGGCTCAAGACGACGAGAACGCCCGCAACGTCAAGGGCTTCAACATGTATTTCGAGCGTTACGGGCGCGGCCCGGACGCGGTCAACGTCATCTTTTCGTATGGGACTCACTTTCCGGCCGCCGCCTTCGTGACCGATGAGCACGGCCGCCGCGTGGTCCTGATCACCACGAAAGGTTACAGCGTCTCGACCTCTAAGCACATGTCGCACATCCGCCGGGCGATCCCGTCGGGCGTGCCGGTCTTCCACGTGCCGCACGTCTCGCGCATGCACAAGCCGGGCGGTTCGTCCGACTTCCACGCCGTCAACCTCGAATCCTACCTCAAGGCCGTCGCCGACACCGCCGCCAAGGCCAAGCGCGCCCGGACCAATGGCCCTTGGCTGCTGTCGCAGGCCCGCGAAGCTCTGGAGGAAGCCAAGGCTTACGCCGCCGCCTTCAAGCTCAAGACCAAGGTTCCGGCCAATCTGGAGGATGTGGCCGGCGCATGGGCGAAGATGACCGCCGCCAAGGCCAAGGCCGAAGCCAAGGCCCGCAAGGAGGCCGAAAAGCGCGCCCGTGAGGCCGCCGAACAAGCCAAGATGCGCGACGCCGACGCCTTCGCCCGTTGGCAAGCTGGCGAGGGCTATCAAGCCCCCTACAGCTACCGCACCCGCGACGACGGAACGGTTTACCTCCGCCGCGTCGGGGACGAACTGCAAACCTCGCAAGGCGCAACCGTGCCTTGGGAACACGCGGTTAAGGCCTTCCGGTTCATCAAGCTTTGCCGTGAACGCGGCGAGGGCTTCAAGACCAATGGGCGGGTTATCCGCGTGGGTCACTTCACCGTCGACTCCATCACCCCGGCCGGGGACATGGTGGCCGGTTGCCACCGGTTCGCGTGGTCGGAAATCGAACGCCTCGCGCGCGCCGAAGGGGTCCTAGACCTCGCGCCGGCCGCCGACGCCGTCGAGAGCCGCGAGCACGCCTAACACCCAAGGCCGCGCCACCCTGGCGCGGCCTTTCTTTTCCGTGTACGCGTTAACTTCTTGTTAAGACTTTAGGCCTAGTGTCCTCTTGCGGCCGGGCAATCCCGCCCCGCCGCCCTGGATCAAGTCCGATGCAAAACGTCCCCGTTGGTCACCGCTTCACCCGCTACGGCCAAACCTACGTTGTCCGCCCTGGCCTGCGCTATGTGCCGGAGGCGCAAGCCGCCGACGCCTCGCGCCGGGGCTGGACCCTGCAAAACTCCGACCTCAAGGCCTTGTTGGGCTGGACGCCGAAGCTTCCCCGCGACGCCGTCGCCCCGGTCATGGTCGGGAACGTGTCGGTTTACGTTCTGAGCGCGGCCGAAGCCGCCGCCCGCAAGCCGAAGAATAACCGGCCGCACCGCGTGACGGCGGTTTGTCCCGGATGCGCCGCCCATGTGCCCGCCGGGCGCATTGGTCAGCACAAGTGCAAGGCCTAACCCCTTTCCCCCTTCCCTGCCCCGGCCGCGCGCCGGGGCGCCCTCTCTGGAGATTTTCCCCATGGCCCGCCTGATCAAAGCCAAGACCGCCGCCGAACAAGCCGAAGCCCTCGCCAGCCTGCGCAAGATGATCAAGCCGGGCGACACGGTTTATCCCGTGCTTCGCCACGTCTCGACCTCCGGCATGATGCGGGTCATTGACCTGATTATCCCGGTCACCGTCACCCAAACCGACACCTTGCCGGCCGATGCGCGCGGCTTCAAGATCGGCGTTCAAGCCTATGCGACCCCGCCGGAGCGCAACGCCCCCCGCGCCTTCTCAACCGGTACGGTTTCGGCTTTCGACGCCGACACCGTGACCATTGCCTATCAGGCCACCGCCGACGGCCGGGGCGACGCGGAGTCGGTGACGTGGCCCCGTGGTCAGGTCAAGTTCTACCGCAAGAGCACGCGCCCCGGCGTCCGCTCGATCGGCTGGCTTGCCGCGAAGGCCATGGGCGACACTTTCGACGCCGACCGCCAAGGAATCAAGGTCGGCGGGTGCGGTATGGATATGGGCTTTCACCTCGTTTACAGCCTGGGCCGCACCTTGTGGCCGAAGGGGACGAAAAAGCCCCATGGCTCGCGCAATGGCGAGCCCGACCGCGACGGCGGTTATGCGCTGAAACATTCCTGGCTTTAACTTTTTGTTAAGAGTTTAGCCGCTAATGTCTCCTTGCGGCCGGGCAATCCCGCCCGGCCGCACTGGAAAGCCAAGCCCATGACCCGCGCTCAAGCCCTCGCCGAAATGAACGCCCTCCCCGGTATCATCGCCTCTTTCGAGCGCGAGACGGGCGAATATCGCGTCACCCTGCGCTTTGGCCCCCTGCCGGGCGGCCGGGGCGCTCAAGAGTGGATGCACAAGCGCCGCGAAGCCGTCGCCAGCTACAGCGACGACAAGGCCGACGCCCTGGCCACCGCCCGCGACATGTCGGCCCGCTGGGAAGCCATGACGCCCGCGCAACGTGATCACCTGTACCGCCACCCCGCGTAACCCTTCCTTAAGACCTCGCCGCCTAGGGTGGCGGGGTCATCAACCCCCGCAAGGATCGCCCGACATGCGCAAGCCCCTCACCCAAGAGCAAAAGGCCCGCCGCCGCGTCCAACGTCGCGCCGCCCGCCTCGCCTGGAGCGACGAACGCCGCGCGGCCGAATACGCCCGCCAATCGCGCTTTTTCCTGATGATCGCCGAACGCGCCCAAGCGGCGGGCGACGCCAAGGAAGCCGCCCGCCTCGCCACCGTCGCCCAACGCAAGGTCACTAACTGGCGCATGGCGCAAGCCTGCGCTCGAATCAACGCCCTGGCGGTTCACGCCTGGGCTTCCGTCGCCGCCTAAGGAGCCGCAACCATGCCCCCGATGACTCACCCTCACGCCCTGGCCTTGATCGCGCTCGCCGAAAAGGTCTTGCCCCTGACCCGGCTGGACCCGCTGAATCAGCGCGCCGCCGCTGTCGACCTGATCGGCGATCTTTACAGCCTCGCCGACTCCATCGACGCCACCGCCGGCCACTTGGTCGAGGCCGTCAACGGCGCCTTGCGCGACGGTTGCGAGGGCTACGCGCCCAAGAGCCGCGCCGCCGCCGCTGTCGCCACCGTCCGCGCCGACGAACTGCGCTCCGCCCTGGAGGCGTACACCGAAGCCGCCGCCCTGGCCCTGCCGAAGGTCGCCTAAGCCATGTCGCAACGCTACCGCCTCGCGCCCTCCGCCCGCGTCTCCAAGACGCTTTCGGACCTGCTTTATGCGGCGTCGGAAGTCGTCGCCACGGCGGCGCAATATGAGACGACGCCCGCCGGTCAAACCAAGCTCGCCAAGATGCGCGGCGACCTGATCACCGAAAGCGCCGGCGCCCTTGTGCGCAAGCCGCCTAGCGCCGTCCTCGCAACCCTCGTTTGGGTTGTCGAACTGGCGCAAGCCCGCGCCACGGAAAACGACTTCGGCAACGCCCAAGAGGCGCTGGACGAACACGACGCCTTAGCGTTCGTCGCCGATTGGCTGGAAGCCGAAGGCCTGGACGTGAGCGACATTCGCGGCGCCGCGCCCTCGGCCGAAGCCTTGGCCGAACTCGTCGCCCGCCGCGACGCCGAACAAGAGGCGCTGGACGCCCTAGAGCGCCCCGTTCCCCTCATCGCGTCGGATAAGGCCTATGCGCTCGCCGAAGTCTTCGGCGGGCTGATCCCGGCCGCCCTGGCGTTGGGCTATGAATTCCACGTCAGGCCCGACGGGCTCGCCCCGCCGCACTACGTCAGCCGCAACGGCGTTCCCGTCGCCGCGTACTACGCCGACAAGGAAGCGCTCGCGCTGGACACCCTCGCCATTCACATCGACCAAGCCAAGGAGGCCTGAGCCGTGCGCACCGTGACCCGCAACGCCGACCCCGCGAAGATCATCGGCGGCTATCTCATGAGCGCGCAACGCTCCGGCGCCCTGACCTCGTCAGACGAGGTTATCGCCACGCTAGAGGCGGCCGGCTACGTCATCGCCCGCCGCCGCGACGTCTTCACCGATGAGGGCCAAAAGCTGGGCGACGTCCTGGCGGCGCTTTATGACGCCGTCCCGAATTCGGCCGTCCGAACCCAACGCCTCGCCGACGCCCTCAAGCCGGCTTGCGCGTTCGTCTATCAGCCCCGGTTCCGGGTTGTGCTGGAAGCCGCGCCCGGCGCGCGCCTGACCGACTGCGAAACTGGCGCTTGCGTCTATTTCCAGCCGGGCGACGACGCCGACACCTTCCGCGAAGAGTTCGGCCCGTGGGTGCGCGACGACGTCCCCGATACGGCCGAAGGTCAGGCCCTGGCGTCGATGATGAACCCGACGGCGGAAGAGTATTTCTCCGGCTAAGTCATCAAACCTACCGTCTATGACATGTCACGGGCTGAATACTTGGCCCGTGACGACTTCCCCTAGTAAAGCTCACGCCTGTTTTCGTGACATAGCACAAGGAACTGAAATCGTTGGAAAAACTCCTAGAGGGTCACAAAGTTCTGGTTTGGCTGCTGCTGCTGGCCTGCCTCTGGCGCTTTTAACCCTTTGTTAAGACTTTACCCGCTAGGGTGATCTTGCGGCCGGGCAATCCCGCCCCGCCGCCTTCCTTCTCTGGAGCCGCTACCATGCAAACCGCTTCCGTGATCCTCCCCGCCCAAACCCTGGCCGGCGCCGATCTTGGCCCCGTCCTGATGGTCTTCGCCCTGGAACTGTCGCAGCACTTCGGCGACGTCGCCCAAGCCCCGACCGTCGAGCGCTGGACCGATGAGGCCACCGGCGCCGAATTCGTCGCCGACTGTGTGGCGTTCACGGTGTCGGCGGACTGGACCGCCAAGGGCGGGCGCATGGCGCGCCGCCTGGAGAACATGGCCGCCCGCTACGCCGCGCCCTGCGAGGCCCCCGCCCTGACCGTCCAGCACGCCGACGGCTCCACCGTGTACGTTGCCGCCCTGGAGGCCCTGGCGCGCCCTGCCCCGGTGCAAGGCCCCTCGCGCATCGCAGACCCGGCTTTCCTCCCTCGCCAGCGTGAGGACAAGGCCGCCCGCTTCGAGCGCCTGACAGCCTAGGCCCTGGCCTAGCCTCCCCCGCTTCCCCTAGCGCACCGCTTCCCATGCGGTGCGCTTTCTTTTGCGTATTAACTTGTTGTTAAGAGTTTAGCTGATAGTGTCCCCTTGTTGGCGGCGCATCCCGCGCCGCTCCTCTCTTGGATCGCTCAACATGGCCCGCCCTTCTGACCTGCTCAACGTCAACGCCGCCCGCGTCCTGGCCTGCCTGGAAGCCCTGGCCGGCGTCGTCAAGACCGCCCCGGAAGCCGACCGCGCCGCCTTCTCCTACCTGCTGGACGCGGCCGAATTCGTCGCTTCCTGGCGCCGCAACCATACGGAAACCGACCGTCGCCGCGCTTACGGTGCGGCCTGCGCGGCGCAAGCCCTGGCCCTGACCAATGTCTATCAGCCCGCCACCCTGCAAGGCGGTGCGGTGCGCCGCGCTCTGGGCGCCTATGCCGCCGCCCTTAAGCTCTTGCTCGATGGCGAGCCGGTGCAAGCCGTCCGCGCCGCCGAAGGCGCCGCCCAGAGCGTGCGCGGACGCTTCGCTAACACCCGCATCTAGTAACCTTTTGTTAAGACCCCCTGGCCTATAGTCAGGGGGTCGCAAGGAGACACCCGACATGACCCGCCCCGGCCCCGCCTCGCTCCTCTCGCCCGCCGCCACCTTCTCGGCGCATAACCTCGTTCTTCCGGGCGCTCGCCCTATGCCCCTGCCCAAGGCGCAAGGCCTGACCTATGGCCAGTGCATCGCCCTGGGCGCTGGCCTGGGCGTGCTGGGCTTCCTCGCCCTGCGCGTCCTTGGTCTGGTCTGACCTCCCCCGGCGCCCCCGTCGGGCGCGCGGTAGGGCTGTCCCATATTGAGACGGCCCTACCGGGGTAGTGTTTCTTTTTGGGACGAGGGACCCAAAGGCCCCTACGTTAACCATTTTTGGCGGCGCCCCCCGGCGCCTAAGGACATGTTTGAACTTTTCGGTTGACAAAACCAGTCTCGCCAGCGAAGAAGGCCACCGACCCGCCGATGCGCCCCGACTGCCGGCCGGTCCAGGCCCTGCCCCTCTCCCCTTGTCCCATGTCCACGGGATAGGGGGACGGGGGTGGGGCCTTTTCATTTTCCGACTGGGGGACCCACGGGCAAGGCGTTTTCAAAACCGATCCGCCAAATCGACCCTCAAAAAATTTCCAAAATCATAAACCCGGTTGACAGAACCAGACTGGCTGTTAAGTGTTGCTCCACGACACGCCAACGCAAGCCCAGGAGGCCCCATGACCGACACCACCACCGCCCGCTTCGCCCCGTTCGACTGGCGCGGCTTCATCGCCTTCCCGGCTGATGTCGACCTCGCCAAGATCGTCCAGAGCGTCTACGCCCGCAGCGTCCCCAAGGGCCTGGGCATGCTCCACTTCCAGGCCGGCCCGCTGGACGACCAGCGCGTCACCGACGCGATCGCCAAGGCGAACGAGAAGTTCACCGCCGAGCAGGCCGGTCCGACCGTCGACTATTCGGGCGAGGGCCGCGAGAGCAAGGCCACCTTCTTCGACTTCGACTATGTCGACGGCCGCGCCGTGAAGTTCCGCCTCTACCGCGACCTCAACACCGAGGCCTTCTACGCCGATCTGGACTGGTACGATCACGGCCCCTGGGATGTCCTGGCCCTGGTCGCCGACACCTTCGGCGTCGATGACACCCAGGCCACCGCCATCCTGTCGGCGGCCGACCTCGCCAAGACCGCCAAGGCCGTCGACGAGTTCAACGCCAAGGCCGCCAAGGCTCTGCCGCTGCTTCGCCAAATCCGTCGCGACGGCCCCTTGCGCTTCCTGCGCGACAGCGACGAGTTCAAGGCCATCACCGCGCGCCCGAGCGTCGAGTTCGCCTACGACCTGGACGGCGACCCGCTGTTCAAGACCAAGTACAACTACGACGACAACACCTCGACCTTCAACATCGACGTCGGCGGCGAAAAGCTGCTGGCCGCTGAAACCGTCTCGGCCTGATCGACACCATGACCACCGCCCCCGACCTCCTGACCTCCGATCCGAGCGGCTATGCGCTGCTCGCCGCGCGCGAGACCCTGGCGATCGCCCTCTTCCACCAGAGCCAGCTATCGTCCCTCAATGCGCGCGCGGGGGTCGGGGGCGGCCCCACCCTGACGCTCTGGTCGCAGGTCTCGATCGAGCAGCGTAACGGCTGGCGCCAGATGGCCGACGACTACGTCAACGAGCAGGCCGGCGACCTCACCGCCGTGACCAAGAACCAGACGCGTCAACTCGAAGCCTGGGAGCGCGAGATGATGGCCCTGGCCGACGGTCACGATCCGGACGGCTATTTCGACGCCAAGGACGACCGCGCCGGCAAGACCATCGCCCAGCACTACAGGGAGGAGGTCGCCTTCTCCCACAAGCTGACCGGCGACGAACTCCTCAAGGCCTGGGCGACCGCCGACAAGCTCGGCCTGCATCTGCCGGCCTTCCCGACCGACTATTTCGACCCGATCGTCGTCGAGAAGGTCGCGCGCCGGCAGTTGACCGAGTGGGAGGCCGCCATCATGGCCTTCAAGGTCGGCGCCTCCATCAGCCAGTACGCCGACTACCGGTTCGGCGTGCCATTCGAGTTCCGCTTCTCCCGCGAGGACATCAAGGCCTTCGAAGCCTACATCGCCACGCCGGGCGGCATGGTCTCCACCATGCCGGCGATGACCGACGCCGACAAGACCCGTCTCGACCGCTTCTGGAGCAAGGTCTGATGGATCGTCTCGACCGCGTCCTCCTCGCCGCCCTTGTCATCACCCTCGGCGTGTTCGCCGTCAACTGCTGGACCCTGACCTGATGCCCAAGACCCTTCCCGGCCGCATCGCCGCCGTGATCATCGCCCTGGCCGTGGGCGGCTTCGCCGGTTACCTGACCGGACTGGCGTTCCGCTGATGCGCTTCTTCGGCTTCCTCCTCACCGTGGCCCTGGTCAGCCTGCCGTTCACCCTGGCGGCGTGCGGCGGCCCGATCGAGTCCCACGACGAGATCATCGCCACCACCCAGGAAGGCTGCAAGGTCCACAAAATCTACCGAAGCCAGGGCATCCTCTCCTCGGAGGAGGTCTACACCACGATCTGCCCGGACGGCTCGACCAAGTCGGACTGGAAGACCACCCGCATGGTCGGCAAGACCATCTATGTCGATCGCCACCACTCCGAGACCCCGGCCCGCTGATGCCTGCTCCGCCGTCCAAGTACGACCACGAGCAGGTCATCGCCCTCTACGCGAGCGGCATGACCTTCATGGAGATCGCCGACAAGATCGGTGGGCGGCACAACTCGCTGCGCACGATCGTCGCCAAGAAGGCGCCGCACCTGCTGCGCGCGGCCGGCCCGCGCCCGAGGTTCGATCACGCCGAGGCGCTCGACCTCTACCTGAGCGGCGAGGAGAACTACGAGACCCTGGCCCAGCGCTACGGCGTCTCGCGCTCGGCGGTCCAGCAGATCGTCAGCGGCAAGGCCAAGGGGCGTCGCCCGTCCAAGCGCCGGCCCTCGCCGCGCGCCAAGATCAAGATCGACGAACTGCTCGCCCTCAAGGCCAAGGGGATGCGCAACGCCGATCTGGCCCGCCACTTCGGCTGCTCACCGGCCGCCATCTCCAACACCTTCAAGAAGCTGGAAGCCAAGGCATGAACGCCCTCGCCACCCTGACCCTCCAGAGGGACTTCTCCCTCAACGCCCTGCGCGGCGCCAAGGGCTTCGACTACTTCCCGGTCATCCTGGCCGATCCTACCGGCTGGAAGAACCTCAAGCACTTCGGGTCGCGGGATAAGCACGACGTGGCCAAGTTCGAGACCCTGATCGACGGCAGCAAGGTGCTGATCTTCAACGGTGCGCCGGTTTGGATCGAGCCTGAACTGGCCCTGGGCCGCTCCACCGCGCCCGGCAGCGCCCTGCACTTCCTCCTGCTGGGCAATAAGGGCTCGGAGGCCTACAAAGTCGCGCGCCTGGAAGCCCGCGAGGGTTTGTCACAGGTCCGCTGGCCTAAGGGCGGGGACTTGCAGACCGCCGGCGCCAACTTCCGCACCGTCCATCCCTGGTTCGAGTTCCCGACGGGCAATCTGTCCGAAGAAGGCGTCGCCCACTTCCTGAACCAGCCCGACAGCCTGAGCGTGCGCTTCATGCTGCCCTCCGATATTCCTGATCTGGAGGACTAGGCGATGAGCAGCGAGTTCAGCCGCTCGGCGGAGATCGAGATGATCGCCATCGCCCTCTACGAAAGCAAGGTGCGCAGCGTCGGCCCCAGCAGCGCCACGCACTGGCCGTCGTGGAAAGGCCAAGCGCCCCTGGAGCGCGCCCGCTGGCGCCAGGAGGCCAAGACCATGATCCTCGAAAGCCGGGAGCAGAAAATCTGATGACCGTCACCTGCCCCGCCTGCGCCGCCCAATGGGACGGCCTGGACGAAGCCGTCTCGGTCGCCGAGATCGAACTGCTGGCCGTCGCGCTCTACGAAAGCCAGGAGCGCTTGTACGCCCATGGCCTGGACGAGCCCCGCAAGACCTGGGTCGAGGCGCGCCTCGCCACCCGCCAGATGTACCGCGCCATGGCCCACAAGATGATCGACGAGCACCTGGAACACCGCGAGCCCGCCGCATGAACATCTTCAAGCGCCTCCTTTACCGGATCGCCGGTGTCGCGCCGATTAGCCTCCCGAAGACTGCCGCCCTAGTCGCGGCCGTCTGGTGGGCGACCCGCATGGACGTCGACAAGGCCGTCGATCTCGGCACCAGCGACGAGGAGAAGCTGCGGATCGTCGACACCTTCCAGGACGAGCTTTGCCGGCTGATCGACGGCAAGATGCGGCGCTTGAAGGGTAAGGATTCCGCGCTCTTCCTCGACTTCGACTACGGCCCTGACCCGCTGCTGGGCGAGGCCCTGCGCGTAGCCGGCGTCTCCCGCAGCGTCTGGAGCGATCTGTGGCCGCGCAAGACCCGCATGACCGTCCAGCGTCACCAATTGAGCGTCAAGCCGGGCTACCACCTGGAGCGCTACACCATCCCCATCGGAGAATCCTGACATGGCCCTCTACCGCAAGAAGCCCGTCGTCATCGAGGCCATCACCTTCGATGAACTCGTCTTCCACGGGAAGGAAGAAGCCGCCGCCGGGCGCGGCACCCTGACCAACGGCATGCCCTGGTCGTTCACCTACAAGGGCCAGCCGATCACCCACGAGGACGACGACACCTATCTGGTCCCGACACTGGAAGGCTCCATGGCCTTCCGGCGCGGCGCCATGCTGATCACCGGCGTCAACGGTGAAATCTACCCCTGCGCCAAGGACATCTTCGACAAGACCTACGAGCCCGCCGTGGCCGTTCCGCCGATCACTACGCTGGGTGGACTGACGCCCGAGCAGTGGTCGAACGGTGTCCACGACTACCTGGAAGGCTACGAGTTCCGGGGCGACGCCGGCGACTACACCCCGACTGAGCAGGAGAAGGTTCTGCTGGAGGACGCCTTGCACGGCTTCATCGCCGAGATCAGCGAAGGTCGCCTGTGAAGAAGGCCGATCTGATCGCGGTCGGCGAGCGCCGGCACGAGACCTGCCGCTTCGGCCGCCTGACCGAGGTCTGGGAGGTCGACCCGCGCACGGGCAAGGAGAAGGCGGGCGTTGGCCCACTCTGCACCTGGGAACCGGCCGGCGACGTCCCGCCGGGCCTCAAGCGGGTCTGGGGCGGGCTGATCGAGCTTGACCGTGACTGCGCCGTCTGCCTCGCCCACCGCGAGGTCCCGCTGGAGCCCCTGCCGTGACCCATGAAGACGCCGACATGTTCGAGGAGTTCTTCCCGGAGAACCGCCCGCCGGTCAAGTCGTGGGGCTTCTCCAAGCACCCGCGCTACCGCGCCCGCAAGGTGACACAGTACAGCGGCGGCCCGCCGGTGCATTACGAGTGGCGCGTCGAGCGCCGCCTCCCCCTGCCGTGGATCAACGTCTACTGGCCGCTGCGCCTGTGGGTCGTCGATCAGCCCGGCGCGCGGCCGGACAAGCGCTGGGCGCGCTACAACACCGCCGAGGGGGCCGAGAAGTTCATCGCCACCAAGCCGGCCTTCTTCCCGAAGAAACCCATCGGCGTCCTCAACGACGTCCTCTACTATGACGAGAAAGGCGCGGGCGTGATCCTCGGCGCCGCCAAGACCCGCAAGGAGCGCAACTGGTGAACCGCCTCTCCCGTCGTCCCACGTCGCTCCGGATCGGTCAGTTCGATCGCGACTACACCACCGAGCAGACCTATTGGGTCCCGCGCGGCTTCTCCAAGCAGTCCGACCGCTACGTCTATCCCAATACCGGCTGGTCGTGGACCGACTGGGGCTCCGAGGTGCAGGACACCTTCGAGACCCTGGCGGAGGCCAAGGCCGCGATCGCTTCGGGCTATCTGAAGAACATGATCGAGGCTCAGGAGATCGTCGACATCGTCTTCCTGGAGGTCAAGGTCGATCGCCAGATCGTCGAGAAGAAGTCGGTCAAGGCCTACGCCGCCGGCGGTAAGCTCTCCGCCCTGGACGAGCCGAAGGCTGTTGTCGGTCCGCGCAAGACCGTGGTGTCGACGGGCGACTACGTTTTCGTGCGCAGGCTCAAGGACTCCACCGGCAGCATGCTGTTCGGGCGCGTCCAGGCCCTGCACAAGGACGTCATCACCATCTGGGTGATCAACGGCGCCTGGACCTTGCTGCTGCGCTACGACGGCGCCGATCTCTTCGTGGCGGCCGACGACCGTTCGGCCATGAAGGGCGAGCCCATGATCCTCGAATATGCGGGGCCGCTTCCGGACCCGACCAGCGCGCCGCGCGACTACGCCGCCCAGCGTGACGCGCTGAGCCACTTGAAGGCCTGATCTCATGACCGACCAACCGATCGACCCCCTCGACCGCGCTATCCTCGACCTTCTCCAGGAGGAGGGCGGCGAGGTCCTGATCGAGATGATCGCCTCCATCGGCCGGCTGATCAAGGTCGCCTCCAAGGTCAAGCGCTTTGGCGACGGCAAGAACCCGTTCGAGAAGGACCCCAAGTCAAACTTCGAGCTTCTCCAGGACGAGGTCGGCGACTTCGAGGCCCTGGTCGACATCCTGATCGAGCGCGGCGTCCTGACCCGCGAGGGCATCGACGCGCGCAAGGCCTGGAAGCGTGGCATGCTGCGCGAGCACAAGACCCTGCCGGACGCGGCCTTCCTGCCTCCGGTCAGCGTGCCGTCGCCGCTCGACGACTTCCCGCCCGGCAACCCGATCGTCCAGGCGGCCAAGGCCGCGCGCAACGGTGGCTATGTCGCCCTCTTCGGCGGGCACGCCCCGTCGGCTGAGCCGCCCGGCAAGGCCCTCTACACGCGCTACTGCGACAGCCAGGGCATCCACTCCAACCGCTTCCCCGGCTGGAGTGAGTTGCCCGCCAATGTCCAGAAGATGTGGGACGAAGCGGCCGAGGCCGAGCAGGTGCGGTCATGATCGAAGAGACCCTCGTCACCGCGCCGATCGACCCCGTGGATCGCAAGGAGCGCTTCCGCAAGTACGCCAAGGCCCGTCACCTGCACGAGACCGACTTTGGTTGCTCGTCCTGGAGCCCCGAGGAGCAGGAGCAGTTCCGCGACGGCGTCAAGGCCCGCATCGCCCGGATTGAGGCGTCCGATCCGGACTTCCCGGCCCTGTTCGAGGAGACCCGGATGCGGAGGGCGCCGTGACGCGCGCCCAGTGCAAGGCCGCCCGGCTCCTCCTGGGCTGGACCCAGGGCATGCTCGCCGACGCGGCCGGCTGCGCGGTCTCCACGGTCGCTGACTTCGAGCGCCGCGCCCGGCGGACCGATCGCGAGATCGTCGCCCGCATGGTCGACGCCTTCTCCCGGCGCGGCGTGCGCTTCACCCGCACCTCCGTCATCCATCCCCCGTTCAAGGCCTGATCATGAGCTACGCTGAGCCCGACCTGGAGAACGACGTCGATCTCCTTCGCCACGTCGCCGAGCGTCTGATGCACCTTACGCCGGCGGTCATGGGCATGGACGGTTACCACATCGACCGGCTGAACGAGATCGCCAGCAAGCTGGAGCGCGGCGAGACGTGAGCGACCCCTACGCCCGCATCATGGCGCGCCCGCCGACCGGGTCCTGCGACATGTGCAAGACCGCGCCGGCGATCCGCTGGTTTGGTCAGACCTCGGTCGCCCACTGCGGCGCCGTGGACTGTCTTGTGGCTTGCGTCGCCCAGGCCAGGGAGACCCAGGAGCGGATCGAGCGCGAGCCGCAGCCGCAGGAAGAGCCATGATCCCCTACGAGGTCCGCCAGCAGCACGACGAGTGGGGCAACGCCGAGCACCTCCTGGCGCCAGCCGACGCGGCGGTGCTCGAAGCCGGCTCCTGGCGGCGGGTCTCGGGGGATTGCACTTGCGAGACCTGCGCCAAGCTCTACTATGACCACCCGCCCGTCCTGGGCGCCCTTTGGCTGAACCGTCTCTGCACGGGCGAACTGGTGAAACTGTGATCAAGATCGTTGAGGCCTACATCCGGCCGTTCCCGTCGAGTGAGCAATCGGTCGATCTCCAGTACCTGGACGAGCGGGGCTTTCTCAGGATGACCTCCTGTCACCCGCTCGCGGTCGATCTGACCTTGGGACATCTGGAGTCCACCGCGCAGGAGACACCGTTCCTCCCGACGCCTGCCGAGGATGTGGCAGGCTGGCGCACGCGCATGCAGGCCGCCACGCAGGTGCGCTGACGCTATGACTGACCTGCACGCCAAGTTCGAATCCTGGATCGTCGCCAGCACCATGGCCTCGGCCCACCGCAAAGGCATGGACTGGGTCACCGAGGCGAGTGTCCGCGTTGCCCTGCTCCTCCAGGAGGACAATGGGGAGTACAGCCTCGAACGCATCCAGTCGAGCTTCGTCGGCTTCAAGGCCGGCTACGAAACGAGGTGCGCCGAATGATCCTCCACATTTTTCCCGAAGGCGACTACGGCGTTGAGTGGGAGGTCGGCGATCGCGGGCGGGTGCGCGACGCCACGCCCGAGGAACTCGGCGATCGGCGCAAGATGGCCTACCACCGCCTGAAGGGTAGCTTCGGCAAGGAATTCGTCGTCACCGATGTCAATCCGCGTGATTGTCTCCAGGATTCTGGGGTCACCTACTTGACCCGCCGCATCCTGGTGGGCTTGCAGCCGGGCAAGTTCAGCAAGGAGGGCTGGCCCTGCCCCATCCTCTACGCCTGGGACATGGAGCCGCTGTTCCCGAAGCTCCAGCTCGTGATGGAGCCGGCCGATGAACCGTGACGGCATCCTGATCAAGACCTGGGAGGTCCACTGCCGGGCCTGTCAGCAGCCCAACCTCGGCATCCGGGGCGACAACACGGCCGCGCAGGTGCAACTCCGCAAGGAGGGGTGGCGCATCCGGGGCGAGCGCTGGGTCTGCGGCGATTGCGTCGACCACGTGCCAATGGGCCACCGGTGGCCAATTTGAGGCCGAATGGCTTACCTGTCGTCCATATGGGGCCAATACGCCTTACCCATCAGGCGCCGGCCATGAACCGGCGGACCTGGAGGTAGCGGCCGAGCAGGTCGTGCATGACCTCGGCCTCCTTGAGCGTGATGATCTGCTCTCCGAGCGAGGTCGGGCCTTCCAGGGCGACCAGCACCTGATCGTCGACCGCGTCCTCGACCGTGACCAGGATCGGGTTGCCCAACTCGTTGATGAAGGCCTTCTGGATCGTGCGCATGGCTACTCCTTGAGGTACCCGGCCTTGATCGCCTCGGCCCGCGTGTCGGCTTTGCTGAGAATCGTGTCGCCGCCCCGGCGGATGAACTTGACGCCCTCGTAAAGCTGGACCTCCAGCTTGCCATCCATCTGGATGCGCCCCAGGCGCACCGGCCCGCCGGTATAGGGCTCGGGCGGGTCGCCCACGCCGATCTCGATCATCCCCTTGTCGCTGGTCTGCACCAGGAGCGTGGCGTGCCCACCGATCCACGCCGGGTTCCAGATTTCGAGCCACATCGAGGTCCCATCGGCGCCCGCATCGCTCAGCCGGTGCGCCAGGGTCAGGGCGTAGTCCTCGCAGTCGCCGCAGAAGCCGTTTTCGGCGTAGAAATCGCTCCTCTGGTAGAGGATATCGTCCGAAACGTAGGTGAAATGGCTCCGAAGAGCAGAATCCTGCGCCAAAACCTCCGAAAACGTCAGTTTTCGGCCAGTTTTTGCCTTGCAAAGCGGATTTTCAGTGAATTTTTGGCAAAAATCAGTGATTCCGTCGATCGAGACCTCGACTTTGCCGCCGTAGTCGCGTTTTTCGTCGCCGCTCGCGACGATCGGCTTGACGGGAGGGCAATGGCCTTCATCGCGGGCTGGCGCGGTGACGATCGGGACGTCCTGGGCGCCAGCGGCGATCTCGTGGGCGCTCCAGGCGAACCATCCGAGCGGGACCAGCAGGCCCAGGCTGAAAAAGACGATCGCGAGCCAACGAAACATGGCGACACCCCCAGATGTCATGAATCATGACACAGGATGTCGTGGCGCGCAACATTCGCGCATAAGAAGAGCCCCGCCGTCGTGATCGGCGGGGCTCGCTGCTGCTACAGGGAGAGAAACGTGCGGATCGGCCTCCTGGGTATTGGGCCGACCCGCGCGCGGGGATTACTTGAGCATCTGGGTCTCCTTCCGTGGTCTGTCATTTCTGGAGGACCCCGCAGGGCCTCTGCTTTTCCGATCCCCAAGCTAGAGCGGGGCGAAACGACCGTCAAGGGCAAAGTGTGTTGCCTCACGACTTTTCCTGCCGGCAAATGTCGTGAATCTTGACAGAAGCCCGTTAACCATGCCATTTTCCGGCTCACCTGCCTCATCCGGCGGGCTTCCCACGTCAAACTTCGGGGGGATTCGTCCTCCCCGCTTCTTTCTCGGGCGCCGAATGGCCGGTCAGACTCCGAACTCCACGAACATCTCGCGGGTCGCCCGCGCGACCTCGCAGGCGATCTATCTGGTCACCCATCCGGAGTACCAATACTGGCGCCCGGAGTGGACGAAGCTGCGCGACGTGATGGCGGGCCAGCGCGAGATCAAGCGCAAGGCCGAGGCCTACCTGCCGGCCATGAAGGGCGCGGACGGCGACGACTACGCCATCTACCTCCAGCGCGCGACCTTCTTCAACATGCTCGCCCAGACCCGCGACGGCATGACCGGGATGGTCTTCCGCCGCGACCCGATCATCAAGAACCTGCCGCCCAAGTTCAAGGACGCGGTGCGCCGCTTCGCCAAGGACGGCTCCTCGCACGCCACCTTCGCCAAGGCCGTGCTCTCCGAGCAGGCCGGCGTCGGGCGCTTTGGCGTCCTGGTCGACGTCGCCGACAGCCCGGTCCGGGGTGCGCCCCCGTCCAGCTTCGCCGTCGGCTACTCGGCCGAGAACATCCTCGACTGGGACGAGGTCGTCGACATGGGCGGCTTCTACGTCCCCAGCCGCGTCCTGCTGCGCGAATTCGTGCGCGACCTGCGCTGGAAGACCGACATCGAGCCCCTGACCACCGCCCAGGCCCGCAAGGCGCGTGCGGCGGCTCTGGCCTCGGGCGGCTCCAGCAGCCCGATGGTCCGTCAGACCGCCCGCACCCTGGGCGGCTACAGCTACATCACCGTCTACCGCGAACTCAAGCTCGAAGAGATCGAGTGGCCGTCCGGCGAGGTCAAGCCCGCCTACGTCCAGTACCTCTACGAAGAGGACCCCGAGAGCCGGCCGATCGCGCGCATCGTCCCGAACGTCCGGGGCGAGCCGCTCGACTTCATCCCCTTCAAGTTCTTCGGCGCCTCGGGCAACACCGCCGACGTCGAAAAGCCGCCGCTGCTCGACATCTGCGATCTGAACCTGTCGCACTACCGCACCTACGCCGAACTCGAATACGGCCGCCTGTTCACGGCCCTGCCCGTCTACTACGCGCCGGGCACCGACAGCGAGGGCACGGGCGAATACCACATCGGCCCGAACATGGTCTGGGAAGTCCCTCAGGGCTCCGAGCCCGGCATCCTGGAGTACACCGGCCAAGGGCTGAAAGCCCTCGAAACGGCGCTCAACGACAAGGAGCGGCAGATCGCCGCGATCGGCGGCCGGATGATGCCGGGCGCCTCCAAGTCGGTCTCCGAGAGCAACAACCAGACCGTCCTTCGCGAGGCCAACGAGCAGTCGCTGCTCCTCAACATCATCCAGGCCTGCGAGGGCGGGATGACCGACATCGTGCGCTGGTGGCTGATGTGGCGCGACGTGCCGCTGGTCGAGACCCAGGACCTGCGCTACGAGGTCAACACCGACTTCCTGTCGACGCCGATCGGCGCGCGCGAGATGCGCGCCATCCAGCTTATGGCCAACGACGGCCTGCTGCCCGACCCGGTCTTCTACGAGTACATGCGCAAGGCCGAGGTCATCTCGTCCGACATGACCTTCGAGGAATTCCAGTCCCTGCGCGCCGACGAGAACTCGTTCCTCAACAACCCCGACGCCCAGGCGCGTCAGCGCGGCTTCACCAACCGTGGCCAGGAACTGGAACAATCGCGCATGGCGCGCGAAGCCGACTTCACCCAGCAGAAGATCGACATCCAGGAACGCAGCGTCGCGGTCCAGGAAGGCCACGCCGAGGTCGCCCACTCGGTTGGCTCGACCTCGGTCTCCGCCTCGCGCAAGCTGGGCGATCCCGAGCAGGCCAAGCCGGCGCAGGCCGAGCAAGCCCAGATCGCCAACCAGCGCAAGCAGATCGCCAACGCGGCCAAGACTCCTGCCCAGCCGGCGGCTCCGGCCGCGCCCGCTTCGCAGCCGGGCAACCGGCGTCCGACCTGATGACCTTCCAGCAGCCCTGAGTTCCGATGCCGCGTTCCTACGATTCCTTCGAAGACCTGATCCATGACCTCGATCACGAGGGGATCGTCGACGCCGACGGCATTGCCGAACTGGACGACGAGGACCTGTCCTTGCTCGCCCCGCCGGTGATCCGCAAGGCGCCCGCCGCGCCTCCCAAGAAGCGCGGTCGGCCCAAGAAGGCGGCCTGATGCGTCACGCCACCGCCCGCTGGAGCGTCTTGACCGTTCGCCTGGACGGCATCGCCCACTGGATCGACGAGGTCGACGTCTCGATCATCGACCTGGAGACGGGCGAGCATCCGCGCGGCGAGGATGGCGAGTTCCTCCCAATCCTGTCGGCGACGCCCCAGACCATCAACCTCTACAACGGCCACGCCATCGACGGCCGCTACGAGATCACCTCCAGCCTTCCCGAGGCCCCCATGTCCGAGCCCGTCCTCATCGGCGACCCCGCCGCCGAGCGCACCATAGAAGTCCTGGCCATGCACCCCGACGAGGCGGCCCAGTTCGTCCCCACGCCCGAGCAGGGCGCCAAGATCGCGGCGGGCGACATGATCATCGGCATCATCCGCTACGGTGCGCCGCCGTCGTGAATCTTGACACCCAGAGTCAGGTGTGATGACATCGCCCTCGTTAACCACGAGGGCTTTTTCATGACCACCGCCGTCACCATCGCCGCTGCGGGCCACAACATCATCGTCTACCTGAACGACGCCTACGAGCCCTCGAACGGCGGCGAACTGGTCGAGACCGAGACCATCGAGTTCGTGACCAAGAACACCCAGCGCACCTTCCACGTCCACCAGACGCGCGACATCTACATCACCGAAGTCCGCGACGGCGAGACCGACCTCAACGACCTGATCGAAAGCGGCGCCTTCGAGGCCGCGCGCCAGTACATCCAGGCCGGCTAACGTTCTACGGCGCCCTAATTGCCAGCCGGCGCATACGGACACGGGCTGGATAAATCGGCAGCGATGCGAAGCGCTTGGGGCGAGGGGCCACGGGCGTGAGTCAAAGGAGGGGGCGCCGCTGGGTCACCGGCCCGGTCCTTTCACCTCCCAATCGCCGCAAGTCCGCACCCTTCCAAGAGGCCCTTGATGAGCGACGATTTCGACAAGCAGTTCGACGACAAGGTCCGCGCGCGCGACGCCGGCATCGTCGAAGAGCAGCTTCGCCTTGCCCTCCCCCTGCCGCCCGAGCCGCCCAAAATCGAGCATCTGCTGGAACTGGCCAAGCGGATCAACCTGACCGCCGACCACGAGATCATCTTCGAGGTCGACGAGCCCTATGAGGCCGAGGCTGAGCAGGCCGTGGCGATCGAGACCGCCCAGCGCCGCGACGGCAAGCCGGACGCGGTGTTCAACGAGCAGGACTTCCTCGACCAGATCAAGGACCGTGCCGGCAAGCCGTTCGGCTGGCCCTACTTCAAGCCGATGCCGGACGGTAAGGGCTACGTCTACGCGCGCGAGTTGGCCGAGACAGCGGCGCCCAAGATCACGATTTCGGTCTACCTCAACAATGGCACGGTGCGCGAATACGACGTCGCCGACGCGGCGACCGCGCGCGAGCACGCCTTCGAGATCATCCAGACCGGCTACCGCAGCGTCGACCAGGATCAGCCCAACGTGCTCGTCCACTGGCCGCCGCACGAGATCAAGAAGGTCAAGCTGACCGGCAGCGAACCCTTCAAGTCCAACTATTTCGACCGCGTCCGGGGGACCTGACCCATGCCTACCATCCAATTTGATTCGCTGGACCTGATGCCCGAGGGCCTGCGCAGCTACGCCAAGGCCGCCGGCGCCTACGAGGGCGAAGCCGTTTCGGTCGATGTCGTGCCGGCCGTCTGCCTCGACGAATTCCGCGACAACGCCATCCGCCTGGGCAAGGAGCGCGACGAGCTTGCCGGGCGCCTCGCCCAGGCTAACCTCAACGCTCAGGCCCTGGCCCAGGAACTCGTCGAGGCCGACGAGCGCATCCAGGTCCTCACGGCCGATCTGGAAGTGAGCGCCCGGCAGGCGACGCTCCTGGCGGAATACATCGACGCCAACATCGATCTCAAAGCCGCGCGTAGTCATCTCGACGCGGTAATTACGATCGTCGACGCCTGCATCGAGGCCTGATCATGTGCGTCGTCTCCGCCGTCATGGATCACGGCCGCCAGCAGTGGCCTCACCTCATGGAGCCCAAGTTCTGGCCGCTCCCCACGCCGGTCGTCCCGGCGCATCCGGGAATGAAGATTTGGCCGCCGCAGGAGCCCAAGCTCCCGACCAAGGCCGAGATCGAAGCGTTCCTGGCGCTCTACAAGGCCGCCCAGGAGTACGACGCCAAGACCGGCCAGCCGCACTGCGAGGACCCCGAGAAGATCAAGCTCCTCGACGCCATCACCCGGCTCGCCGACCGCCTGGAGGCGATCGAAAAGCGTCTTGGTGCCCAGGATGCCGCAGAGGCCGAGGACGCGGCGGCGATCGCCGCCTCCGTCAAGACGTGAGCGTCTTCGACCTGCCGGCCGACGGCTTTGACCGCCGCAAGCCGCTGTTTCGCGTCTTCAACATCGACGGCGAGACCCAGTGGTGGACGGTGATCGCCGCGCTCAACGCGCCCGGCCGCCGCTGCACCCCGGAGGAAGAAGCGCGGATCGTCGAGCGCCTCCAGGCCCAGCCTTGGGCCGACAAGTTCTGGACCTGCTACCACCTGAGCGGCAAGGCCACCATCTACGAAAGCACCCCAGAATGAAGCTCACCGTCAGCGGCCAGGACATGAGCGGCGAGGCCACCGTCTACCTGATGCTGGTCCCGCGCGCGGGCGTGCGGCTGCAAAACGATGTGCCCGTGGCCCTCACCTTCGAGGCCTTACCGGGCGCGGCCGGTGACGTGCGCCTGGACGCCATGACCGAGGTCCATCTGTCGGACGCTCCGCCGCCGGGCACGCTCGTCTTCTTGCCGGGCGAGGCCGAGAAGGTCTTCTTCATCAACACCGCCGGCCCGTGGAAGCTGACGTTCCGGGAGACGCCGTGAACGCCCACCAGCACATGCCCGACAACATGCCGTTCGGCCTGAAGGGATTTCCCAAGGTCGAGCGGATCGACGGCGTGCGCAACATCGTCTATCTGACCTGCGGCGACAGCGTGCCGATCGTTCACTACATGGCGGGCGGCGAGGAGTGCGGCAATCCGCTGCGGGCTGACACCCTGGTCGCCGGCCCCTATCAGGACAAGTGGCTGGTCCTGCCGATCCCGGACGGCGCCCTGTGACCCGGCCGCTCAACGCCACCGAGGTTCTCTGCGACGCCTTCCGCGACCTTTTGACCAAGGGCTTCTACGTCACCGACGAGCACGGCGAGATTCATGGGCCGGACACCCCGCTCGGCGATGCGGCCCTGGCGGCGACCAAGGCGTGGCGCGGCGACCTCTGGAAGGCCTTCCGCCCGATCGACGACAGCATGTGCCCCGTGCGGGTCCACGAGCGCGAAGCGGCCAAGCGCGCGGGCTGAGCATGGCCGGATGTGTCCGGCAAATGTCCAGCAATCTGCGCCACTCTTTGAATTCATTGAGCTTTTAGCACCGACCGACGTCCAGCAAATGTCCGGCAATGTCCGGATTAAGGTTTGGCCGGATGACCGGATCGGTGGCCGGACTCGAAAGTGGTGTCGTGATTCTTGACACCCCATGTCGTCTGTGGTGACATCCCCTCGTTAACCACGACGGGCTCCCCGATGATCCGCCTCACCCAGACCAAGCACATGAGCAACGAGGCCTCCAGCGACCAGCGCTGGTTCCTCGACAGCACCCTGCGCTTTGAGGTGCATCCGGTCCGCAACGAGGCTCAGGTCAAGGCTTGGCCGGGCGCCAAGGCGGCGGTCGTGATCAACGGCGAGGCCCACTACGTCGACGAGACGCCCGAGCAGGTCATGACCCTGTTGAAGGTCTCTCGCTTCCCGCACGCCTACCGCTTCCAATCCGAACCCGGTCATCTGATCGCGCCGGACGATCTGATCTGGATCGGCTGCGACGCCGAGGGCGGCCTGGAATTTGGCTTCACCGAAATCAAGGTCTGAGCCGATGACCTTCAACCGCTTTGCGAACGACTACCCGGTCGCGCTCGATATCGCCCGCGAACTCATCAAGCGCCATGACGCCGGCGAGACGTTCTCCGCCGTGCCGGACGATGTGCTGCATCTGGCCGAGGCGCTGCTGACGGAATCGTCCCGCTACGACGACAAGCGCCTCGCCTTCATGCACCCGTCGATCCTCTGCGCGAACGGGGAGTATTACGACTTCACCGATCCGGATGCGTTCTCCTGGGACATCCAGGTGATCGCCGCCGGGCTGCGCGCGCCGCGCTTCACGGCTCAGACGCGGTCGACCGGCACCTACTCCATCGCCCAGCACTCGCTCCTGGCCAGCTACATCGTCCCCAAGGGCTTCGAACTGGAGGCCCTGCTGCATGACGCCCAGGAGAGCGTGCTGGGCGACAAGGCCACGCCGTTCAAAATCCTGCTGCCCGACTACAAGCACTACGAGGACATCGCCGAGGCCGCCGTGCGCCGCAAGTATGGCCTGCCGCCGACGATGAGCCCGGAGGTCAAGCACGCCGACCTCGTCATGCTCGCCTCCGAGAAGCGCGACATCATGCCCAACCCTGAGGACGAGTGGGCGATGCTCAAGGGCGTCGAGACCCTTCCGTTCGAGATCGAGGTCTGGGACGTCGAGCGCGCTCGCGACGCCTTCCTCGCCCGCTTCGCCGATCTGACGGCCTGACGTCCGTTCCTGACGTAGAACGATACGAGAACATACCCATGATCCCCGCCCTGACCGATCAGCCTGCCATTCTTTCCGCCGAGCAGGCCCGCGAACTGACGGCCGGCATTTCGACCGACCGCCTGATCGAGGCGATCAAGAACGCGGTCATCACCGCCGCGACCGCCGGCATGAGCCGCGCGGTGATCGGCAAGGACATCGTGCGCGGCGTGCCCGACTGGAACGGCGACGCCGACGACACCGTGATCGGCCGCGCCGCCAAGCAGGTGCGCGCCGCTGGCTACACGGTCAAGAAGGGCATGGATGGCGACCTCGTCATCGAGTGGAAGACCAAGCCCGCGTCGAGCGGCTTGGGCTATCTCGGCCGTTGATCCGATGTCCACCCGCGTCCAGCCCCATGACCTGCGTCTGGAGTCGGCTTTCGCCAACTTCCACGAGCGCAACCTGATGTGTCCGGAGCCGGATTGCGACTGGGGCGTGATCGACACCGGCGAGACCGACCCCGACACCTGCATCCCTATCACCAAGTCCTGCGCCGTCTGCGGCGGCAAGGGCTTCATGCCCCGGAAGGCCGCCTGATGACCGACGTCTACGCCCCTGATCTCTGCCTCTACCACGGCAACTGCGCCGACGGCTTCACCGCCGCCTGGGCGGTCTACCAGCGCTTCGGCGGTCTGACCCAGTACCTGCCCGCCACCTACGGCCGGCCGATCAGCGATGACGTCGTCCTGGGCCGGCACATCCTGCTGGTCGATTTCTCCTTCAAGAAGGAGGAGTTGAAGCGCATCGCCCGGATCGCCGCCTCGGTGACGATCATCGACCACCACAAGTCGGCGGCCGAGGACCTGCGCGAGTTCATCGTCACCGACGCGCTGATGGACCTGACCCCCAACGAGTACGCCGAACTGAGCCACTTCGCCGGCAAGCTGCCGATCCGCGCGATGTTCGATATGGATCGCTCGGGCGCGGGTATGGCCTGGGACTTCTTCATGCGGGGCAGTCCGCGCATGAAGATCATCAACTATGTCGAGGATCGCGATCTCTGGCGCTTCGTCGAGCAAGGCTCGCGCGAGGTCTCGGCCTATATCTTCGCCCACGACTACACGTTCGACAACTGGAACGCCCTGGCCGGCGAGATCGAGATCGACCTGCCGACGGTGATCGCGGCGGGCGCTGCCATCGAGAAGAAGCACCACAAGGATATCGGCGAGCTTCTGCGCCAGACCGCCCGCGAGATGACCATCGGCGGCTACCGCGTGCCGGTCGCCAACATGCCCTACACCCTGGCCAGCGACGCGGCCAACCTGATGGCGTCGACGCCGCGCGCCGACGGCACCATGCCGGCCTTCGCCGCCTGCTACTTCGACAACAACGCCGGCAAGCGGGCCTTCTCGCTGCGGGCGATCGACGGCGGCGCCGACGTTTCTCAGGTCGCGTCCGGCTATGGCGGTGGCGGCCATGCCAAGGCCGCTGGCTTCTCGGCCCCGCAGGGCTGGGAGGGCGAGGATGCCTGACGCGGTCCCCGCGCTCTCGGACGCGGCCAAGGCAGTGATGGTCCTGGAGGACCGCTACGCCTGCAATGAGGTCAAGAAGGTGGCGCTGCGGCAGTTCCGCAGCGCCATCGGTGAACTCGGCCGGGTCGCCAACCAGTTTGAGCAGGAGGTCGGCGGTGGCTGACGAACGCCTGCCGGCGCCGCCCGAGCCGCCGGCCTACGATTTCCGCACCGATCCGACCCTGCTGGCGCGGGGCCGCACGATCGCCGCCAGCCTGCTGGCGGGCCAGAGGATCATGCACGGCGACGAGCACACCCTGGCCCGCGCCCTGATCGTCCTGGACGAGAAGGAGGACCTGCGCGCCAAGGAAACGCTCGCCGCGCCCTGCCACCTGCTGGTCGTCGAGGGCGCGGTAGAACGCCGCCTCCTCCAGGAGATGCTCGACCCGACCACGCGCCGCATCCACGTCACCACCGCCATGGAGCATCACGCCGTGATCGGCCGGCGGTACGCGGCGATCTTCCTGCGCTACCCGTCGATCGCGTGGTTCGAGGCCAAGAAGGTCGAGACCCATGAGTTCCAGGCCTGGGAGCGCCAGCACCTTTACCCTCGCCTCATCCGGGGCGGTCTCTATCAGCACATCTGAGGTCCCATGGAACCCGAAGTCTTCACCGTCGACGCCACCCCGGCTAACATCCCCGCCCCGAAGCCCAAGCCGCGCGCCCGGCCCTACGAGCCCCAGCGCTTCAACAGCTTCAAGGCTGCGCTGTTCGGCACCTCGTCGCTGGTCCAGATCACCTTCTACGCCGGATGACCCCTTCCCGCCGCAAGGCGCTCCAAGCCCAGATCGAGACGTGCAAGGAGTCGAGCTTGGTGGTCGAGGAGTCCACCAAGCACTGGCGGCGCGACTACGAGGCCTACCACCACATCATGGTCTCGGGCGAGGTGGGGCGCTATTCCGACGAGGCCCTGAAGGCGATCAGCTTGCGGGCCTCCGCCACCTACGAGGCGCTCTTGGACGCGCTCCGTGTACACGCCAACAACCTGGACCGCCTGAGGTCCATCAAGGGCTCCTTCTGATGCGCTACTTCCTCGACACCGAGTTCAACGCGTTCGGCGGCGACCTGATCTCGCTGGCCCTGGTCCGCGAGGACGGGGCCTACATCTACCTCATCTACCCCAGGCTCGACGAGTACGACCCCTGGGTCGCCGAGAACGTGCTGCCCAAGCTGCGCCCGACGGGCATCGCCTGCACCGAGGTCGATCAGGCGCAGGGGGCCGTCCACATCGCTGAGTTCCTGAAGGGCGACCCCTCGCCGATGATCGTCACCGACTGGCCCGACGACATCCGCTATTTCTGCGCCGCGATCATCACCGGCCCTGGCCAGATGGCGCCGATCCCCGGTCTGGCGTTCCAGATGATCCGCATCGACGCCTACCCGACCAAGCTGGCGGGCGCGACCGAGATGCAGCACAACGCCCTGTGGGATGCGCGCGCCCTGCGCTATCTGCTGCTGTCGTGAGGCCGACCAGCCGGCGGGGGCGCAAGAAGCCTCCGCGCAACTACCGGATGATGGCGGCGACCTCCACGGCGGGGGCGTCCGCCACCCACCGCACCTATCCGGGCAAGCTGATCGCCCCCGCGCCCGGTCACTGCCGCTGGTGCAACGCCGGCATCTTCAAGCCGGACGGCACCATCAACCGGCGCAAGACCTTTTGCTCGCAGGTCTGCGTCTCCCACTACCTGCTGCGCGCCGACCCGACCGAGATGCGCCGCCACGTCTTCTTCCGCGACCAGGGGTCTGCGGCATGTGTGGACGCCGCTGGCTCTACCTGGATGATAAGTGGCAAGCCGACCACATCGAGCCGTTGTTTATGGCGTTCGGGGACATCGCCTACTGGGAGCCCGAGAACGTCCAGGTCCTCTGCACCGATCCCTGCCACAAGCAGAAATCGGCTGAAGACATGAGGAAATACGGCTTCGTCCTGAAGCTGACCAAGCCTGCCAAGCAGGCGCAGCCCCATCGGCGCCTAGCCGAAAGGTTGGGGTGAGTCAAGCGCGAAAAAGTCGTGAATCTTGACATTCCACGAATTTTTTGCTAGAACTCCCAGCATCCCGATTGAGGCTGGCACCTCCCCGACAAAGCCAGTCGTCTCGCAACGCGACGGGTCGTCGCCCACTCCACGGGGTCCGTGGTTAAGAGAGAAACCTATGCCTGTTCTTACGTATGACACCCTCGACATGGTCCCCGAGGGCCTGCGCGAGGTGGCGAAGCAAGTCGACGGCAGCGACAAGTTCAGCGTGAACGTCGTGGCGGCCAAGACGATCGACGAGTTCCGCGACAACAACATCAAGATTTCGAAGGAGCGTGACGCGCTCCTGGAAAAGCTGGGCATCTACGAGCCGATCGTCGGCGAAGACCCCGCAGCTTTCACGACCCGGCTGGCTGAACTCCAGTCGATCGCTCAACGGGTGGCCGACGGCGACCTGAAGGAAGGCCGCAGCCTCGACGAAGCGCTTCAGAAGCGCACCGAGGAAATGCGGAAGCAGTACGACGAGCAGCTTCAGAAGACGGGCAAGGACCGCGCCGCGTGGCAGGCCAAGCACGACGACCTGGAGAAGCGCTTCAAGCAGTCGCTGGTGTCGAACGCGATCACCGCCGCTGCCATGGCGCAGGGCTCGGGCGTCGATCCGACGGCCATCAGCGACGTGGTCCGTTCGGGCCTCGACGTCTTCAAGGTCGACGATCAGGGCCGCCTGACCCCCTACGCGGGCGATGCTCCGATCTACGGCGCCGACGGCGTCACGCCGATGACCGCCAAGGAGTGGCTGGCCAAGCTGAAGGAGGAGAAGCCCTACTTCTTCTTCAACAGCAGCGGCGGCGGCGCCGGTGGCGACAAGACCAAGACGGTCCATGGCGTCACGGCCGAAAAGCTGAAGGGCATGTCGGCGGCCGAACGGCTGGCGATCGCCAACAACGAGAAGTCGGCGCGCCTGCGCTAAGTCACGAAACCCTGGTTTTGTGAGATGCGCCCTTCGGGGCAGGAGTTCTCCGGGCTCTCCTAAAAAGCCCGGACCCTATTCGCCCGCACGGGCATCGGAGCTTGAGCGCCTCGCTGGCGATCGCTCGAACAAGTCAAGTCACGAAACCCTGGTTTTGTGACAAGAAAATTCCCTCGGTGACAGCCGGTCGACCGAGGGACAGACCGAGACGGGGTCCGTCTCTCAACACGACCGGCGCGAACACCAAAAGGAGCAAGCCAATGGCTGCTGTGACCCTGCTGCAAGCGTCCGAAATGGCGCTCGGCAACGACGAAGTCAAGCGCGCCGCGATCATCGAGCTTTTCGCGACGCCCGACATCCTGCGCGTGATCCCGTTCCTGGACATCCAGGGCGGCGCGTACACCTACCTGCAAGAAGGCCAGCTCTCGGGCGTTGCCTTCCGGGGCATCAACGAGTCCTACGACACGTCGACCGGCGTGATCAACCCGCAAGTCGAGCGCCTGCGCATCGTCGGCGGTGACCTGGACGTCGACAAGGCCCTGCTGAAGACCCACGGCGCCAACGTTCGCTCGCAGCAGGAGCGCATGAAGGTCAAGGCTCTGAGCCTGTACCTCGCCGGCAAGATCGTCAACGGCGACTCGGAAAACGACCCGCGTGAGTTCGACGGTCTGCGCAAGCGCATCACCGGCTCGCAACTCTTCCCGGCCGGCAACACCGCCGGCGGCGACGCCCTGTCGCTGGCCGTCCTGGACGAAGCCATCGACGCGGTCGACGGTGCGACGCACCTGATCATGTCGAAGCGCATGCGTAACCTGCTCGCGCAGTCGGCCAACAACCCCAACGTCACCGGCTACGTGACCTGGGACAAGGACGAGTTCGGCATGCGCGTCATGCGCTACGCCGACCTGCCGATCCTGGTGACCGACTACGACGACAAGAACCAGCAGGTCATCGACTTCAACGAAGCCAACCCCGGCGGTGGCGCCGCTGTCGGCACCTCGATCTACGTCGTCAACATCGGCGACGAAGGCGTGGTCGGCCTCCAGAACGGCATCATGGAGATCGACGACCTGGGCGAGATCGACGCCAAGCCCGTTCTGCGCACCCGCGTCGAATGGCTGGTCTCGCTGGCCGTCCTGAGCGGCCGTGCCGCCGCTCGCGTCTGGGGCATCAAGAAGGCCGCTGTCACCCGCTAAGGGTGATGGCTCAGGGGGCTTCGGCCCCCTGACCTTCCTGGACCTCTTCAACCCCATCTAAGCAGGAACTCCCCAGATGGAATCCAAGATTCGTCACCAGTACGATGCGCTCCTGGCGCTTCAGCCGGTCGGCACCGCTGCGGTCACCGCTGACGGTTCGTCCGTGAATTCGGTCGACCTGTACCGCATCGCCAACGGTCGCGGCGACATCGCCGGCCGTTACGGCATCGGTTCGTTCGACATCGTCTTCAACTTCAAGGCGATCACCACCGGCGGCGCCAGCGCTGAGACCTACTCGGTCTCGGTCGTCACCACCGACGCGGCCGGCGCCAACCCGGTTGTCCAGCACACCTTCACGGTGGACGCTGGCCTGATCGGCGACCCCTACGTCCTGGCCTTCCACCCGGCTTCGCTGAAGCTGAAGGATGCCGACGCGGCCAAGGTGAAGCTGACCATCGACGTCGCGGGCACCGCCCCGTCGCTCGACTTCTTCGCCTTCGTGGCTCCGCACTCGCACCAGTAATGGGCGAGCCGGACCACCGGCAAGTCGACCAAGTCAAACCCCGGACCTCGCGGTCCGGGGTTTTTCTTTGGACCCAGCCCGGAGGCCCTCCGGACTGTCGTGAATCTTGACACAACGCGTGTTTCATGCCAGAAGTCAAGGTCTCTTTTGCGCGGTCCTTTCAAAGGCCGCCGGCCTTCCCCGAAACGGATATTTCCCCATGAGCAACAAGAACCTCGTCGAAGTCTTCTCGCCCGAAGGCAAGCGCGAACTCCACACCCGCCTGAACGCCAACGATCTGGTCAACGGCGCCGGCTGGACCTGGAAGAAGAACGCCAGCCCGGACTTCACCCCGGCCGCCCACGCGCCCTATCGCTCGACCGCCAAGAACGGCCCCGAGCCGGCCCAGGCCGTCCTCGACATGGCGGGTCACCGCAACGATCGCACGATCGAAGAAGTCACCGGCGGTGACGAAGCCGACGCCGAGGTCGAAGCTGAAGTCGAGGACGAAGTCGTCGAGCCGGCCGCCGAGGAAGCCCCGGCTCCCGCTGCTCCGGCGCGCGGTCGCGGTCGCAAGGCGGGCGCCTAAGCCATGCTGGAACTCGGCTACTTCGCAAAGACCTGGGTGCTCGACGTGACGTCGACCTCGGACGTGTTCGACAATCCGGGCAATGGCCAGACGTTCGTCGTCCGGGCCGACCGCAAGGTGCATCTGGCGCGCTCGAACGATGCGGGGGCCGAGGCCACCACGGACGACTGTCCGCTGCTGGAAAACGAAGCCGCGCGCTTTGCGATGGAGGCTGGCGGTTCGCTGGCCTTCATCCTGGCGGACGGCGAGACCGACGGCAAAATCTACATCACCCAGGTGAACTAACCCGTGGCCAATCAGTCCTACAAGCTCCACGACGTCATCATCGCCTACGTCAAGGCCGGCAACCCGGAACTGGGGTTGCTGACCGCTGCCCCTAATCCGGACGGCACTGGCGTGGTCGAGCCCAACAGCGTCTTCGGCTATGGACGCCAAGCCATCTCGTTCGGTTCGACGGTCCGCATGACCGGCGTCGACGCCGGCAAGTCCTCGATCTCCAACACCGTTCCGATCGTCTTCGGCCCGACCGTCACCGATGGCTGGCCGACCGTCACCCACTGGGGCGTGTTCAACGAAGACGGCGACCTGCTTGATTACGGCCCGCTGCCGGCCACCCGCACCCTGCCGGTCGGGGACTCGATCTCGTTCGGCGTGGGCGCGGTGCAACTGCGCTACGCCTAACCCATGGCCCGCGTCTGGACCGCACGCGCCGGCGCCGTTGTCCGCTCCGAAGCGGTCCTGGTGTCGAACATCGAGCAGGCGACGGCGTTCGTCGGCGAGATCGCGTTCGAGGCCTCGCTCCAGGGCCAAGGCGCTCAGACCTCCGCCTTCGTCGCCGAGTTCGGCATCGACGGTGACTCGGTCTGGTGGCCCGGCTACCCGGTCGCCTTCGATCCGCCGTTCCGGATCATCGGCGAATTCGGGCTCAGCCTGTCCAAGAGCGGCGGCACGATCTTCCCGTTCGAGTTCGACCGGGGCATCGACGACAAGGACGCCCTGGTCCAGGCCCTCAACGACGCGGGCTATGAGGGCGGTGGCGGGGGCACCCCGTTCGACGACAGCTTCGACATCGTCCTGAGCGACGGCAACGAGGATGTCTCGCAAGGGGCCATCGATCTGACGGGGCTGTCGGTCGGCGAATCGATCGTCAACCTCGACGTCCTCCTGGGCAAGCTGATCCCGCCGCAGCCGGCGGCCTTCCCGAACGGGACGCTTTCGATCAGCAACGTCGCCGGCAACGATCCGCGCTTGGCGACGGGCTTCACCGACAACGTCGCCTCGGGTCTGGCGGCGGGGACCTCGATCACCCGGATCACCTCCGCCAACGTCACGACCTTCGCCTTCAACGATGTCGGTCCGGGCAACAGCGGCACGATCGCCGCGCTCCTCAACGGCGCCGAGGCCGCCAGCCGCATCCTCACCGGGACCGACGAGGGCAACTACTCGGGTCTGATCATCTCCGATCAGAAGGACTATCCGAGCGACCGCCCTGGCTTCTGGAAGTCGATCGACGTCAGCCTGAACCTGCCGACGGTTCCGGTCGGCGTCGACAAGATCAAGCTGACCCACTCCGCAGCGGGTCAGACCAACGAGGTGGTGTTCATCCGCGACACCCTGACGGCGGTCCCGACGGTCTCGGCCGGCAGCGTCGTCCAGGAAGTCGCCGGCTCCCTGGCCTACTCGTCGAGCGTCCCCCACTACGGCACGGGCGCATCGCTGACGGTCGGGATGTCGTACAACAACCTCGCGGGCGAGACCTATTACGGCGGGTCCGACCCGGTGACGATCTCGGGCTCCAACTCGATCATCGCCGCCAAGACCCTGAGCTACGGCTCGATCGGCTTCGTCACGCCGTTCGCGCGCAACACCACCGCCGCCCAGGCGATCAGCGCCCAGTCGATCGCCATCGACGGGACCAACGTCCACACCTCGGGCGTCATCCAGGGCGTCGCGCGCAACGTCAACGGCGCGTCCGCCACGGTCACCCTGTCGTCGACCATCATCCTGGTCAAGCGCGGGACCGCGACGGGCAAGATCGACGAGCTTTCGGTGCCGGTCACCGGCATGGGCTCGACGCCCAACGGCCTCAACGCCCTGCGCGTGGGTCTGGGCGCAGGCGACACGCCGGCCGGGACGCCCCAGTCCTGGGATCAGACGGCGGCTCTGGCGACCCATGAAGCGGCCTGCGTCGCCGGCATCATGGGGCACAACCAGAACAACTACGCCACCGGCTATCTGCCCCAGGGGCCGAACCTGTCGGTGGGGCGCTCGGGCGCGCAGTACGTCACCCTGTCGTTCAAGCGCGCGGCGCGCTCGACCTTCAGGATCGCCATCACCGGCTCCTATGCCGGCTGCTGGGTCAAGCTGCCGGGCGTCTCCACCGCCCAGCCCAACGCCCCGAACGGCTGGTGGAACGGCTTCCAGGCCTACGACGGCGCCGGTATTCCGGGCGAGGCCGGGGACCCCAACGCCGGCTGCGCCCTGGGCGCGGTCATGAACGGGACCTCCGGGACCTTCCAGATCACCTTCGGTACGGAGTCGTCGACCAACGCGACCAACAACGAAATCCTGGTCCGCCTGAAGTTCGTCGCCGGGCAGACGCTCACGGCCCTGAGCTTCACGAACTAAGGGGGCGGCCATGGCGATCAATAGCACGGAACTCGTCGACCGCCTGATCAAGCTGGTCGCCTTCGGGGTCACCAAGACCGGCAAGGCTTCCGACAAGAGCGGCTCGAACGAATCGATCCCCTCCCCGTCCGTGGTGTTCCCCGAGAACATCTGGAACGAGAAGGGCCTTCTGCCGGCGCTGCCGCCGACCAGCGACAGCGCCCAGGTCAAGGTCTACTCGGGCGCCACGCGCATCCGAGCGACTGCTGACCCCACGGCCCAGCCCAACGAGACGTGGCTGGCCACCTCGACCTTCGGAACGCCGTCGACGCGGCTGACCAACTTCATCGCCCCCTCGGTGGGCGGCTCGGGCTACGCGGCCCGCGTCTTCATCGGGGACCCCAATACCGGCCCGGCCGCCCGCATCTTCCCCGACACCACCGGGGAGGAGTGGACCTTCGACTACATGGCCGGCGTCCTCAACTTCCCGACCGCCGTGCCGGGGTCCAAGACCGCCACCATTGGCTCTGGGTCCGTCAGCATCGCGGCCAACGGCATCTATCTCGAACTCTACCGCTACATCGGCGCGACCGGCGGCGGCGGAGGCGGGGTCGACCCCGACAGCCTGGGCACCATGGCGTACCAGGATGCCGATGACGTCGACATCACCGGCGGAGCCATCCGCAACGTCGTCTTCACCAACGTCACCATCGACGGCGGTACCTTCTAACCCTCAGGAGCCCCAACCATGGCCTCGCTCGTCTACAACTCCATGCTGCACGATCTGGTCAATGGCGACATCGCCTTTGACACCGACACCTTCAAGGTCATGCTGGTGACCTCGGCCTACACGCCGAACAAGGACACCCACACCCGCAAGAACCAAGTCACCAACGAGGTGACCGGCGCGGGCTACACCGCCGGCGGTCAGGCCTCGGCCGTGACCATCACGCCTGACACGGCCAACGACCGCGAGGACCTGTCCTTCGCGACCGTGACCTGGACCAGCGCCACCATCACCGCCCGCGCGGCCGTGATCTACAAGGACACCGGCACGGCCTCGACCTCGCCGCTGATCGCCTATGTCGACTTCGGCACGGACGTGTCGTCGACCAACGCGAACTTCGCCGTGTCGTTCTCGTCGCCGCTGCGCTTCCAGAACTAATCCCTAAGTCACGATCCCAGCGGATCGTGACTTAGTTCTCCCCGTCCGCCCTCTCGTAAAGGTCTCCCGCGTTGGTCGATCTCGTCGCCGGCACGCCTGCTACCGTTGCCTATACCGGCAGCGCGGTGGACTATGTCGTCAAGGCGAAGGGACAGGTGGAAATCCACCTGTGGGGCGGCGCGGGCGCGGGCGGCTATTATGCCAACGGCTCGGGCAACGCCGGCAAGTACGGTGGCGCCGGCGGTTGGTCCAACGTCCGCTTCATGGCGGACGTCAACGACATCATCACCGTCGAAGTCGGGCAAGGCGGGCGGGTTCCCACGGGGTCTGGCACGACGACCTCGGCTGGCGGTCTGGGCGGCTGGCCCGATGGTGGTTTCGGCGCGCCCAACTCCGCCGCTGCCTGGGTTGCTCCCGGCGGCGGCGGCGGCTCGACGCGCATCTATAAGAACGGTGACCTGATCGCCGTCGCGGGCGGCGGCGGCGGCGCGACCGGGTTCTACAGCGGCGGCAACGGCGGCGGCGCTTTGGGCCTCGCCTCGACCGATGCGAGTTCCGGCGCCGGCGGCACCCAGTTGGCTGGTGGCACCGCCGGTTCGGGCACCCTGGCCGTTCAATCGGGCAGCTACTTCAAGGGTGGTCAAGCCAGCACCACCAATACGACGTCCAACGCCTTCACGGGCGGCGGCGGCGGCGGCGGCTACTATGGTGGGGCCTCGAACGGCGGCGGCTCTGGCGCGCACGGCTCTGGTGGTGGCGGCTCGGGCTTTGTCCTTCAAACCACCGATGTCGCGGGCTCCTGCCGCGCCGCGCCGCAGGACGGTCTAGGCGCGCCGCTGAACCCGGCGGGCATCACCCTGCCCTCGAACACGGCTCAGGGCGGAACCGGCCCGACCGTCGCGAGCACCGGCTGGGGCTCGATCACGCCGGGCGGCGACGGCTACGTCTACATGGCGCTGACCGATGTCACTGCCACGGCCACCACGCTGTCCTCGGGCCTGACCTCGCTCAACTATAGCGGCTCGCGTCAGGTCTATAAGGTGGCTGAGTTGTGCTCGGTCGACTTCGAGATGTGGGGCGGCGGCGGCGGCGGCGGCTTCTACACCTCGGGCGGCAACGCGGCGCGCTTCGGCGGCGCGGCCGGCTACACCAAGCTCACCAAAATCCTGTACCCCGGCGATATCGTCGAGATCGAGGTCGCCCAGGGCGGTCAAGCCCCGAGCGGCGTCAACCAGACGGGCGGCGCGGGCGGCTGGCCCAACGGCGGTGCCGGTGGACGTCCGGCGCGCCCAACTTCGGCGGCGGCGGCGGCTCGACCAATATCTGGGTGAACGGGCGACTGCTGGCGATCGCGCCCGGCGGCGGCGGCTCCACGGGCTTCTACTATGGCGGCGCCGGCGGCGGGCGCTATGGTCTCCAGTCCACGGATCAGACGACCAACAATGGCACCGGCGGGACCTGGGGCGGCATCAACCTCGTCTCCAGCCAGGGTCGCGGCTATTTCCTGCAAGGCGGCCACGGCTCGCCGATTGAATCCCCGACCATTGCCATCGCCACGGCGGGCGCTGGCGGCGGCGGCGGCTACTATGGCGGCGGCGGCGCCAAGGGCGGCTCGGGCACGCATGGCTCGGGCGGCGGCGGCTGCGGCTACGTCTCGGGCGACAACACCTATAACCGCGTCATGCAGCAGGGCACGCCCAACACCGGCGCGCCCTACGATCCCGGCACCAAGCCGGCCGGCGTCGGCGTCGGCGGCACGGGCGGCAACTCGGCGGGGACGACCACCGCCGGCGGCGACGGCGCCTGCCTGATCACCAAGACCAACATCACCGGCCTTGCGAACCTGCCGACCGGCAAGACGGTCTTCAGCTTTTCCAACGCGCCTGAACACTATGTCGCCGCCACCGACGGCGTCATGGCCCTGAAGGTTTGGGGCGGAGGCGGGGCTGGCTGCGTCCGTTCGACGGGCACCCTGCGTCGCGGCGGCGGCGGCGGCTTCTTCAAGATCGACCTGATCAAGGTCAACCAGGGCGACATCGTCACCTTCGTCGTGGGCGAGGGCGCCAAGGGCATGCCCGGCGCTAACCTGGGCGGTCGCGGCGGTTTCCCGAACGGCGAGGGCGGCAATGCCGGTGACGCGACCGGCGGCAACGGCGGCGGCGGTGGCTCCTCGCACGTCTATCTGAACGGCGTGCTCGTGGGCGTCGCGGGCGGCGGCGGCGGCGGCGCAATCTCGTTTGATGGCCAGACGGCGGGCTATGCCGGCTATCCCCCGAGCGGCGATGGTTTCGACAAGAGCGGGGCCTCGCTCTTCGCCGGCGGCTACTCGCCCCAGCGCGGCGCGGAAGGCAACAACCGTGGCGTCTTCATGCTGGGCGGCATGGGGCAAGTCGACGGCAACCTGACCATCGACACGCCCAACAACCTCTGCGGCGGCGGCGGCGGCGGCGGGTACTGGGGCGGCGCGGGGGCGGTTCCGCTCAACTCGCGCTTCCAGGGCGGCGGCGCCGGCACCACCTTCATCAATTCCGACTATGTGGGCACCCAGCAGGCCGGCACCACCAGCGGCACCAACATCACCGACGCCGACTGGGGCTCGTCGGCCAGCGTTGGGGGCCAGGGCTCGAACACGGTCGGCAGCAGCGTCACCGCCGGTGGGCATGGCCGCATCGTCTGCCAGTTCGATATCCCGACTCTGCTGAACGAGAGCGCCAGTTCCAACGTCACGCCGACGAGCGCCGTCCAGACCTACATGGCGGGCGCGGACGGCACCTTCACGCTGAAGGCCTGGGGCGGCGGCGGCGGCGGTTCGATGATGTCCTCCAACGGCGGCGCCGAGCTTGCCGGCGGCGGCGGCTATGCGACCGCGACGCTCGACCTCAAGAAGGGTCAGATCGTCCGCTTCTACAATGGGCGCGGCGGCGGCGGGGCCAACTATACCAGCGGCGCGGGCGGTGCCTATGTCGGCACGGGCGGCACGGGCGGGTGGCCCGACGGCGGCACGGGCGGCATGCACGTCTCGGGCATCTTCGGCGGTGGTGGCGGCTCCTCGCGCGTCTATGTCGACGACAACTTGGTCCTTGTGGCGGGCGGCGGCGGCGGCCTGGGGATCGCGACGGCAACGACGACGCCCGGCGGCGGCGGCGGCCTCACGGGCGGCAATTCCGATACGGTCACGGTGTTCAACACCGGCGGCTCGGCCTCTCGCGGTGGCGTGAATACCGGCCGGCCGACCGATACCAGCACCACCGGCGGGCCGTTCCAGGGCGGCAACGGCTATCTGGTCGGCAGCACGTCGGGGACCAGCAACATCAGCCACGGCGGCGGCGGCGGCGGCGGCCTTTATGGCGGCTCCGGCTCGGGCTCGACCAACAGTTCCTCGACGGGCTGGTTGGGCGGCGCGGGCGGCTCCGGTTTCATCGCCGACGGCAAGGGTGTCCTGGCCGACGACTGGCTGCGCGACTATGTCGCCCTGCAATATAGCTGGGAGACGTCGGGCGACGTCGCCGATGACGCGCGTGCGGTGAATACGCAGCTTCTCGACACCGTGCCGACCACGACGACCTCGGGACCCAAGTTTGGTACCAAGTGCCTCACCATGAATGGCGGTCACTTGACCGCGACCATCCCGGCGATTGGAACCCAGGACTTCACCCTGGAGGGCTGGTTCAACCCCTCGTCGCTGGCGACCGGGGTCATGATGATCATCGGCGACCAGAGCATCAACGGCCTGTCGCTGCACTACTATCCCAGCGCCACGGTCCTGGCTCTGCGCTACAACAACACCGCTGGCGACGGCTCGGCTGACTACAAGTACACCGACAGCGCGCGCGCCGCGAACGTCTGGGCGCACTACGCGGTCGTGCGCGACTCCGCCGGCACGCGCGTCTATAAGGATGGCATCCTGGTCACGACGGTGACCGGCTCGCCACTGAACATCACCGCCAACACCCTGACGCTGGGCAACTACCGCGCGATCGCGGGCGCCAGTACGCGGTTCGTCGGCAAGATCGACGAAGTCCGTTTGACGGTTGGCGTTGCGCGCTATCGCCAGAACTTCAAGCCGGCGGCCTTCCGCAACAGCTACACGACCGGCCTGTCGGCGACCTCGACGGCCCAGGCTCCCAACACCGGTACCGGCCTTCCGGCGTCTAACGGCGTGTCGGGTTATCTCGCCGGACGCGGCGTTGGCGCGGCGCTGCGCAACACCAACGGCAACGGCAACCCCGGCGGCGACGGCCAGATCAACTACTTCTTCGCCACCACGACGGTCGCGGCAGTGGGATCGCTCCCGACCATCACCGTGTCGGGTCTCGACAGCGCCTCCGCCGGCGCCTTCTATCCGCTGCCGGCGGCGGGCACCACCGTCGTCCACTCCTACACGGGCGCCAAGTACAACTATTCGGTCGATGACCCTGCGGGCGCGCGGATCAAGGTCGAGATGTGGGGCGCGGGCGGTGGCGGCTGCTCGGCGACCAACTCCAGCACCTCGACGGGCGGCGGCGGCGGCGGCTACACCGTCTTTGAGGTCGACCTCACCCAGGGCGATACGGTCACCGTGCAGACGCCGTCCGGTGGTTTCGGCTCCGTGAACGCGGGCGGCAGCGACGCCTCCGGGATCAACGCCGGTGGCTATCCGGACGGGGGCAACGGTTATCGCCCCGCCTTCACCGCCTTCAACGGCGGCGGCGGCGGCTCGGCGCGGTTGTGGGCGCGGGGCTATCTGGCGGCCGTGGCGGGCGGCGGCGGCGGTGGCGCCTATGGCTCGGTCGCCTACGACTTCGCGGGCGGCCCCGGCGGCGGCTCCTCGGGCGGCTCGGGTGGCTATGACGGGGTCAACGCGACCTTCCCCAACACCGGCGGCACGCAAAGCGTCGGCGGCACGGGCACGCCTAATGGGCAGAGCGGCTCCTTCTTGCAGGGCGGCGTCGGTGGCTCCACGGTCAGCATCGCCAACAATGGTCCTGGCGGCGGCGGCGGCTACTACGGCGGCGGCGGTGGCGGGGCCTATAAGGGGGCCGGCGGCGGCGCGGGCTTCATCAACACGACCATGCCCGGCTACCGCACGGGCTCGACCAGTGGCGGCTCGGGCAACCTGCCGGGCGGCACCGGCTCGCCCAACTACGTCTCGGGCATCGGTGTGGGCTCGAACGGCAAGGCCGGCGTGCGCGATGGCGGCAACGGGCGTATCGTCCTCACCGTCATCACTCCGACGCCCGGCAACGCCTCGGGCCTGATCGGCACGGTTAACGTCTCGGGTCTGAATACCTTCGGCACCCTGATTGGCACGCCGACCGGGGCGGTAGGCACCATCAACGTCGTCGTGCCCGTCGGCACGTCCGGCCAGCCTGCCTTCCCTTCCGGCGCCCTGCCGGTCATTGGTGTTGGTCCGCCCGAGGTTATCCCTCAGGCGACGGCGATCGTCATCGTCCCGATCAACGACCAATCCTCGATCCTGGTCGTCCCGCCTGATCACGCACCGTTCGAAATCGACGGTGACGGCGCGGGCGATCTGGGCACGATCACCGTCTCGTCGTTCAATTCGACTCAGACGGCTGGTGCCAACGCCACGTCCGCCCTGCTGGACATCACGGTCACCGCGCCCGACGCCACGGCGGTCGAAATTCCGCCGGTCCAGGCGACGGGCGCGCTCGTCACCATCCCGGTCACTGCCCCCGAGGCGACGACGCAGGTCATCCCGCCGGTCCAAGCCAGCGGCGACATCGGCACGATCACGCTCGTTACCATCAACGGCGACGCCTCGACCAACAACAACGTCGCCACCTCGGGCGATATCGGGACGATCACCGTCACGGCGCTGGATGGCAGCGCCCAGGGCGATGATCTGGCCGAAGGCCTGATCGGCACGATCACGGTCACCGTCCCCACGGCGGTCGTCCAGCAGAGCGCCGAAGCTACCGGCGACATCGGCACCATCTCGATCTACGCGATCGAAGGCGGCCAGCCGGCCGAGGCCAGCGGCGACATTGGCTCGGTCCAGGTCGTCCCGCTCGGCGTGTCGGTCAACGCCAGCAGCGGCGACGACGTCAATCTCTTCGTCGATCCGGGCCTCATCTACGTCGTGGCCCCGTTCGGCCAGGGCTTCTGGATTTCCGAAGACAACTTCGTCCACGCCCTGCCCGATCCGCTGGTGGTCACCACCACCGCGCCGGACGCGACCGCGCGCGGCGATGTGCGCATGGTCGGCTCGTTCGATCCGATCGTCCTCACCAAGCTCGACGGCGCGGCGGGCGGCGACGCCTTGGCCGAGGCCTACACGGGCGACTTCATCATCCTGGTGGCGCCGCCGGTTCCGCAAACGGAACTGAACGCCAACATCAACGTGGCGATGCCGCCCCCGATCGTCATCAACGGCAATGACGCGGAAGCCTCGCTCGACGTCACCGTGCCGTTCAGCGACACGGCGGTGTTCATCACTGGCCCCGAGGCGCTGGGCCTGGGCTTCCATGGCGGCGAGTTGGGACCGCCGATCCTGGTCACGCCCCCGGCGGGCGGCCCGGAGATCAGCGCCAACGGTATCGGGCAGATCGGCACGATCGGCATCGAGCCGCCGCGCTTCCACTACATCCCGCCGATCACCGTCTTCCCGCCCGAAGGCGTGGCGCTGGACGCCAAGTCGGCCCAGGCGTCCGGCTCGCTGGGCACGATCACCATCGGCGTGCCGACGGGTGGCTATCAAGCCGCCGTCGCCATCAACCTGCCGCTGCCGACGATCTTCGTCACCACGCCGCAGGCCATGGTCTTCGCCTCCGTCGCGGTCAGCGGCGACGTCGGAACGATCACGCTTACCCCGCCGGTCGCCAGCCTGACGGCCGGTGCGAACGCCAGCTTCACCCTGCCCGGCCCCATCGTCCTGACCTCGCCCGAGGCGACGGCGACGGCCGGCACGGCGGCCTCGACCTCCGGTGCGCTGACCACCATCACCGTGACCGCGCCCACCGGCTCGGTCGCGACCGGCAGCGCGGCTTCCGCCAGCGGCTCGATCGGTACGATCACGGTCACGCCGTTTGACGGCAGCGTCTTCATCTCCTACCCCGGCTTCGCGACGGGCGCGATCGGGACGATCACGCTCACCCCGCCGGCCGCGACCGTCAGCAACGGCCGCAACCTCTCGATCGCGTTCCCCGGCCCGATCGTCGTCACGCCGCCGGTCGCTGCGCCCCACGCCGCCGTTGCGATCAGTGGTGACATCGGAACGATCACGCTCACCGGTCCGAACGGTACGGCGACCGGCGACACCATTTTCGGCACCGGCGACATCGGCACGATCACCGTCACGGGTGTCAATGGCGCGGCGACTGGGCGCGGCCTGGGCACGGGGGCGATCGGCACGATCGTCGTCACTCCGCCGGCCGCGACGCTCACCACCGGCGCCAACAAGTCCGTCGCCCTGCCCGGCCCGATCGTCGTCACCGCCCCGACGGGCGTGGGCCGCGTGCCCAGCGCCACCTCGGGCGCGATCGGTACGATCACGATCACCAGCACGCCCGAGGCCACGGTTTCGGCGGGCCAGGGGCTGTCTGGTCAGATCGGCACGATCTCGGTCTTCCCGCCCGAGGCGCAAGGCCAGGGCGCGGTCTTCGTCCAGGCCACCGACGAACTCGTCGTCCAGACCCTGCCGCCGCAGGCGATCCTCTTCCAGGAAGCCACGGTCATCGTCGGCTTCCCGACGATTTACCTTGTCTCGCCTGAGGCGATCACCTACTCGCTGGCCGAGTTCGCCTCGATCACCCTGTTGCCGCCGGACGCCTATGTGACCGTGCCGTTGCCGCTGGGCAAGAACCGCATCCGCTACCGCCGCAACAACACGGCGGGGCATGCTCCCGCGACCCTGCTGCCCAACGAGATCGCGCTCAACGAGACTGACGGCCTGCTGTTTACCCGCGATGGAGCCGGCGCGGTCAAGTCCACGCCGTTGGGCTTCCTGCACGGCGAAGGCCTGCCGCCGCCGGCCACGGACGATGGCAAGGTGCTGTCGGGCGGCATGTCCTGGGAAACGCCGTTCACCCAGTACCTGCTTCCGGTGCGCAATGCTCCGCCGGCCGGCGCGCGCATCGCCCTGGCCGAGGGTGTGGTGGGCTCCACGACCTTCACGCCGACGCTCGACGTCACCTACACCCGCCCGTTCTTCGTGGCCAAGACCATCGACATCCAGGCGCTGTCGATCGAGGTCGTGGGCACGGCCGTCGCAACGGCCGAACTAGGCCTGATCGGTTGGTCGCTCGCCGGAACGCCGGGCGCGGCGATCGTCACTGGAACGGTGAGCACCAGCACGGCGGGCGTCAAGTCCGCCGCTGGCACCGCCACGATCTTGACGCCGGGCTGGTACGCCGCCACCTTCAAGGTCACCGGCGCGGCGGGGGCTTCGTTCCGGGCTCCCACTACCCCGACGGCGATCGCGCCGGACTTCACCACCGCGCCGGGCGCGCCCGCGCCGGTCATGGCGACCCTGGAGACCTAAGGCATGTCGACCGACATCACCATGCCGCCTGACACGACGGTGTTCGCTGACGTCAAGATCAATGGCGGCGCCGGCGCGCCCGTCGATCTGGCTGACGGCGAACTCTACATCGACGAGGCGGGGCGCACGCTCTATGTCGAGACCGTGGTCGGCGTCCAACCGATCCCGCTCGACGTCGGCTATATCCCGCGCCGGCCCAGCGGTACGCCGCTCGACCACGTGGTCACCAAGACCCCCACCGGAGCCGAGTGGGGTCCGCTCCAGGGCGGCGCGGGCGGCTCGCCGTTCGATGCGGCAGAGTTCCGCGTGCCGGGCCTCGCGCCCACGGGCCTGGACACGGTCGTACTGCCGGGCGCGTCCGGTGGCATGGCTCTCTTCGAGATGCCGCTCCAGGACGTCCTCCTGAGCGTGCGTGTACACGCCTCCGCCGGCGCCGGCGCGGTGACCCTGGGGCTCTACCCGTTCAACGGCTCCCTGGGCTCGGAAATCTTCGCCCAGACCCTGACGTTTACCGCGCCCGAGACCCAACTGGTGCCTGTCTCCCTGGCCCTGACGCCGGGGGTGTACGCCTGGGTCTGGACGGGGGCGTCCTCCGTGACCCTGGACGCGGTCAAGGGCTCCCTGCCCTGGGCGACGAGCGAGCAGGTCCATCCCGTGGCGATGAAGTTCTAATGGCCATCCAGAACCCCCACTCCACCACGCCGGGCGTCATGCCCCACCTGACGCCGGGCGAGATCGGCGTCAACAAGGCCGACGACATCCTCTGGTTCCGGTCCGAGGGCCGCCGCGTGCCGATCATCCTGAGCGATCTGGATCGGGCTCCGCCGCTCGACGGCCTGACGGGCGCGCCGCTGACCCTGGAAGGCGGACAGCCGATCTGGAACGCGCATCTGGCCCCGTCCTCCGTGGTCAATGGTCAGGTCAAGGTCGATCTGCCGCCGGCGACGGGCCTGCACGCCATGCCCAGCGTCCTGCTGCAAGGCCTGGGCGCCGATCGCGCCCTGGCGGCCAACGATCTGGACCTCTCGCCCTTCTACGTCCGGTCCGACTCCATCACCCTGACCCAGTTGGCGTTCAGCGTGCGCTCGGCCGGCGCGCCGGCGATGCGGGTGGGGATCGTCGACAGCTTCGGTGTGGTCCAGGCCGACATTCTCGTCGCCGCGCCCGTGGTCGGGGCCAATGTGGTCAATCTCTCGCCGGTGCTGACGCTCCAGCGCGGGGTCTACCGCACGATCCTGGCGACCACCGGCGCGGTGACGATCGGCGTGGTCACGGGCGCGCGCATGGAGCAGGGCTGGGACATCATCGGGGACACGCCGTCCTTCATCCACGGCTACAGCGGCTCGAAGAACACCGGCGGCGGGATCGGCAGCTTGCCGGGCCTGACCGCGCGTCGCTCCGGTGTGCCGGGGCAGGATCATGCGGTTCTGATGCGCTGGACGGCGTAGCGGGGAGAACCTGATGGGGCTTTGTATCGCCGGAGGGCGAGGGACGGGTCGCTCCCCGGCGGCCCACCCGCTTCCTATAGACCGGCTCGCCTCGGCCCGCAAGACGTGAATCTTGACATGGTGGAAGATCGAGGTTAACCTACGCGCTAATCTGGAGTTTCGAGCGCCACCATGGCCGAGCTTGTCCGCATCTATCACCCCGAGACGAACGAGCCGTTCGACGTGATTCCGTCGACCGCCGAACGTCTGCGCCTGGGTGATGGGCACGACGGGCTGGTCTGGCTCTCGCAGCCCTTCGAGCGCGTCGCCGTCGAAGCCGCGCCGGAAGCCCCCAAGGGGCGAGGTCGTAAGCGCGTCAGCGCGATCGTCGAGGCGGAAGACGCCGAATCCGACGGGTCGTGGCGTGATGCGCCGACCGAGGAAGACCTCGAAGCCGCGTAAGGCGCTTCGACTTCCACTCTGCTGAAATTCGGTCTCAGTCCCATGTCGGTCTAGCTCATGGGGTAGAGCGGCGGTCTCCAAAACCGCGCGTGGCAGGTTCGAGTCCTGCGTCCGGCGCCATTTCGCATCCGTAGTATATAGGTGATTACAGCGCGTTGCCAACGCGTAGAGTCGGGTTCGAGTCCCGACGGATGCTCCAATCCATGCGGGTATAGCTCAAAGGGAGAGCTACTGCCTTCCAAGCAGAAGATGCGAGTTCGAGCCTCGCTATCCGCTCCAAACTCGTGGTGAGGTGAGAACGCCCTCCTCATGCACCGCTTCGGCGGTAAAGTAGGCTCCGGCCGAAGAGATGCGGGAACAGGGGACCCCGCCACCACGAACGAAGTGCGCCCCAGGTGCGCCTCTGACCGAGAAAGCCCGCTGGCCGTGGGTGAAGCGTAGGGTCAAGCGTCTGGGTCCCCGTCCTCCAGGACCGGCGAAGGCCATATGCGCCGAATTCCTGGTCAGGATCGCATGAGGGGAGCGCTGGCGCCGGCCCAGCAGGGGAGGGTTAAAAGCCCAGCCGGCATTTTTCTTCAACAACAAGCTTGACAGCCGTCGAGTTTCGTGAGAGCCTCTTCAACATTATGACGCACCTCCTGACCCGTTACGAACGCGAGGCCACCGGCCTCGATACCACCACCGCCTAAAAGCGGTTTTGGTCCGAGGCCTCTTGTCATGTGGCCCGGTCGTCTAGCGGTTTGCAGGATACCTGACTTTCAATCAGGTGAGCGGAGTTCGAGTCTCCGTCGGGCTTCCATCCCCAACTCCTTCTGAGCTTGGTGCGTTCGTATATCGGTTAATACTCCCGCCTGTCGAGCGGAGAAGAGGGGTTCGACTCCCCTACGCACCGCCAGCTTCCCTCGTATCAATCCAGGTTCCCAGCGCCGGCTTTTCCGCGCGCCTGGATGCACGAGGCTTCCATGTTCTTCGATACCTCCTCGCAGTCGAGCGCCGCGCTCCTGCGTCACGTCTCCACCCAATCTCCGTATGCGGAAGCGGCTCGCACCGAGTTGCTGTCCCGAGGCCTCGTTCCGCTCCTGACGCGGTTCAACGGCTGGCGCCTCGCCCCGAGCGTGCCGTTTCCGCAGCACCTCATCCCGCGCCCCGATCCGCTCGCGAAGTTCACGTGGCGGGCGGGATGAAAAATATTCACCACGACACTTGACATCCGTTGGGAGTTGTGAGAGCTTATGGACTGTCACGGATCACGACACTCCTCGGAGTGCAAAAGCGTGATCCTTCGTTATTCACGGCCGCCAGCGGGTGGCCAGTCGAGAGTTGTCATGTTCGCCTTGTCGCATCTCAGCCTGAGCACGAAAGCCGCCTCCCCGGCGTCGCTTTCGCTTGCCCTGCTGGCGACGGCCACGAAGCCCTCGACCAAGCCGACCACCTCGGCCTCGCACTCGACGGAAACCCTCTAGGGTTTTTCGTCTCGGGTGCAGGCCTTGGAGCCGCACCCGCTACCTACATCCTGTAGACCTAGCGCAAGGCGGCTCCTCACCAGGGAGACCGCCTTTTCTTTTTCGCGTTGATCATCGGGGTGTAGCTCAGTCGGTAGAGCGCTCGGTTCGGGACCGAGAGGCCGTGGGTTCAAGTCCCGCCACCCAGACCAACGCCATCGGGATGTAGCTCAGTTTGGGAGAGCGCGCGGCTGGGGGCCGCGAGGCCGCAGGTTCAAGTCCTGCCACCCCGACCAACAACGCTGTTGCGCGTGGTTTCGCGCCCACCCCTTGGTATGGGGTGGTAGAAGGTTCAATTCCTTCCAGCAGCACCAGCAACGCCGATGCCTCTGGGAGGACGCGCCTTTCGTAAGGGTGCGAGGTGGGTTCAATCCCCACTTTCGGCTCCAGCATAGCGAGATCAAGGAGAAATCGCAAGCAGACAGAACATGGATCGGGAACGTAAAGCTAGGCCGGGCCAGCAGTGGGCTCTTAATCCACGCGTAAGGGGTTCGACTCCCTCCCGATTCTCCAACAATGCACAAGTGACCCGAGCGGCGAAGGGCGTCGACTTTTAATCGACTAGGCGTCCAGCCTCACCGAGGGTTCGAGTCCCTCCTTGTGCTCCATGTGCGAATGTGGCGGAACTGGTAGACGCGCCGGCCTCAGGTGCCGGTACCCTTCGGGGCGTGTGGGTTCGAGTCCCACCTTTCGTACCAACGACATGCCTTGCTGGCGGAAGTGGTAGACGCACTGTTCTCAAAAAGCAGGCCGGGCGACCGGGCTCTGGGTTCGATCCCCAGGTGAGGCACCAAGACTGATGCGAAGTGGCGGAAACTGGTAGACGCACCGGCATGAGAGGCCGGCGCCCTTCGGGGCGTGAGGGTTCGAGTCCCTTCTTCGCGACCAATGTCCCGATCGGGAAGATTCCAGGCGGCGCGGCGCGCGCGACACCGGAATCGTCCCGATCGGGAAGACGACGAGATTATGCTGATCGCCGCTGGGCGGGGAGCGGGTTGTGTCCCCGCTAGGCACGGTTCGATCCCGTGGGTCAGTACCAGATACGGGGTATGCGCAGGGCGCAGCCATCCTTTGCAAGGACGGCGGGGTGGGTTCGAGTCCCACATACTCCACCAACATGGAAGGTCAACCGGACAGGCGCGCCGGGACTGCCTCGAAAGCAGATCGCACTCTCCGGGGTGTGGGGATCGAGACCTCGGCCTTCCTCCAACATGGTGAGCGAACGGGACAGGCGTGCCCGGTCCGCCTGGAAAGCGCGACGCACTCTCCGGGGTGTGGGATTCGAGTTCTCCGCTCACCGCCAACATGGTAGGCGAACCGGACAGGCGTGCCGGCGCCGTTTGCTAAACGAGCGGCACTCTCCGGGGTGTGGGATTCAAGCTCTCCGCCTACCGCCATTTTGATGTTGACGCCGGCCCCTGCCGATGTCATACGTCACGACAGAGCGAACGCCCTTGGCCGGGTTGGTGGATGTGCCGGTTGCATCACGCCCCGTCGAGCCCTAGTAGCTCTTGAGTGGAGTTTTCCGCCTCCCTCCCTAACAAGGAGGCGGACCCCAACATCGCGATCCAGTGATCGTCGGCGACGGGCGCCGTTAGAGCCCCCTTGCGCGCGGAAACGCTGCGGAGGGGATCGTCCCGACCACATTCGCTCGCCGGCAAAAATCTTCGCCGGCGTTAACTTTTCTTCTTGACCTTTGAAAGGTCCTGGTGTAGTTTCCCCGTCATGAGCAAGTCGTACCGCCAATTCGTGCAGATTCAGGTCGTCCGGAATTTCCGGGCGGGCCGTTCGCGCATGGATGATGGCGGGACCTTTATCTAGGTCCAGACACCTCAACCCAATTCGCGAAAGGCCCGCCTGGACACCCAGGCGGGCCTTTTTCTTTTCCGTTTCGCTGATCCGAGGAGATCGCAGATGAACAACGGGGGCTAGTCCTCCACATGGATGCTTAAAGCTGGAGGGCTCCAGCCGGGGGCTGTAAACCCCCTCTCTTCGGAGGAGTGGTTCGATCCCACAAGCATCCACCATGGTCATGTAGCTGAGACAGATTAGCGCCGGCGTGAAATCCCGGAGACGAGGATGCGAGCACCTCCTAGACCACCAACAACGCCCGATGAGCCAGATGGGAAGGCACCGCTTTGACATGGCGGCATTGAGAAGGTTCGATTCCTTCATCAGGCACCAACCACGCAAGTGTAGCTCAGTTGGTAGAGCAGCGGACCGATAATCCGCCCGTCCCTGGTTCGAGTCCAGGCATTTGCACCATTTCTGATGTGGCATAGCTCAGGGGTAGAGCGTCCGCTTGATAAGCGGGAGGTCGTGGGTTCGAAACCCCCTGCCACTACCAATTCCAGGCCGGCGGAGAGAGCCGGTCCTGTAGGCGATTAGCTCAATGGTAGAGCGGGGGTGCCACAAACCTCAGGCGTAGGTTCGATTCCTACATCGCCCACCAATTGTTGAGGGTTCGTCTAATGGTAGGACGCCTGGGTCTGGTCCAGGTAATCTAGGTTCGAGTCCTAGCTCCTCATCCAAGTTGTTCTCGGGTGGTCTAATGGTAGGACGGCTGGTTTTGGTCCAGCAGGTTGGGGTTCGATTCCTTGGCCGAGAGCCAACTGCTTTTGAGTTTATTCCAGTCAATGCACAAGGTGTGCAGCGGCACTGTTAATGCCTGTGAGCCCGGTTCGATTCCGGGGTCTGGAGCCAACACGCCGGCCTAGGCCGGTCATGCGCCCTGGTAACCGAGGGGGATTACGAATCCCTTAGTCGTAGCAGGAGTTGAAAAGGGTGGTTCGAATCCACTCCAGGGTGCCAAATCTATAGCGCGCAGGCCGAGCAGGATCATCGTCAGGCGTCGCCCTCCGAAGGCGAAGAGGCCCGGTTCGAGTCCGGGGCGCGCTGCCACATGCGCGGGTAGCTCAATGGAGCCAGAGCAGCCGTCTTCTACACGGTGGGTTGGGGGTTCGAGTCCCTCCCCGCGTGCCAAACTTGACGGGCGATGCCGAATCGCTCAACGTCGACCCTGGCTCTCGGTGGGCCACGATTGCACGTCGCCGGTGCCCTGGCCGTACACCCAGGGAGCAGCCCGGCGGCGTTCCAACACGGTTTCTGGACGATCTTCGAACGCGGCTTGCCGTGGAGGGGTGCTGGATGGGGCCGAGGTAGGAGGAACCATCGAGCATCTCCTCATCCTGGACTGGGCCTCCTGGGGGCTCCTCCGGGTCAAACAGGGCCTGACCCGACCCCGGAGATGCGCCGACCTTGATCACCCAGGATCGCTGGGTCGGTGGAAAGGGTCTGAAATTTTTCTGGCTCTTATGTGTTGACACGCATTTCAGAGCCGGCTACAACCCTCCTCGTAGAGCGGCGCTGGGGCCAGGAGGCCCCGTCGTTGAGCCTCTGCGTTGTCGTCAGAAACGGCCCGCCGGCTTCCCGCCGCGCGGGCCGTTTCGTCATGGGCGTCATGCGACCTTGAGTCCACCGTGGGTAGTGTCGTGAATCTTGACTTTCGACCACCTTTCCGGTAGCTTCCCCTTCATCACCAACGCTCATAAGTCGGGGACTAGAGAGCCGCAATGTCGCAAGACCACACCGGCTCCGCAACGCAGGGCCAAGAACACATCTTCCGTAAGCTGGATGAGCTTGGCGCAATGCACATGCGTACCCGCGAGGACATGGCCGAGGTCAAGGAGAAGGTGAAGACCATCGCCTCCTCTCAGGAGCGCTTTGAGCGCGACGTCTGGCGTGAAATGGATATTCGCCACACCGAGACCAAGCAGGCCCTGGCCGATATCAAGGATCACACCAACGAGCGGATCAGCGAGATCGAGTCCAAGGTGAACACCATCCGCGAGGAGCGGATCGCCGAAAAAGCCCAATGGCGCGGCCCCGAAAAGGTCATCGCCGCCATCGTCGCCCTGGCGGGCGGCGTCACGGCGATCGGCGTGCTCTGGAGCATCTTCAAGCCGCACTAATCCTACAGTCAAGCTTGTTCCCCTGCGGCCAGAAGTCGCGCTTCTTGACACCCCTGGTCGGCCCGAGCTAACCATATGCCATCTGTTCCTGGGGAGTTCCTAGATGGCTGCTGCGCTTACCCTCGTCTCGCGTGAGACGGATTATTCGACCACCACGGAAATCGATCCGGACGCGGCGCATCAGCGCCTCATCCTGGTCCTGAACACCGCCGCAGAAGCGGGCCTTGGTGACATGACGTTGGAAGTCAAAGAGGAGATCGAGGCCCTGCTCAAGCAGGCGTCTATCGAACTCTCGAATTGCCGGATCGTGGGGGGAGTTCCTTAATCGCCATCCCAGAGGGAGCGACGTGTCCGAGTCTTCCGAATTCAACCCGCTCGACGAAACCCAGTTCCCTCCTCGCCTCACCAAGGCGGCTGCGCGGCAAGCGCGGCGCCTGGAGAAAAGCCAGAAAAAGGACCCCACGGCGAACAAGCCGAACTACAAGGCGCTCGAAGCCAAGACTGAACGCCAGAAGCGCTACATCCAGGCGCTGAAGGCCGGCGAGAGCGCCATCGCTATCGGTGGGGCCGGCACGGGAAAGACCTACATCCCGTCCCGGCTCTTCGCCAAGAAGCTGATCGAAGGCAAGACCGAACGCCTGATCATCGCCCGCGTTACCGCCTCGCGGGCCAAACACGCCCTGGGCTTCCTGCCCGGCAAGCTCGAAGCCAAGCTGGCCCCCTGGCTGGTCCCGGTGATCGAGGGCGTCAAGGCGGAAATGAACGCCCAGACCTACACGCAGTTGCAAGAGGCCGGCAAGATCGAGTTCGCCTCCTTCGAGCACATGCGTGGCCGGACCTTCGGCGAGTGCTGCGTCCTCCTGGACGAGGCGCAGAACGCCGACTACAAGGACCTGAAGATGGTCCTGACCCGCTGGGGTGAAAACGCCCAGTACGCGGTCACCGGCGACGTCGACCAGATCGACGTGGACGACTCCGGGCTGGACACGGTCATCGACATCGTCGAGGCCAACGACATCCCCATCCACGTCATTGAGTTCACCGACGAGGACGTCGTGCGCTCGCCCATGGCTAAGGCCTGGGTCAAGGCCTTCTCCGCCCATGAGGGCAAGGACGGCCGCCCCCGGCGCTTCCACCGCCCGGCTGTCAGGAATCTTGACGCTTTGCCGGTGTTCATCGATAATGGCCATGTCACGAAATCCGTGGCATCGTGACAAAGACGTAGAGCACCATGGCCTTCACCTTCGTTGTTGAGACCGGCGCCGGCGACCCGGCCGCGAACTCGTACTGCGATGTGCAGTTCGCGGACGACTACATCTACGCCAACGTCTACTCGAACACCGCCTGGGCCGCCTTGGAGGACGAGGACAAGGAACGCTTCCTTGTCCGCGCCTCCAAGTACCTGGACCGGACGGTGCAATGGGCGGGGGAGAAGGTCGAGGAGGACTCCGGCCTGCGCTGGCCGCGCGCCGGGGTCTACGATGTCGATGGCTTCCTGATCCCCAGCGATGCCATCCCGCAGCAGTTGATGGAGGCCACCGCCGAAATGGCGGCGGCGCTCCTCAACAACGACTGGACGTCGCCGCAGACCACGCGCGGCATGAAGGAAATCCAGGTCGACGTCATCGAACTGAAGTTCGACACCGAGGTCCAGCGCGGCTCGATGCCGGACATCGTCATGCAAATCCTGGAGGGCCTGGGCGTGGTCAAGACCGGCCAGCGCCCGGCCTTCAAGAAGATCATCCGTCACTAATGGCGCTCGAAGCGTTCATCCAGTCGCAGGTCCTGGTCGCCTTCAACCAGCTTGACGACCTCTGCAAGCGCTGGACCTACGTCCAGCGTTCGGGAGTCGGGGTGCGCGACATCGAGAGCGGCAAGACGACCTATCCGACCACCGAGATCGACATCCCCAAGGCGGTCCGGGTGCGCTTCAAGAAGGACGAGAAGGACAAGACCGGGCAGGTCCTGGTCGGCGAGAAGCTCCTCTTCCCGCGCGTCTATCTGCCCAAGGCCTTCGAAACCAAGACGTCCGACTACCTGATCGACGAAGCCGGCGTGGTCTGGGAGATCATGAGCGACCTGTCGGACCCGGCCAAGGCCGTGGCGATCCTCCAGGTGCGGTCCTCGCGGATCGTGACGCCGTGAAGGTTGGCGGCGCCAAGCTGAACTTCTACACCGACGGGAACCTGGAGGCGGCCTTCAAGCGCTTCTTCGCCACCGCCGAGAAGCGTTACGACGAGCGCGCCGACCGGCTGCTGATCCGGCTGAACGAATTGATCCTCTCGCGGACCCCGGTGTGGGAAGGCGATACGATCCACAACTGGCGCTGGTCCACCCGCGCGCCCGACATGCGTCACGAAGACCCGGTTGGGGCGTTGATCCCGGCCGGACGAGCGAGATGCCCCTGGGCACCGAACCTCGTCGCCATGCCAACGAGACCCGCCCCCGTCAATCGCTGGCCGGCGCTCTGCGCGCCAAGGAGCCGATCGACATCTACCTGACCAACACCGCCGAGAGCGCCGTTGATCTGGAATATGGCCTGCTGCCGACCAAGGCCCAGAGCCGTAACAGCATGGGGATGGTTCGAATCTCGGTTAAAGAGGTGTTCGGGTGATCCCCGCGTTCATCATTCTGCCGCGCGTCTATCTCGCGGCGTGGCTTTCGTTCTGGCTCGGGGAGGACTAGATGCTCGAACATGACATGCTCCGTCAAGTCCTGGAGCAGCAGGCGATCGCCGCCGCTGTCCTGGCCAGCCTCGACCTGAAGTTCGACAATTCCGAGTTCGTGCAGCCCGCCGACGGCCGCCATTGGGCCGAGTTTTGGCATCGCACCGGCGCGACCAAGGCCTGCGAGGTCGCCGGACCGAAGGGCTACGAAAAGACCGCCGGGCTGTTGCAGTTCACCCTAAAGGCTCCCGAGGAAGAGGGCAATGGCGCGATCATCCGCGCCGGCGGCCTCGTCAAGCGGGCACTGAACCGCAAGCAGTTGGTGATTCCGCCCGACGGCTGGGTCACGCTCGATCCGATCTCGGTCGACGCCCACGGCAAGCCGATCGACGGCTTCTTCAACGTCATCGTCTGGGCGACGTTCGATTTCTACCACCGCGATCCCGACGCGCCCGATCATTGGCTCCGGGGTTGACGGCAGCGCTTCACGGCTGCTATAGTCGTGAATCTTGACATTCCGCGAAGTCTAGGGTAGGTTCACCACACTTGCGATGCAGGGCCGGGTCGGCGCGCTCGCTACCCTTCCTTTTGTCACAAAACCCTGGATTGGTGACCTGCACATGGCTGCATCGTTCTTCGCCGACTCCAACCGCGCGCGGATGCGCTACATCAAGGAAAACAACGTCATCTGGGGTGTCACCCCGGCGACGGGCGTTTCCCGCGAACTGCGGTACACCGGCTCCACCGTCAACGCCCAGAAGGACACGACCCTCTCGGAAGAAATCCGTGCTGACCGCATGGTGTCCGAGATCGTCGAGGTCGCTGCGCGCACCACTGGCGAAATCAACGTCGAATTCTCGGCTGGCTCGCATGACGACCTGCTCGAAGCCTTCATGTACGGCGCGTGGACGCGCCCGATGACCTTCGACTCGGTCCAAGGCGTTTCGCTCGAATGGTCCGACACCGACACCCTGTACGTCAAGGGCAAGGACGTCACCCCCTACTTCTTCGCCGGCCGCCGTGTCCGCACCCAAGGCTTCGTCAACGTCGCCAACAACGGCTACTGGCAGATCGCCTCGATCACGTTCAATGCCGGCGCCAACCGCACCGAACTGAACATGAGCGCGTCGACGGCCGTCGCCGAGCGCGGCACCGCCTACTCGGCGATGTACGACGCCAACGACGTCATCGTCCTGAACAACACCGCCATCCGGGCGGGCACCTCGGGCGAAGCCGCGTTCGACTCCAACGGCACCAACGCCTTCGCCGCCGCGATCGCCGCTGGCCAACTGCTGGTCGGCCAGAAGATTTTCGTCGAGGGCCTGGGCTTCGAGACGGGCACCGTCACCCTGGCGGACCTGCCGACGGCCGGCGCGCGCGTCAAGGTCGCCGACGGCGCCAAGGACGTCACCTTCCAGTTCGGCGGCAGCGCCTCGCAGCCGATCGTCGTCGTGCCCCTGGGCACCGACGAAGTCGACACCGCCCAGAACCTCGCTGACGCCATCAACAAGCTGCGCGTCCGCAAGCAGATCGAAGTGGGGGCCTCGGCCGCCGCCGGCGTCGTGACGCTGCGCAACCTGCTGTCGACCGGCGGCTCGATCACCGAGGCCGTCAACGACGCCAACGTGACCGTCGCCAACTTCTCGGGCGGCAACGCCACGGTGCGCGGCATCTTCACCATCGAGTCGCTGACCGATGACAAGATCGGCGTCAACCCGGCTCCGACCACGCTGAACAACACGACGGCCAAGGTCAACATCAAGGCCTCGACGCTCCGCAACCCGTCCGACCCGGACGTCATCACGGCGCAGTCGTTCACCTTCGAGACCGGCTTCGAAGACGTCGACCAATACTACCTCGCCGACGGCATGCGGATCGGCACGATCGCGCTGAACATCGCGGCCAACTCGATCCTGACGGGCTCCTACGGCCTGCAAGGTCGCGCCTCGACCCGCCAGAACGAGTCCAAGCTGGGCGCCTCGCCCTACGTTGCGCTCCAGACGACCGCGACCCCGGTGGCCAACGCCACGGTCAACGTCGGCAAGATCGCGATGAACGGCGAAGAACTCTCGACGGCCGTCCAGTCGATCGCCATCAACGGCACGAACAACCTGCGCGACCAGATGGCCGTGGGCTACAAGTTCCCCGCCGGCATCGGCGCGGGCCGGATGGAAATCTCGGGCTCGCTGGTCGCCTACTTCGCCGACGGCAACCTGTGGGACAAGTTCATCAACCACGAGACCGTGTCCGTCAGCTTCCCGCTGACCGACGTGCTGGGCAACCACTACGAGTTCACGATCCCGGCGGCGAACTTCTCCACCGATACCGTGAACCCGGCCGGCGGCAACCAGGACATCATGGAGAACCTGGAATACACCGCCAAGCGCGACCCGGTCACCGACTGCCAGTTCCAGATCGACCGCTACTCCTCGATCTTCGCGAACACGAACTAAGGGCTATGTCACGATTCCCCCGAATCGTGACAGCCCCACCCAGCTTCCCCCGATAGACGAAGGTCCCCAGGACAGTTGTCTCAGCGCTGAGCACGGGCCGCCCGGAAATCGGGGCCGGGCGGCCCACCCTCCCCGATACATGGACTCCCCGAAATGACCGACAAGATCAAGATCGACATGCTGGACCTCTTCTCGACCGACCGCGAGTCGGAAGAAGCCGGCACCTGGATTTTCCTGGACGAGGCCGAGGAAGTCGGCTTCAAGATTCGCGCTCTGGGCGCCAAGGCCGTCCTGGACCTGCGCGACGACCTCACCAAGAAGTACCAGTCCCTGCTCCGGGCCGGCGGCAAGCTGCCCGACGAGAAGGTCGAGGAAATCAACCTGAAGGTCATCGCCGGCGGCGTGCTGGCGGACTGGAAGGGCATCGTGGTCGGTGGGGAGGAAATCCCCTACAGCGCCGACAACGCCTACGCGGTCCTGAGCAACCCGAAGCTGGGCAAGATGGCCGGCTTCATCGCCCAGCACTCGACGGACGCCCAGAACTATCGTGACGGCACCCGCGAGGACGCCGCAAAAAACTAACGGCGGCTCTTGAGTTCGCGCTGAACCAGAAGCAGGGCGGCGGCGGCCGGGTCAAATCGGCCGCCAAGTCCAACGAGTCCACCGACGAATGGCTCGCCCGCATCAAGCAGCAGAAGGCCTCGGGACCTAACCCCGAAGAGGAGGCCGAGAACGTCGAGCCGCAGGGGGTTCAGCCCTATCCCGACCTCATGTGGGTCTGGGATGGCTTCTGGCGCCTCTCCAACAAACGCCCCCAGGGCATGGGTGGCCCGGCGCGGGTTCCGACCTCGGAGATCGAGGCCTTCACGAGAATCCGCCGCTGGGGCTACGCCAAGAGCAACGAGTTCCTCTACTTCGTTGACCTGATGGATGAGGTCTACATGGCCTACGTCGCCAAGGTCCTCGAAGAGCAGGAGCGGCAAAGAGAAACCGCCAACCAGAAGCCCCAGACCCATAGACGGGGCCGCCGATAGGACCAATGGACAGCGAAGCCCTCAAGCTTAAGATCGACTCTTCGCAGGCGCGCCAGGACCTGGACGCGCTTGCGAAGAGCCTCGACCGTGCTTCCAAGGCCGCCGGCTCCATGCAGTCGAACCTCGCCAAGGGGGTCGACAAATCCAACGACGCGCTGGTGCGCGGCGCTAAGAACATCGAGAAGTTCGCTCGCGTCACCGCCGAACTCTCGAAGGTCAAGCTGTCGGGCGATCCCGCCAAGCAGTTGACCGAATTCGCCAACGCCGTCTCGGCCGTGGCGCGCGCGCGGGAAATCTCCGCCGCCAAGCTGACCGGCCTGTCGAAGTTTGTCCAGGTCGGCGCCCAAATCTCCAAGCTCAAGTTCAGCGCCGAGTCGTTCTCTGGGCTGCGCGCCTTCACCCAGGCGATGGATGAGGCTGGCCGCGCGCGCGCCGTCTCGGGCGCCAAGCTGAAGGCCTGGGTCGACTTCATCGACGTGTCGGCGCGCGCCTCGCGCCTGCGCTTCCCCTCGCAGACCACCGCATCGATCAAGGCCCTGGCCGAAGCCATGGACGCCGTCGCCAAGGTGCGCACGCTCAGCCCCGCGCGGCTGGCCTCGATCAAGGACATGTTCACCGTCCTGGCCTCGGCCAAGGGTATCAACGGCGCCAACGGCATCGCCCGTGATCTCGACGCCATCGCCGGCGCGGCGACGCGCGCGGCCAAGGCGATGAACGAACTGAAGGGCGCGCGCTCGGGCATGGGCTCCTCGCGCGGCTCGGGCGGTGGCGGCGGGATCAGCGCCGGCTCGGCCGCCACGGTCAAGCGCTTCAACGAGGAGGTCGCCAAGACCTCCCAGCACACCGACACCGCCAAGAAGGGCATCGCGGGCCTGGGCGAGGGCCTCAAGGGGCTGTCTGGCCGCTTCAACCTCGCCTATCAGGCCGGGACGCTGTTCAGCGCCATCTTCTCCTCGTTCACCTTCGGCGGCCTGATCAAGGGCATTTACGACACCTCGGTCTCGTTCCAGAAGCTGAACAAGGCCATGCTGTTCGTCACCGGCACCTATGATGGGGCCAAGAAGGCGTCTCAGGACTTCATCGACATCTCGGTGCAACTGGGCGCGTCCGTCGAGGACAACGCCGACGCCTACTCGCGCTTCGCCATCTCGTCGGCCGCCGCCGGCCTGAAGCTGAACGACGTCAACAAAATCTACAAGTCGACCCAACTCGCCCTGACCGCCGTCGGCGCCAACAGCGAGCAGGTCGGCTATGCCTTCTACGGCCTGTCGCAAGCCATGGCCAAGGGCAAGATTTCTTCCGAAGAATTCAACCGCCAGATCGGCGAGCAAATCCCCGGCAACGCCCAGGCGGGGGCGCGCGCCCTGTCGAAGCTGACGGGCCAGCAGAAGTCGGTCGCCGACCTGTTCGACGAGATGCGCAAGGGCACGCTCCAGTCCGCGCCGTTCCTCAAAGCCTGGGCCGACGAAGTCAGCCGCATGTTCGCGCCGCTGCTGCCCGAAGCCGAGAAGCGTCCCGACTTCCAACTGAACAAGGTCAAGACCGCCTTCTCCCTGTGGAAGAAGGAAGTGGGCCAGTCGCAGTTCATCGGCGCCCTGACCTCGCAGTTCAAGCACCTGTCGGACATGCTGATCGTCGTCAAGGACGATCACTACGTCCTGACCGAGCGCGGCAAGAAGCTGGCGGACTCGTTCGGCAAGGGTCTGGCCCAGGCCGTCAACGTCCTGGGTAACGCCCTGGCGTGGCTGGCGGACAACCTGGACAAGGTCGTCTCGGTGATCAAGATCATCGGCGCCCTGGCGATCGGCAACGAGTTCGCCAAGTGGGGCCGGCAGGTCGCCGCGTTCGCCGACAACATGCTGGGCGTCAAGAAGGCGATCGAGGAAGTCTCGGCCGCCGAGACCACCGCCCAGGGCAAGCGTGCGATCACCGGCAAGGCGGGAGCCGTCAACGCCGTCTCCTCGCTGGCGACCGACCGCATGGCCATGGCGACCAATCGTAGCCGCGACGCGGTCATGGGCGGCACCTTCGTGGGCTCGGCAACCGCGCCGGCCGTCCGGCAAGCCCCCGCCTTCTCGCAACTGTCCTACCTGACCGGCGCCCCGACCGAGTCCGTGCGCGGGCGCGCGACGTTTGGCCAGCGCCAGCCCTACACCGGCAATTCGACCTTCGACGCGCGCCCCGCCGCACGCGGCAACCTGCTGGGCGGCCTGATGGGCGCGGCCGGCGCGGGCGCTGCCTCGGCGGCGACCACCGCGTTCGGCGGCCTGCGTAAGGCCATCAACATCCTGCCGGGTGTGGCGCTGGGCGCTGCCGTCGCCCTGGCGATCTTCGGCAACAGCATCACCAAGCTGAACGACAAGGCCGTCTCCTACAACAACATCGCCGCCGGCGCCCTGGGCACGGCGGGCGACTCGATCGGCAGCGGCCTTACCGGTCTCTTCAACGGCATCCGTGGGCTTCTGGGGGCCGAGCAGAAGGCCTCCGGCACCGGCGACTGGTTGGTCGACCTCTCGGCTTCGATCATCGTCTTCGGCAAGGCGGTCTTCACGCTGGCCTCGACGGTGGGCAAGGTGCTGGGCACCCTGGTCGCCAACACCATCATTCCCTGGATCGAACTGGGCCAGAAGGTCGCCTCGGGCGACCTCAAGGGCGCCGCTGGCAAGGCTGGCGAAGTCCTGATGGGTCAAATCGGCAAGGGCAACCGCGATCGCTGGGCCGAACTGGGCAAGACGCTGAACCAGGACTGGGGCAAGGCCCTGGACTATGCCGGCACGCGCCAGTCGATCGTCAACGGCGCTCTGAAGTCGGCGGCGGGCGACACGGCCGCCACGCAAGGCGCCAACGCCGCCCAGAAGCTGACCGAAGCCGCCCTCGCCCAGATGAAGGCCGCCGATGATCAGGCCCTGGCCGCCGCCGATCTGAAGGACGCCACGGCGAACTTCAAGAAGGACCTCGCGCCGCTCAACTTCAACGACCTCTTCAAGCGCGCCCAGGCCCTGGCCGATGGCACCTTCCAGCGCACGGCCGCCGCCTCCAAGCCCGGCAGCGCGCTGATGGCTCCGTCGCCGGCGCAGACCCAGGCCAATGCCGCCGCCGTCAAGGCGACCATCGCCTCCATGGGCGATCGCGTGTACGCGACGGCGGGTCAGCACCTGGGCCAGACCGAGAGCAAGGACGCCGCGTCGCTGCAAGCCTACTTCAAGGCCAACGGCGTCACCATCGACCCCAAGAAGCTGTCCTGGTGCGCGGCCTTCGTCAACGCCGTTCTGAACCAGAACGGTTTGGCGGGCACGGGCGACCTGCGCGCCTCCTCGTTCAAGGATTACGGCTCGGAAGTTTCGCGCCAGGACGCCCGCAAGGGCGACATCGTCGTGCTCAAGCCCCAGGCTCCGGGCGCGACCGGTCATGTGGGCTTCCTCGACAGCTTCGACAAGAACGGTCGCGTCAACATCCTGGGCGGCAACCAAAGCGATTCGGTCAAGGTCTCGTCGTTTGCCGCCGATCAGGTCGTGTCGTTCCGTCGCACGGGCTCGGGCGGCGCAGCCGGCGGCATGGACCCCAACTTCCTGGGCGGCGCGATCAAGGACGGCCAGGGCGAAGAGGGCGGCTCGCGCTACGAGCGCCGCATGAACGCCTTCAAGTCGCTCGGCACCATCACCGGGCAGGCCTCCCCGGCGGCCGATGCCCTGGCCGACTACCAGAGCAACCTCGAAAAGCTGCGCGACATCATCGTCTCGGAAGAGAAGCTGATGAAGGACGTCGGCGGCGACGGGGAGTCGTTCTTCAACAAGACCAACCTGGAGGCGCTGGCCGCCGCCCAGAAGAAGTGGAACCGGTCGATCACCGAGGCGCTGAACCCGATCGCCAAGGAAGCCCGCACCCTGGCGGAAGGCAATGACGTCCTGGAACTGCGCGCCAAGGGCCTGTCGCAGGAAGCCGACTGGCAAGAGCGCCTGACGGAACTGCGCAACTCCGGCCTGAACGTCGACCTCATGCAGGACGAGGCCAAGTGGACCCAGTACCTGAACGAGTTGAAGAAGCAGGGCCTGGAGATCGACGTCAAGGCCCTGCAACTGAAGCCGGACGAACTGCGCTACCAGCAGGGCCGCCAGGACGCGCTCCAGGCTGAACTCGACCTGACCAAGGCGCTGAACGACGCCAAGCAGGCTCAGGTCGCGCGCACCGGCTCCAGCTACGATCGGACCCTGTCGGGCCTGATCGGCGGCAAGAGCAAGGACGGCGAAAGCCTGATGCAAACCCAACAGCGTCTGGCCGGCTCCGTCGGTTCGGACGGCCGTAACGCCCTGGAGGCTCTGCAAGAGACCGCCGGCGTGATGGAAAGCTCGCGCTTGGCCGACGCCAAGGCCAGCATGCAGTCGCAGCTTCAGATCATGCGCGAAAGCGCGCGCCTGAACAACAGCCAGCGCGGCGTCTACGAGGACTATCGCAACATCCTGGGCGAACTGCTCAACAAGCAGGGCGCCTCGCTGAAGGAACTGCTCGACTCCGCCGACGAGCAGACCAAGCAGCTTGCCCAATCGTTCGTCAAGGCCAAGCAGGAGTTCGAGAACCCGCCGGGCTTCCAGAAGTGGGCGGACGCCCTGGAGCCGCTCGACAAGCGCCTCCAGGACATCAAGTCGCAGTTCATGGACGATCTGGGCGGCGGCATCACCGACGCGCTGCTCGGCGAGAAGGTTGATTGGCGCGGCATGCTCCACGAGACCTTCAAGAAGCAGCTTCGCGCTCAGGTCGACGAAGGCTTGAAGAACGTCACCTACCTGCTGACCGGCCAGGACCCCAACGCGGCTGCGGCCAAGACGCCGGAAGCCCAGGCCCTGGTCTCGGCGGCCGACGTCCAGAAGCAGGCTGGTGACACGCTTCAGCAGGCCGCCAATAGCCTGCTCCAGGTCGCTCAGGGCGGAACGCCCGGCGCGCCGGGCATGATGCCGGGCGCCACGGGTCCCATGGGGGCGATGACCTCGGCGATCCAGCCGGGCATGACCCCGATGCAGGGCCTCGCCGCGCAAGGCATCAACAGCGCGGTCCAGGGCGTGGGCTCGCTGATCGGCGGCGACCCGACCCAGCACACCGGCGCGCGCAGCTTCGGCCAGCGCGTGGGCGGCATCCTGTCGAGCGTCGGCAGCATGTTCGGCTTTGGCGGCGGCCGTCCCACGGCGATCGCGCCGGGCGGGCTGGGCGCCATTGGCGAGACCAAGACCTCGGGCGGGCTCTTCGGTGCCTTCATGAAGGCCAACAACGGCATCACCGGGTTCCAGAAGACCTCGACCCCGGTCGGCGGCATCTCTTCGGCTGGCGGCTCGACCGCGATCTCCGACGCCCTGACCATGGGCGGCGACCTGTCGCGCAACGCGGGCATGTCCAACGCGCTGTCGATCGGCAGCGCCACCATCTCGATCGGCAGCGCCAACATCTCCGGCGGCGGCCTGGGTGGTGGCGGCGGTGGAGCCGGCGGCGCGGGTGGTGCTCCGGGCGGCATGGGCATGATGGGCGGCGGCGGCCTGGGCGGGCTGCTGGGCAACCTCAACACCAGCACCGTGGGCGTCGGCGACAACATGCTGAGCGCCCTGACCATGGACGGCTCGGGCGGACCGGGCTTCATGCCCGCCGGCTCGGGCCTTATGAACCTGTTCGGCGGCGGCGGCGGCGGTGGCTTTGGCGGCGGCGCGGACCTGTCGGGCCTGACCAACAATGCCGTCGGCATCGGCGACAACATGCTGACCCCGTTCATGATGGACGGCTCGGGCGGTCCCGGCTTCCAGGCGGCGGGCACTGCCCTGCAAAACCTGAACATCGGCGGCCAGGGCGGCGGCTTCATGAGCATGCTGTCGAACTTCGGTCCCATGCTGCAAGGCGCGATGAGCTTTGCCGGCCCGCTGCTGGGTGCCCTGCTGACGGGCGGCAAGAAGCGCAACAACGCTCCGGACACTTATCGCACGCCCAACGGCGTGTTCGGTCAGGCCAGCCAGAACGCCGTCACCGGGCGCCTGCTCGGCCCGCGCAAGAACATCTTCGGCGAGATCGCCAACATGGCGTTCCAGGCGTTCACGGGCGGCATGGGCGGCATGGGCGGCGGCGGTCCGATGTCGATGATGAGTATGTTCGGTGGCGGCGGCGGCGGCGGGTTCATGGGCTTCAAGGAGGGCGGCTACACCAACGCCCCGGTGACCCACTACTCGGCCGCGTCGCTGTTCGCGGGCGCCCCGCATTACGCCGAGGGTACGCCCAACACCAGCCTCGCTAATGGCGGTATGCCGGCCATCGTTCACCCGGACGAAGCCGTGATCCCGCTGTCGCGCGGCCGGAACATCCCGGTCGAATTGAACGGCGCCGGCGGCGGCCATTCCACGACGGTGATCTCGCCGATCACGGTCTACGCCAACGACGCCGACAGCTTCCGCCCGGCCCAGGCTCAGATCGCCCGCAAGCAGAACAAGACCCTGCGCCGCGCGGCCCTGCGCAACGCCACCATGGCGGCCTAACGACATCACCCACGACTGTCGTGAATCTTGACGTCCCTGGATGGTCGTGGCATCCAGGGACTCCCTTCTCGCATGGTTAACGTGATGCCGAACTACAGCTTCCACGACGTGCTGTTCCCCGAGACCATCAGCTACGGCTCGTCGGGCGGTCCGAAGTTCAAGACCACGATCTTCCAGGCCGACTCGGGCTACGAGCAGCGCAACAAGGACTGGAGCGACGTGCGGCACGAGTACGATGTCGCCCAGTCGATCCGCTCGACCGAGGACATGGAAGAACTGCGAGCCTTCTTCATGGCCCGCAACGGCCGCGCCCACGGCTTCCGCTACAAGGACTGGGGCGACTTCCGCCTGAAGAACCAGTTGATCGGCGTCGGCGACGGCGTCACCAAGACCTTCCAGATCGTCAAGACCTACACCAGCACCGGGCACGACGGCACCGACTACACCTATACTCGCAACATCCGCAAGCCCAAGTGGGACTCGATCGCCGGCGTCAAAGTCGGGCCGGTCGTCCAGGTGGCTCCGACCAACTACGAGGTCGACTATTCGACCGGCCTGATGACCTTCGTCAACGCGCCCGCGCCCGACGCGCCAGTCACCATTGGCCTGGGCGAGTTTCACGTCCCCGTGCGCTTCGACACGGACATGATGGACGTGACCCAGGAATTCTGGATGCGCGAGACGTGGCCCAACATCGCCATCGTCGAAATCCGCGACTATCAGGAGATCATCCTCCCGTGAAATCCGTCCCGCCGCTCCTGATGGAGCACATCCAGCAGGAGGTGACGACGCTGGCGACCTGCATCACGATCGTGCGGCAGGACGGCAAGGCCTTCTTCTTGACCGACCACGACCGGCCGATCCTGTTCGAGAACCAGCACTTCGTCCCCTACGACTCCTACCAGCGCACCTCGATCCTGATGTCGTCGGAACTCGAAGTCGACACCGCCGACATCACCGCCTTCCTGACCTCCGATGGCGTCACCCGCGACGACGTGGCCTCAGGCCTGTTCGACTATGCCGCGATCAAGGTGCAGTTGCTCAACTACACCAGCCCGCAGGACGGCGCGATCCTGCTGCGCAAGGGCACCTTCGGCGAAGTGGTGATGAATCAGGACGAGACGTTCACGGCCGAAATTCGCGGCCTGACCCAGGTCCTGACCTATCGGGTGGGCGAGTCCTACGCGCCCGAGTGTCGCGCCGACCTGGGCGATCGCCGCTGCAAGATCGGCCTGATGCCTGCGGAATGGCAGGGCAACACCTATTACGCCACCAGCACCTGCGTGCTGGGCGAGGTCTCGGCCGCCAACTCCTTCGTCAACCTCGACGTCATCAACTGGAGCTTCGAGTCCGGCGACCTCAACACCGTCGTCACCGCGCCGGCGGGCTGGGTGGCCTATGGCGATCCGACCAGCCGCTGGGTCTACAAGCACGACTGGTACAACCTTTTTCGCCCGCAACTGGGTGACAAGTTCATCGCCGCCACCCGCACGTCGATCGACGACAAGCAGGAGATCGCCGGCATGTTCCAGGACATCAGCCTCCTCAGTGCTGGCGTCTCCGAAGAAGACCTCGATTCGGGCCTCTGCCGCGTCCGCTACAAGTCGTTCGTCGCGTGCCTCAACAACCGCGCCCAGTCGCGCGAGCGCCTGACCTGCATCAAGGTCGACGGGTCGGTCGAGACGATCTGGGACACCGGCGAGAAGAAGTACCCCGAGGACCGCTGGGTCGCCGTCAACGCCGACGACGTCCTTATCCCGGCCGGCACCCGAACCCTGCGCATCGACCTGTGGTCCAAGAAGCGCAATGTCCACGAAGAGGGCGTCGCCTACGACGGCATCAAGGCCTCGATCAACCTGCCCGACGGCACGGCCGGCAATGCCGACGTCTATGGTGGGGTGATGTTCAAGTGCATCCAGGCGGGCGTCAGCGGCGACACGCCTCCCGAATGGACCAACGAGATCGGCGCCACCTTCAACGACGGCACCGTCATCTGGCAGTGCGTCACCAACTACAAGCGCGTGGGCACGGTCGACACGGTCGACTCCAACAAGTCCTTCACCCCTGAGGGTATCGGCGAGCAGGGCGGCTTCTACGACGGCGGCGTTCTCTACTGGGAGACCGGGCGCAACGCCGGCCGCGCCCAGGAGATCAAGCTCTGGTCGGGCGGGGTCTTCACGCTCTTCCAGCGTACCTACTACCCGATCACCGAGGGCGACCGCTTCGTGGTCTATCCCGGCTGCGACAAGCGTCGCAGCACCTGCGGCGACAAGTTCAACAACATCCTCAACTTCCGCGCCGAGCCCGACGTGCCCGGCCAGGACATCTACTATCGCACGCCCAACGCGCCGGAGCAGGAATGACCCGCGACGACATCGTGACCGAAGCGCGCCGCTATGTGGCGCTCCAAACCCCCTGGCGCCATCGGGGTCGCACCGAACGCGGCCTCGACTGCATCGGGCTGGCGGTGATGATCTTCGAGAAGTACAACCTGGAGTACATGGATCAGGATGGCTACGCGCGCACGCCCGACGGCGAGCGGTTCGTCGATGTGATCAAGGCCCACATGACCCTGGCCGACCCCACCGACCTCAAGCCCGGCATGTTGGTCCTGTTCAACGACGATGCCCGGCCCTGCCATGTGGGCATCCTGGCCCAGAAGCATGGGGTCATGACCCTGATCCACGCGACCGCCGATAAGAAGCGCACGGTCGAAGAAATCTATGATCGCCGCTACGCCGCCCGGTTCCGGATGGCGTTCGATTTCCCCGGCGTTGAGGACTAAGCATGGGCGCAGCTATTGCTCTTCCGATCGTCTCGGCCATTGTCAGTACGGCGATCAGCTACATCTTCCCGGACGAAGGTCCGCGCCTGCGCGACACCAAGGTCTCGGCCTCGACCTACGGCAACGTGATTCCCGAAATCTTCGGGACCGCGCGCGTGGCCGGCAACATGATCTGGTCCAAGCCCTTCACCGAGAAGAAGAAGAAGAAGCGCGCCGGCAAGGGCGGCTCCTACTACAACCAGTACACCTACTTCTGCGACTTCGCGATGGGCTTCTGCAAGGGTCCGGTCAAGGAGGTGCGGCGCATCTGGGCCGACGGCAAGGTGATCTACGACACCACCGGCGGCTCGGAGGTCGTCGATAACAACAAGTACCGCTTCCGCTTCTACGCCGGCGATGAAGAGCAGCTTCCCGACAGCCTCGTTTCGGAAGACAAGGGCCTGGACTACGCGCCGGCCTATCGCGGGCTCTGCTACGTCGTGTTCGACGACTTCGCCCTGGCCGATTTCGGCAACCGCATCCCCCAGATCATGGCCGAGGTCTATGCCGGCGACGAGGGCGGCACGGCGATCACCGACGTCACCTCGCTCGGCGACGACACGCCCCAACCGGGCGGCTCCTTCGCCCTGGACCAGTGCATCATCGACACCGACCGGGGCTATTTCTACCTCGTCGACCAAATCTCCGACCCGCGTGGCGGCGTGCTGCGCCGCTTCCTGCTGTCGAACGGCAAGGAAGATCGGCGCGAACTGGTGCAGGTGGCGCCCAAGACGTCGCCGTCGGTCTACGACAGCCCGGCCCTGACCTCCGTGCGCGGCTTGACGTCGAAGGGCGAACTGCTCTGCGTGTTCGGCGGCATCAACAACTACATGCGGATCGAGAAGCTCGATCCCTATTCCTGGACCTCGCTGGGGACGGTGGGGCGCAGCTTCCCGTTCGAAAATCCCGACCGCCCCGACTTTAGCCTGGAGTTCTCGAACGCCGACTTCAAGACCTCGCGCGACGACAAGGGCAACTACCTGACCCTGACGCTGGGCATCTTCGGCGAGTACAACATCTTCGACCCGACCAGTATGACCTACGTGTCCAAGGGGCACATGGCTGGCTGGAATGGTCCAGGCACGCCGATGTACATTACCGCGCGCCAGGGCGGCTCGCCGAGCGCGCGCCGCTTCTATCACGTCACCTACGACGGCGGCCCGACTCTGTCGGTGTGCAGCCTGGGTGAGACCCTCTACCATCACCCCCTGCCTCATCCGGGGCCGGCCGGCGCGACCGGCTGGGCCTTCTGGGACGAGGGTGATCCGGGCGTGGTCTTCTTCTACACCGACGGCAACCAGGATCGCTATCTGGCCAAGTGGTCGGAGACGACCGGCGCCCTGGCGTGGCAGACCCAACTCCGCAACAGCGACCCGGTCTGCGGCTATCCGGTCTGGGGCATGGACGCGCGGATCAAGGACAACGAACTCCACTGGGTCTATATCGACCACCTGTTCTCGATCAACACCTCGACGGGCAAGTGGATCGACCGCACCTTCGACCAGGACTTCTACAAGACCACGAACGACAAAACCGCCGACCAAGTCAATGACGGCGATCGCGGCCAGTTGCTGTCCCGCGAGGTCGCCTACGACCACGTCATCTACGACCCGCGCCGCAACATCGTCATCGGCCTGGGCAACCCCCAGGTCACCAACGGCATCGTGCATGTCGGGGCCTATACCGGGCAGAAGACCAACGTCGGCCGCATCGTCGAGCAGTTGCTGGTCACCACGGGGCAGTTGACCTCCAACGACTACGACCTGACGCCGCTCTACGAAATCCCCGTGCGCGGCTACGGCTATGCGACCTCGACCGACGTCAAGTCGATCATCTCCGAACTGCGCAACCTGTTCATGTTCGACCTCGTCGAAAGCGACGGCAAGCTGGTGGCGCGCGTGCGCGGCGACCAGGAGGCGGACGCCGAGGTCCCCTGGCAGCTTCTCGGCTCCCAGAGCGGCCCCAGCGACGACAAGGCCGAATACTGGAAGGAGACGCGGATGTCGGAGTCCGATCTCCCGTCCGCGATCGACCTGACCTACATGAACATCGACGACGACTACAACCCGTCGACGGCCAAGTCCAAGCGCATCTCCTCGCCGGTGGCGACCATGATGTCGCGCCAGCAGGTCAAGACCGAGTGCAACCTCGTCATGGACGCGACCGAGGCCAAGAACCGCGTCAACATCATGCTCTACACCCAGTGGGACGAGCGCACCCAGCACAACACCGCCCTGCCCTGGGCGTTCGCGCACCTGGACGCCTCCGACCTCATCTCGGTGACCATGGAGGACGGCCGCAACTACTTCGACCGCATCGGCTCGATCGAGTTCGGTGCCGACTTCTCCTCGCGCCTGGAGACCTACGGCACCGACAGCGGCGCCTACCTGTCCGAGAAGGTCGGTGACGGCGGCGGCGCGGGTCGCCCGACCGTGGTTCATGCGCCCAAGCCGGTCGTGGGCTTCATCATGAACCTGCCGCTGCTGCGCGACACCCACGACACCGGCGCCAACTTCTCCAACTGGTACAGCGCCATCGGCCAGGGCGCGCCGGGCACCTTCTATGGCGGGACGATGTTCAAGTCCGCCAACAGCCAGGACTACGTCGATCTCTACCAGGAGACCGAGAGCGCCGAGTGGGGCACCGTCAAGGGGATCGTCCCGCCGGCCTCGCGCGGCTGGTTCGCGCTGGACTGGGAGACCAAGATCACCATCGTCCCGGCGGTCGAGTTCTTCGAACTGGAGTCGATCACCGACGACGAACTGTGGGAAGGCCAGAACGGCTTCGTGGTCGGTAACGAGGTCATGCAGTTCCGCGACGCGGTTGAGAACGCCGACGGGACCTGGACGATCTGGAACCTGCTGCGCGGCCGGCGCGGGACGCAGTACGCCTGCGACACCCACGTCGCGGGCGAGAAGTTCATCTTCCTGGACGAGCGCTCGCTCGAACTCCAGGCCGAGAACCTCGACACCGCCGGGCAGAACCGCTGGTACAAGGCGGTCGGCTCGGGCATGTCGCTGTTCGAGACCGACGCCACCCAGATCAACTACCAGCCGCGCGACCTCATGCCCTACCGGCCGTCGGACATCCGCCGCGCGATCGCCGGCGGGGACGTGACGGTCACCTGGAAGCGCCGCACGCGCTTCACCGCCACCATGAAGGACGGCACGGGCGTGGTTCCGGTCAACGAGGGCAGCGAAGCCTACGAGGCCTATGTGCTGGCCACGGCGTTCACGGGTGACCCTTCGCGTCAGGACGCGCCGGCGACTTTCGTGCGGAAATACGACCTGACGAGCCCCACCTTCACCTATACGGCGGCCGAGCAGACGGCCGATGGATTTGACGTGAATCTTGACACTCTCCACGTCGTGATCTATCAGTTGAGTTCGGCTGTTGGTCGGGGTTTCCCCGGCGCTCGCTCGATCGAGTCCTGGCAGGACTTCTAAGCTCCCTTTCCACAATCCCACCGATCCCGGAGCGATCCGGGATCGGCCCTTGTCATAAAAGCCGTGGAACGATGACCGACTACACGCCGATCCTGGGCATCCCCGAAGTCGCGCCCAACCAGAACCAAAAAGAAGACACGATCAACACCGGCTTCGCGATTCTGGAGGCGGCGCAGAACGACGACGTCCAGATCACGGTGACGTCCGGGACCTACAACGTCACCGCCGACCAGTTCACCAAGGCCTTCGTGCATCGGTATTCGGGGCACGCCGACGCCACCGTGGTCGCGGTGATCCCGACCTCCGCCCGCTGGTTTGCCCTGTCGAACGAAGGCGGGTTCGCCATGGGTCTGAAGGTCTTCGGGCAGGTGCCCGTCGTGACCATCCAGCCGGGCAAGATCGTCCTCTTCCAGTCCGACGGCGTCACCCTGCGCGCAGTGTCCGAGGGTGTCAGCCGCATCTTCGATCTCTCCGACGTCGACGGCTCCGATACGCCCTCCAACGGCCAGACCCTGGTCTGGAACTCGACCTCCGGTCAGTTCGAGCCGGCCGATCTCCCGGCCGACGTCGATTTCTGGACGAGCGGGGCCACGGCCGGCAGCGGCGTGGTTCTGCGCAAGCTCTTCCTGCGGCCGGTGCGCTTCCTGGCCGATTTCCTGGGCTCGATCGCTAAGGCGGGCGTCGCCGCCACCGGCAGCGCCGTCTTCACGGTCAAGAAGACCACGGGCGTGACGACCACCAACGTCGGCACCATCACCTTCACCGGAACCACCGCCACCTTCTCCACCGATGTCGGGGCGGGTTCGGTCACCGTCAATTTCGGCGCCGGCGACATCATGACCATCACCGGTCCCGCCTCCGCCAACGCCACCCTCGCTGACATCGTCGCTTCCCTCAAGGGCGTCATCCTGCAATGACCGACTACACGCCGATCCTGAAGCTGCCTGAGGTCGCGCCGAACCAGAACCAGAAGGAAGACACGATCAACACCGCGCTCGCCATCCTGGAGAGCGCGATGAACAACGTGAAGCCCTACACCCTGTCGGGCGCGGGTCCGTTCGCCCTGACCGACGACGACTTCACTCGCTACTTCCTGCACCGCTTCTCGGGCCAGACCGCCGCCTACGAGATCACCGTCCCCGCTGGCCAGCCGCGTTGGTTCGCCGTCGAGAACGCCGGCAGCTTCGCGATCACCGTGCGCTGCTTCGGCGTGGTCGGCGGCCTGCCGTTCGAGGTCCCCTCCGGCAAGATTGGCCTCGTGGTCTCCGACGGCGCGGACCTGCGCACGGTCGTGCCGCAGTCGGGCATGGGCCTGCTCCAGGACCTTTCCGACGTCTCGGGCGTGCCCACCGACAAGCAGGTCCTGCGCTATGATGCGCCGACGAACCTGTGGAAGCCCTCGACCTTCCTGATCTCGTTTGGCGAACTGACCGACACGCCCAACAACTACTTCGGAGCCAACGGCAAGATCGTCGCGGTCAACGCTGCGGGCGATGGCCTGGAGTTCGTCTCCTCGGCCGCCAACGTCAACTCCTTCGTCGACCTCGACGACACGCCCAGCAGCTACTCGGGCGCCGCCGGCCTGACCGTCAAGGTCTCCTCGGGCGGCACCGGCCTGATCTTCGCCGCCCCGACCTTCCTCGAAGCCGCTGACACGCCCAACAGCTACGTCGGGCAGGCCAAGAAGTACCTGCGCGTCAAGTCCGACTTCTCGGGCCTGGAGTTCTTCGGCGTCGCCTTGACCGACCTCACCGACGGACCCGGCAGCTACTCGGGCGCGGCCGGCAAGTTCGTGCGCGTCAAGTCCGACGGCACCGGCTTTGAGTTCAACAATGGCTCGGGCGGGCCGGACAACTTCCTGGACCTGACCGACACGCCTGACGCGTACACGGGTCAGGGGAGCAAGGCCGTTCGCGTCAAGTCTGACGTCAGCGGCCTGGAGTTCTATACCCCCACGCTGCTGGGCCTGGGCGACACGCCGGCCAACTACACCGGCGCGGCCAACAAGGTCCTGCGGGTCAACGGCTCGGGTAACGCGGTCGTCTTCAGCACCCTGGCCTTCGGCGACTTGTCGAACGTCCCGCTGCCGGAGGCCAACAAGTGGCTGCGCTGGAGCCCGACGGGCACGGCGATCGTCAACGACACCCCTACCTTCCTGGGGCTGCTGGACACCCCCAACGCCTATGCGGGCAACGAGGGCAAGTACGTCTACGTCAAGGGTGACGGTTCGGGCCTGGGCTTTGCCGCCTCGTCGGTCAACCTGTCGTTCCTGGAACTGAACGACGCGATCGATACCACCTACGACAGCAAGACCGACATGGTGCCGATCGTCACGATCGTCACCGGCACGCCGGTGCTCAAGCTGGGCTACTACGCCTTCAATAAGCTGGCGGGCGTCAGCCTCTCCTCGCCCACCGAAGGGCAAATCCTCGGCTATGATGCCGACCTGGGCCTGTGGACCAATATCGACGCGCCCGAGGGCGGCGGCGGCGGCTCGATCGGCGTGCCCTCCTATGGCGAACACGCCTACTGGCGCCTGCTGCTGCACGCCACCGATGGCAGCACCGTCCAATACGGCATCCAGGAAATCCAGTTCAAGCACTCCAAGACCGGCGGGGACTTGGCCAACGGCGGTACGGCCTCGGCCAGCAGCGATGAGTTCGGCACCGTCTCGGGCGCCTTCGACAATGTCATCTCCGGCGCGTGGTTCTCCAGCACCGCCAGCGACGGGGAGTGGATCGCCTACCACTTCGCCACCCCGGCTGACGTGCGTTATGTGACGCTTCAGGGCTCGCAATCTCAGCCCAACACTTCGCCCAGCGCGTTCTCCGTCCAATACAGCGACGACGGTACCGTCTACACCACCGCCTGGGAAGTCACGGGGCAGAACGGCTGGGCGCCGGGCCAGACCCGCGAGTTCCATGCGCCGATCGACCTCTTCTTCACCGATCTGGCCGACGCCCCGCCCAGCTATATCGGGCAGGCGCTCAAGGTCCTGCGGGTCAATGCTGGCGAAACCGCGCTCGAACTCTTCACCCTGCCGTCGATCCCGACCAAGCTCGATGACCTGACCGATGTCCAGGTCACGGGGACTCCGGTCGACGGGCAGGTCCTGGCCTGGGACGACGCAACGGGGGTCTTCAAGCCCACGTCCGTTCCGGGCATTACGCCGACCGCCTTCACGGACCTGACCGACGCGCCCACCTCCTACGCGGGCGAGGGCGGTAACGCCGTGCGCGTCAAGATGACCGAGGACGGCCTGGAGTTCTACACGCCGGGCACGGGTGGCGGCGGCAGCGGCGGCAGCTATCGCGGGACTTGGGCGTCGGGCTCCGAGCAGGTCATCCTCAACTTCGAGAGCGGTGAACTCAACCCCGCCTTCACCTACGACGCGGCCGGGTTCAACGTCGTCATCCAGCCTGACGCGGTCTCCGGCACCACCCTGGCCCTGAAGTTCCGTCCGATCGGCAACGGCGGCCTCTGCTACTGCGAACTGCCCGTCGTGGATGCGGTGGGCATCGCCAACTTCAAGGTCCGCTACAAGGTTTCCTCCGAAGGCCCGGACTTGTTCCGGGTCATCCAGGATGGCACCACCACGCTGTTGACCGACAGCGGCAACACCGGGCTCTATGAGGAGGGCTCCTTCCCGGTCACCGGCGACCACACCCTGCGCTTCCAGTACACCAAGGATGGTTCGCTGGCGGTTGGTGACGACACCGTCTACATCTCTCAGATCACCTATTTCAAGACCCTGACCAACCCCTATGTCTATGGGGACACGATCACCTATGCCGGGTCCTATTGGCTCTGCCGCGTCAGCGGCACCTCCGAGCAGCCGGGCGTGGGTGACGATTGGATCAAGCTGCCCGACAAGCTGGCGCTCCTGACGGACGTCGACCTTTCGATTCCTCCGTCGCCCGGACAGGCCCTGGTCTTCGACGGGGCGTCCTCGAAGTTCAAGGCCGGCGATGTCGCCGGCGGATCGGGCGGGACCACCAAGTATAACGCCGGTGTCACCCCGCGCACGCGCCTGCATCGTGCCGCGACGCAGTCGATCGCCTCGTCGACCTGGACGGCCGTCCAGTGGGACACCGAGGCCGAGGATGCGATCAACGCCTTCAACAGCGCGGCCAATACCCGCATCACCATCCCGAACGGCATCAAGGCCGCGCGCGTGACGGCCTACGCCAACTGGGTGTCTCCGGTGTCGGGCGCCACGGTGGGTATGGCCTTGCGCCGTAACGGCATTGAAATCGGGGTCGGCGGCGGTTCGCCGATCGTGGCTTCGCGCGATGGCCTCTATCAGAGCCATCTCAATTTCACGTCCGAATGGTTCCCCGTGACGCCTGGGGACTACTATGAGGTGTTCGTTCTCCAGGCCACCGGCAGCACCGCCAATCTCAACGGGCCGGTCACGAACTATGGGGAAAACACCTACGTCCAGTTCGAGTGGGATGAAGGCACCACGGCCTCGACGGCGGTCGCCGGCGACTTTCACGCCGCCCACCAGGGCTGGCGGGTTCTGACCCTCGACAGCCAGACGGGCACCTACGCGACGTTCTCGGAACTGAAGTTCTATGACCGCACCGGCGTCCAGATCGCCACGACGGGCGGGAAGCTCTTCGACACCAACTCCCATGCCTCCTATCCGGTCCAGCAGGCGTTCGATGGTAACACCTCCACCTACTGGTCGTCGCTCCAGCAGACCTCGACGGGCCAGCTTGCTGGTCCTGGCTACATCTTCGCCACGCCTGTCGACGTGGGGTCGATCAAGCTGACCTCGACGGGGACCGACTTCAACACCACCAACTCGCCCAAGAATTTCGTCATCCAGTACACCGATGATGGCGGCGCGTCTTGGCTCACCTATGCCACCTTCAGCAACCAGACGGCCTGGGGTGATAAGGAAGAGCGCACCTTCGTCCTGCCTCTCAGCGGGATCGCGCGGGTTGGCGGCGCGCGGGCGCTCGGCGAACTCAACGACGTCACGATCGGCACGCCGAAGAACGGCGACGTGCTGACCTACGACGACGCGGCGTCGACCTGGAAGCAGAAGAGCCGCTGGGGCTATGCGCCGCCTAAGGTGGCCGACTTCCCTACCGCCGTGGGTACCGTCCCCCTGACCCTGTCGTATGACGACGAGGCCGGCCTGATGGTCGACTGCGGGGCCAGCGCCTCCGGGGATATCCAACGCGGCGTCTTCAAGGCTCTGCCCTCGGGGGACTGGTCTTTGACGGCCAAGATCGCCGACCATCTAGCGCCGGTCTACTACAACGCCGTCGGGGTCATGCTGCGTGAGTCGTCGACCAGCAAGATCGTGCTGTTCGGCTGCGAAGTCGCTGGTTCGAGCTTCTCCGTCCCCATGCGCCAAGTGCGCTTTTCCCGCCTTCCGGGCCTGTCGGGCTTCACGGCCAACGACTACGCCCGGCCGTCTCCGTCGCTGCCGCAGTGGTATCGCCTCTCCCTGACGGGCAGCACGCTGAAGGCCGAGGTGTCGGTTGACGGCAAGTTCTGGCGCACCGTGGTCTCGCAGGCCGTGACCACGGGGTTCACGGTCAAGCCCGACCAGATCGGGCTCGGCTGCTCGCTCAACTACACCGACAGCCAGAGCGCGATGTTCTCGGTCCCCTACTGGAGCCAGTCCTGGTAATGTCGTGAATCTTGACATCGGCACAAATCCGGGCCATGGTCAAGACCTGATTTTCAGCACTTCCGGAATTCTCCCACATGCGTGTCTCTGACGCCGGTCTGAAGCTCATCCAGGCCTGGGAAGGTCTCGGTGACGGCAACCCCGCCACCGTCGACCTCGAACCCTACATCTGCCCGGCCAAGGTTTGGACCGTCGGCTGGGGGCACGCCCTGAAGACGCCGACCGGTCAGATCATCGACGTCGACGTCTTCGGCGCGGCCAGGGCCAAGGCCCTGGCCGCCGAATCCATGCAGCGCAAGTTCGGCAAGGGCGCCATCACCAAGGCCCAGGCCGTGGACCTCGTGCGCGAGGACGTGACCTTCTTCGAGCGGCAGGTCGAAAAGCTGGTCGCGGGCAATGCGGCCCAGTGCGAATTCGATGCCCTGGTGTCGTTCGCCTTCAACTGCGGCGTCGCCAACCTCCAGTCCTCGACCCTGCTGCGGATGCACAACGCCGGCAAGCGTAAGGTCGGCGACGTCTCGCTCTCGGACCTCTGCCAGAAGAGCAAGCTCACCACCCCGATCGATAACCCGGCCGTCGCGTTCGTCCGCTGGAATAAGTTCAACGGCAAGTGGGCGCTGGGGCTGTTCCGTCGGCGTCTGTCGGAGGCCTTGGTCTACGGCGGTCACGATCCTGACGAGGCGGTGAAGACCGCCCAAGCCTTCAAGGGCTGCTGACATGAGCCTCTTCGGGATCATCGCCCTGACCGTGAAGTTCTTGATGAACCCGGCCGTCATGGGCGTCGTCTTCGCCACGATCGCGGCCCTGACCGGCCTGTGGTTCCTCGGCGGCCCGGCGCTGTTCTGGAAGGTGATCCGCGACGCGCGTCTTTGGCTGCTCGTCGCCGTGGCTTCGGTGGTCTTCGGCTACGCCCATCTCCAGGCCAAGCTCGAAAAGACCGAGCAGCGCCTGGAGCAGGTCGAGCAACAGAAGCAGGCTCACGACGACGGCCAGGAGGTCGTCAAGAACAACATCAAAAAGCAGGTTAAGCGCGCCCAGCAGGGGGCCAAGTACCAAGAGGTTATCCACAATGCCCCGACTGGCGAAAAGCTCGATGCTCTCCTCGACGAGTTCGCGCGCGATCAAGGCGTTCCTGATCCCCGCCCTCCTGCTGCTCTGCCTGACCCTGACGGCGTGTCAAAGTCTCCCGGTCGGATTCTCCCCTGACGATCTCTACCCGAAGGAACTGCGCACCTGCGCGCCTTCGCCTCAGGTCCCGCCGCGCCCCGCCCCCGATGCCCCGCGCTCGGAGGACGCCAAGGCCGGCTACATCAAGGATGACCACCTCGCCGGCGCCGACTGCCGCGACAAGGTCGAGTCCTGGAACGAGCGCGCCGTCAAGTACGAAGCCCAGTACAAGGCCATGAACGCCGGCCCGGTCGGCAAGCTGTTTGGCAAGCTGAAGGGGAAGCACTGATGCCGCCCTGGGCCGCCGCGCCGCTGCGGGTCTGCGGCAACTTCTTCCGCTGGGTCCGCCTGACCCTGGACAATCTCTGTGATCGGCCGGACCACCTTCAGCGCCTGTCGATCATCGGCTCGGGCATGGCGGCCTTCCCGCTGATCCTGCTGATCATCCACATCCTCGTCTACTTCGGGCTCCACGGTCCGGACACGGCCGCCGCCCTGGCGGTCATCCCGATCATCGGCAACATGGGCTATGGGGCCTTGGCGCTCTATGCGCTGTCCCAGGTTGCGCTCCTTGGGATCATCAAGGGCATCCGGATCGCCGCGCCCGGCGGCGTCAACGTCGCCATCGAGACCACGGCGGGCAATGGCGATGGCCTGTCCGACGACAACGACGACGATCATGGACACGGCCGCTGGCGCGGACGCGACCACGATGGTCCACCCAATCCCTCTGCCGGCTCTGGCGCCGGCGCTATCACGGAGTAGGGACCATGCGCGAAGGCTTCATGCTGGAAGGCTACGGCGGGCTGAAGATCGGTCCCGGCGGCGGCGGTGGGGGCGGCGGCCTGGGTGATGGCGGCTCGGCCGGCATCATCCCGGTCAAGGACGACATCAATACCGGCTTCCCGGACGGCGACGCGCTCGACTACGGCTAGGCATGCGACATCCGGTCGCATGTCGTGATCCTTGACATATCGACGTTCTTGCATTATGGTCGCGCTTCTTCGACGGCATCCCACCGTCCAACATGGCTCGCGACCCACCGTTCGCAGGGACACGATCGCGACCAAGGCGGTAGCCGGAACGATGCTAGGCTGCAAAGCCAAGCCTCCGGAACACGCAGTAGCCGGCTGGAACGCTAGGCTCCTATGTCCAAACGGGGTACGGACTTCCTGAGCCTCCGGGCGATAGACCCCACCACCTCGCAAGAGGTTCACGCGTGATGCGGAGAAGGGCTGAAAAGCCCAAGTGTCTGGAAGGACAGAAGGCCCCGCCGGAGCGATCCGGCGGGCCTTTTTCCGTTGGGGCGGAGGAAGTCCCCTTAGGCGTGGGCGCGGACGCGAACCTTGGACGTGACCGGCAGCGTCGGCGCCAGGGCGCCCACCTTGCCGACCACCTTGCCCAGGATGACGATCTTGCCGGCGTCGACGTCGACGTGATCCTTCAGGTCCGCGTCGTAGATGCGGTAGGGGCCGGTCTTGCTTGGGCGGGTGATGTGCGCCACCTGCATGGCCTTGTTGAGCCCGTAGACGAACTCGCCGCCGGCCGCGTTGGGCTCGACGTCGCGGCGGACCACCGCCATGTCGCCCGGATTGAGGCCAGGGGCGAAGTCGTGGATCGCCGCCAGGGCCAGATCGGTGGGCTCGGCCTCGAAGCGCTCACGCAGCCAGTCCGGATCGAGGTTCCAGGTCCGCAGACGCTGGAACTCGCCGGCGCGAGGCTTGAAGGTCAGTTCCTCGACCGGGTTGGGCGAGCCGACCCCGAAGGTGATGTACTCGGGCGTGGTCTTCAGGACGTGGGCGATCTGCTCCAACACGTCGATGTGCGGCTTGACGCTGTCGGACTCGTACATGATGTACGCAGTGCGGGCCAGGGGCCGGCGCTCACCAGCCTGCTTCGGCTCCCAGCCGGGCTTGGTGCTGACGTCCTTGCGGGAATTGCTCTGCTGGGTCAGATAGACCCGCGAGGCGACTTGCTCCTGGGTCAGGCCCAGGCCCATGCGACAGGCGGTAATCCGCTGGCCGATGGTGCGAGGATGCGCGAGGTCGGCATCCTTGTGGATCAGGGAACGAGACCGGTGCGGAACACCCGGCTTCATCTCGATCACGGCTTGCATTTTGTTCTCCTCCGTCCGTTGAGAACCGCGTCATTGGGTGTCGGTGTAACCCATGACATTCGCGATGGTTCCCAGACGCAACGTCTGTTTGCCAATGTTGACAAAGAGGGATTTACACCCTCTTTGGCAACACATCAAGGCCAGAGAAGAAAAAAGTTGACAGGTCGGCTTAAGGGTGCGGCTGCACTAATTCCCGGTAGAGCCAAAACCCCCGCCCCGCGCTCGGTCGAGACGAGGTCATCGACCTCGACGACGGGCACGATCAGGCATTGTTCGAGGATGATCTGAGCGATGCGGTCGCCCGGATTGATCTCCACGGTCTCGCGGAAGGACGGCCCACCGAAGACGTCCGTTTGCCGGCCGTGGTGGGTCAGGATGACCTTGACCTCGCCGGTGTAGTCCTCGTCCACCACGCCGGCCAGGACGCCCAGGCCCTTGACGCCCAGCCCCGAGCGCGGCGCGACGCGGGCATAGGTGCCCTCGGGCGCGGTGATCGCCAGCCCTGTCGACAGCAGAGCGCGCTCCCCAGGGTGCAGCCGCACCTTCTCGGTCCCGTCGTAGTAGACGTCCAGGCCGGCGGCCTTGGGCGAGCCGCGCGTCGGCAGCTTGGCGGTCTGCGTCAGGCGCTTGACCTTCAGAACGGGCTCGTCGCTCTTCATGCGCGTCAACTCCAAAGCCTCCGACCAGGAGACGAACTTCACGTCGCGCGTGAACCGGCCGTAGAGTTCGACGTCCTGGCCCGGCCCGACCTTGACCTCCGCCTCGATGCCCGACGCCGCCAGGGTGTCGGCCAGGGCGTAGGCCTGCTCGGCTTGCGCAGTCCGTTGGTAGAAGACGACAGCTTTGCTGTAAAGGCGGGTCGGGGGCATTATTTTCGGGCCTCTGGTTAACGGGGAATGTCGAGATGGTCGGCCAGATCGTCGGCGCCGCCGATGAAGGCCTCTTCGGAGCCGTCGTCCGCGTCCAGCAGGAAGATCATCGGCGAGGAGTTCCAGGCCGGATGACCCCAGGTGTTGCGGACCTCCTCGAACTTTGCGCGGCGGCCGGCATCGCTCGGCTGGACCGCCTCATAGGGGATGCCCAGGTCGTCGAGATAGGCCTTGGCCCGGTCGCAGTGCGGGCAGTCCTTCTTGGTGTAGACGCGGTACGCCGTCACGTCCGGATCGTAGGTCTTCTCGGCCGACACCGCCGGGCGCGCGACGCTCCAGTAGCGCAGCGGCTCGGGCAGTTCGCAGACCGCCTCGTCGGTGCAGCCGCCGCCGGCGTAAGGCGTCCAGATCGGGCGCTGGAGGAAGGCGAAGGCGGTGTTCCAGCCGGCGACCTCGCCCTTGCCGTACTCGGTCGAGCGCTGCTCGAAGAAGTTGGCGTGGGTCGGGGCGTTCATGATCCAGTCGAGCCAGTCGAAGGGGTTTTCCTTCTGGCCGTAGTTGGGCTTCATGCCCAGTTGCAGCCACCGGCGGTCGGCGATGTAGCGGATGTACTTCTTGGTGTCCTCGGGCGTGACGCCGTCGACCTCGCCCAGGGCGAAGGCTTGGTCGATGAACGCATCCTCCAGGTCGACCATCCGCCGGCCGGCGTCGTAGATGCGCTTCTTGGTCTCGTCGTTCCAGGCGCGCGGGTGCTCCTTGATCAACTCGTGCAGGAGCTTGATCATGCTCTCGACGTGGTGGGTCTCGTCGCGGATCGACCACTCGACGATCGTGGTCATGCCCTTCATCAGCCCGCGCCGCTGGTAGTTCATCAGCAGGGCGAACGAGGAGAAAAGCTGCATGCCTTCGCCGAAGGCCGAGAACACGGCGATGTCGACGATCAGGTCGGCGATCGACGTGCCGCTCTCGCGCTCGAACATGTACTCGTGCTTCTCGCGCATCGCCTGATAGTCCAGGAAGGCGCGGAACTCGACCTCGGGCAGGCCCAGAGTGTCGATCAGGGTGGCGTAGGCGTCGATGTGATTGGCTTCGGCCGCCATGAACGCCGCCAGCATCATCCGCACTTCCGGGTGCGGGAAGCGCGGGCCGTACTTTTCGAAGTAGCCGCGCGCCACGTCCACGTCGGCTTGCGTGAAGAAACGGAAGAGTTGCGTGAGTTGGTTCTTCTCGCTGGGCTTGAGTTTCTCGTTCCAGTCCTGGATGTCGGTGTCCATCGGCGCCTCGTGGGGGAGCCAGTGGAGCGACTGCATGATCCGGTAGGCGTCGTAGGCCCAGGGGTAGGCGAAGGGCTTGTAGTAGTCGCGCGGCTTGAGCAGGGACATGTGTGGGAGGTCTCGAAAGGAGGGATGGAGGAGGTGAAGGGCGCCAGCGGCGCCCTAGCCCTCGCAGGCCACGCAGGTGGAGTCGGACGTCGGGTTCAGGGCCAGCAGCGCGGCCTCTTCAGCAGACCCCGTGGTCGGGGCCTCCCCCATGTCGATCTGCTTGCGCTCGACCTTGGTGTTGGTGTTCTCGGCCCGCTTGGGCGTCGTCGACCGCAGGTAGTACATCGACTTGACGCCGTACCCCTCGTTCCAGGCCAGGAAGGTGACTTCCGACAGCGTCTCGGCCGTGGCGTCGTGCGGGTGGAACACGTTCAGGGACTGGCCCTGGCAGATGTCCTCGGTCCGCCCGACCGCCAGCCGCACGACCCAGCGCTGGTCGAGTTCCATCGCCGTCTTGTAGACGCGCTTCTTATGCTCCAGGACCGCCGGGTCGACGTCGATGCCCAGGGCCTCGAAGAACTCGACCGAGAAGTGCTGGATCGAGCCCTCGTTAGCGACGATGGTCTTCCAGACCTCATCGGTGTCGGCGCCCAGGCTGGCCAGCCACGCGCGCAGCCAGCGGTTCTTGACCTGGAACGAGCCCGAGAGGGTCTTGTGCAGGAAGGTGTTGGCGCGGTTGGGCTCAATCGACGGCGAGGCGCCGCCGCAGAGGATCGACGAGGAGGCGTTGGGGGCCACCGCCAGCTTGTGGGCGAAACGCTCGCCCGAGCCTTCCATGTCCGGAGCTTCGCCGCGCTCGGCGCCCAGGATCAGCGACGCCGCGTCGGCCTTGCGGCGCATGTGGCGGAAGATGGTCTTGTTGAGCGTCTCGGCCGCCATGCTCTCGAATGGGATGTCGAGCGACTGGAGCAGCGAGTGGAAGCCCAGCAGGCCCAGGCCGACCGACCGCTCGCGCACGGCGCTGTAGGAGGCCCGGTGCATCTCGTCCGGCGCGTTGTCGATGAACACCTGGAGGCAGTTGTCCAGCATGCGCATCAGGTCTTCGATGAAGGTCGGGTGATCCTTCCACTCGACCCACTTCTCGGCGTTGACGCTCGACAGGCAGCAGACGGCCGTGCGCATCTTGCCGAACACGTCGCGGCCGGTACCCAGCATGATCTCCGAGCAGTTGCCCGTCAGGTAGCCATTGAACACCAGCCGGTTGCGCTTGGGCTCGGTGGCGCAGAAGACGTCGGCCTTGTGGGCGAGCGGATGCACACTGGCGACCGTGGCGGCCAGCTTCGGCGCGACCTCGATCTGGTGGGCCGCGTCGATTTGCTCGGCGGTTTTGGACAGCACCGCGCCGATCTTCGACAGGTAGGCCACGTCCCAGGCCGACAGCGAGAAGGCGCTGACCGTGTCGGTCAGGCGGATGCGCGGGTGCAGGCCCGACTCGATGGCCAGCAGGCGCATCTCGCGGATCAGGTCCGCATCGGTCGAGCCGACCGTCAGCCAGCGCACGCCGTCGATCTCGACCCATTCGCCGGCCGCGTCCAGCGCCCCGCCCAGCCATGCCAGACGGCGGCTCGGGGTGTGGTGGAACGGCACGACGCCGGTGTTGATCGTCAGCGGGTCGTAGCGCAGGGTGGTGCCCGCCTCGTCGCCTTCCAGGTTCAGCGACAGAGCCGACAGGGTCTTGAGCACCGCGTCGGGCAGGCCGACCGGCACGAAGGCCGACAGGCGGTTCTTGTCACTGAAGCCGGCGAAGGTCGTCCAGCCAGCCGTGTAGGCGACCTCCAGCGGCGGGCTGGCGTCGCTCACGCCCTCGGTGACCGGCACGTTGGCTTTGGCCAGCACCGTGCCGTCCTTCAGTTCACCGGCCCGGACTTCGACGCCGGCCTCGGTGTAGAACTTGTGGTAGGGGGTGCAGTCGACAAAGTCGCCGTCCTCGAACCAGACGCGGACCAGTTCGGCCTTCTCGTCGGTGGCGTTGGTCTGGTGGATCAGGACGTTGCTGAATTCGACGCCGTTCCAGACGTCATGGAAGCCGCCGGCCAGCGAGGCGATCGGCAGGTGCCCGTTGCGGGTCAGGATTTCGGTCTCGCCCGCCACGCAGAGGTTCGACTGGCGAACGCTCAGGCCGAGCTTCTTCTGCCGGTCCGGGAAGTGGCGGTTGGAGGTGTCGATGAAGTGGATGTAGGGCTCGCCCGTCTGCACGCGCGTCTCGATCAGCAGGCGCCACAGGTCGCGCGCCCGCTCCATGCGGATCACCTCGCCCGTCTTGGGCGAGCGCAGGGCGAAGTCGGTGTCGTCGCGCACTGCGATCATGAACTCGTCGGTGACGTTGACCGCGTTGTGCAGGTTGGTGATCTTGCGGTTGTGGTCGCCGCCGGTCGGCTTGCGGGCGGTGATGAACTCGCGGATTTCCGGGTGATGGATGTCCAGGTAGACGGCGTTGGAGCCCCGGCGAGTGCCGCCCTGGCTGACGGCCAGGATCAGACGGTCGTCCACGGCCATGAACGGGATGACGCCGGTCGACTGCGAGCCCTTGGAGGTCTTTTCGCCCAGGGCGCGCAAGGCACCATAGTAGGAGCCGATGCCGCCGCCCATCGACGAGAGCCAGATGACCTCGTCATAGTGCTCGGAGATCGACTCGCGGCTGTCCTCGATCGCGGTGAGGAAGCAGGAGATCGGCAGGCCACGGGCCGAGCCGCCATTCGACAGCAGCGGGGTGGCGTACATGAACCAGAGGTTGGAGACGTAGTCGTACAGACGCTGGCCGTGCTCGGCGTCATCCGCAAAGGCCGCACTCGCGCGCGCGAAGGCCTCCTGGGGAGACGTTTCCCCAGGCAGCAGATAGCGTTCACGGAGGGTCTGGAGGGTGAAGTCGTCGAGCAGGGCGTCGCGGGTGAGATCGATCTTGATTTCGTGCGTTGCGACAGCCATGGGGTCTCGTTTTCGCGTCAAGGCGCGATGCGTTAAAAGCCCTGAGAAATCAGGGCCTTAAGATGAAAGCAAAGGATGGTTAAGATAGCCTGAGGGGTCCCGAAAGTCAAGATTCACGACAGTCGCGAGCCCCTCAAAGATTCCTTGACAGACCCTGGGATTTACTCGTCGGCGAACTTCATCCCGGCCGCCTTCAGGATGTCCTTGGTATTGCAAGGCTTTCCGTCCAGCAGGAAGCAGGTCTTGGTTTCCCGGACCCGGTCGCCCAGGGCCGCCATCGCCCGCTCCAGGATGGTGAGCCCATCGCCGAGCGGCGCGATCAGGGCGCCGGTTTCGCGGGGAAGGCGAGGACCGCTGGTGCTCACCTTCTCGGGTTTCTTGGCGCGCTTAGCGGACAACGCCCTGGACCCCAACGATGCTGCGGAACTTGTCGAGGGCGGCGTCGACGTCCTGGCCGCTGGCGATCTGGGCCGACAGGTCCGAGACGGCGGTGTTGATCTTGTCGACTTCAGCCTTGAACACGTCGGGCGTGTCCTTCAGGATGTTGACCAGGGCCAGGATCACGATGTCGACCACCGGGATGCGAATGGTCTCGCCGTCGGCTTCGTTGAACGAGGCCAGCGACAGGCCGATGGTGAAGCCGCCGGGATTGGTGGGGCTCTCGGTCAGGGCGAGCACCGACTGGGCGGTGATCACCTCTTCGCGGACCGGGATGAAATCTTCAGTGGGGGAGGTCATGGGATTCCTGCTGCATGAGGAGGGCGATGCGGTTGACGGCGTCGACTTCGTTGATCGGGCCGGCGGCGAGCAGGGCCTCGATCGTGTCGGCGATCACCCCCTGCTGGTCGAGGGTCATGATCGCGAGGCCGTAGAGAAGCGCCTGGGAGGCGTGCCGGCGGATGCTCGGGACGGTGTTGTGGATGATGAGGTCGACCTCGCCACGGTCGCCATCGGCCGGCACGTAGGCCGCGAGGGAGAACTGCGGCTCCAGGTCTTCGGGGATGGCGAGCGGGGCGTTCATGGGCGGCTCCGGGGGATGTCGTGTCTCCCGACAAGACATGTCAGGATTCACGACATCGGTCAACGTGGTTAATGGGCGGGTGCGCGCTTTTGTCAGGCGTCCCAGACCGCCTCGCCCGGCACGAACTTGCGGAACTGCTGGAAGCCCCGGAAATTGCCCTGGAACTGGCTATTGAGCCCCGCCGGCCGCGCTTGGTGTTCGAGCGGGGAGGCGTGGACCGGCTGGGAGCCGGCGAGCTTCAGGAAGGTGCCGACGTCGCGCTCGATCGCGGCCTTGGAGCCGTCGAAGTCACGATAGCTGGCGCGGGCGCAGCGGGCCGCCGAGGAGACGATCAGCAGGCGCTCGACGAGCGGCAGGTTCGGAAGATTCTTGAACGCGAAGTCGACCTGCCCTGCCAGGGCCATGAAGAGGTCGGATTGATCGCGCATCATCCGCAAGACGTCGTCGAGATCGGCTTCCAGGTCGACGAACGGCAGGTGCCATTCGTTCGGCCCCAGCAGGCGCGGCGTCTGGGCTTCGAGATCGGCCTTGATCCTGCGGGCCAGGACCTGGATTTCGTCCTGGGCGCCGGCGTCGTCGCGCAGGGTCAGGAAATTGATCCAGTCGGTGGCCGAGACCACCACCGAGATGTAGCCGAAGAACTCGGTCGCGCGGTTCACCCACTGCTTGTGGATGTTCAGGCCGCCCTCGGCGCGCGGCAGGCCCAGCTTGGCGACGCCGGCGCGCACCGCGTCGGCCATCTCCAACCAGATCGCCTCGGCCGCTTTCTGGTCGGCGTTGGAGAGGTATTCGCCCGGCTGCATGCCCGGCTGGTTCTCGCGGAACAGCGGCACGTAGGGCGCGTCCAGCAGCATCTTCTTGAGCGGGATGGCCCGGCTCGAAGAGGCGTTGCGACTGAACACCCGGTGGGTCATGAAGTCGGCATGGACCATGCGCGGATAGCGCAGGAGCAGGCTGTCCAGGCGCTTGCCGTCATGGGTGATCGACGACGCCAGGGGCGTCGTCTGCACGAAGTCGAGGGTAGGCATGGGGGATTAGTCCTGGTCTTCGGGGAGCACGATCATGCCGATCGCGTTGTGGAGGTCGTGGATCGTCCGGTCGTTGACGATGGTCCAGTCGGGGACGATTTTCTCCATCTCCAGTTCGGAGGCGTGCTGCGACGCCGCGTCCGTGGAGACCTTGCGCGGATCGTCGACGCGGATGATCATCCCGCCCAGGGCGCGCACGGCGTCGGCCTCGTTCAGGAACCGGCAGTCCGAGCAGACCACCAGCTTGTAATCGCCGGCCGAGCGCTTGAAGGCCTCGATCCAGGTGTCCTCGGCGTAGGAGCGGAACATCTCGGTCCCGATCTTCTGAAGGATGTCGCGAGGGCTCTTGAAGGGGTAGCGATCCAGCACCTTCTCCTTCAGGATCGGGTCCAGCATCTCCTCCATCGTCACCCCGTAGGCGACGCGGGCGATCTCGCGCAGCGGATCGGCGAAGTTGATGTGCTTGTAGCCGGCTTGCTCCAGGCGGGCGGCGGCGGTCGACTTGCCGTGCCCCCGCTTGCCGGTGATGGCGACGAGTTCCATGGTCTGCTCCCTAGCGAAGGACGGTGAGGGTTTCGGCCGCGCGGGTGACGGCCGTGTAGAGCCACTTGTCCTCGTCGGCGCGGAAGCAGCCGGACTCGTCGATCACGACGACGTCCTTCCACTGCGAGCCCTGCGAGGCGTGGCAGGTGATGGCGTAGGCCCAGTCGGCGACGATCGAGTTCTTCAGCGCCCGCCACGCCTTCTGCTCGGGCGCGGTGTAGCCCTTGGGCGTGCGCGAGAAGTGCTCCTCGAACATGCCCTGGAACATCATCTTGTCGTGGTGCTCGACTCCGCTCTCCTCCTGGAACGAGCCCATGAAGGTGGCGTCGCCTTTGGTGAAGCTGACGTCCTTGATCGAGGTGACCTCGGTGCCGTTGGTCAGGTCCGGGTTGTCGCGGACGTTCTTGCGGATCATCAGCGGCTCACCCTTCTGGGGGCCGACGCGCTCGCCGGGATATTCGACGAAGCCGAACTCCGAGCGCAGTTGCTGGTTGGTGTTCCAGCGCGTCTTGTTGCGGCCGACGATGAACTGCGGGCGGTCCTCGAAATCGAAGACCTCCTCGTACTCCTGGCGCCGCATCACCTTCACGCCGCTGCCGTAGTCGCGGTACGGCAGGTCCTTGCCTTCGCGCGCCAGGGTCGACAGGTGGATGATCGGATTGTCCTTGGCCTGACGGTGGATTTCCGACAGGAAGAAGTCAGGGTCGTTCGCCAGCAGGCCTGCGGAGTCCTCGACCGGCGGAAGCTGACCGGGATCGCCCATTGCGAAGATCGGCACGCCGAATTCCATCAGGTCGTCGGTCATGCGCCGGCCGACCATGGAGGCTTCGTCGACCACGATCAGGCTGGCCAGTTGGATGGCGCTGTCGGGGTTGAGTTGGAAGTTGATCTTGTCCTCGCGGTACGCGGCGCTGAGTTCGGCCTCCAGGCGCGTGATCAGCTTGCGTTGCGTGAAGATGTGCTGATCCTTGTCGGGATCGCCGCCGTCCATGGCCAAGATGTACATCGCCTCCGAGAGCGCTTCCCGGTGGTTTTCCAGGTCGGTTTCCAGTTGCGAGATCGGCGCGGGCTTGGCGCGATAGATGGACGAGTGGATCGTGCCGGCGTTGGTGTTCGGGTAGCCCTGGGCCTTGAGCTTGGTGCGCATGACCTTGGCGGCCTTGCCCGTCGGGGCGACGAAGGCCACGGTCTCGGGCGCGATGCCGAGGGTGTCGAGGATGAAGGGTAGGATGGTCGACTTGCCCGAGCCGGCGAAGCCGGTCATGGTCGTCAGAGGCTGGCCGTCCTTGATCTTCTCAACGACGACCTTGCGGCACTTGTCCTGTTGATCGCTGAGAGTGGTCATCGGGGTCTTTCGGGCACGAGCGAGGTAACCCGCCCGGACAAGCCGGGCGGGTTGGTCGAAGCAGAGAGGTGCTTAGAAGCGCCCGCGCGTGGTGCGCGGCTTGTCCTCGTCCTCGTCGTCGCGGCTCGAACGACGGGTCGAACGCTCTTCACGTTCGTCGCGGTCGTCACGATCGTCGTCGCGCGAGCGGCGGGCCGGACGCTCATCCTCGTCGTCGCGGCTCGAACGACGCGCCGGGCGCTCTTCGTCCTCGTCACGCGAACGGCGGGCCGGGCGTTCCTCGCGGTCGTCCTTGGCCTTGTCGTCCTCGTCGTCGCGGCTCGAACGGCGGGTCGAACGCTCTTCACGCTCGTCCTCGTCACGGGCCGGGCGGCGGGTCGAACGCTCTTCGCGCTCGTCCTCGTCGCGCGAGGTGCGCTTGTCCTCGTCGCCGCGCGCGCGGCGGGCCGGACGCTCGTCTTCGTCCTCGCGACCACGGCGCGAGCCGCGCTTGTCTTCGAGGGCCTTGCCCTTGCCGGCTTCGTAGTCTTCCTGCGAGCCCTCGACCAGGGAGGCGAGGTCCTTCTCGGCCATCCAGTCGACGATCTTGAACTTGGGCGCGTACTTGGTGACCTTACGGCCGCCCTTGGTCTTGCCCTCGAACTCGTTGGAGTCCAGTTCGATGATCGGCAGTTCGCCGGGGTGGTTGCGGAAGCTGTTGCCGAAGTCCTTCAGGAACGCGGCCAGCGCGCGGCGCTTGGACACGTTGTTGGCCTGGAAGACCATCTCGACATAGGGCTCGTCGATCAGACGGAAGTCGATCGTGTACTGCTCGACCGGGCCGTCTTCTTCGCCGTAGGGGCCGTGGTCCGGCAGGCTACCCTTGGTGGGCTGCGGGCCGTCCGCCAGGGCGACCATTTCTTCGTAGACGACCTTGCCGTCCACCCAGATCACCCAGCCGCGCTTGTAGGAGCGCAGGTTCGCGGCCATCCGCGTGCCCGTCTTCAGCGGCTCGTCTTCGGCGCCGTAGGAATACGAGCCGTCGTTGCCGTCGAACTTCATGAAGGCCTTGCCGTCGCCGCCGCCCTTGAGGTTGTTGGCCTCGGTGGCGATCATGGCGTAGAAATCGTCGTTCGAGGTCAGATAGCCGCCGCTCGAACGGGTGGTCACTTCGTTACCCATAGTGCTGATGCCTATTTTCTGGGAGTTCCCCGGAAGCGAGATTGCCTCCGGGGCTGTTTCTAGGACTAGACTGAGACTAGCTAGGACTAAGTGAAGAGAACCGAAGTAGAGCTATTCCTCGTCCGCCTTCTGAGCACCCTTTTCAGAGATGTTCAGGCGGCCGTGGCCTTCGCCTTCCTTCATGTAATCTTCGATATTGAGACCATGTTCAGCCAGCGCCTCGCGAACCGCGCTGGTGTCGAGGGTCTTGCGACCCTTGATCCAGGAAATGGAGCCCTTGATCTTGCCGTCCGCAGACTTCGCGACCCGGACCCCGGTATTCGTGAACCACTGCTTCAGAGCCTCCGAAGCAGCTTTGTGGCCCACTTCGGCGGCCTTTTTCGCAGCCGAGGCGCACCGCTCCTCGACCACAAGGCGTTCGAACTCAGCCAGGATGGGCAGCGGCGTCTCCTTGGAGTTCGCCTCGCCCTTCGTGGGGGTGGACTTTTTGATGGTCTGCGCGCACGCGACCTTGTAGGGGCAGTAGGTGCAGGAACTGTCGATCTTGCCCTCGGCCATGATCTCGCTCGGGTCTTCGATCTCGAAGACGTCCCGCGAGCGCTGCATGGCCACGTCGAAGGCCTTCTGGTCGAAGGGCACCACGAAGATTTCGATGTCGTCGAAGAAGCTGGCGTCGACGTAGATGATCACCGCGTAGTTCGGTCGCCACGACGAAAGCTGACGGGTAAGGCCCATCTGGACGATCGTCTGGCCCCGATGGATGGCCTTTTCCTCCTTCAGATTCACGCGGGGATCGACCGATTTGATCTCCACGTTGAAGCAGTTGGAGGGGTGCTCGACATCCTTGCGCGAGCCGCCCAGCGAGGCGATCCCGTAGTTGGCCAGGGCGTCGTCGTCGGCGTAGATCACCAGCCCGTCGGGCGTGGCCGACAGCGGGGCCTCAGGCGAGATGAGGGTCTTCTGGTTGGCGCCGCCCCAGATCAGTTGGGCGTCGCGCGTCAGGTTCTCGGTGATCCACTGCACGCCGGGCTCGACGAAGTGGTTCTCGATCATGTCCCCGCGCTGGAGCGCGCCCCAGGACTGCTCATAGTCGGGGTCCTTGGGGGCGTCGTGCTTGGCGTACCAGACCTTGCGCAGGCACCCAAAAGCCTCGGACGCGCCCACGGACTTGGTCCGGTCGTGCTTCCAGACCTTCTGGCGGGAGTTCACCCACTTGTCGAAGCCGTCTTTGAAATCGATCGCAGCCATTAGCGTACCGCCGTCATAAAATCCTGGTTTCGTGACTAGGGTTCATCCAGGGTCACGGGCCTGGGGACGCGGGCGCTAGGTCCGGTCGAGCCGGTTGCGCAACCAGATCAGGCCGCCGATCGCGGCGACGACGAAGAGGGTCAGGATGACGTCGTTCACGCCGTCTTCTCCTGGAGCTTGGCCGCCACCATGTCCTGCATGGCGTAGTAGCAGCGGCGCGTGGCCTGGACGTCGGCGATTGCGGTGTGGGCGTCTTCGAAGCCTTCGCCGGTCAGGTGCTTGTGCAGGTCGATCAGCTTGGGCTTGCGATAGCCGCCCTGGCGCGAGGGCAGCTTCATCAGCGGCGTGCCCGCCACGATGGTGTCAAACATCGACTTGCCTTCGAACGGGTCGGCGTCGGGCCGGCCCATGACGCGGCGCACCACGTTGGTCACGATCTTGTTGTCGAAGGAGATGTGGTTGTGCCCCACGATCACGTCGGCGACGGCGACGAGGTCCATGAAGGCCTCGATCGCGATGGCCTCGGTCATGCCGATCTTCTCGGAGATTTCCGGCGAGACGCCGTGGATGGCGGCGGCGCCGCCCTTGCCGTCGCGGCCAATCGTCCAATCGCTCAAGACGCTGGTCGGGACCGTCCCCAGGCTCAGGATCGTGTCGAGGCGGGCGGCCTCGCGGCGATCGGGATAGGCCAGGATCGCACCCAGTTGGACGATGCGGGGTTGCTCGTCCAGGGGCTTCTTGCCGTCCGGAAAACCGGTGGTCTCGGTGTCGTAAAAAAGGATCATCGGGGCGATCTCGTTCGGGAGTGTCTTGTTAACCAAGTTCCGGATGGGTGTCAAGATTCACGACATCAAAAGTCACGAAGGATGACGCACGGCCTTGATGATTTCGTAGACGCGCTGCACCGACAGGCCCAGGTCCGCCGCGATCGACGACACCGGCTCGCCGTCGGCGTAGCGCTTCTCGGTCCAGGCGTAGTGCGCCTTCTTGGTCTCCTCGCGCTTGGCCTTGGCCTCGGGCGCGTGGCGGTCGATGAAGCGGTAGATCGCGATCCGCGAGACGCCGTATTGCTCGGCGATGAACGGCACGGGCGCGAAGCTGGTGAATTGCAGGACGATGTCGTCGGCGTGGTCGGCGAGGGCCATGTTGTGCTCCAGGGTATCGAGGGCGCGGTCGATCACCACCGCCGCGCGCTTGGAAGGCTGTTTGGTCAGGAAGCCGCAGGGGCGGCCGGCGGCGTAGGGCGGCTCGCACCCTTCGATGAGGTATTGTTCGGCGGTAGGGTCCAGCCGCTGGCCGGCCGCGTTCGCCAGCCACCAGTGGGTGCCGCCGTCGGGGTCGGGCGCGACCATGGGCCGCCAGGGGCCGTCGCGCCCGCCGGACAGATGCCAGAGCGCCTCGGAGGCGACATAGCAGTGCCCGGCGGTCGGGTTCGAAGCCGTGTACGCGGAACGGTAGGGCTCGCGCAGAAGCTCGGGTGTAAGGGCGCGCTGCACCGCTCTGAGGGTCTCGATGTCCATCAGTGCGTCTCGGCCCAGGTGCGGCCCCACTTTACGTCCACGTCGACCGGCAGGCGGAAGTCGAACCGGTGCCCGGCTTCCTTCGCCGCGTCGACGATGTTGCGGCGGCAGATTTCCTTGATCGCAGGGTCGTCGCGCACGGCGACTTGCATTTCGTCGTGGACCCAGGCCAGCACCGCGTAGTCGCCGTCCCAGCCGTGGACGAGGCCGTCGTCTTCGTTGAAGGTCTCGAAGTTGACGCACCAGCCCTTGGCGATGGTCGCGCCCGCGCCCTGGAGCTTGGTGTTGAGCGCCGAGTGCTTGGCCCGCACATAGAGCAGGCGCCCGTCGAGCGCGTCGACATAGCCGCGCTTGGCCTCCCGCTGCACGGCCTTGACGACCTGTTGTAGCGCGGGGATGCGCGTCATAATGCGGCGGCGCATTTCCGAGCCCAGGGCCTTGGCCTTGGCGACGTTCATCGTCAGGGTCGGATCGACGGTGCAGCCCAGCTTGTAGTCCTGAGCGCCGTAGATCATGGCGTAGATGAAGGTCTTGGCGGTGTCGCGCGACTCCATTTCCATGGCGGCTTGGTGGACGCCGTGGACATCGCCATCCAGGACGATCTTGCCGTACTGGCCGTTGTCGAACTCCGCCATGAAGTGCGCAAGACAGCGCAGTTCGATGCCCGCTTGGTCGGCGCCCATGAGGACCCAGCCCTCGGGCACGTAGAAGAGGTCGCGGCTGTCCCAGCCGTGGTCGCCCTCGCGGCCCTTCATCAGGACCTTCTTGGTGACCACCTCGCCCTTCTCGTTGAGCGTGAACTCGCCCTCGGGCGTCAGCACCGGCCGGCCCCGGATTTGCTTGCCGTCCGGGCCGAGCAGCGGGACCTTCTTGGCCTCGTCCTGCCATTGCGGCGGCGACTTGAAGACGACGCGGGGGACCTGGGCGATGTTGGGATTGGAGTGCGAGGCGCGGTTGGTCACCGTGCCGCCCACGTTGACGCGGCCGTGAATCTTGCCGTCGCCGTTCCATTCCTCGCACTTGGCGAGCCAGCCGTTCTTGCCGTCGACCAGTTGTCCCAGGCGCTTCTTGTAGTAGAAGATTTCCGCCAGGGTCTCGCAGATCGGGATGACCAGCTTCTTGGTGTTCTCGTCCTCGGCCTTGGCCAGATCGCGCAGCACCTCGTCGTCGACGACGGGGGCGTTGTTCTCGGTGAACTCCTGGGGCTCCCAGCCGTAGACCTTGGTCAGGCGGTCGACGATCTGCTGGCGCGAGTTCGGGTTGAACTCGGTCAGCTTCACCGGGCAGAACGGGGCGCCGGCGGTGCGGTCGCCCTTCATCGGGTCCTTGTACTTGACGTCGCGCGTGGGCACCGTCACCTCGGCCCAGTGCTCGCGCGTGTCGTCCTCGCCGAACTCCGGGCGCGGACGATAGGAGACCTGATCCTTCTCGGGCTTGCCGGTCTCGGGCGAGCAGTAGGTGGTCGACTTGTTGCGCTTCAACCACTTGCCCGGAACCCACCAGGAGCCGAAGTGCTCGATCGCCTCGTCCGACATCTTGGTGTGGGCCGTGCGCAGTTCGTCTTCCAGGCGGCGCGCGCGCTCGCGGTGGAACGGGAAGCCGTTGCGCTGCACCCGCTCCATCATGTCGTGAACCATGTGTTCGAGCGTGATCGCGGTCTTGGACCACGGCCGGCTCTCGATCTTGCGCCACAGGGCCTCGGTGACCTCGACGTCCTGGATGGCGTAGTCTTCCATGTCCTGGTTCCAGGAGCCCCAGACGTAGCGGCTGATTTCCGCCTTGTCGGTGATGCCCTTGGCCTTGGCCTCTTCCTCGGCGACGTCGGCATAGTCGCCCTTGGGGAAGCCCAGGCGCTGGCCCCAGGCCCCCAGTTCGTGCGAGCCGATGTAGCCGCCGTAGAGGTCGCCGCGCTTCCACATCCGGAAGTCGTCGTCCTTCAGGTCGGCGAACAGCATCCGCGTCATCACCAGGGTGTCGCGCAGGATGCCTTGCGGGTTGAACTTGTCGCCGTAGACCTTCTTGAGGGCCTCGCAGTCGAAGCCCACGATGTTGTGGCCGATCAACATCTCGGCCTCGTTCAGCATCTTGATGCCTTCGAGGATGTTGTCCTCGCGCTTGTTGCGGTGGAAGACCCACCGCTGGCGCGTGTCGGCGTCCTTGATCACCAGGATGTGGATGCGCGTGAGTTGCAGTAGCAGCCCATCGGTTTCCAAGTCGAAGAGGAGGCGGCGCTTACGCAGCTTCATGGAGCACCTTGAGAATCTGGTCGCCGATCCAGTCCACCATCGGGACGATCAAGCTGTTGCCGATGATGGTCCGGCGCTCGGTGTCGGAGAGGCCGGGCACGTCGGTATGGGTCCCCGACATCCCCATCAGGCGCTCGCACTCGGACACCGAATGGTTGCGGAGACGCCAGTCCTCGCCCTCCTTGACCAGGAGCATGCCGATGCTGGAGCCGCCGGCGGCGGTGCGCAGGCAGTTGGCGATCTGCCCGCCTTCTTCGATCTGCTGACCCGAGAAGCCGTTGATCACCCGCCCCCGGACGGCGACGGTGCGAGCCCGAAAGACAGGGCGGCCATCAATTCCGGGGACAACGTCCGCCCCGCGCTCAAAGCATTGCTCAAGAGCGTCGCACGGCGCGACGGGCTCATGTACAATCCGGCGGGGATCGAACCCGGAGCGTCGAGTACACGCGACAACGACAAGCCGCCGGCGGGACTGCGGGATTCCGAACTCAGGGCCGTCGAAGACGCGCCAAGCGATGGCGCGACGGGGTCCCAGCACGAAACCACAGTCCGGCCACCGACGCCCTGCCGCGTCGTCGTCACCTTCGGGCTTTCCGTAGGGGTAGAGGGGCTCGCGCTCTCCGGCGAGACGGCCGAGGAACTGTCCAAAGGCGTTGTCCTTGTTGGTGAGGAGCTTCGGGACGTTCTCGAAGCAGAAGATCGGAGGATCGACCTCGTCGACCACGCGCAGCCCCGAGAGCGTCAACTGCCCGCGCGGGTCATCCAGGCCCAGGCCCTTGCCGGCCTCGCTATAGGGCTGGCACGGGAACGAGGCCCACAGGACGTCGACCTCGCCCTCGTGGGCCGTGCCGTCGATCTGTTCGAGGTCCCCCAGGTTGGGGACGCTCGACCAGTGGTGCTTCAGCAGCCGGATCGGCGCCGAGGCGATTTCGCTGAAGAAGCGGGCCTTGCCGCCCTTACGCTCCCAGGCGTAGGACGGGACGTCCGCGCCGGAGCAAAGGGTCGCAAAGGTCCACGGCTGGACGTCGGGGACGTCCGCCTGGGGAGGGATCGAGGGCATGAGGTATGGTTAACCGATGTCGTGAATCACGTCAAGAAATGTCGTCAGGGACGACTACTTCTGACCGTTGGCGGCGGCGATCTCGGCATCCGTCAGCAGACGGCGGCCGGTGGTCTTGACCTCGCCGCGCCAGACGCGGTCGGCCATCTTCAGGAAGGCCTTGGCGACCTTCTGCTTGTTCTCGTGGCCGATGTGACGCACCATCGACAGCGGCCAGCGCGGGGGAAGGGCGTAGAAGAACATCACCCCCGGCTTGGTGTAGGCGTCGACGACGAAGTCGCCGGCCATCCGCTTGTTGACCGAGAACGACTGGTCGCCCAGGATCGCGGTGTTGGTGTCGTCGTAGTAGCCGATGCCCAGCCTGATCTTGTCGATCGCGCTGTCGTAGGCCAGCCAGATGAGGCGCCCGTCACCCAGGCTCACCTCGTCGACCTTCCAGTCCTCAGGGTGGCCCCAGACGGCGTCGTGCGCCATCCGGATGGCCTCGGCCAGCAGGGTGCGTTTCATGGGCGCGGGCTTGATCAGTTCCCTGGTCGGCCGGCCTTCTGCGTCGGTGCCTTCGAGGTAGTACGCCATCCCCGGACCCTCGCCGCTCAGGTCGAACGCTTCCAGGCCGTTGAACATCGGGGCCAGCCGCCCCGTCTTCAGGCGGATGCCTTCGCGCTCGATCTGGTCGGCGATCTCGTAGGCGAAACCCGGCTTGAGATTCATGGTCATGACGTGCGTCATGTTGAGGCCCGTGGGGGACTCATGGCCCACGCCGATCTGGATCGACTGGGTTTCGTCGGTGACCAGGGCGTAGAGGAAGCCGCCCTTGGGGCTCGTGTCCATGGGGACGCGGCGGGAGACGAGAAGGGTCATGGAGGGTCCTCGTTACAGGCGCCAGCGGCGGCCGTGGAAAGTGACGAGCGCGCGCTTGCCGTTCGGGTACTGCACGCAATGGGTGTGCGCCCAGGACGAGGGGCCGGTGTTGTAGCCCATGTCCAGCTTCGAGGTCGTGCCGGTGTTGTAGGCGCTCTCGAAGATGCCCGGCGAGTGGGTGTGCCCGAACGTCACCTTGGGGCCGATCTTGGCGAACTGCTGGATGTTGCCACGCGAGCCATTGGCCCCGTTGTGACCGTGGTTCGAGTGCTCGACGCCCCCGATGACGCAGCTTTCGTCCTCGCGCAGGAAGCGCACGCCCTCACAGGCCCAGGGCGTGAAGGCGTTGCGCATCACCTCCTCGAAGATCGAGAAGCCGCGTTCGCCCGTCCGGATGGCGGCATAGACCGCCTGCTGGCACTTGAGGAAGAACTCGGCATTGACCGGGTCCTGGCGGTAGTCGGCGGTCTTCAGCCACTTGTTGAGGGCCAGATCATGGTTGCTCTCGACCACCGTGATCTCGGTATCGAAGCGGTCGCGCGCCAGGATCGACAGGAACATCGCCACCTCGCGCAGTTCGTGCTCGACGCTTTCGGTCCCCTTGACGTACAGACGGAAGCGGTCATGCGGGTCGGCGATGTTGTGGTGGTTGCGCGCCCGGAAGTCGGAGACGTCGTGGACGAAGACGTGCTCGGGCCGCAGGACGTCGATCATCGACGGGGTCGCCACGCTGGCCCAGACCCGGCTCCCGTCCGACGACTTCTGCTCGGTCGGATAGAAGCCGAACGTCGCGGCCGAGACCTCGGGGTCGATCTGGGCGACATGGACGTCGCCGGGCGTGATGCAGGCCACGCGCTGGCCCTCGGTCACGACCCCATCCTTGACCAGGACGTCGAGGTCGTAGAACGAGCCATCGTGGACATCGCCCAGGAGGTGGCGACAGAAGAACGCGCCATCCTCGTCGACCTCGACCAGGACCGCGCCCAGTTGGTGGTGGAAGCTGGCCTTGATGCCGGCCTTCTTGGGCACGTAGTTGGGCTTGGTGACCGCGCCGGTCGTCATGACCTGCTTGGACGGGGTGTGCTTCATCGTCGGAACGCTGACGAGTTGCACCTTGGCGTGAGGGAAGATGCCCCAGCGCTCGCGCGTGTAGGAGTGGAAGCCCGACAGCGGGTTCTCGGCGGTCGGCAGGGTGTTCATCTCGCCGCAGAAGTCGACCCGGTCGGCGATCCGGATGCGCTCGTTCACGAGGTACTGCATCACCCGCTTGTGGAAGAACGCCGCGTGCTTGGCGTGATCCTCGAACAGGCGCTTGGAGTAGGTGAAGCCGGCGATCATGATCTCGCACGGGGCATCGCGCCGCAGGTGCTCGGCGTAGGCTTCCAGGTTGTCGACGAACTCCTCGTGGATGTGCGTGGAGTCCTGGGCCGACGACAGGATGAAGCGGCGCCGGCCGGTCTCGACGCTGACTTCGATCTCACGCGCTGCGGGAGCCGGGCGGTGCGACAACGGGTCCTTGCGCATCGCGTAGAGGCGGTTCTGGAGCGTGGTGCGCTTGACGCCGTACTTACGCGAGAACGCCCGCTGGCCGCCGGCCTTCTTGACCATCGCGTTGAGGTCCTCGGGCGACACCGAGTAGATGTCGAACGGGCCGTCCGGCGGGAGATCGACCTTGGACTTCTTGCGCGCCTGGGACGCGTGTTCGAACTCAGCCGGCATAGAGAAGCTCCGGTTTGGCGCTGACGGGCTTGGACCAGTCCCAGACGAACCACGCGTAAGCGAAGCGCGGCGCGCCCTTGGTCCCCTCGATCCAGCGGGGGCGATGGCGAAGAGTGACCTTCGCGGCGAAAGCAGGGTGATCGAAGAGGTCCGAGCGCGAGCGCGCGGCGTCCCATTCGTGGCGGCAGAGGAAGGCGACGAAGCCCTTGTCGGCTTCCATCAGCTTGAGGGCGTGGCGGGCGGCGCGCTCGGCGTCCTTGCCGTAGGGCGGGTTGGAGATGATGGCGTCCGGGCGCGCCGGCAGCGGAGTGACCTTGCGCTCCTTGCCCTCGTCATCGATCACCGTCTCGGGGCGGGCCTTCAGCGCGCCCAGGCGATCGAGATCGTCCGGGGTCAGCTTGAAGAAGTCCTCGACCGCGTCGACGTCGAAGCCCTCGTAGCGATGGATGTCTGTGGAAAGGACCTCCTGCACGTAGGGCCGCAGCGGGTTGGCAATCGCGCCGTTGCCGGCGAAGGGCTCCCAGGCGAAGAAGCCGGCGAACTCGTCGCCCATGGCCTCAATCAGCGCGTCGAACGCGGGACGAGGCGTCGGATAGAAATCCAAGGGGTTCCTGGCATAGCCCGAGGCGCCCAGCATGGAGGGGTCTTTGCGACCGGCATCGGAGAGAGACATGGCCTGGAGGGATGTCATGGTTAACGAAGGGTGTCAAGATTCACGACATTGACTGTCGTGACGCACCACGCTAGATACCCTCGACGAGGCGGTCTCCTGCTCCTAGCGCGTGCCCTCCAGCCTTTCCGAAGGCAATGCGCCGGATCGCTGAGCGTGGGAATCCAGAGCGAGGCAGCGCTCTGCTCCCCAAAGAGTGGGCCAAGCGGTGCGGGCGGAAAGGCTCAGGGTCCGTGGCTCCATCCAATGCGCAGGAGAGGCCGTGCTCCTTCTGACGCAGCGGGCGCCCGACGTTGCGGGTTGTGAGGCGGGACTGGCCGAGATGATCAACGGTCCGGGGCGGGAGGGGCTTGACCTCTCCCGCGTCCGCCTCTAGCGTAGCCAGACATTTAGGCGCAGCACTGCCCTAAGGATGCGGGTCAAGTTCGGGCCGGTCTAGGGCTTGGAAGTCTACCCTTGGAGCAGGACTGCCTCTGCGACTTGGACGGCCTGGGCGACGCACCCGACCCATGAGGCGAACGCCGGCCAAGACATGGCACTAGGCGTGACGGGGACCAGAGGTCCCGCCCATTCGCCGCGCCGGCGGCAGCAAAGCTCATTGAGCGGATGGTGGCACGGGCGCGAGCCCGATTTTGAGAGCCAGCGGAGAGCCACCTTCCTCCCTGGCCCGGCGACGACGAAAGCTGGGTGGCTGTAACCGCTCGTCTGAGGGATGCGTCCCCAAGATCATCAAGACGCAAAAGGCCCCGATCTCGCGATCGGGGCCTTTCAAAATCTGGAGCTACGGGAGGGACTCGAACCCTCATAGGTGTCGCCACCAGCAGAGCTTTGCAGGCCCGCGCCTAACCTCTCGGACCACCGTAGCAAAATCAGGACTGGCGCCCGAAGGCCCAGCCCCGATCCCGACGATCCAAGGGAGGGCCATAGCTGTCCCAAGGAGCACCGTGACGGCGTGGCAGGCGACTGAAGCCGTCAAGTCGAAGGGCTTCCGGCGCCGGTCACCCTAACCTCCGGGCTCTTTCGAGCGCGAGTGAGGTCCTCCTACGCCGATCCTTATAGCGGAGCCTTCACGTGTCCGCAACGAAAAATGTGTCGTGAGCGACGACTTTTCTCTTGACAGTCCCGATTGGGCTCTGGTAGAGAACAGGCATCGTTGTAATTCGGACAACGGAAACGGCGGCAAGACAGGGGTGCGATTCCCCTCGCCTCCACCATGAGCCCCTGGCGCTGGGAGTACGCGACTCCTGGGCGGGGAGCGTTACCCCGACGGGATGCGTCCCGAGCAAAGGTGTAGCCAGGGTCTCATGATGGGGGCGATCAGTTTCGATTGGCGCATGTGACTGGAAGACGCAACGGTGGGTGACCTCCAGGCCAGCTTGCTGGTGATCGGGTCAGTGCAACAGAAATGTCGCATCGAACGACAACGACGTCGTGGCTTACGCCTCGGCTCGTGAAGCCATCGCCGCCTAATAAGCGGTAGAGGCGTGTCCCGGCGGACGCGCGTGTCACAAAAAGGCCCTGCATCTACGGACCGGGGCCAGTCCGCCTCCCACCTTTCGCAGGTGGGATCGTCATCATCGCGTGTCTGTCGGAAACTTCACGTAACCATTGACGATCCCATCTCCGTAAGGTGGTCCCATTCTGGAGCGTGGTGTGATATCCACGGGGACCACCACACAAACGCGGGGTAGAGGAGTCCGGTTGTCCTCGTCTGGCTCATAACCAGGAGATCGGGGGTTCAAATCCCCCTCCCGCTCCCAATGCGAACGCCGGCTATTGAGAACGAAGGCGTGACAGGCTCGGAGAGAACGAGCACTGCAATCCGGGCTATGAGGCCGTGATGTAGCGGACGTCGGCGAGATCAGACGTGACACCTGGAGAGACGGGACCAGTTTTCCAGGCCGCATGCTCGGCGCGCCGCGATCCGCCCTAGGGTCAAGCGTCAGGGGATGAGGCTAGTCTCCGGCTTCCGAGCTAGGGCATGCGGCTTGGAAAGCTGGTTTGGTACGGTGGCTCGACAGGTAAGGCATCGGCCTCATAAGCCGAGGGACTAGCTCCCGATCCTGGTTCAAATCCAGGTCGTACCTCCAAAAATCAGACGGCCGCCGGGGCGATCCGGCGGCCGTTTTGCTGTCGTGAATCTTGACACTCCGGGTTGAGCTAGGCATTATGCCGCTTGACTTTCAGGAGATTTGTGTCGTGGCTCGATCCACTCGTTCCGTCGCGTTGGCGCGCGTCGTCACGCCCGCGCAACTGAAGCGCGATATCCGTATTCGTCGCGCGGACGAACTGGCTGGGCCGAGCGGCCCCAATGGCGTGGTCCTGATCGGGATCACCAACGACCGCGTCATGGAAAACAGCGCGCCGGGCACGCCCGTGGGCGACATCTACACGATCCCGGCCGGCGCCGACATCGAACTCGTCACCACCGGCGGCAATCGCTTCGATCTCGTCGGCTCGACCCTGGTGGTGGGCACGACGCCCCTCGACCACGAGGCCACGCCCGTCGTCAACGTCCTGGTGCATGCCGAGTACGCGGGATCGACCCTGGAAACCAACCTGCCGATCACCATCCTCAACGAGACCGAGGTGATCGGCGTCACGCTGTCGGCCAACACCGTCCTGGAAAACTCGGCGGCCGGCGTGACGATCGGGACCTTGACCCCCAACCCGGCGGACGCGACGCTCCAGGTCGTCGGCCCCTACGCCGGCTATTTCACGGTCGCGGCCGGCAACATCCTGAAGACCGGGGCGACGCCGACCGACTACGAGACCGCACCCAACCTGACCGATCACTCCTACCCGGTGACGATCGCCGCCACCCGCCAGGGCGAGACGGCCAATTTCACCATCCCGGTCTTCGTCCTCAACCAAGTCGAGATCACCAACATCACCCTCTCGGCCAATCACATCGCCGAGGGCTCGGGTAGCGGCACGGTGGTGGGCGGCCTGACTTCCACGCCGTCGGGCGCGACCTTCTCGCTGGTCGACAACGCCGGCTCGCGCTTCGCCCTGGCCGGCAACAACGTCGTCGCCGGCAGCGTCGCCACCAACTACGACACCGCTACCCAGCACGACATCACCGTGCGCGGCACGATCGGCAACGAGAGCCTCAACAAGACCTTTACGATCCTGGTCGACAACGTCAACTCGATCAGCGACATCACCTTGACGGGCGCGTCGGTCAACGAGAACACTGCCGCTGGCGTTACCGTCGGGACCTTCGCCACTGTCCCGCCCGGCCTGCCGCTGACCCTGTCCGACACGGCTGGAAACCGCTTCGCCCTGGTTGGAAACACGCTCCAGACGGGCGCGGTCGCGACCAACTACGAGGTCGCCCAGACCCACCAGATCACGGCCCAGGCGACGTTCGGCAGCGACACCCTGTCGAAGAACTTCACGATCACCGTGGTCGACGTCGACGAGATCAGCGACATCACGCTCTCGGCCAACACGGTGACCGAGAATACGGCCGCCGGCGTCACCGTCGGCGCCCTGACCTCGACGCCGTCGGGCGCGACCTTCTCGATCGTTTCCCAGACGCCGGCTGGAACCTATTTCGCTGTCAACGGGACTAACCTCCAGACGGGGGCGACGCCGACCAACTACGAGGCCAATACCAGCCATTCGGTCACGATCCGGGGCACGCGTCAGAGCGAGACCTTCGACAAGACGTTCACGATCAACGTGTCCGACGTCGACGAGATCAACAACATCACCCTGTCGGCCACGTCCTTGAACGAGAACTCGCCGCAGGGCACCACCGTTGGTACACTGACGGCCGCGCCGATTGACACCGGGGTGACCTACTCGATCGTCTCCCAGACGCCGGCTGGCAACTATCTCCAGATCAGCAGCAACACCCTCCAGGCCGGATCGACCGCGACCAACTACGAGGCCAACACCAGCCACTCGGTCACGATCCGGGGCACGCGCCTGAGCGAGACCTTCGACAAGACGTTCACGATCACCATCAACGATCTGGTCGAACTGAGCACCATCAGCCTGTCGGGCTCGTCGATCGACGAGAACTCGGGACCGGGCACGGGGGTGGGCACGCTCTCGTCGTCGCCGGCCGGCGCGAGCTTCAGTCTGACGGACAACGCCGGCGGGCGGTTCGCCTTGACCGGTGGCGTGAACATCGTCGCAGGCTCCGTGGGCACGGATTATGAGGCCGCCCAGTCGCACCAAATCACCGTCCAAGGTACGCGCCTGGGCGAGACCAAGAGCCAGAGCTTCACCATCACCGTCAACGACGTGAACGAAGCTCCGCCGGCGCCTGATCTGGACAGCTTCAGCCTGTCGGGCAACTCGCTACAAGAGAACTCGGCGCCGGGCACGCCAATCGGGACCTTCTCGTCTTCGCCGTCGGGGGCGAGCTATACGCTGACCGACAGCGCGGGCGGCCGGGTATCGCTGGCGGGCGCCAACCTCTCGGCGGGCTCGACCAACACCGACTACGAGACCACGCCTTCGTTCTCGATCGGCGTCACCGCGACGCGCGGCGCGACCTCGATCCCGCAGAACTTCACGATCAACGTGGGCGACGTCTCGGAAGGCGGCGGCGGCGGAAGCCAGACCCTTTCCGTCTCGAAAAACGCCGGTAATCTGACCGGCTCGGCCGTTGGGGGTACGACCCCGCCCACTACCACCCAGACCATCACCGCGACTGCCTCGGGCGGTACCGCTCCGTATAGCTATCAATGGGAATATGTGAGTGGCGATACGGGTTGCCTGCTCGCCAACGTTTCTGACCGTGAAGCCTACTGGTACCTCGCCAATGGTGATCGGCCGTCCAACCGCACGGCGATCTGGCGGTGTAAGGCCACCGACGCGATCGGGAACTACGGCTACACGTCGAACTCCCAGATCACGCTTACCTGGAGCTAAAGTCGACCGCCCAGCAGGTTCCAGACACTTTCGATGTGCTTGACCACCGCGTCTGATCTGCTACCCTGATCTCGGTAGGGTCCGCGTCCTTCCAGACAGCACTCAAAACCAAGCCGCCGAAGCCCTGCTTCGGCGGCTTTTCAGTTCTCGACGATCCGCAGTTTCCGGGCCGCGTCGGCGCGCTCCATCGCGGCGTATCGCGACACATCCTGGAGGTGGGCCTTGGCGATGAGGTCGGGCGCACCAACGGGCCGGAAGGGCACGGCTGGCGAGAGTTCGACATAGCGCCGCAGCAGCGGCTCGAACTCCAGGTCGCGGGCCTTGGCCAACCGCGACAGGGCGCCGGCGACGATGGCGACGACCAGGACGGTGGCCGGCGTCTCCTTGGTCAGGTTCCAGACGCCGGGCAAGCTCTGACCCGGATGGAGGGGCTGACGCGCCACGTCGTCTGCGGCGGCGCGAAAGATGTTCTCGTAGGGGACGCCATCATTCATGCGGGGCACATTACTCAAACCGAGCACTCTGTCTACCGCCTACCCCTGATAGTAGAAATGTCGATTTTACAACACAGGCGCTAAAGCCGCCCGCCGTAGTAATCGCGCCACATCCCTTCCCAGTATGTGATATGTTCCTCGGTGCAGGGCGGGCAGTACCGGCGGTCACGGTTGGGGTCCTCGCCCTTGCCGTCCCAGTGGTAGCAGGTCATCGAGCCCACCATGTCCAGGCGCCAGAACGTGCCGCAATGCTCGCACCCGCCCAGGGCGATGTTCTGCATCAGCCGGTGGCCGTTCCACCACGCCAGGGGCCGGCGCCAGAGTTCATAGACCAGCGCCGAGCGGATGCTCGGGTACTGGTGGAGCCCGACCTGGACGACCTTGCGCTGCCCGTTAGGCGCGACCAAGCCCCCGGCCCAGCGGTAGGCCGGTTCGTGGTAGACCTTGATCTTCGGGAGCCAGCGGCGCTTCTTCACGTGTCCATGACCTTCGCGATATTGTCCTCCTTCTCCTTGGCGGCCTGGGCGATGCGCGCGTCGAGCGAGCCGTTGGCCACCAGGAAGAAGCACATGATTTTCTCGGCCGTCTGCCCGATCCGGCAGGCGCGGTCCTCGGCCTGCTCGATCAGGGTCGGCGTCCAGTCCCCCTCGGCGAACGCCACGTCGTGCGCCCGCGTCATGGTGAAGCCTACACCGGCGGCCTGGAGGTTGCAAACGATGACCCGGCAGGTCTCGTCCTCCTGGAACTTGTCGACCTGAAGCTGGCGCTTGTTGACGGGGGTCCCGCCGTAAATCATGGCGGGGTTGTAGTCGGCCAGGGCCTCGGCGAGCGCCTTGACAACGTCGGAGTGGTAGGCGAACAGGATCAGCTTGTCGCCGCCGTCCAGGAAGTTCTTGACCCACGGGATGATCGCCGGGAGCTTGGCCATCCCCAGTTCGCGGCGGACGGCGGCGATCTCCTCGAACAGCACCGCCACGGCCGGCGGCGCGAGGCCCAGCACGGCGGCGGCATAGTCGAGGTTCAGCGCCCGCGAGTTGGGCTTGTCGGGATCGCCGTCCACGCCCACGGCCTTGTCGAAGCCGTAGGCCTCGGCCGTCTCCAGGATCGACAGACCCAGGCGGATGTCGCGCTGGTCCTCGGTCTCGTCGTCGCCGGCCAGGACCGAGGACTCGTAGAGCTTGAGCGCCTGGGAAAGCTCGTCTTCGCGGGCCACCACCTCGCGGATTTCCGGGCTGTCGAGGAGCACGACTTGCCGGAACTTCGGGGGAAGTTCGGGCAGCACCTCGCGCTTGTTGCGCCGGACCATGAAGGTCGATCGCAGGCGATAGCCTAGCTCCTCCAGGTTCGAGGCGCCGGTGAAGTTGTAGGCCCCGTTCTTGCCGCGCGTGTTGTCGAACCAGCCCTCGCAGTAGCGATAGCCGTAGTCGTTGTAGCTCTTACCCAGGCCGTCGGGGTCGAAGGCCTTGACGATCGACCACATCTCGATCGGGCGGTTCATCATCGGCGTGCCCGACAGGAAGACCCGCCGCTTGGCGTCGACCGGGTTGAACCAGATGTCGGCCAGCACCGGCTCGCGGTTCTCGGCCTCGGCCTTCTTGATCTCGGCGGCGTTGGCCTCCTTGCGCTTCTTGCGCACGGCCGCCTTGGAGCGGGCGTCCATCTGCTCGCCGCCCAGGATGAAGATCGTTCGACCACTGTCGGGGGTCTTGATCGCGTGGCACTCGTCGCAGACCAGCAGGTCCCACGGCTGCTCGTGGATTTCCTTGGAGAAGCGCTCCAGGATGTCGTAGTTGATGATCACCACGTCGGTCTTGGGCCACCAGCGCGGGTGGACGACCTTCTTGAAGCGCGGCTTGCCGTTCTTGTAGAAGCCGTCGCGCACGGTTTCGCGGTAGCGGGTCTCGGCGATCCCCACCGTCAGGCCCTTGCTGCACCAGAGCTTCCACTCGCGACGCCAGTTCTCCTTCAGCGACGCCGGCACCACCACCAGCACGCGGCGGATTTTCTTCATCGCGTTGGAGACGCCGACCGCCTGGATCGTCTTGCCCAGGCCGGGCGGATCGGCAATGAGCGTGTCGCGCCGGCCCGGCAGGGTGGCGAAGTCGATCCCCGCACGCTGGAACGGCTTGAAGTCCCAGCCCTTGGCCTCGACCGCCTTGGAGATCGGCGGCCAGAAGTCGCAGTCGGCCTTGTAGGAAAGCTCGCGGCTGATGTTGGCCAGATGCTCGCGCCGGCTCAGTTCGTCGAGCGCGTTGGCCTTCCAGACCACGCCCGCCACCTTGAGGGCCACGGCGGGATTGTGGGTGATCAGCGCCTTGCGCGGCGGGCTCCAGCTAAAGCCGGCCTCCTGGAACCGCTTGCGGTCTTCCCATTCGGTGACGGCCCAGAAATAGCCGTCTCGGTAGTCGATAAATGCCATGGGACCGCACGTGGTTAACGCGCGGCAATGTCGCCCATCACGACGTCACGTGTCAAGATTCACGACTTGACCAGCGGCGTTAACCATGGCACGGTCGGGGTACGGCTGAGAGATCGGCCGGTCACAAGGAGAACTACCATGACCCTGATCGTCAAGATCATGTCGGATGAGAACCTGCCCGACACCGACCCCTCCAAGCGCTTCTCGCTTTATGCCGGGGTGAAGTCCTTCCATCCGATCGTCCAGGAGCCTGAGGTGGCGGGTGGCAAGCCCTACTGCTACCTGCGGCTCTACATCGCCGATCCCGTCAAGACCGCTGCCGTGCCCGGCTTTGTCGAGCATGAGACCTGCGTCGACGTGGACGGCAACGTCTACGTGATGAACGAGGCCGGCAAGACCATCGCCACCTGGACCCCGCCCTGCGGCGCGCCCAACTAGGTCTTCTGCGCTTCCAGACCCGGATCGTCTTTCCAGGCGGCCGGGTCTTTCTGCCAGCCCATCCGCTCCATGACCGCGTGGCAGTCGAGCGGCGCGCTGCCGTCCTTGGGCTCCTCGCCCAGGCAGAGGAAGACGAACCGCTTGCCCTTGCTGGCCTTGTAGCGGATGCGCAGATCGCCGTCTTCGGAGACGATCTCGCAGGCGGTCATGTTGACGACTTCACCGGGCCTCATTGGCGGCGCCTTCCGGAAGAGGGAGGGGATCAAGGCTCAGGGCCATGCGGGCGAGATTGCGCCAGGGGCGCTTGGAACGGATGCTGAGCGAGTGCCAGCCCTTGCCGTTGCCTTCGCCCTGCTGGTCGGCGATGTAGAACTGCATCGCCAGCGTCTCGATCGCGGCCTGCTCTTGGAGGGTGAATGTCTCGCCCGGCAGGAGGGGGATGCGCGTGGCGTTCTGGAGTGCGGTCATGCGGCTTCCTTGATTTCCCGAGCGCGCTCGGTCCAGATCATCAGGTCGTAGTCGGCCGGGCTCATCCCGGCGGCGTCGGCAAGGCCCAGGAAGGCCTCCTCCAGGCGGCGATAGACCTTCGGGTTGCCCGGCGTCACCTTGGGCGCTTCCACCCCGTTCTGGGCCAGATGCGCGAGGATGTGGGTGTCCAGGGCCGACAGGCGTTGGTCGGCGCGCGAGTGCAGCAGGAAGAACCGGGCGGTCTTGGGGCCAACCCCGTGGATGGCCTCGAACTTCTCGACCGGGTCGTGACGCAGGTCCAGGCCCCAGGCGCTCTGGGCGAAGCAGGCTTCCAGCCGGGCGTATTGGCCGATGCCGAACATCTCCATGTAGGCGCGCAGCTTGTTCTCGAAGATCGCGCAGCGCAGCTTGTCGAACGGCGTGGTCCCGACCATGGCGTGGAGCATCTGGTCGAGCTTGCGGGCCTGGATGTCGGCGGTCTTGCCCGCGACGATGCAGCAGAACAGCCACCACTCTTCCAGTTCCGCGTCGGTGCGGTCGAACTTGGTCACGTCACGCGGGTCGATCATGGGTCACTTCTTGTACTTTTTGGCGTGCTGGCGGCCTTTCCAGGACACCTTATAGCCGCCGATCTTGCGCCAGCCGCCGCAACAGGGCGAGCCGCAGTCGCAACGTTCGTGCGCCTCCTCGACCAAGCCGCGCTGGTGGAGGTTGTGCATGTGCGAGCCCTTGAACGGCGTGGGCGCTGGCCTGACCTTGTCGTCCGCCGCCATCTCGATCAGCAGCCACTTTGGACCGTCGATCTCGCACTGGCGACAGATGTGCTCGTCCTCGGCGGCGAACATCGCTTCGGTCTCGGCCTGTGAGCGCACGAGAGCGGAGAACTGCTCGTCCGTGTACGCGCCACTGATGTAGCGCTCGACGACGACCTCCCGCTTCAGCGTCCGGCCGCAGGTCTTGCAGGCGCAGGTGTAGCCCACCTTGGCCGTGAAGCGATCGACGTCGTCGTGGACAGCGTAACCGGCCATGGCTAGAGGTGGGGCGCCAGTTCGCGTTCCAGGCGGTCGAGTTCGCCGCGCTTGTGGAGTTCGGAGACGCGATGCAGGGCGATGATCTTCTGCTCGATGTAGGTCATGGTCGCCGGCGCCCGCGTGGGCAGTTCCGACAGGCCCGTGCCGATCCCGTCGGACGGGTAGACCACGATGCCGCCCTTCTTGACGTGCTCGAACAACGGACGGAAATCCTCGTCGATCGTCCGGCACTGGGCGTCGGTGGCGATCGGATCGTCGCCGAAGAAGTCGGTGGCGTGCATGCCCGGCGTGCGCTTGGTCGCCACGCCGATGGCGTTTGGCTCGCCACGCATGTGGCCGGCCTGCCCGCCCATCCCCTGGCGGATCATGTTGTCGCCGAAGACGTAGAGGACGTCGGGGTTGCGGCGCAGGTCTTCGCGGAAAATGCGGTGCTGGTAGATGACGGGCATGGAAGCGATCCTTCAAGGTGGAAGAGGGGCCGGCGGGCCGGCCCTCGGGTTGCAGGGTGGACTAGGCGCCGTGGGTGGCGACGTAGGCCTTGGCGTAGGCTTCGCGGTAGACGTCCTCGTAGGTGACGCCGGCGTCGTTCTCGCCCAGGTCCTCGAACGTCTCGAAGGCGCCGCCGCGCGAGGGCACGAGATTGAAGCCGTCGGTGTCGCCCTGGGCGTCCTGGCGGCCGTCATAGTCGCCGGCCAGCTTGGCGAAGGTGGTGTGATTGGCGTTCACCACCGCATCGAAGGCGTCGTCGTAGATCGTCGTGAAGTCGCCCGACGCGTCGATCTCCGATTCGTCGATCACGTCGCGGCGCTCGCCGTCGGTCGAGTTGTCGATCAGATCGATGATCGCATCGATCTTCTTGTCCTCGTCGCTGTTGGCGAGGATGTCGGCGATGAACTTCTCGGCGTCCTCCGTGCCCCAGGACTTGGCCATGGTCTCGGCCAGATCACGATCGTTGGCGGCGAAGCCGTTGGCGTCGTAGACCGGGCTCTCGGCGGTCGTGTCGTCCTTGGCGTCGTCTTCAGCGGCGGCCGAGAAACCCACGCCATAGCCGGACACATAGCCCTCCGAGTACGCCTGCCGGGCCGAGTCGGGGCCGTCGGTGAGTTCGCCCGGCAGATCGAAAGACGCGTCGTACTCGTAGCCGTTGTCGAGGTCGGCCGCGCCCGCCTTCAGGCCGGCGTCGTGACCGATCTTGGCCCAGTCGACCACCGCTTCGGGAGCCTCGGTGGTGATCACGCCGTCCGCCGCCGTGGCGTCGGTCTCGATCTCGGGGTCCTGCTCAGGCGGGGTGTTGGCCTTCTCTTCGGCGTAGCGGCGCTCGACCGCCGACTGGAAGTAGTTGACCGCGTCGGCCTCGGGGATTTCGCCCAGGACCTTCATCTCGCAGCAGCGCAGCTTGGTGAGGTTGTAGTCGGTCGGGATCGCCGTGACGTCCTTGGGGTTGATCTCGACGATGATGATCTTGCCCCGGCCGCCGTGGAACGACTGGAGATAGTCGAACGAGCAGGCGTGCAGACCGCGCGAGCAGGTCTGGTTGCGATTGGGATCGCACTTGTCGCGGTCCATCGAGACCGTGCTGCCGATCTTGTACTCGACGGTGTGCGAGTGCAGGTCGAAGTAGTCTTCGCCCACGCGCTTGAAGGCGTGGAACATGCCGTCCGGGGTCAGCGGGTTGCGGCCCTTCTCCAGGAAGGCGTAGAGATCGGCGGCGATCGACTTGTCGGGGTTGAGGTCGACGTTGGCGATGAAGTTGGTCAGCGGCTCCATGTCGAAGCCTTCCGCCAGCACGCGCTTGAAGGTGCCGGCCGCCACGTAGTCGACGACCTTGCCGTCCAGGCGCAGGCGGTCGCGGTCGTCCAGGATGACGCGGCCGAACGAGTGGGCCGCCACATAGGCCGCCACGTCGGCGATCAGCCGGATTTCGTCGATGTCCTGCGGGACCTTCTTGACGGCTTCCTCCAGCTTCTTGCCCTGCGACGAGCCGCGCGGGAAGGAGCGGTAGCGCCCGTCCAGGGTAATCGAGATCGCGTCGACGGTGATCGTCACGGCGACCTTCGCTTGGGTAGTCATGGGAGACTCCTTGCTCGCGGCTTAGTAGCTGCCGAACTTCAGGTTGAGAGGGATGGTGCGGATCAGGGCTTCCAGGGCCTTGGTGCAGGCGGTCACCTGCTCGGTCGAGGTCGCATGATTCATGGTGTCGAGGAACTTGCGGATCGGGTGGTTGGTGTTGGCGTTCAGCTTGGTGTGCCCGTCCTCGAACGTCTTGGTCAGTTCCGAGCGCGGCGGTGCCTTGAACTGGCCCTCCACCTCGTAGAGCGCCTTGATGAAGGAGCGCTCGCGCTCGGTCCACTCGACGAGACCGGCGTCCAGCAGCGGCTTGAGCGCGCCGAAGTAGGCCGCGACCGGCGACTTCATCCGCGTCAGGCGGTCGAAGTCGGCCGGGCACTTGCTGATCGCCCGGCTGTAGAAGCTGTAGGACGTCGACGAGGTCGAGAGCTTCTGGACGGCCACGACGCAGTCATCCAGACCGATGTTGTGCTTGGCCTTGACCGCCGCGTCGATCGCCTCGCGCATGGTCGGGACCTTGGCGTCCTCGACGTGCTTCTGAGCGGTGGGCGAGGCGATGTAGATGTTCTTGATGCCGTACTTGTTGGCGACGACGAAGACGTCCTCGGCCTTCTTGCGGTACAGGTCCGACGACACCCAGGCCACCGTGCCGGCAGGGAAGGTGTCGACGCCGGTCACCGCCATCTGCTCGCCCGCGCGCTTGGCCAGGGCCAGACCCCGGATCGGCGGCACGTAGGCGGGCGCGTCCTTGCTGACCTTGTCGCGGCGCGGGACCTCGCCCTTCAGAGTGGCCACGTCGATGTCCTCGAACTTGGCGGTCGGCAGGGCGCAGTTCCAGAAGGCCTTGTCCTTGTCGAAGCCCAGCATGAACACGCCGTCTTTCAGGCTCTTGCTCTCCAGGTAGAGGCGCAGGATGCGCGCAAGGCGCCGCGTCTCGCTCTGGGAGAATTCGCGCTTGGTTGTATCGTCGCGCGACGGGTCAAGCAGGTCGGAGATGTCGCGCAGGACAAGGAAGTGAGTGTCGGTCTTCTGGTTCAGGTCGAGCGTGTTCTCGATCCGGTAGCCCCAGCGCTCGCGGTGCTGGTCGAACGAGGCCTTGTAGAGGCAGGCCACGCCGGGGAAGGAGATCGTCGTGCCGTCCAGGCCCGTCGCCGGGTGCTTGGGACGGCTGTTGATGAACGGCGGGCGCAGCTTGTTGTGGGTCGTGAAGAACTCGGTGACCGACTCGATGTCCTTGATCTTGACCCAGATCGCCGCCTCGACCTCCTGGCTGATGGACTCGATCGTGTCTTGCAGGACCTTGACCGCCTCGGGCTTGTACTGGATTTCTTCGCGCGACGGAATGGGCTCGACCGTGCCCATCGGGACGGTGATCAGCCACTTGCGGCCGTTGTCGTGCGGCAGGTTCAGGCCACCTTTGGCGGCCAGCGGGTAGATGGCGCAGCCCTGGCGCACGTTCCAGGTCGCCGGCAGTGCCGAGTCCGCATAGGCGGCCCAGACGCCGTTGGCGGCTTCGAACTGCGTCGTGCCCAGCGGGGTCCCCAGGTCGATGTTGCTGTCGTACATGGGGATGAAGCCCATGGCGACGTTCTTGACGGCGCGCTCGAAGGCGGCGAAGTCCTTGCTGTCGACCGCGACGGTGACCCGCACGCCGGCCGGCTCCGAACAGTCCTCGGTGCCCTGAAGCATGACGCGCGGCACACCGCCCTTGCCGATCGCGGCGGTGTAATGGCGCACGACGTCGCCGTCGTAGCAGGACAGGGCGAATTGGCTGGTGTAGGCGAAGGGGCTCTTGGAGCCCAGGCCGAAGGCGCCGGTGAGATCGTCGGTCTCGTCCTTGTCCGACTCGAACAGGGTCGAGTAGAGGTGCATGACCTTGCCGTGGTCCATGCCGGGGCCGTAGTCGCGCACGTAGAATTCGGGGCGCATCTCGTTGGGGACGTGGACGAAGAAGCTGCCGGGGTAGCCGGCGACGATATGGGCGTCCTGGGCGTTCGAGCAGATTTCGCGGACCAGCGAGCCGATCTTGTCCGAATAGAGCCCGTCGATCAGCATCTTGAACGCTTTGCCGGAGGCCTTGATCCGGAACTCCTGCTCCTCCTCAACGCCAATGGTTTCGAGGAAGACCGGTTCGGTGGCAAGACGCATAGTCAACTCCAGGGGTTGGGATCAGTGATGTCGCCGATCCTTCTAGCTACCGCCTCCGGTTCTGTCAACACACTCGATCCGGCTTTTTGGTCGTGAATCTTGACGTTCGCGCGCGGGTCAGGCACAATTTTCGCATGTGGTCAATCCGCAACATCACGTCCGAAGCCTCCCACTCGATTCGCACCTGCACCTCCAAGGACTACCCGTGGCCTGAGCGGGGGTCGGAGGGCTGCATTTGCCGCGAACCGGGCGCGCGCCGCGACCGGGACTTCATGTTGCTGGTCGATCGCCATGGCGAGATTCAATGGTACGCGAGGACGACATGCCCGATCCACGGCCCGAAGATCACGACGGTGGACGTCGCAACAAAATCCACGACCTGATCGTCGGTGACCCGCGCGAGGACCCGCGCTACAACCGCAAGCTCAGCAACCGCGACAAGACCGCCTTCCTCTGCGGGGTCCTGCGCCATCCGCCCCAGGCGTTCGACCTGGACCTGCCGTTCCCGGTCGAGGACTGGGTTGCCTCGGACGACAACTCCCTGATCGTGGCCGGCCTCTACCTGTCGGACCTGCGGCTCCAGTTCTACGACGCCCTGGAAGTCAAGCCCGAGGACGAGCACGGCTTCGTGCGCCAGGGCGAGGCCGAGTTCTGGCACCATGCCTTCAACGTCATGGTCGAGCGCCGCAGCCACGGCGTGCTGGTCTCCGACGGGCGCGTGCTCAATTGACCCTGCTCTATGACGGCGCCCTGGAAGGCAACTGCGTCGGCCGCTTCGTGCGCGCCGGCCAGACCTTCGACGTCATTCGCCCCGGCTACGACGCCCAGGGCGTCAAGCGCCAGACCTGGACCCAGATCATCCATGAGGGTGTGCCGGTCTTCGAGGTCAAGGTCCGCACCGACCTCGACAACGTGATCGACCGCTTCGACACGCTCTGGGAGCGCCACATCGGCGATGACGCCGACTTCCTGGCCCGCGCCCTGGCCTCGGTCAAGCGCGAGCGGACCTCCAAGTTCCGCGACGGCAAGTCCGGCGTCGCCCCGGCCCCGACCCTGGTCCACGACGATCATCCCTACCCGCCGCACTATGTCGCATAATGTTGGCGCGAGACTGTTGACACCTCTGATTTTGTGACATAGAAGCCTCCTCGACGACAACGAAGGAGGCTTTCATGCCCAAGCGGATCAAAGGCAAGCGCATCGCCCTGCACCAAGCCAAGGTGCTGGACGCCCAAGAGTTCCAGATGGTTCTCGACCGCGCCGAGCAGGGGGACAACCCGCTGCGCGACCGCGTGCTCTTCAAGCTCTCTTTCTATTGCGGCATGCGTGTCGCCGAGATCGCCGGCATGGAGTGGCGCAAGCACCTCCTCGACGCCAGCGGCCGGCTGCGTCCCGCCCTCCACGTCACCCACGACATCGGCAAGAACGCCGTCGCCCGCCACGTCCCGATCGAGGCGTCGCTGGCGGCTGACCTGCGCGCCCTGCGCAAGGAACGCCCCAACGACCGCTTCGTTATCTACCCGCTGCGCGCCTCGATGCGCGGTGGTCCCGAGAAGACCGACGCCAACACCCTGGCCCAGTATATGCGCCGCCTCTATCGTGAGGTCGGCCTGGACGGGGCCTCGTCGCACTCGGGTCGCCGCACCTTCATCACCGATCTGGCGCGCAAGGCGAACATGGCCGATTGCTCGCTCCGGGACATCCAGGAGATGGTTGGTCACCGGCGGATCGAAACGACCGGGACCTATATCGAGACGAGCCCCCGCCAGGACCGGCTCGTCAACATGGTCCTGCGATAGGGGGCGGCGATGACCTTCATCTGCACCGAACTGGACAACGCCACCCCCGTCGATCTGGACGCGGCCGAAGCCCTGCTCGCGCCGCGCGCCCGGCCCAACTTCGCCAAGGCCAAGGGCATCTGCCGTGAGTGCGGCGCGCCCAAGAACGAGCGCCGCCTGGGCGCAGACTTCTGCTCGGCCCGCTGCCGCTCGGACTTCCACAACCGGGCCAAGATGGAGGGCGCCTCGATCGTCCACATCATCAAGCGCTGGCGCCGTTACCGCCGGCCCGGCGACTTCGCCCTGATGACCAAGATGGCCGACGACCTGATCCGCATGGACAAGGCGCTCAACCGCAATTTCTACCCCGATCCGCCGACCACCGCCCACGCCAAGGTCGTCGCCACCAACATCGCCGGCCGCCGCCGGCGCGCCTGAAGAAGGAGTACAGCTTGAACCCACCCACCGAAAAGCCCGTCTACGCCATCGAGAGCGGGGGCTATCTGTTCGAGGTCCATCGGGCGCCGGACGATCACCCCCGCGCCTATCTGGGCTACTGCGACGGCGAACTGAGCGCCAGCGGCGACAGCGTCGGCGTGCTGCTGCGCGTCCTGGCCCGCAAGCACGCGGCGCCCAAGCGCACGGCTCAGGTCATCGATTTCACCGCCGAAAAGCTCAAGCGCCTGCGCGCGGTGGTGGCGGCCTGATGGCGTCCGAAATAGAAGAGCGCCTGGACCCGAAACTGCTGGCTCCGCTGATCTACCGCTACTTCTACAATGGCCCCGTCGGCGGTGCGGCCCAACGGCTGGCGCGGATCATCCGCAACCATGCCATGGGCTTGCCGATCATGACCTTCGACGAGGTGTTCGCCGAGTATCTCGCCGACCGCTTTGGCCTCGACGAGGACGCCATCGCCGCCGAGCGCGCCGTCTTCTGGAAGGCGATGAACGGCATGGGCGAGCCGGACCCGATCGACCGCTTTTACCGCTACGCCCAGGCCAAGGAACTCCTCGACTGCGTCAAGGTGACCCTCGAAAAACGTCGTCCGCAACAACTGTCATGAATCTTGACACCTGTCGGGAAAGGAGGCTAGATGACCCCCGCCTTTCACCCCCGTCCCGACAGGCTTCATGTCCGACCCCTTTGATTTCCTCGCCGCGCTGTTCGCGGCGCATGAAGGCCCGATCGCCTTCGAACACGACAACAAGACCGTCAAGACCCGCGAGCCTGAGTTCGTCGAGGATCATGCCGGCGCTCTGTATGTCTCGCCGTCCACGCCGGACGGCCGCGTCGCCTTCGTGTTCGGCTCTGACCAGGATGTCGACCGCGACGCCTGGGAGTCGTTCCGTCTCAAGCCGACCGTGGTCCTCTACAAGGAGAAGACCGGCGACATGATCGTCGCCTGGGCCTTCGACGAGACCCAGGAACCCGACGATGTCCGCCGGCTGGCCGATGCCCTGGGCATGGCTGACCTGGAGGAGCCGATCCCGCTGCCGGGGACCAACGGCTGGGCCTTGGTCCACGCCGAGGAGAGCGACTACTACACGCTCGACGAGGTCGAACGCGTGTACGCGCCGGCCAAGAAGGTCGGCTACGACGATCCGCCCAAGAATCGGCAAAAAGATCGGCAATTTTCTGACGCGCCTGCCGAGCAAGCCTCGGAAAAGTCTAAGAAAAAGGCTGCTTCTGACACCGGCAAGAAAACCGGCGCGGACGACCCGCCCTGGGACGAGGACCTGGGGACCTATGCCGACGCTCAGGTCAAGACGCCCTATGACGAGCGCGACCCGGCCCTGAGCCGTGAGATCATCGTCTCGGTCGGCGGCAACAGCAAGTCGATGAACTGGCAACCCAAGGCCATGCCGCTGGGCGCGTTCGTCGCCCAGTTCTGCCAGCACCGCGAGGGCGCCAAGGATGGCGTCTCCTTCGTCATGGGCGACATGGTCCCCGGCCAGCGCAAGAAGACGGCGGTCAAGGCCCTCTACGCGGTGGGCCTGGACGTCGACGTCGGCATGTCCTCGGCGGCGATCGACGCGGCGTTGAAGAAGTTCGGGCGCATGGCCGTGCGCTACACCACCCACTCGCACCTGAAGTCGGTCACGGACGTCAAGAAGGACGTCTTGATCAAGTGGTGCGAGCAGGAAGCCGACGGCGCTGACTACGAGGAGGACGAGGTCCTCCAGCGCTACTTCCTGGCCAAGGACCTGATGACGCCGGAGATCGCCAAGACGGTCGAGTTCAACGGCACCGAGCACAAGGACGGCGGCATCATGGTGAGCGTCAAGCACGCTCCCATCGCCAAGCACCGGATCATCGTGCCGCTCGCCGAGGCGTTCGACATCTCCAAGGTCGCCCCGACCCAGAAGGAGGCGATGGAAAAGTGGGCCAAGGTTCCGACCGCGCTGGCGGCGGAACTGGGCGTGCCGCTCGACAAGTCGTGCCTGGACCCCTCGCGCCTCTTCTATCTGCCGCGTCACGCCAAGGGCAAGCCGTTCGAGGTCAGCCTGTTTGGTGGCGACCTCTTCGACTGGAAGAGCCTGACGCTCGACGACCCGTTCGAGGCCGAGATCGCCAAGCTCTCCAAGGGCACCAGCAAGTCCAAGACCGCCGCTGGCCGCGACCTCGGCCGCTGGTCGATGAAGGCCGCCCACGGCTTCCAGGTCGTGCAGGTGATGGAGGAGCACTGCCCCGACAAGCTGCGCCATCAAGTCTCGACCGGCTACGAGATCGAGTGCCCGTTTGACGACCTGCACTCCAATGCCGGCGACACCGAAGACCGCGCCTGTCTGGCGGTCAACGCCGGCGATGGCCCCAGCGAGTGGTTCACCGTCCGCTGCCAACACGAGTCCTGCCGCGAGTTCACCAACCTCGACATGCTGGGCAAGATGGTCGAGGACGGCTGGTTCGACCGCGCCTGCCTGGACGACGAGGACTACAACATCGTCGAGGCCGAGAACGCGCCCAACCCGGTCGCGGCCAAGCGCATCGAGACCGAGGACAAGGCCAAGGAAGCCTACATGCAGGCGATCTTCGACCTGCCTCAGATCGACTTCACCGACGACGACGTCGACAAGGTGGTGCGCATCTGTTGCGAGGCCGCCCTGGGGACCCTGGCCGAGAACAAGGCCAAGGACGCCCTCAAGGCGCGCCTGGGCGTCAACGGCACGGTCATCAACAAGATGTTCAAGGACATGAAGGCGAGCCTCGCCCGTGAACAGAACGTCGAGGGCACGGTCAAGGACCCCCTGGGCCGCAGCATCTTCTCCTATGCCGGCGAGTTCAACTTCGACGAGGCGTTCTCCTGCTGCTTCCGGGCGCTGCTGAACACCAACCGCGAGAAGGACCAGCCGATCTTCTCCTGCTTGCAGGACAAGCCGGTCCGGATGGCGACGGATGTCGATGGGCGCCTGAAGTTCACCGAGATCGGGGCCTCGGCCGCGATGAACGCCGAACTGAACGAGCTTGTCACCTTCGTGCGCAAGAACGATCAGGGCACGGGCGCTCGCGGCCGGGTGCCCGACGACGTCGCCCGCCACGTCTACGAGAAGTGCTATACCCGCCTGCCTCGGACGCCCGAGATCATGTACACCCCGATCTACACGGCCGACGGTGACCTGATCCGCAAGCCGGGCTGGTATCAGAACCTGGACATCATGATGGCCGACATCGGCTTCCAGGTGCCCAAGGTCTATAGCGACCCGACGCCCGAGGAGGTCCAAGAGGCCGTGCGCCTGCTGACCGACGACGTGCTGATCGACTTCCCGTTCCTGGACTACGACACCCAGGGCAACGAGCGTCGTGAGCCGTCGCTGGCCAACGCCCTGGCGATGCTGATCACCCCGTTCATGCGCCGCATGATCGATAGCTGCACGCCGGTGTTCTTCGTCTCCAAGCCCACGCCCGGCACGGGTGGGACATTCCTGGGCATGGTGCCGATCATCCTCTTCGACGGGGAAGAGCCGGCCCCGATCCGCTATACTCAGAACGAAGAAGAGATGCAGAAAGCTCTTCTGGCTTCGCTGATGAATTCGAAGGCCTACTTGTTCTTCGATGACGTCAAGGAGTTTAACAATCGGGTGCTCCTGATGGCGATTACTTCCCGCTATATTGGCGGGCGGGTGCTGGGTTCCTCGAAGAACATCGAGATGCCTAACAACTCGATCTGGATCGCCACCGGCAACAACCCCTTGATCTCCTCGGAAATGGCGCGGCGGGTGGTCGACATCCGCCTGAACGCCAAGACCTCGGACATCCAGAAGCGGACCTACCGCCACCCCGACTACGTCCAGTGGCTCAAGGCCAACCGGGGCGAGATCGTCCATGCGATCCTGACCCTGATCGCCCACTGGATCAACTGCGGGATGCCCAAGTTCACGGCGCGCAAGCGCGCCTCGTTCGAGGACTGGTCCGAGAAGGTCGGCGGCGTGCTGATGTGCGCCAACATCGACGGCTTCCTGGACAACCGCCGCTCGGTGGCCGCCGACATGGATGAGGCCGCCATCAAGCAGTTCGTCCGCGACTGGCTGCTGAAGTGGGGCGAGAAGGCTCCGGTCAAGATTTCCGACCTGTGGAGCTACGCGTTCGACATGGAACTCGACATCGTGTCGGGCGCCAACGACGACCAGAAGAAGGCCCGCTTCATGCGCATCCTTCCGACCCTGGACGGCCGGACGTTCAAGATGCCGCGCGGCGACTGCATGGTCCGCGCCGGCTCCGACATCGACGGCAACGTCACCTATCATCTGGAGCGCTTGAGCGCGCCGGAGGAGGTCCTGGAGACTGCCTGACGGGGGTGAGTGCTCCAGGACTACGAAAAAGGCCCCAGGAGCGATCCTGGGGCCTTTTGAGTAGGCGGCTTAGAGCCAGACCACCCGAGGCGGCTTGCCGCGCTCCCGGACGATCCTGACATCGCCGGAGGCGACGAGCTTGGCGAACATCTTGTCGAGCGACGAGGTCTTGGTCTTGCCCTTCTGGGCGGCCTGGGCGCGCCGGCGCTGGCGGCGGTTCATCTGCCCTTCATCCGCGAAGGCGTTATTGGTGCTGTCGGCCTCGGTCCCCCGACCGTAGCTCATCTCGAACGCGCCCGATTGGAGGTCCTGGCGGCTCAGACTGCCGCTGGAGATCGCTTGGTCCAGGACGGCGATCGCGTCGGGCGGGTACTTGTCGCGGACGGCCTCCAGATAGGCCGCCTTCTCCTCAGGAGAGATGGCCTCGGCCGGATCAAGGGTGGAGGGGTGGGGCGTCATGAAAATCTCCAGAGGCGGGAATGTCGCCCTTCATGACACGCCCCGCAGTAGACGTAAAGTGTTGACAGACGACACTCGATCCCGGTATGTGATCCTTGTACGGTAAGGGAAACCGATGAACGACGACGATTTGGACTGGCAGGATGGCGAGCTTTCGCCGCCCCGCGCTCCGGTCACGACCAAGGACATCGCCGATGTCGCCCAGGCTCCGGCTGGCGGGCGGATGGCGGCGATGCGCGAGGCGGGGGATGCGCATCGGCGCGACTTCCTGCTTCTGCGTGGTCCGCTGGGCGTTGTCCGTCTGTCGCTCGCGCACATCCCAGCGCTGCACGCTCTTTGGCGGGTCTGGACGCGCAAGCGCACGGCCCAGGCCGCCGACCCTGGCGCCAGTCTTGCAGAGATCGGCGAGGAGATGAATTTGCCGGCGGCCTCGGTGCGTCCGATGGTCGTCAGCCTGCTCAAGAACCGACTCATCCGGACGCGGCGCAGCCACCACGGATGGCAAGGGGTGCGGGCGACCTACTACCCGTCGGCGATCGCCGTCCAGGCCCTGGCCTTGGCGGAGGTCCTCGGTCCGGGGCATGCGGTTCAGGTGGGGCGTAACGCCTCGGCCTGGGCCAACCGCAGCCTGACCGAACCCGGCAATTTGTTCCAACACGCCGCCTTGTTGCGCGGCGGGGCTCCCCTCGGGGCCTCCGAGACGGAGTATTCATGAGATGCCGCAACGCCAAAAAGACGACCAAGCCCAAGCCGCCAAGCCCCCTGGGGTTAAGGGAGGCTCGCAGCCTGGAAGTCCTCAAGGCGAGGCCACCCAGGGCGCGGTGCTTCTGAGCCCCGAGGCGATCGGTCAGATCGGCGAGGCGCTCGGTGGTCGGACCCACTGGCAGGCCTCGATCGCGCGCCGCGTCGGCGTCTCCAAGTCGCAGATCACCCGCTACCTCAACGGGGATCGCACGCCCAACACCGCGCTGGGCGACAGCTATCTCGAACTGATGGTCGACAACATCGAGGAGCTTTCGGAGCTTCTGGCGACGCCGGGCTTGCCCCAGGCCGATAGTCCTGAGGTCAGCGAGGCCCGCCGCCACATCGAGCAAGCCGTGCGCCTCCTGCGCGAAAAAGTTCTCTACATCTGAAGGACCCCATGACCACCCTGATCGAACAACTCCGCAACGACGCCCTGGCCGCGCGCAAGGCCGCCGTCAAGAAGGAAGCCGGCGGCGAGCACGCCGCGCTCCTGGCCTCGGTCGCGTCCGACGCCACCATGATCGGCAAGAACGACCGGGCCGCGCCCGGCCGCGAGCCGACCGATGACGAAACCGCCAAGGTCGTGAAGAAGTACATCGCCGGCCTGGAGACCTCGATCGAGGCGGCCCGCAGCGAGGAGGAGCGTTCGCGCTTCATCGTCGAGAAGCGGCGCCTGGAGGGCTTCCTGCCGCAGATGCTCGATGGCGGTCATCTGACCGATGCGATCCACGTCACCCTGGCCAAGCTGGGCGTCGAGCGCGACGTCAAGAGCACCAAGGCGGTGGTCGCCGATCTGCAAGAGACCTATCCCGGTCAGATTGACCCGGCGGCCGTCTCGCGCTACCTTCGCAACGTCTGATCCCAGACGAAATCCCAACCAGAACTCAAAAGGCCCCGGAGCGATCCGAGGCCTTTTCTTCGTCCAGGTCTATGCTGGCGGATCGCCGTAGATGACGGGGTAGCGTGCCCGGACGTCCGGCGCGGTGAAGTCGCCGCCATCCTTGAGGCACTCCCGCGCCCGCATGACGGTGTGGTCGTAGAGTGTCAGAAGCTCCTCGCGCGTCAGCGCCATCAGGGCGTTGGTGAACCAGACCCGCTGGGAGCCGTGGACCTCGGTCCGATCAAACTCCAGCGGCGCGGTCAAGAAGACCTGATGGGCGCGATCGTCGCGCCAGTTGGCGGTCTTGAGCGCCCGCTGGAGCAGGTCCATGGGGTTGACGGGATCAAGCGGCGTCATCGTCGGCCGCCTCCTGCTGGGCCAGCCAATCGGCGTAGAGCGCTTGAAGGACCTTGACGCGGGCGCCGTCCATGTCGGACGGATCACGCAGGCCCTCGAACACCCCGTGGCGCGGCAGGTCGTAGTCGCCGGCCAGGGCATAGCTCATCTTGACGAACTGGCCCAGCGGTGGATTGGCGTAGAACTCGGCCTTGTTCTTGTCGTTCAGCCCCGAAGCGACGCGCGCGACCTCGCCCGGCCATTCGGGGAAGATCACCAGGAGCTTGCCGGCGCGACCCTTGGCGGCCTTGTTCGCCTTGTGGGTCGAGCGCTTGGTGTAGCCGCGCTCATCGAGCGTCGCCTCGTTGTTGTTGGCGAACTCCTCCTCGACGCCGACGCAGACGCCCTCCAGGTCGGCCTTGTCCTTGGCCTTGACGTTGTAGCCCTCCAGGACCGTCGAGCGGCCCGGCTTGTAGGGGCCGTCGAGCGCGCAGAAGATCAGGCCCTCGTCGTCGTTCTCCAGCGCCTCGCGGTACATCGCCAGCGCCTCCTCGGCGTTGCGAAGCAGGCGCTGCTCCAGGACCACCACCCACGACGGCAGGGAGAGTTCCAGGGCCTTGAGAGCGTTCAGACGCTCGGTCTTGCCGCCCGGCGTCAGGAAGTGCTCGAAGACGTAATAGCGGATGTCCGGCTCGCCAGCCTGGGTCATCACCGCCGAGGTCGACCCCCGGAAGTTCAGCTTGCCGTCGACCAGGATGCCGATCTCGCCGTCCAGGCCGTGCGGCAGCGTCGACAGCAGCTTGCGCACATGCAGGTTGGGGATGTATTTCAGTGAGCGGGTGATGCCATGGCCGATCACGTCGCGCTCGCTGGTCACCCAGCCGGTCTCGGTATGGGTGATCACGTCCGCGATCTTGTCGGGATGCACCGGCGAGACGCTGGCGCGAACCCCATCCTTCTTGAAGGACCCGTAGCACGGGAACTGGATGCGTGTTTCGAATTCGCTCGGCTTGACCGAGTCGGTGTCGGCCAGGGCGATCCGGAAGCGCCCGTAGAGCTTGGGCTTCTTGGTCTTGCTCATCTCAATTTCCCCTCGATCAACTTGAGGCCGGGTTGGTCCCGGTCCATCTGGTAGACGGTGTAGCGATCGCCGTCGAACTCGACGCTGTAGACCCGGATGCCGGCGTTGAGGCACTGCATCCACATGTCCCGCGTGCCCGGCCCGCCGGGGAACGCCACGCAGACGTCGGGCTGGCTGGTCTCACGCATGCGGGTGTTGCGGCGCTTGGGCGCATCGTCGCCCTCGCCGTCCAGCGCGGGGTCGACCTTGTAGACCTCGGTGGCGAACCCCCACTTCTTGGCCCAGGCCCGGCAGAGCCGGTCATAGCCCACTGCATCACCGTCGACCCAGATCATGTCGCGCGGCCAGCGCAGCGCCGAGACCAGGGCCGACAGCACCAGGGTGGGCGCGACCTCGACGACGCCGACCCGGCCGCCGCAGACCACCGCCACGAACGGGCGTTCAGCTTCAGGCGTCATCGAAGATATCCGGGTTGAGGATTTCGGGTTCCATGTCGATGAACGAGCCGTCGAGCTTGCCGGCGCGGCCAATGCCCGGCACCTGCGCGTGGTACGACATCAGGTCCATCTCGACACGGTGGCGTTGATAGTCAGCGTTCGCGTTGTAGCTGTATTTGTTGTGATACACCTTGACAGCATGCTCAATGGTGTCCGAAGGCGGCGCGTAGCTGACCCCCCGCCCACCGCTGCCGAGATAGTCGTAGCGCGGGCTATGGCGGTGCCGCCCGAACTCGCGCTCGGACATCACTGCTTGTTGCTGCATCTGGTCGCGGAACTTGGTGTAGCGCGTCGACAGGGCGACGTGATAGGCGCTGACATCGGCCAGGAGCTTGATCAGGGGCTTGAACGATTTCTGCCCGTCCGAAAACTCGGTCACCGCGTCGACGAAGGCCTCCGCCGCCGCGACCGAACGTGGCGCGCCGCCCAGCCAGGACAGAAGCTGCCCAGGCTTGACGTCGTAGCAGGAGCCGTCGATCGCCCATCCCCGTTCCTGTTCGTCCCAGGTCCACTGGGCATTGTTCATCAGCGCCAGGACCCCGAACGGGTCGTAGCGATCCTTGCCGTCGCGCAGCACACCGAACCCGAACTTGGTCTTGGCCATCAGCGCCGTCCACTCGGCCATGATGCCCGCGTCGGCGTTCATCTGGCTGAGAAGCTGCTGGAGCCGCCGCACGTTCGCCGGGACGTCGGTGCTGACGCTGTCGCGCACGACCGACCCTTGGAACGTCGTCCAGGATTCGAGGGTGCAGAACCGCTGGTGCAGGGGCTGACGGTCGTATTCCATGCGCACGTCGTCCAGGGCCGCGAACTGACCGGCGGAGCCGGGGAAGCCATAGCGATCCCGGCGGCGATAGTACATCCCGCCGCCGACCTTCATGATCGGCATGTCGTGGTAGGCTTCGAAGATGCTGCCCAGGTCGTGGTAGCCGTCGTAGTCCCGGCTCTTCTCCAGTTCGGCATCGGGGATCGCCCACAGACCCGTCCATTCGCCGTCCGGACCCCAGAGGAAGAGGTTGGCCATCGGCCCCATCTCATTCACCGACGGCGTGCGATCCGGCAGGTAGGGCGCGAAGTGGTGAGCGTTCTTGTGGATGAAGTCGCGCACGTGAACTTCATAGCGATCGCGGGCGCGCCTTTCGCTGCGGTCGTACATCGAGTGATGAATGGAAGACATCTTGGTGTCCATGTACTTGAGGGGCGAGGCGGTCAGCCACCGCATCATGTCGCGTTGGTAGGGGCGGAGCGAAAGGCTCTGGTCCATGATCAGGTGGTCGCGCATGACCTGATCGGCGGTGCGCCCCTGGGCCTTGTGCGCGGTGATCACGAGGGTCCTCGCCATCTCCTGAAGCCGGGACTTGCCGTGCTGGCGCGGCGCGATGTGAACCGTTCGGCAGAGGTTGTCGAGCTTGCCGCCCAGAGGGTCGGGCCACGGAGCATCGAACTCGGTGACGTCCTGCATCATGGTCGCCTCATCGATGAGCCACGTGTTGTTCTGGGTGTCATGCCCGAAGAACTGGTGGACCGTGCCGCCGGACTTGCCGGCCGGGTCGATGCCGTAGTGGACCTTGAACGGCCCCAGGACGGCGTCGTCGACCTTGCGCTGCATCTCCTTGATGCGCTCCTCGATAGAGGGCAGGGTCGAAGCCTGCTCCAGGACCTCCATCGACAGCGGGAAGACGCTCGTCTTCCAGTCGGCCTTGACCTGGGAGGCCTTCATCACCGCGATCTGATCAGACAGCTTCTGGATCGACTTGGCCGCCTTGCCGGTCGGCGCCGGCATGACGAAGCTGGGGGCCGCAGCCGGCTCCTTGAACAGGCTGAAGACGTCGGCCGGCGGAGCGCTGACCTGCTTCATCAGGGCCGCGCTAGGCGCTCCTAAGAGGCTCGAAAGGCTGGTCGCCGGCGATGTAGAGGGGGTGGCGGGGATGGCCGTCTTTGGACTTGCCAAGGCACTTGACTTCGACCCCGGTGATTTCGGCTTGCTGGACCGCGCCATAGTCTTGATCCTTGAACTCCCCATGGACACCCCAGCCGGCGATGACATCGGCCTTGGCGGTGACAGCGTACTCGAAAGCGTGTTGCAGGAACCGGGCATTGAGCGGCCCGATCGGATCAGGCGCCGCCTTCATGATCGCCGGCGATTTGGACCGGAAGGCGAAGAGGTTGACGACGATGATCCCACCATAGTCGTCGCGGCGCGCAAAGCCCATGCACCGGCGGATGGTGTTGTCGTCCAGGCGCGCGGTGGCGGTGGACGGGTTGAGCATCATGAAGATCAGGAGCGGCTTGCTCGGGTCCCAGACCCGCATGAGCATGTAGCGAAAGGTCTCGCACTGCGAGAGGATCGCGGCCTTGATCACGTCGTTCTCGATCACCACGTCGCCATAGACGCCGGTGATCTCCGGATCGTCGATCGACAGTTCAGCGGTCCCGTCCTCCAGGACCCGCAGGAAGTCGCCCCAGGAGGGCGCGTTCAGTTGTGCGGTGATCGTCGTCATTCCTGACATTTGCCCCGAGAAGGTTGGCTTTGTCAACGCTTGGAATCAAAAGGGCCGCCCCGCAGGACGGCCCTTTCTCGACCTTACCAGACTTCGCCGAACTTGCACGTCCTAGGACGTCGACCGCCTCGGAGTCTGGTCTTGTAGCGCCTCAAACGCTTGCCCCGCGCGCCGCTCTAAGGAGACTAGGAGATCGTTGCGCTGGTCTAATGGGCGGCAGGTGATCGCTGGCGGTCTTTCCGTGTAGGGCCTCCTACCTCTTGCGGTTCTGTTCTAGGATCGCCGGCCTAGGCCGTCAATCCTCAAGCAGGGCCTTTTGAGCCAGGGCGCGATTGTACTCCAGGAGCTTGCGAAGAGCCTTGCGGTCGCCGTCAGCCATGGCGTAGAGCCGCACCACGTCATCGTAGTCGAATTCGTTGACGAGGTCGCGCAGGTCCTGGTCCATCTTGTCGATGGTCCGAAACAGGCGCTCGCGATATTGGCGCTGCTCCTGCCGGCGGCGACGGCCGGCGAGAACACCGATCCGCTGCCGCACGCGGCGATGACGCAGCATCAGAGCGTCTTGGGCGCGTGCCAGTCCTCGCGGTCGTCGGCATAGAGCACCGACGCCAGCGGACCGGTCCCGATGTCGCACTTGGCGGCGATCTCCACCGCCTGGGCGGCCGTGGCGCCCATGTGCAGCGCCCCCAGAGCCGACCACGTGCCCGAGCCGAAGGCGTAGAAGGGCGCACGCATCACATAGGCCGGCGCGCCGCTCTCGAACCGCAGGCATGTGCCATCCGGGAGGATGACATAGCCGTTGGTCTCCTTGTCGGGCTTCTCAGGGCGGCCCATGTCGCAGTACGCGCCCTTGCCGCCGTCCGCCAGCCACTCGTCGAATTGCTCGGACTTGACCCAGTCGAGGAAGATTTGGACGTAGGACGACTCGCCCGCCGCGCCGAAGAGCAGCGTGCCGCCCGGTCCGGTGCGCTTGCCGATCTTGGGGACGTCCCCGCAGGGGGTCCACAGGTCCAGAACCCGCGCGTCGGCGGCCAGGGCGCCGTCTCGATAGACGATACACGTCATACGTCCAAACTCCTACTGATATCTTCTAGGTTTAGCGCGGAGCGCGGGGCAGACGCGCGGCGGCCGGGTTCTTCAGCGAGCCGGTAGTCGGCCCGGCTTGGCGTGCGCCGGCCTCCGGCTTGAAGCCCTCGGGGAGCAGCGGCGTGCGGGACTTGCCCGAGGCGGCCGACCGTTCCTTGACGAGATCGTCGCCGCCTTCGCTTTGGACCTTGGCGTCCGAGATCAACTTGTCCTTGCGCTTGGAGGGCGCGACGTTGTTGGACTGGAGGGTGCCGTCCGACCCGGCCGCGATCTGCCGCGTCGTCAGATCAACGACAGCGTTGACCAGCGCGGACAGCATCGCCTTCTCGGCGCTGACGGAGGCGGTGGTCGAGGCACCCGTGAAGCCGGTCCCGTCGCCTTTGGCCTTGCCGCTGACGCGCACGGTGATCAGCTTGCTCTTCTTGTTCTTCAGGAAGCCCGAGGCCTCTTCGCGCGACGAGACGTCGACCCGTGCGCCCGGCGCGATTTGCTCCAGCAGCCCCAGGGCCGCGTGGTAGCTGCTGGTGAAGTTGAGCGCGCCCTTGTAGCCGCTCGGGGCGGAGATTGTCTTATCGATCGTCTGATCGATGACCGTGGTGGCCAGATAGGTGGGCTCAGGGTCGCGCAGGTAGACGTCGACCTGCTCCTTGACGGCCCGCAGGCGGTTGATGTCGAGAGTGAGGGCGCGCGTGGCGACCATGGTGTGCTCCTATTGCTGCTCGTCGATCGCCTGGGCGACCTGGGTGTTGCCGTAGCGGTAGTTGTTCCAATGGTCGCTCGTGGCGTAGCGACCCTTGCGCTTGAGGCTGACCTCGACTTCCGGCGAGACCAAGCCCATCTTCTCTCCGGCCGCGATGAGGTCGAAGAACGCCTGCTGCCAGGGCGGCGGCATTTCCTGGATGGACATGCGAGGCAGGGTAAACCACGCCGCACGCCCCAGCCCGAAGAAACTATCGACCGGCGCGTAGGGCATGGTCATCTCCCCGGCATAGTGGACGACCCGCCCGTCGCTCTCCTTGACCGAGTGCGTGTACGCGGCAATCCTGGCGCGCTCGTAGGCCTCGTCGTCCGCCTGCCGGATAAGCAGGGCGCGGATGTCCTCGGGACAGCCGTGGAAGAACGCCTCGTCCTTGGGCGTCAGGCAGTCGGCCAGGGCCGCCTTGAGCGCGCTGCGCATCTCGTCGAGCGCCTGGGCCGCGTCCTCATCCCGGTCGGGATGGAAGTCGTCGGCGATCTCAGCGATGCGGTCACGCAGGTTCATTGGCAGACCTTCACGGGGTCGACGGCCGCGACCGGCGACATGTAGGTGTCGGGGTCCCAGGCGCCAGGAACGTTACCGCCCGAGATGTACTGGTAGTCCGGCGAGGGCGGGGTCATCGAGCCGCCATTGCTGGCGACCTTGCCCGGATTGGGGTAGAGCGACAGCCACAGGCGCCCGTCGGCCCCACGCAGGACATATTGCCCGCTCTGGCGGCAGACCTTGGCGATCTGCATCCGCCACGCGTAGTTGAGCTTCTTCTTGCGCGCGGCCTCGTCGCGCAGCCACTGCTCATGACCCATCCGCGCCCAGCGGGCCTTCTTGGCGACGAGTTCCTTGTGCTCCGGCGACCAGCGGAGGTGATCCTCCTCGTCGAGCGACACCACGGCCGCCGTCATCCCAAGGATGACGACGACCGCTATGGTCGTGAGCCAGAACAGCGGATCGGTCAGGCGCTTCATCAGGCGACGATGTCCTTGAAGGTGTCGCGGGCGTGGTCGGTGACCAACCAGACGCCCTCCTGGGTGTGGATCGGCATCAGCCAACCGGCGCGTTCGGCGAAGTCCAGGTTGCCGCAGAGTTGCCAGCCGCCGCCAGTATGGGCGTAGGTCGTCTGACCCTCGCCCACAAGGCCCTTGACGAGTTCGAAAGCGTGGGCGGCGTCATCGGCCACCAGGGCGGTGGCGGGGCGTTGATAGCTCATGATCTTCTCCTTCAGGCGATCTCATAGCCAGCGGCGACGCGCTCGCGGATTTGGTCCAGCGTCGTCGGCTCCAGCACCTTGCCGGTGTTGAAGACCTCGTCCAGCAGATCGTGCTCGACGACGTCGCCCTCGTGGACCGTGATGGTCTCGAAGCCGCCGGCCTCGTTGGTCACCAGGGCCAGCTTGCCCTTCTTGGAGACCTTGCCCGGATCGGTGATGGGGTCCTTGAAGATGTCGACCCACTCGCCGTTGATCTCTTGGGCCGACGACTTCATCGCCCACTTGTTGGTGTCGCGGTCCAGGTCGCCCGTCGCCAGACCACCGCCGGCCGCCGTCATGATGCTGTCGGGCGCGATGCCCAGGTCGCGACCCAGATAGAACGGGTCCATGTGGGTGTGCTCGTTCATGCCGTCGCCCTGGAGGACCTTGGCGTTCAGGTTGAGCACGTCCAGACCCTTGCTGTTGCGTTGGGTCCCGAAGCCGTCGGCCATGATCTTGAGCACCGGCGGGATGACCTCGCCCAGCTTGCCGCTATCGGGACGGCAGACGATCGTGATGTTCTTGTTGGCGATCAGGTCCTTGAACTTCACCAGCTTGCGGGTGAACTCGAAGATGTTCCAGGTGTCGCCGACCAGCGAGACGATCGAACCAGCCGGCGCCCGGTTCAGGCAGTGCTCGATGTATTCGTCGTCGTTGTCGCGCCCGAACGAGCAGGAGATCGAGTGCTCGGTGGCCAGCACCGAGTAGGCCGACATCTCGCTGAAGTAGTTGATGTTCGCCGCGCGCACGGCCGGGACGTTGTCCGAGCCCTGGAAGTGGTAGAGGTGCGCGATGCCGGCCAGGACCGAGTGATCATAGCCCATGGTGCCGCGCGAGGAGAAGTCCAGGAAAGCGAACGGCGACATCGGCGTGTCGCTGGTGAGGTCCCAGAAGCTCTTGATCCGCGACGCGATGTTGTTGACGCGCGCGGCGATCGTCGAGGCCGTCCAGACGTCGCGCAGGATCATGGTCTCGAAGTACGAGGTCAGCCAGGGCAGGCGCGGGTCGAGGTTCTCGACGCTGATCAGGGCGTTCTTGACCGGGATCATCATGCCCTCGGGCACGGCCTTGATGCGCAGCGGCAGGTAGCCGCCGTACTCGTTCAGGATGATCTCCCAGCCGTCGCGGTTGAACGGCAGGCCGTGGGCCGGCACGAACACGGCCATCTCGTCGATGTCGGCGCGGGTGATCGGCTTGCAGAGCTTCTGGAAGAGCAGGCGCTGGAACGCGGCCAGCATCACCTTGGGGTAACGCCCGCCCCGGCTCTCGATGTAGCTGTAGACGGTGGTGCAGCCGTCGCGATAGAGCACCCAGTGCCCCAGCTTGTAGCTGTCGGTGTCGGCGATCAGGTTGTAGGTCTCGACGGGAGCGACCCCGTCCCATTTGGCGATGTCGAAGGCCATGATGTCCCCTTTATGCGTTGAGGCTGAGCATGCGGTCCACGATGAAGGCGTGGTCCTCGAAGGTGTTGGACGGGTCGATCTCGGAGATCGGGTCCCAGTCGGCGGCGGCGGCGTCGTCGTGCCCCTTGACCACCGGCAGGCTCAGGCCCAGCGCCGGCGGCGGGATGAGGAAGTGGAAAGCGGTCGAGATGATGTGGGCGCGCCGCGAGCGGTGCGGATCGTCAAAGACCTGGGGCTCGCCGACCAGGAAGCGGCGAAGCTCCTCCATGGCCTTGACCACGTAGCCCGGCGCGGCCGGCGGGCGCAGGCCCAGCTTCTCGGCCTGCTTGCAGGCGGCGAGCCAGTGGACGAAGTTGGGATAGTCCCGCTCGGAAATGAACAGCGCGGTCTCTTCGATGATCTCGCGCAGGCAGTTGGCCAGCAGCGAGGAGCCGGCGTTGACGAAGCCGCCGGGCAGGGCCTTCATGCCCAGCCCCTCGGCGCCGCCGCGCTCGATCCGCAGAACGTGACCGGCGCACTCGACCACGCCGTCGACGGCCAGGAACGGACCCGGCCCCCAGCGTTCGCGGTAGGCGTCCTCGGCCTTCTTCTGGTCGAGCAGGTAGGCGTAGACCTTCTTGTCGCGGAACCGCTCCAGGAAGTCGATGGTGCTCGGATAGAGCAGATCGGTCCAGGCATGGCCCCGGTCGCTCCAGGCGGTGTCGCGGAAGTTGACCCCGCCGGCGAAGTAGGCTTGACGCAGAGCCGTGGCGTTGACGCCGTTGTCCTCGACCGGGGTATAGGGCCATTGCGGGAACCAAGTCAGGTATTCGCTGGTGGCGTCGCGGACGTTGCCGATCAGGGTGACGCGCGGGCGCAGCACCTTGGTGGCGTTCTTGACGTGCTGCTGGACCTGGGCGATCCACTCGTTCTTGCCATAGGGGCCGGTGTCGTTGAGCGCGATCACCTCGGTGTTCGACAGGTGATGCAGGATGCGCTCGCCGGTGATCTCGACATCGCTATCTTCGACCTCCTCGCGGGCCAGATCGCTGAGCCCGTTGAGGATCATCTCCTTGCGTTCCTCGAACACGAAGGGATTGCGCGTGTCGCGGGCGAGGTTGGCCGAGCCGATGAACCAGAGGACCTTGCGGGCCTTCTTGCGCGCCGCCTGATACAGGCGGAAGTGGCCGAGCTTGGTCGGCATTTGCGCCCGCGTGATCAGCACCGCGATGTCGTACTCGAAATCCACCATCACCTCCTAAAGGCCGGGCGGATGCGCCGGGCCGGCTTGTTCTCGGTCAATTCCCGCCCGCTGAAGGGCGGGAAGGAAAGCTCGCTGATGCCGTTCTGCCGGATGGCGAACTGGCGCTTCTTGGTGTCGATCCCGTCGAGGTGCGTGCTGCGCCGCCGCTCGATGAGTTCGAGGTCGACGACGTCACCAAACACCTTGCCGTGGAAAATCTGCCGCCGCGCCCAGGTGATGGCCGAACCCAGGTGCTCGAAGGTCCTGGTCTTCTCGGCCTCCAGGAGGCTGGCGCCGTCATGGAAGGACGGGTCCACCCACGACAGCTTGATTTCCCGCGCCGGGAGAGACTTGACCAGGACGTTGATGGGCTCGTAGCCGAAACGCTGGGCAAAGTCGCCCACGTCGTAGCTCTCGATGTCCAGCACCACCATGGTGATCGGCTTGGTCGTTACGGACGACACTATCGATTTCCCTCCGGCTTTGTCAACGCTTTAACGCAGGAGCTTGAGCGAGGCCGGCGCGTGGTACTTGAACGACGACTCGGTGATCGGTCCAATTCCGACGAAGGTCACGGTGGGCTTGTCGAAAACGGTCCGGCCGGCGTCCACGACCAGGGTCGCGCCAGAGTAATCGCGGAACCGCTCGTAGAGGGCTTCCAGTTCTTCGTTGGTGCCGGTGTGGAGCGCGATCTTCGCCGCCGACTGCGAGTAGCGGTACTGGCGCGCGGTCTTCGGAAATCGCTCCATGGCGTCCCACCACGCATGCAGATAGGCGTGTCCAGCCTGGGCGGAGAGCTTGCCGATGTTAAGGGACTTGTCCTCCGGCTTGCGGCTGCGCTTGGCCACGGTCATCGCGTCGAGCGCTTCCTGGCTGACGATGGCGTAGAGTCGCAGTTCCGCCTTGGGCTTGCCGGCGAAGCAGGCCATCAGAAGGTCCCAGGCGTGCAGCCAGTTGTCGATGAATTTCATGCCCGCAAGGCCCTTTCATAGTGATCCTCCAGCGCGATGGCCGCGTCGAAGGCGATGTCGATGAGGTCCTCGTTGATGATGACCTCGCAGGAGCGATGGAGGCTGACCATCGCCAGGGATTCGTAGGCCTTGTTGAGGGCGCTCAGCGTCTTGAGGTTCAGGGCCAGACGATCCAGCAGCTTGACGCCATAGACCTCAGGGCCGAATGGTCCCTTGTGGGTGTAGAGCCGTTTCTTGACCTTCGGGAAGGTCTCCCAGTCCTTGACGTGCAGGTCGGCCATCAGGTCGGCGGTCTGCTCGATCAGCACCACATAGCGCATCAGCTTGCGCAAGCGCGCCTGGATGTCGTCGGACTTGGCCGTCGGCGGAGGATCGCGACAATCCTCCGCCTCATAGGCCGCCAGCATCCGCGCTCGATACAGAACGTCGGCGATCGCCACCGATTAGGCCTCGGGGGTCGGGGCTTCGGTTTCCGGCTCGGCGGTGGTCTTGGCCTTACCCTTGGCGCCCGTCGTCGGCGAAGCCTGCGGCTCGTCAACCATCGGCGCGGCCGGCGTCTCGACCTGCACCGGCTCGACGTCGGCCGGGACGTCGACCGCCGCGTAGTCGGCCTCGAACGCGGCCGGCTTCAGGATCAGCATCTCGTAGTCGTTCTCGCCGCGCGGGATGCGCACGATGTAGTCGTCCTGGGTCGCCGAGGCGATCTGGCCGTTGATCGGCACCAGCAGCTTGCCGACCGCATCCTTGCCGACGCTCATGGTGCCCATGGCGGTGTAGGCGGAGTGCTTGGTCAGCCATTCCGGCAGGTCTTCCAGGCGCTGGAAGGTGTATTGGACCGCGTCGACGGTCACGGGCAGGCGGGTGTACTTGCTCAAGGATAGCTCCTACTGGGGTTGGGCCGGCGCCGGGATGGCGAAGGCAAGGGATTGTTCGACCAGGGCCAAGAGGTCGGTTACCAGCTTGGGATTGAGGTCGTCCTCGGTCAGGGCGGCGGCGACGGCGTTGATCCGCGACCACGTGAAGTCCTCGGTCAGGCCAAGGTTGTGGAGGCGCAGCAGGGTCTCGCCGTGGATCGCCACGACGCCGGAAAGGTCACGCAGGTTGCGCAAGGTCAGCAGCCGCTCGGAAAGCATCTTGATCGCGCTGCCCGAGGGCGCCAGGAGCAGGCGCATCCAGTCGCCGCCGGGGTCGTCGCCCCGGCGCAGGTCCGGATGGTCCAGGGTCGCGCCCCAGATCACCGCGTGGGCTTTGGCGGCCAGCGACTGCCGGCGCTTGGCGATGGCCTCGGCTTCCTTGGCTTCGCGCTGGGCGGTCAGGAAGGTGGCGATGATCGCCGAGGGAAAGATCGCCACGAGGAAGAAGGCGAGGCGGTCGGTCCAGACCGCGTGCGGCGTGATCACGTTCATGGCCGTGCCGATCAGCACCGTGGGATAGATCAGGCCGCCGTGGCGGTGGATGAACTTGATCATGAAAAGGGCCTCCGGCGTTGTCGTCGGAGGCCCTTCTAGCGAGTCGGTGTCAGGCTGTCAACACATGTCAGCCAGCCGCAGCCACCAACTTCTCGATGCGGTTGAAGCCCAGTTCGAGCCGGCCCCAGAAGGCGCTCGGCACGTGCGGCTTGACGACCTCGGTGAAGCGCGCGCGCTCCTTGAGGTACATCTTGGCCATGCCCAGGTGAGGCGCCTGGGTCGCCGGGTCCTTGATCGACGCCTCGACGTTGGCGATCCGGTCGGCCAGCTTCAGGATGCAGGCCTCGGGGTTCTCGCCGAGCTTGCGATAGATGTCCTCGTTGCGGGACTTGCGGTTGGGACCGATGCCCGAGACCGCCCAGACCAGCGCCGCGACGCGGTCGCCGAACTTGTCCTCGATCATCTGACGGCGGGCCTCGGGCGTCATGTCGAGGTGGGTGTCCTCGATCACGTCGTGCAGCTTGGCCGCCGCCGTCCAGGTGAAGCCGGCATAGCCGAAATCGTCCAGGATGCGCTCGACCTTCTGGAGGTGGTAGAGGTAGGGCTGGCCGGCGTACTGCTGATCGCCGTGCGCGGCGATGGCGAACTTCGTCGGGTCCTCCTGGTGGAAGCCGCCGGGCGCGCCGACGTCCGCCATCAGGTTGGCCAGTTGGTCGGGATCGGACAGGGGCGTGTCGGTCATGACGTTTTCTCGGGGATCAGGGTGAAGACTTCCACGCCCTCGTCGATGCGCATGTGGTGCGTCGGCGGGTGGGCGGGGTTGTAGCGGATGTAGCCGGCGAGGCCGCCGTCGATCATCGCGCCGCCGCGCTCCTGGTAGTCGTGGCGGAAGCGCGAGACCAGGAACGAGCCATCGGCGAGCTTGATGGCCGAGAACACCGCCTCGCGGATCGAGGCCGCCGAGGTAATGTAGACGCCCTCTTTGAGGGGATGGACGAACAACCCGAAGTAGTTGTCGTGGCCCTGCGACCGATCCGGCGTCTCGGTGTAGAAGACGTAGAACGGACCCTCCCGATCGGGGAGGTCATAGTAGCCCACGTACTTGGCGTTGTAGCGCTCTTCGGCGACTTTGACGTTGATGCCCATCAGGCGACCCTCAGGAATTCACCCCACGCGGGGGCGGCGTATTTCAGATAGGCCTCGTGCGCGGCCTCCGGCGTACTATAGCGTCCCAGGAAGCGATAGACACCATGAATGGTGATCTGGGCCTGGAACGGCTTGCTCTTGCATCGGCACTTGGTCACGCCCTTGGGCAGGGCGCCGATCGGGCGGCGGTTGACGAGGTTCTGCGACCGCGTGGCCTTCCGGAGGTTCTTGATCCGGTTGTTGCGGCGGTTGCAGTCCTCGTGGTCGACGTCATGGTCGGGGACGACCCCGTGGTGGAGCGCCCAGGCCAGCTTGTGGGCGGCGATCTGGATGCGGCGGCCCTCGTAGGGGACCTTGATCACCCGGTAGCCGTCCTGGTTGACCGTGCCCAGGCGCTTGCGGGTCTTGGAACCCCGCAGATAGATGGCGCCGGACGAGGCCTCATAGCGGTAGCGCGCCTTGAGGTACTCGACCGGGATGACGTACTCTGCCCCCGACATGGGATCAATCCTTCTTGGCGTACCGCTTGAAGAGGAGATAGAAGCCATAGGCGACCAGCGCCCCGAGCCAGCAGAACCACAGGATCGCCGCCTGCCCCAGGGTCATGAAGAAGAACCCGATCTTCCAGTCGTCGTTGAACCGGTTCTCCCGGTTCTCCCGGACCTGGGGGTAGTCGATGGCGTAGCGGTAGCCGATCCTGGCCAAAGCGATCAGGCCGCCCAGGATGAAATAGATGTCCTGCATGGCGGACCTACTTCGTCGAGGCGTTGTCGAGGGCGTCGACGCCCTTTTCAGCCAGGGCGCCCAGCTTCTTGCGCACGAAGAAGAACACGCCGGCCCAGAAGCCCAGGAACAGCGCCAGCGGCCAGATCAGGCCGATGATGATCCCGGCGATGCCGAAGAAGAAGCAGTAGACGCCGATGCCTTCGTAGTCGGTGATCCCCAGCTTGCGGAACACCGCCGGGAAGACGGTCGCGGCGGCGGCCCAGACGCCGGCGCAGATGAAGAGCGCGGTGAGGAAATACATCAGGTCGGTTCCTTTTCGAGCCCGTGATCGGGGTCGTACTTGACGAGGATGCCGTCTTCGTTCCGGTGCTCCATCAGGGGCAGGCCGGAGACGAACTGCGGCACGAAGAGGTCGCGGCGCGGCTGCTGGAGCCAGATGAGGCCGGTCTCGGCCACCTGCGCGCGCTCGGCCGGCGAAAGCTCCCAGCAGGAGATCACACCCTCGGGGCCGGTGTAGGTGTGCAGCGGGATGACCGAGTCCTCGTTGCCCGGCGCCGGGTTCCAGACCTTGTTGGAGCCGGCGAAGTTACGCGGCGTGGCCATGTTTGGACCCCTTGTTGACGAAGAACCAGATCGCCAGCGCGATCAGGAAGCCGGGCACGGCCAGGGGCCACGCGAAGGTGACTCCCAGGAAGACGAAGACGCCCAAGAAGACCGCACCGACCGCGTCGGAGAGCTTGAGCACCCCGTCCTTGGTCTCGTGCTTGATCGCCCAAAAGAGCGCGCCCAGGCCGGCAATCACGCCGACGACGAGAGAGAAGAGGATGTACTTCAAAGCAGCCCCGCCGCCTGCTTGGCGGCCTCCTTAGCTTGAACCTTCTCGTGGGAGAGGGTCTTGACGCGGTTGATCTCGTCGGCTTCGCAGCCGTCGGCGCTGATCCCGAGGTTCTCGCAAAGCGTGTAGAGTGACAGCAGCAGCCCGCCGACCTCCTCCTTGACCTCGCCGACCGGGCGGCTGAAGGTCCATTCGGCTTGGCGGATCACATCTTCCTTCGTCAGGCCCTGGGTCTGGACGAGTTCCATGCACTCCTCCAGCGTCCGGAAAGCCTGGATGCGGCGGTTGAAGACGCGGCCCGTCAGGACCTCCTCAACCCACTTCCAGCACCACGTCTGACGCTTGGCCCGGTGCTCGTGGCACGCGTCCACCTCGGTCATCACTTGCCCCATCCGAAAGCCTTCCACAGAGATTGGCCGGTGTCGCGCGAGCAGCGCCACGGGCGGATGACGAGGACCGAGGCGATGACGGCGACGATCATGTAGATCGCCGCCGCCCGCCCGAGGATGTCGAGCAACGCCATCGACTAGCCCTTCACGCAGAGGACTTGCTTCAGGGTGTGGACGATGTCCACGAGGTCCTTCTGCGCCTCCATGACCGCGTCGATGTCCTTGTAGGCCATCGGGATTTCGTCGATCACGCCGATGTCCTTGCGGCACTCGACGCCTTCGGTCGCCTTGATCTGGTCTTCCAGCGTGAAGGCCGCCTTGGCGGCGGTGCGCGACATGGTCCGGCCCGCGCCGTGCGAGCACGAGCAGAACGAGTCGGCGTTGCCCTTGCCGCGCACGATGTAGGACTTGGCCCCCATCGAGCCGGGGATGATGCCGAACTGGTCCTTCTGAGCCGACACCGCGCCCTTGCGGGTCACGAAGACCCACTCGTCGAAGTGGAACTCCTTCTGGACGTAGTTGTGGTGGCAGTTCACCGCTTCCTTGTCCGTCTTGAAGGGCGGCAGGCCCGAGGCGCGCATGGCGTCCAGGACCCGGATCATCATCATCTCGCGGTTGATCCGCGCGAAGTCCTGGCCCCAGGCGACGGCTTCCACGTAGTCGTAGAATTCCGGCTCGCCTTCCGACAGCCACGCGAGGTCCTTGTCGAGCGGCTTCTGGCCGTCCCGACGCAGCATCATCTCCTTGGCCTTCTCGATGAAGATACGACCGATGGTGTTGCCGACGCCGCGCGAGCCCGAGTGGAGCATCACCCAGACGCGCTGGTCCTCGTCGAGGCAGACCTCGATGAAGTGGTTGCCGCCGCCCAGCGTGCCCAGTTGGACGACGCTGTTGGCGTTCTTGAGGGCCTTGTACTTGTCGCAGAGCTTCTCGAACCGAGCCTCCAGGCCCGAGTCGACCCACTTGCGCATGATCGAGTTCGGGATGCCGCTGCGCCCGTTCCAGCCGCCCGACGGACCCGGCCCGCCGTGCGGGACGGCGTGCTCGATCAGCGAGCGCAGCTTGGCGAGGCTGTCGGGCAGGTCCGAGGCCGTCAGCGAGGTGCGCACGGCCATCATGCCGCAGCCGATGTCCACGCCCACGGCCGCCGGGATGATGGCGCCCTTGGTCGGGATCACCGAGCCCACGGTCGAGCCGATGCCCATGTGGACGTCCGGCATCAGGGCCACGTGCGAATGGATGAACGGCAGGGCGGCGAGGTTGTGCGCCTGCACCTGGGCGGGTTGTTCGAAGGTCACGCCCCGGACCCAGGCCTTGATCACCCCGCCGTTCCAGCCGGTGATCTCTTCGTATTGGGTCTCGGCGGTCATGTGCTCCTCGCTGCCGTTGTCGTGATTTACGACTTTTGACCACGCCCTTCGTCGTCTGTCAACACACCTTCGACCGCTTCGATCTGGATTTGCAGCGTCGTCCTGGCGATGCTCAGCGGCGGGAGTTGCTCACCGACAAGCTTCATGTCCCCCAGGGCGTAGAGCAGGGTGTCGTAGAACTCGGCCTCCGAGCCCCCGACGTTGAGCCGCTCCTGGATATGGGTGATCCGGGCCTGGAGGACGCGGGCGCGATCATCGTTGGGCAGGAGCGAGGCCTCGACCTGGGCGATCGCCTCGACGGTGTCTCGCAGCATGCTGCGGTAGGTGTTCTGACGCGGGGTACTCATGGGATCGCCTTCAGCAGTTGGAGAATGGCCGCCCAGAGCGCCAGATCGGCGAGCACGGCCAGGAAGAGTTCGTAGTTCAGACGGTAGCCCTTGTGGGTCATCGTTGCCTCCCTGAAACGAAAAACGCCGGCGAGAGGGTCCCGCCGGCGTTTCCTTAGTCCACAGTCGTGCGGCTGGGCCGCGCCGACTTACTTCACGTTGACGAAGGGAACCGCGCCGCCGGTCGTGGTCGGCAGACGACCGTCCCACTTCTCGATCGCCTTCAGTTCGACGATCTGCGGGCTGGCCGCGATCGACGCCGCCAGCAGACGGTTCGATTCGGCTTGACCACGGGCTTCTTCGATCGCCGCGTTGGCGCGCGCCTTGGCGACTTCGACCTGGGCCGTGGCGGACACGGTGTCGGCGTCAGCCTTGGTCTTGGCCTGGATCGAGTCGAGGATCACCTGCGGGTAGCGGATGTTGCCGATCCAGTCGAGTTGGCTGATCGTCACGCCTTCCTTCGCCCACTTGTGCTGGACGCTGGCGAGGGCCTTCTGGATCACCTGCTGCCGGCCGCCCTTGTACAGGAACTCGACCGACACCAGTTCGGTCTCGCGGGCGATGGCCGAGCGCACGTCGTTGCGGATCGGACCTTCGAACAGTTGGTCGAACGACAGCCGGTACTTCTTGTAGAGCGCCGGCGCCGCCGCCGAGTCGACGCGCATGACGAGTTGGACGTCGGCGGTCATCGGCAGAGCGTTGTTGTCCGAGAACGTGACTTCTTCGTTCTCGGCGCCGCGCTCGTCGGAGTCCTTGGTGTAGGTGTAGGTGCGTTGGATCGCCGGGTAGTCGACGATCTTCTCGCCGAAGCTGTTGAAGTGCATGCCCGAGGACAGCGGCGCCGGATCGACGCCTTGGCCGCCGACGGTGCGGATTTTCACGCCGACATTGCCGGGCTCGACCGTATGCCAGCCGCAGGCCGAGAGGGAAGCGCCTAGGCCCATCAGGGCCACGGCGGTCAGAATTGCCTTAATTTTCAACGGATTGCTCCTTAGGTTGTTTCGGGGACTTGTGGAACGCTTTGGCGATGTCGCCCAGAAGCTTCATCGCGAACAACAGGACGGTCGGCATGCCGAGGACCAGGACGAGAAACGCCACGATGGTCGAGCCGACGAAGTGGGCCTCGGTGAGGGTCCAGGCGAAGCCCATGTAGACCAGGACGCCGGCGATGATCACCAGAGTCGGGTAGAGGCTCAGCCGGTAGAAGAGGCCGGGCAGACGCTTGTCCCGCAGCGCCGCGCTGGGGCCGCCCAGGGCCGAGACCAGGAAGGCGACCATCAGGATCAGGTAGAGCGGGAAGAGGGGAAGGAAGAGCCTCACGGGGTGGGACCTTTCAGAATGGTGTCGATCCGTGCGAGGAGGTCCCCGCAATCGACGCCGCCAACTTTGAAAGCCGAGGCCACCTCCGCCAGCAGGGCCGTCTTCTTGGCCGTGGCGATGGCAACCTGTTCCTCGATCGCCTCGACGATCGCAGCCACGAGGACCTCCTGGCGCACGCGCCAGCAGCCATCGGAGCCGGCATAGAACCACGTCGAGATGATGTTGTCGGCGCGGCCATTGTCGGCGATCTTGCGCGCGGCGTGGTAGGGACCTTCGTCGCGCCCGATGACGGAGCCGGCGGACAACGCCGCCTCGATGTCCTTGAACCGGCCGGCGACCATCGGGAACCACGACTCGCGGTCCTTGAAGTCGTCGCGGGCGTTCTGGATGATCTGGAGGATCAGGGTCACGCGCTTGTCGGAGATCGGGCGGTCCTCGACCAGCCGGCGGGCGGCCCACTTGACGCGCTCGATCGGCATGACCGCGACCGGCGCGCCGGCGTCGACCAGCAGTTTAGCGACCTCGTTCTCGTAGGCCTCGTCCTGACGGACGCGCGCTTCCAGGCGGCGGATCGTCTCCAGGTCAGTCTTCTTCTCCTGGGCGTAGGCGTCCAGGGCCTCGTGGGCTTCCTTCAGCCGAAGCTCCAAGGCCGCAATCTGCTCGGCGTCCGCGAAGGAGGCGATCATATGCTCCGCCATCAGGAAGCGAGCCCGCGCTGCTTCAAGGCGACGATCTGCTCGATCTCCTTGAGGATGTGCTCAGACAGGCGGTCGGTGCGCTCCTTGATGCCGGCGGGGACGCCGATCTTGCATTGGCCGATCTCGTGCAGGCGATCGGAGACCGCCTTCAGATCGATCAGGGTGTCGCGGATCAGCACGTCGGCGAGGCTCAGGGCCTCGGACTGGAGCGCGGCGATGCGCTGGGCGGTGGTGATCTCGTCGCCCGTCGTCACAACGGCGAGCTTGGTCTGGGCAGCGGTCAAATCGGGTCTCCTTGTTGTCGTCGGGCGTGACTTCTAGCCGGCGTCCGTGGGGCTGTCAACACTTTCGCTCACGGGCACGGCACCATAGTGCGCGACCAGCACGAGCCGCGCGCCGCAGGCCACGAGCGAGCCCTGGGCGTTGTAGATGAGCCGCCCGGCTTCCTGGCCGTTGGCGTCGAGGATCGCGGCGGCATGCGCGTAGGTCGGCTTGCCGCCCTTGCCCTTCTGGATGCGGATCGGCGGAGCGTTGGTCTGGTGCTTGGTGTTGCGGTCGATGACCTGCCGGTTGACGTTGAGCACGATCATGCCGCGCTCGATCTTCGGCAGCGGCGCGGGCTCCTCGGGTGGAAGCGGCATCCAGCCAATGACGTCGTCAATGGTGTAGGCGTCGCGCCCAGCCATTTTCCAGCAGATGTAAGGATCGTCGTCCTCGTCGATCTGCCAGTCGACCAGTTGTGCCGTGTACATGCGTCCGTGCTGGGTCTTCACCAGCACCCAGTCGGAGGCCTTGGCTCCCCAGGGGTCCTCTTGCTTGATCTCGGGCGGATCAGCATGCGGGTGACGCCACAGGGGCCAGGACGGATTGTTCATGAGACCTCCTACCAGCCAAACTTGGTGGCGCAGACCGGGCCGATGCCGGCATCGATCGAAGCGTGATTGGTCAGTTCCCGGCCGCAACAGGCGCAGGAGCCGGTGCGCTGACCGTAAGCGATGGCGGCGGCGTGGGGATCGGCCGCCAGGGCGAGGATTTCGGCTTCCTGCTCGGTGGTGCAGTCGCGCACCTTGAGGAACTTGCCGTTCATTACCTTGCCCATGTACACGCCCTCCACGGTGCGCACGTAGATGGCGCCGGCGTTGGTGCTGTCCATGGCGGCGGGCTTGAACTTGTAGCCGGCCAGTCGCAGGGTGATGTTCTTCAGGCCCGAACCCTTGGCGTGGAAGAAGGCTTCTTCCAGCTTGGCGAGCGAGATCACCGGCGCGGCGGCTTCGCGGGCGACCCGCTCGGCTTCGCGCTGGATCGCGCGCTTCTTGTCCTCGGCCGCGAGCCGTTCGACGGTCGCCAGTTGCTTCTCGGTCAGGTGACCGAACCGTTCCACGGCCTGAAGCATCTGATTGGCGAAGTCGAAACGCGGCGCGCGCTCGACCATCCAGGCCGTCGCCTCGGGGTGCGCCAGCTTCCAGGCGGCGCGTTGCTGCTGGAGATCGAACTGGACCTGGGCCTTTTTCTTGTCGGCGTTGGCGCGGCGGCGGGCGCGTTCCTCGGGCGAGGTCTTGCGCACGAACTTGCCCTTGCCCTTACAGACGAAGCACTGGCGGCCGTACTGCGACATGCCGCGATAGGTGCCCGTGCCCCGGCATTTGGGGCAAAGCTCGATCCACTCGGCCGGCGGCGGGGTCTCGTCGACGAAATCGACGCCCGCCTCCATGGGCTCACCCGGTTGGGTTTCCCGGACCACCGGCTCGGTGATCAGTTCATCCATGTCAGCGAAAAGGTCCACGGCGGGTCTCCATCAGCAGGTGATGGAGCCCTTCTAGGCCTCTCGACCTAGCGTGTCAACACTCTCGCGCCAACAAAATGTCGGCTAATAGGTTTCGAGTTTCGGAGCCTCTTCCAGGACCAGGGTGTACATGTCGCGGGGATCACCGCACGGGATGATGTCCACGATCACGCAGGTCCGGATGCGCTCGCTTTGGGTCAGGTAGATGACGAAGTCACCCAGGCGCGGTCCTTGGCAGTGGACCATCACGCTGATGCGCTCGATCTTCAGCGGCTTCCTGAACCAGCCGCGCTTGACCAAGCGCGGCTGCTCGATCTTGAACGTGCTGGAGTGCATGGCGTGACCCCAGCCTTGCTTGCCGGGGCGGAAGTCGAAGGTCCGAGGACCGTTGTTAAGACGCAGGAGCATGGCGATCCTTTTCGGCTAGGACGCGGCGCTCCAGACGGCCGTGTCCGATAAAGGTGATGATGTCCTTGCCCCGGACGCGTTTGGGCATGTAGCCGCCAAAGCGCCGCTGGAGCGGGATGCGCCGGTACTTGGGATCGAACAGCCCGACCCAGCGGCGCGCCCTGGGGTTCTCGCGCGGCAGGATCACCGACAGGACATAGGGTGAGAAGTTCATGTCGTGAACGTCGAGAGGACGTAGGTCGCCTCGGCCCGGCCGTAGTCGTCGGGGCCGATCAGCGCCAGTTGCGACGGCTGGTCGAGATCGACATCGCGCCAGACCACCTTGCCCTTGCGGCCGGTGATCGACGGGTCGTGCGGCAGGTCGGCGATCAGCCGCAGGGCGCCGGTGGCAATCTGGTGGGCCTCGTAGGAGCCCGGCTCGATATGGTCGGCGAGGGTGAGCTTGACGAGCATCTGGGCTCCTTTCTATCCGTGAAGAGAGGTCTTCAGGTGGGCGCGGCCCTGGTGATACATCCGCACCGCTTGCTTCTCGGTCTTGCAGGGACCAAACCAGAGCAGGTCCCCGGCCGCCGGGCGGCGAACCCGTATTGGCGCATGGGCTCTTCAACGTAGTCGACCCCGGCCAAAATGCTGATCACCTCGTAGGGGCTTTCGCCCGCTTCGATCTGCGCGTCGTCCACGCCGACGTAAAACGAGACATCCTTGCCGAACATCCCGCCGGTGACCCTGGCGTGCCGCCAGGACGACCAGAACCATCCGCGTCGTAGTTCCAAGCCGCCACGCCGTCCCAGGAACGCTTCCATCGGCTCACCGTCGGGCCAGGACCCGAGCACCGACGCCTGGAAGACCGAGTCAGCAGGAGACTCCGCCTTGACGAGACCGGTGGCGATCCGCTTGGCGTCGTCCTCGTCGACCGCCGTGACCTCGACCTCGGTGACGAGGGCCTGGGTGACCTTGATCAGGAAGGTTTCAGTCACGCAGGTGCGCCAATTGAAAGGCCGTGGCGCCGACCGCCGCCGCCAGTTCCGACTTGATCTGGTCGACGTCGGCCTTCAACTCCTTGAAGTAGGGCGTGTCGGCGAGCAGGTCCTGCATCTTCCACAGGCCCATATAGGCGCGCAGCACGTAGCCGGTCGGGTCATCCTCGACCAGCGGCACGACCTCGGTGGTCTTGACCTCGAACGTGCCCATCGGCCCGACCAGGAACACCACGTCGTGGGGCTCGATGATCCGCACGCCGCCCGAGGCGAGGTTCTTGACCACGCGCTCGCGGTGCTCGCAGTGGCTGACCAGGGCGATAGACGCGCTTTCGGCATGCGGCGGATTGTTGGTCACCACCACCACGCGGTCGCCCGGCTGGAGCGCCCAGCGGACCTCGGGATCGTTCAGGTGGTCATCAACCATCTTGCGGATCGTCGCCAGCGAGCGATGACCATAGCAGTCGCCGTTGACGACGTACTGGATGATCTTCCACTCCTTGTCGGTCGGCGAGGGGATTTCCTTGCCATCGCCGTCGCGGCCGTGGAAGTAGGCCACCGACTCCAGGCGCTGGATGGCCTCAATGTCGTTGTCGGTGTCGGTCTCGATCGTGTCGAGCAGGTTGATCATCCGCACGAGACTGTAGGTGATCGGACGGGTGTAGGGGCGCTTGATCACAGGTGCTTCTCCAGGCCCAGGTCGTCGATCACCGCCTGGGCGATGGCTTCGAGGTTGAAGTGGCCGTCGAGGATCGCATCACGCATGTCGTCGGCGTCGACCCAGTTGGAGGCGCCCTGATAGGCGGTGTTCTCGGCGGCCTCGATCGCGCGCTTGAGCGCGTCGGCCAGGATCACCGCCGGGGTGCGCTTGACCTTGGCCTTCTTGACCTTCCAGTGGAGGTCCTGGATGCGCACGACGCGGCGGGCGCCGTCGTCGATGTCCTTGAACGCGCCGGCCTCGACCAGCCGCTCGACGGTGGCGTCGCTGAAATGCGGATTGGCGTCGTCGACCGGGAAGGTCGTCCAGCAGTCGGTGCCCAGTTGAGTCAGGGTGCCCGACGGCGTGGCGCGCGCGGCGTGGATGGCGTGGTATTCGTCGGCGAGCATGAACTGCTCGTAGCCGGGGCCGCTCTCCTCGCCCTTGTCGTCGATGACGCGGACGTAGCAGTTCTCGCCGTTCCACGAGTCGGAGACGTAGCACTCGACCAGGATATAGGTCTTGCCGACGGTGAAGCGTTCGCTGCTGCCCACGTAGACCGCCTTGGCGTTCTGAGGGAAGGGCCAGCGATAGTGCTCATGGTCCGGATCGAACTTCGCCAAGACGGCGAGGATCGAGTCCAGGCTGACATCCTCAGGCGAGAAGCGCTTGTACTTGCCGGTCTCGTCGCGGCCATGGAAGAGGTCCTGACACTCGCGCACGATGTCGTACTCGTCGGGCCAGATCGCGCCGCCGCGATACTCGGACAGCACCTTGTCGAACTCGGCGACCGAAGCGGTGTCGTGCGCCAGACGGAGTAGGGTCTGGAGAATCTCGGCCGGCTGGCGGGCATAGGCGTGGGGTTGGCGGACCATCAGGCCGACACCTTGCCCAGTTGCTTTTCCAGTTCGGCGCGCAGTTCGGCGTCGGTCAGGCCCAGGCGTTCCTTCATGAACGTCAGGGCGTCGGCCGCGTTATCGAAGGAGCGGGTCTCCCGATCGGTACTGTCGCGCAGGCCCCGGATTTCGGTCACGCCCCAGAAGGTCGCCCAGAGGGCCACGACCAGGGCCGCCAGCGCCGCGAAGAACGAGCCACCGAACTGGTGCGCATCGACGCGCTCGACGAGATCGGCTGCGGCCCAGGTCGCGGCGAGCACCGCCACGGTGCCCAGATGCAGCAGGGCGGTCTTGCGGGTGTAGGTCGGGGTCACCGCCAGGGTGAACTTGTCGCTGGTCTCCAAGAGAGGTCTCCTCTGTCGTTGTCGTCGAGGTGCTTATAGGCGGTGGTCAACCGGCTGTCAACACTCTCACGCCAGCTTTACGCCGACCGTGCCCGCGACCTTGGCTAGGGCCTCGCGCTGCGCCTTGATGCGCTTGTCGAAGGCGTCGAGCGAGGCCATCATGTCGCTCTCCAGCTTGTCCAGCGCCGCCCATTGCTCGACGACCGCCTTGGCGGCCTTGTCCTGGGCTTCGTTGCGCTCGGGACCATAGACCCGCTCACGCAGTTCAGCGACCCAGGCGCGGGGCAAGCCCAGTTCCTTGGAGACCTTCTCGTCGGTCATGTCGCCGCCATAGCACTGGCGGTTGGTGTCGTAGTGGATATCCAGAGCTTCGAGGATGCGGCGGTTTTCGGCTGGCGTCGCCGCGCGCGGCGGCTCGGCGGTCTGGACCGGGGGCGAGGTCTTGGTGGCGGTTGCGGGCATGGCGATCTCCGGAATAGGGGTTTCGATATGGGCTTCGATGGTGGTCGGATTGTTCTTCTTGGCCAGCCGCGTCTTGGCGGCGGCCTTTTGGCGCTCGGAGCGCTCTTCCTTGGTCATGGCGGCCCAGTAGGCGCGCGGACCCGCACCGCGCTTCTCGCGCTGCTCAGCGATCTTGGCCTGCTTCTTGGCCTTGCGGGTGGCGTGGCCCTTCTTGGCGAGTTCCGACTTCTGCTCGGGCGTCAGCGACTCGTGATGGGCGCGCAGATGGGCGCCGTCGAAAAGCTTGCGCAGGTCGACCTTGCCGTCGGCTTCCTGTTCCTTGCGCACGATGGCGTTGGCCTCCTCGATAATGGCGTTGAGGAACTTGTCGGACACGTAGTGCTCGATCTCCTCGGCCAGCACGTCGGGCTCGGTCTTCAACTGCTTGAGCATCCGGCGCACGGACTCCAGGAGGGGAGCCGGCGGGGCGTCGACACCGCACTCGCGGAAGAACTTGCCCGCGTACACCGTCAGGATGCCCTTGATCCGGTTCTCGCGGGGATAGCCCCCGGTGGTTTTGCGGATGGCGCCGCGCACGATCTTGTCGGCCGTGTCGGGATCGATCTCCGCCACATTGGCCAGCATCTTGCCCACGGCCTCATCTTCGAGGACGAAATCGCCAGCCTTGCCCGGCTCGACGAGTTCCAGAGGCTTGATCGCGTTGGCCACCATCTGGATCGCCGTGTCGATGGCGATGTCGTCGCGTTCGGCGGCGGGGGCGGAGTGTACCTTGGCGTTGCCGTGGCAGGAGGGGCAGACGTCCTTGTTGCGATTGGCACCGATCGCCCAGCCGCGCTTGCGGAATATCTTGGAGGCCAGTTCCGCCGGGATGTGCGGGCTGCGCGTCGTCACCGGGACGGCGTCATCGCGCTCGCATTTGCGGCAGACGGCCACGACATGGTTCTGGCGTTTGTTGGGGTCGGACACCAAGGGTCGCATCTCGACCCGGAACGACTCCCGCGTGGCGAGTTTGGTCGTGCTCATTTCTTGCCTCTCGGACGGTTGGCCTCAAACCACGCATGCCACTCGGCCTTGGTCATCCAAGGCTGGGTGCGGCGGGCGTTGTAGAGGGCGAGGCCCTCCTCGGTCACGGTGTAGAATTTCGAGCCGCGCTCCATGTGCGGCATGCGCTGCTCGGACTTGGCGAGCCCGCGCTTTTCGAGCTTGGCCAGGGTCGCCGAATGGTGCGAGCCATTCGAGCCGCCGACATCCATGGTGCGGTGCCGGCGGATCGGTTCATCTCGGAAGGATGGGATCAGGCACCCCAGGACCTCCCAGTCGCGGTCGGTCAGCGGGGACAGGCGTCGGGTCATCGCGGTCTCCAGGTTGTCGTCAATCCGACATCTAGGAGGCTTTTCCGAACCTGTCAACACAATCACGCCAGCGAGGAGGTAAACACCACGGCGCCGACGATCAGGCAGTAGAGGCCGCCGACGATCGAGGCGCCGCGCAGCCAGCCACGCGCCTGGGTATAGAAGGTCCGATCATTTCCGGACGCGCGGGCGATCACCTGGGGCAGGATGTCGTCTGCCAGATAGAGGCCCAGGGCGCTGACCAGCATCACCGTGATCATGATACCCGAGAGGTTCATCGGTCTTCTCCTTGTTCGGCCTCGGCGAGGCGTTGGATGTAGTCGCGCATGCCTGCGCTCGACGCATAGCGCCACGTCCAGGGGACTTGTTCGGGCCGGGCGCCGTTGAAGCGGCAGAGCCAGAGGAAGGCCTCCTCGGTGTGCGGGTAGTTCTCGGCGTCGGCCGAGAAGCCCGTCATGCGAAAGCATGCCGCGACCTGGGCCGGCGTGAGGTTCGGATCGCGCACGGCCTTGAGCTTGACCTTCACCTCCTCGGGAGGTGGCGGTGGTGGAGGCTCGACCTCGTAGCCGGCCGCGCGTAGGAGCTTGATCGCCGCAACGATCTCAGGAGACGGCTTCATGGGCGCGCCTTCCATTCCCCGCACCACGCGTTCACGTGGGTCTGGGGGAACTTTGCCCAGCCGATCTGATCAGGCGCGCGGTCGCCTTGGAAGCTTCCGCCCGAGCGCGCAGCATGATAGCGCGACGGATCGGTCGGGATCGAGGGTGGAAAACGCCGGCATTGCCCGTGCATCCGAACTTCCTGGGTGTCCCGGAAGAACTTGCAGTTGGCGCAGCTTTCCTCGGCCTCGCTCATAGGACGTAAGTCCCACCGTCGGCGCTCTCGCAGCGCTGGTCGTGGAACGCATCCATGCCAATGCGGTAGACCTCGCAGATCGTGGGGCGTGAGTGCGGCTCGTCCCAGGGACGCATCAGGCCGTTCAGGGCTAGTTCGAAGCCCTGGACCTGACCGTAGTGGGTGAAGACCGCGCCGAAGGGTACGTTCAGCGGGCGCACCAGGATCGCCTTGACCCGCTCGTAGGTTTGGATGTCCTCGGGCATGTAGCCGTCCTGGCAAAGCACCGCCAGTTCGCAAGCGACGCGCGTGCGCCGGCCGTAGACGTTGTCGATCTCCTCACCGGTCAGGAACCGATCGTCGAAGATCGGCGTCGTTCGGTCTGTCTTCTCCAGGAAGGCCAGTTGCTTTTCCGCCCACTGCCCCGCGCTCATGTAGGGCTGGTATAGGCAGGTCGCGACGATGCCGTCCTTGACGCTCTTGTCGTAGAGCGTGTAGCGGCGGCCGGCGTGGTCGCGCTCGATCCAGATGGCCGGGCGCTTCATTGACGGATCACCTCGATGGTTTGGATCGAGAATTCGACGTGGCCGTGATCGCAGTCACCCGCACCCAGCAAGATGGCCTCCAGCGCCTCACGGGTCCCTCGCTCCCAGGCGTCGCGCGCGGCGCGGGCTTCCGAGGGGGTGGCGGTGGGGTTTCGATCGGGCATCTTGAAGCGGCGGGAGATCACGCTGTTCAGCTTGGCGGAGGTCTCCTCGGCGTGGGCCGAGTCGGCGAACGCGGCGAGGTTGGTGATGCTCCCGGCATCGTAGTCGCGGTCATCCATGACCAGGATGTAGACGGTGTCCACGGTGGGCCTCCTTCGTTGTCGTCGGAGCCTACCTAGACTGGCGCGAGTGTGTTGTCAAGCGGGCGTGCAGCGCATGAGGAGCACGGCCACGAGGAGCAACACGGCGCTCACGCCAAACAGGCGAAAGCTCGGCACGGCGATCGAGAACAACAGCCCTAGGAGGCCCAGAAGCAGTAGGATGAGAATCAGGACGGCCATGATCAAGCCGCCGCGACCGCTGCCATGATGACCAGGATCACCAGCCCCACCGTCACTACCGCGACCGCCGGGCAGAGGAGCAGCGACAGAAGGAAGGTCAGGGTCGGATGGTCGAGGAAGAAGTAGTCGAGATAGGCCGGCGGATGCGGCTGGTCATAGAGATAGCCGGCGACGAAGCCCAGGATCACGACGCCGCAGGCGTAGGCTGCGATGTACCAGAGCGTGTATTTGACCGCGTTGGGCATCAGAGCCTCCGCTTGCACGAGAACTCGCCGGTCAGGGCGCCCCAGGTTGCGCGCACGCCCACGCCAATGTAGTAGCAGGCGAGGATGCCGACCTGCCCCGGCGGAGCGATGTTTGCTGACGTCATGATCACGAGAGCAAGGATAGGGGCCAGCAGGAGCAGGAGCGCCAACAGGCTGATCGAGAGCAGGAATTTCATCAGTTCCCCCTTTGGCTTTCCAGATAGCTGATGCGTCCGCGCAGCGACGAGATCGTGTCCTTCAGGCCCTCGATCTCCTTGGCGTGGCGCTTGTCGGTTTCTTCGCTCTCTCGGCGGTGGCGATCGCGCGTCTGACGCAACTCGGTGTCCAGCGGGTTGGGGATCACGTCGTGACCCATCGCCTGACCGTAGTTCTCGGCCGAGGTCTCGATCCCCTGGGCGATGCCGTTGCGTTGCTCTTCGGTCAGACTGCTCCAGACAGCCCAGAGGTCCAGGCCGTCGAACGCGTAATCCAGGCTGTCGCGCCAGTAGCTATTCGACATCGACGTCGATATCCCGCTTGATCGCCCTGGCGAAACCCACGGGCTTGTCGGCGGACCCATCGTGATGAAGGTCGCCCGATTGGATCAGCATGTTGACCGTGGCCTCGCCGATCCGCACGGTGCGGTGACCGATCGGGTACCAGTCGCCGTCGTGGTCCTTGAGGAGACCATGGTCGCGCACCGCCCAGGACAGCGCCTGGGCCGCGCGCTGGGCGGCGGCCGTGGCGCCCTCGGCCATCTGCCGCAGGTCCTCGGGCGAGAAGCAGTTCAACAGCTTCTCGCGCATCCCTTCACGATCTTCGGCCGGCGGCTTGATGAAGAATTCCAGCAGCAGGTCGACGTGGTGCTCAGGCGAGTTGGTCTCGGTCATCTCTGCTTTTCCAGCGCGGCCCAGGTGACGTCGATCGTCACGCCCAGCGTGGTGTGCTCATCGGGGAAGCCCTCGGGCAGGTCGATCCCAAACTCCTCCTCCAGCGACATCGCCAGATCGACGAGGTCAAGGCTGTCGAAGCGCAGGTCTTCCATGAGACGAAGCCCCTTGTGGTAGTCATCCAACGCAATATGCGACTCGCTCATCATGTGCGCGAACTCGTAGACCGCGATCTGGACTTCAGACCATGTGGTGCTCGTATCGACCAAGGACTTCCCCTTCTGCTGCTGCCGGGCGGTTCTAGCTAAGCTTCACTATGGTGTCAACGTACTAACGCCAGACCCAACTCAAGCTGAGCACGATGTCGTGGTCCTCGTAGGCGGCGCTGCGGCCGGTGATCAGCTTGATTCCGCGCAGAGGACCCAGGCGCCACAGTTGCACCTCGCGCCGCTCATGGCGACCAGGGACGTGCTCCAGCAGTTCGCGGCGCTTGATCGCCACGTGCTTTTGCTCCCGGTGGACGACCAGGGCGATCTTGTGGGTCGGGCTTGCGCCGAACCACCGCCGCCAGTAGCCCGGCGTATCGATGTCGTCGAACAGGCGCTCGACGCGCTTGCTGACCGGACGCAGCCCCGACATGCTTCGCCGCACGCTCAGCGGCGGGAAGGTGCAGGACGGCCAGACATCGAGCAGGCCCTGACGCAGCCGGCGAAATTCCTCCGCCGGCATGGCGTTGTCCTTGGTGTTGTTGCACGCCACGCAGGCCGCCGCGACATTGCTGTCGTGGTTGGAGCCGCCCTCGGCCTTGGCTTCCAGGTGTTCGATCGTGACCTCGTCCGGTTCCAGATTGCCGGCCTTCTTGCCGACGCGCTGGCGGTATTTCATCTGCCCCGTGCAGTAGGTGCAGAGCCCACCCGATTCCAGGAAGAGCCGGCGCCGGCGGTTTGGAGCCGCCGGCGGGAGAGGATCGTAGACGATGACGTCAGAGGACGACATAGCTGTCCTCGCCGGTCTCGAACGCGAGATCAGCGAAACGCAGGTTTTCCAGGGCGGTGTTGAACGCCTCCTCCGAGCCGCCGACCTTGGCCCAGATCGACCGGCGGGGGACCACCGTGGCGAAGAGGTTGGGCGAACGCCCCTGGCGGACTTCATCGGCGGCGAGATCGACGAGCACGCGATAGGCCGCGCCCGACACCGTCTGGCGGCTGCGGACGTCGACGAGGCTCAGACCCCGCAGGGTGTCCAGATAGGCGCTCAGGTCCTTGATCTCGACGCCGGCCGTCATGGCGAAGGTCGTCGGATTGGTGTCGAGCACCTTCAGCGACTCGGCGCGCCGCAGGACGACCTCCTCGCGGGCCTCGATCTCCAGTTGCTCGTCCGACTTCTTCTCGGCTTGCTTGATCTTGCGCAGGGGCTTCAGCATGGGGTCTCCTAGTAGAGGACGCTCCAAGACTTCTGGGTCTTGGCGTAAGCGGATGGGACGATGTAGCCGCGATCGTTCAGATCGGCGAGCAGGGTTTCGGTGGTCGGCAGGAACGCCTCTTCGCTCGCGGGCTCCTGGCCCGGCTCGCAGTGGTTCCGAGCCCACCAGTAGAGGCGGTGGTTCAGGCGCAGCGTCGTGCGCTCGAACGCCCGGCGCGGATTGATCTCGTTGGCCAGGATGTGCATGAGCCAGCCCGCCAGCGTGTAGCGCGAGGAGTTGCCGACCGGGTCCCGGTAGAACCCGGCCTGCTTCAGGCGCTCGAACTCGGCCTGGAACTCTGGCAGGAAGCGCACGAGGCGTCCGAACGGCTCATGGAAGACGACGATCTGCCGATCATTCATCGGCTTGATAGCCCAGATGCGGCCTCAAGTTGACGAGATCGTCTTCTTCCAGACGGATCGCGGTCAGCTTCGAGCACCGGGCGCTGTCGGCCATCTTGGTGTAGCGCTTGGCGAGTTTCCAGTAGGTTTGGGCGTGATCCCACCAGCGGTAGCTCGCGCTCTGGATTTCCTCGGCCTCCTCGCGGGTCACCGGCCGGCGCTGGAAGAGCCACCACGGCGAGACCGTCACCCGCTCCTGGCGCATGATCTTGGCGATCGTCTCCTCGCGGATGGCGTCGCCCTGGGCCTCGAAGTCCTCGGCGCCTTTGGTGGCGGCCTCGATCAGGACGAGACGGTCGATTTCGGCGCTCATGGTCACTTCAGCTTCTCCCCGACATAGACCTCCAGGAAACGCGCCTGCGTGTCCGGGTCCTGGAACATCCAGATGGCGTACTTGGTGCGCGGGAACGGCTGACGGAAGAACTCGGCACCGCCCAGCGTCTGCTTGGCGATGGGCGGGGTCGGCGCGGTCAACGGCGTCTTGACCACGAACGGGTAGGCCGTCAGGTGCTTGATCACCGCCAGCGAGCAGTCGCGCTCACGCGAGGTCTTCTCCGGCAGGTCGCGGGTCCAGGTCGTCGTCAAAAGGGCTTCTCCGAAGCGCGGGCGATGATCGCCACCAAGAGGATGGAAAAGAGAGCGGCCGTGATCATCGGCGGCTGGCGGTGGTAGCCGTCGACGAAGCCTTGGATCACACCGACCAGCATGGCGGCGCCGTAAGCGGACCAGAACTTCAAGCCTTGATCTCCTCGAAGCGGCCGTCCATGAACTCGGCCTCGCGCCGGCCCCAGACCTGTCCGCTGCCGTCGATATAGGTCAGCAGGATTTCGTCATCCTGGATCGGGGTCTCGCATTGGATGCGGACGATCCCCACCAGGGCATAGTCGGTCCCGCGCTTCTTGTGCCGGAACCGCCGCATGCCGCGCGGAAGTTCGGCCAGGAACGCTTTCATGGCGTCGGCTATCTTGGTGAAGCCGTGCGGGAAGTGCGAGCCGGGGTTGCGCATCCAGGCATAGACCGTGGCCAGGGCGAACCGCCCGGCCGCGATCTCGCCGGTGGGGTCCTTGCGCAGGACGTCCGGGGCGTGCTCTTCCAGATAGTTGGTGCCGACGAGCGCCAGCATCCGGGCCTCGTCGACGCTCGTCGGCAGGTTGATGTGTCCCACCGGGGTCGACGTTTCCAGGCGCTTGATCATGTCGTCGATCAGCTTGGCGCTGTCCTGGTGAAAGCGCTTGAGGTCGCCGCCATAAATGGAGGCGCTGCTGAGATGCCAGTCCCGGAGAAGGATGAGAGGGTCTTGAGTCATTGGAGCCTTTCGTGTCGTCACCCGCGACACTAGCTGGTCGCGGGTGAAGCTGTCAACACATCACGCCAGGGCGTCGAGGCCGCGATGATAGAAGAGGCGGCGGCCGTTGAAGAACAGCCGAACGCGGAACTTCTCGCCCAGCACGCCCATATCGAGAGAGAACCCCAGCAGGCCCAGGCTCACATAGGCATGCTTTCCGCGCATGCCGCCGGCCATGGGGAGGTCGTTCATCCCGCCGATCACGATCCGCGCCAGCCAGAGCCAGCCCAGGTCGAAGCGCTTGAAGCCCTGCCAGGAGATCGAGCGCCAGGAGAAGCCGCCATCCAGGATGCGCAGGTCCGCGTCGAGGTTCCAGCCGCCGGCCAGGGGGTCGCCCCGGCGATGGTAGCGCAGGCGGCAGAGCACGGTCTGGTAATCGAACTGCGGCAGGCGTCCGAGAAGGGCGAACCAGAGCCGCGCGACGACGTAGAAGAAGGGATGGATCAGGACCGCGTACAGCAACACGGCCAGGAAGACCCAGGCGTGGTAGTAATTGATCCAGAAGAGGCCCAGGAAAAGCCCGAGCTTGGGTTGGTCGTTGGTCAAGGCAGGTCCCCCTTGGCGAAGTCACCGGCGCGGCCGATGATCGGATAGAACGCGTACACGTCGCCCGGACGGTTCCAGGCGTCGCGGCTGATCACCGGCAGGTCCGGGGCGTAGCGGGAAAACCACGCGGCCTTACGCGCCGCCCAGGCTTGCGGGTCCTCGTCATGGTCCCAGCCGAACACCCCGCGCCCGTTGTCCTTGCCCTTGCGGATCGAGGACAGCATCTGGTTGGTGCCGATGTAGCGGCAGTAGGACTCCGGCGCCGAGCCTTGCTGCGTCGGACGCGGGCCATCGAAGGCCAGATCGTTCTTGGAGAGGTCCTGCTCGATCCAGCCGCGCCCGTCCTTGACGAACGGGTCGACGAGCTTGGTGATCTCGCGGTAGACGTCCCAGCCGACGAAGGCGCTGTAGCCCTTGGACAGGTCCAGGTTTTGATCCGTCCCGTCACGAATGGCGATCAGGGCGGCGCAGCCCTCGGCGATGGTCTTGCCTTCAAGGCGCTCGGCGAACTTCATGCAGGTGTCGCCCCAGGCCTTGGCGGACATCACGTCCCAGGCGGTGCGCTGCAAGACGTCGCGGCGGTAGTAGACCTGGGCGGCTTCGCGCAGGTGATCGGAGAAGGTCTGCATCAGGCGTCCTTCGTCGAGCGCTTGAAGCGGCCGTTCTCGTCGTAGTGGTCGATGCTGGCGCCGGGCGCGTGGAAGCCGGCGATCGAGCCGAACTCCATGGCGGCGCGCTGCTGCTTGGTCACGCCCATGCGCTCGTTCAGAGAGTCGACGACGTCCTGGCCCTGGACGCCATAGCCCGTCGGGTAGTAGCCGGTCTCGTCCTTCTTCAGGACGACCGTCGTACCGTCCGCCGGGCTGACCGCATAGCAGAGGTCGGGAAGGGCGGCGAGATTGATCTGGCGAAGCGTCATCATGGGGGCCTCCTTGGTTGTCGTCGACGATCCCTATAGACCTGCCTTGTCAGGCTGTCAACACTCGACAGCCAAGTAACGATTCCGCCTGGGTTCATAGGGGAGATCGTTGGCGACCGCCATCAGCCAGCCGGCGTGACAGCGCTTTGGGGCGCAATGGCAGACGAGGTGGAAGCCCTTGAGATTGGCCTTGACCCAGGCGATGAACTCCGGATCGAGTTCGCGCACGGCGATGTAGTGGTCGATCACCTGATCGCGGGTCCCGTCCACGCCGATGAGAAAAGGGTTGCCCGCCGGCGTCCCCCGGCCGACGTACTTGGACATCGGCGGGAGGTGGCCTGGGAAATCGCTTCGGCTCAGGACTTGGAGGATCACGCCGCCTTGCTCTCCACGTATTCGGCCAGCCGCGCGATCGTGTCCTCCGCCGAGGTGTGGTAGATCGCGAAACCCCCGGCGTCGATCCAGGCGTTGCAGTTGGCCGTGCGGTCGTCGATCAGGACTTGGTGGTCCGAGTGCTTGCGGTGCATGAAGGTCTGCTTCAGCGCCGACGTCGTGCAGATGAACCGATGGTCCGGCAGGCGGACGCGGCGGCTGAACGGCGGGTCCTTCTCGAACACGATCTCGGTGATCCGGGCGACGGCCTCTTCCTCGCTGATCTCGCTGGGAATGGCGCGCGCAAGGTCGCCGTAGAGGTTGGCGGCGGGGATGAAGCGCTCTTCGACCCAGCGCCGCTTGCTATAGGCCGCGCCCAGCCAATAGGGATGGGTCAGATAGGTGTCATCCGTGGCGCCGAACTTCGGAGCCGCCGTCAGGATGATGGGCTCAGCCGGGGCCAGGGTGTGGAGCAGCTTCAGGGCGCCCGGCATGAACGGCAGGGTCTCGAAGAAGTCCGTGCCTTGGATCGACCGGTACATCCCCTGCTTCCAGAGGTTGGCCTCGTCATCCATGGTGTGGCTCGACTGGTTGTAGGTCGGGTCGGGGTTGAAGCCCAGCCGGCGGATGCCTTCGTCGAAGTCGGCGCCGACCCCGTCGAGGTCGAGATAGATGGCGTAGTTCTTCAGGTCCATGATCAATTGCACTCCCGCAGGTCGCCCAGGCCGCCGATCTGGACGTCGCACTCGGCCAGGGCCTGCTCGCGCCGCTCGCACATCCCGATCAGGTCCTCGATGCAGTCGACCAGCATGCCGACCCCGTCGTAGAGGTCGATCTCCTGGTCCTCGGTCAGCGTGCCGCCCACCTCGGCGATGTCGGCGATCTGACGGAACTTGGCCAGCTTGCCGCCCGGCTCCAGGAGTTTCTTGAACGCTGCGAGGTTGGGGCTGGGCACCTGGGCGCCCGCCGTGACGAAGCCCGACAGGCGCGGCGCGACGCGCGCCATGGACTCTTCCCGAAGGTCCCCGACCGGACCCTTCAGGCTCATATTGACGACTTCCATGTCTACTCCGGAAATTTGTTGTGCAGGTCGATCGCGATGCGGGCCAACTCGTAGTTGGTCTTGACGGTCAACTTCGCCGTCGGGACCCGCTCGATTTTCAGTTGGTCGCACATCATATGGATGGCGTGGATGATGTCGCTCTTGCGCTTCTTCTCATAATAGCGGTGCGACACCGTGGCGCGGATTTCGACGATCGCCATCAGAGGGCGCCCGCGCAGGCCAGGGCCATTATCCAGCCCCGCTCGGTGGGCTCGAAGCGCGCCACCGGCGAGATCACCTTGCGATCGTCGGTGAAGTGGGGGTCGAGCCAGCCCTTGTTGGCTTTGACGATCTGGTCGATCCCGCTGGCCTGGAACACCAGGACCTTGCGGCCCTCATAGTTGAGGCAATCAGGGTAGCAAATTTCCGCCACAAAGCCGCGACCGACCTTCTCGCCCCGGATCAGAGTCCACTTAGCGGGGTTGGGATCGCCGGGCGCCAGGGTGAGAGGCGATTGCCCCTCAACCTTGACGGCGACACCTGATGAGAATGGGCGCATGCCGACGTCCTCGCGTTCGAGGGTTCGGCTGGTCGACAGCGGACGGATTCCGCTAGGCTGGCGCGGCGAGCGCCCGGCCGAGAAATGACGCATGACCCCCATCTAGTCCCCCAGGCCTTGCATGGCGTTGTCGCGGCTGTCCTCGGCGTCGGGCCGGACCGCCAGTTCCGCCAGGAGGTCGACGTCCAGGTGGCGGTTGTAGATCGCCGCGCCCCTGTACTTGAAGAGTTCGCTGGCCTCGTGCAGCAGCGCCCGCTCCACCGCCGCCCAGGCCGTCTGCACGATCTCGGTGTCGGTGGCGTAGTAGGAGAGCTTCCACTTGCGGCCCTTCCAGGCCTCGGGCTCGCCCGTGACGGTGTTGACGCCGTCCTTGCAGGACACCTGGAGCCAGACTTCCGCATGGCTCGTGCTGAGCAGGAACTCAAAGCCCGGATAGCTGACTCGATCGACGACGTCGCGGATGGACTGGGGCGTGCGCATCTCTGCCATGTCAGGGCCTCGACTTGATCAGCCGGCGCGGCTTGCGCCGGGGCGACTTGAAGGACATCAGCGGGTAGCCGCTACCCGCGTACACGGGTTCCGGCGGCGGATCGGGGAGGTCGGCCGGGCGCTCCAGGCTGAAGCCACCCATGTCGAGGTCGTAGATCGACAGGCGCTCGCTGTAGCCGTAGCGGTTGTTGGCGAAGGTGATCCCGACATCGCCCATCGACGAGACCATGATCACCCGGCAGGCCTTCCCGCCCTTGCGCCCGTAGAGCGCCGGCATGAAGCCCGCCTCCTCGATCGCCAGGGTCTCGGTGGCGTTGCCGGCGTTGAGCGCCAGGAAGCCCCGGACGATGGCCGGCAGCTTGTAGTCGCAGATCGCCCGGCTGTTGCTGGCCTCGTAGGGCATGCCGATCTTGCCCTCGATCACCGCGCCCAGGATTTCGGCGTCCGACATCGTCTCAGCGGTCATAGGTGATCCTGTAGGGCAGACCGCCGACGCAAATCTTGCCCCGACGCCCGCTGGCGGTGGTGAAGGAAAAGCCCTGGCGGCCTTTGGTCCCGGCGCAAGCGAACCAGCGCCGGTGGAAGCTCACGATCGTCGAGCCCGTGTCGCGCTCGACGAGCCGCCGGGCATGGTTGCCCTCCCAGCCCAGGGCATAGAGCCCGATCGCCGTGAAGATCAGGCCCAGGGCGAAAGTCGCGGCGATCGACCTCACGCGGCGGCCAGCCCGCCGATGACGTCGGTGACGATCCGGCGCTTTTCAGCCGACATGCCGGCCAGGGCCAGGATCGTGCCCGCGCCGATCTCGGCGACGGCGTTGTCCACGGCGGCGCGGCCGTCGGTCATGTAGGCGGGATCATCGACCGGCGGGTAGAAGCTCTCGATCGGCTGCTTCAGGAAGCGCGCGGCCTCGTAGAGCTTCGAGGACGAGATGCGGTTGGAGCCGCGCTCGTACTTCTGCACCTGCTGGAAGGTCAGGCCCAGAGCAGCGGCGAGGTCGCCCTGGGAGGCACCTTGCTCCTTGCGGGCTTGACGCAGGCGCTGGCCGACGAACAGGTCGACGGGGTGAGGGGTCTTGTCTTCGTCAGCCATTGACGGCTTCCTCCTTCTTTTGTTGGCGGGCCTTGCGGCGGTGCGTGTACGCCGCGCGCAGGGCCTGGGTGGTGTCGTCGTGCGTGCCCAGGTCAATCCCATCGGGCGCGACGACGCTGTTCTTCAGGCCGAACCGGTAGCCCTCGGCCTCCAGTTCGTAGATCGCCTGCTCCTCGTGCATCTGGGCGAGGTGGCGGTAGTATTCCGCCAGGGCCAGTTCGTAGTCGCCCAGGAAGACGCGCGCGCTGCGCTCGGTCCCGGCGACCTCGGCGTGGAAGGTCAGCAGGAACCGGCCAGGGCCGACATGCGTCAGCTTGTAGCCGGTCTCGGCCAGGACCTCCTCGACGGTCTTGACGACCTCGTAGATGTGGAAGGTCCACACCGACTCGATGTGGGTGTCGTGGTAGAGGTACTCGTGCTCGGGCTTCTGCTCGCCGATGTAGGGACCCCACTTGTGATAGCGCCAGCCGCCGCTTTCGGGCTGATGCTCGCGGCGCACCTCGACCATCGAGATGAAGTAGTTGGTGTCCGGATCGTCGATCAGGTCCGGGATCAGCGCCAGCAGTTGCTCGGGGCCGTCGCAGACGCCGTAGCTGTCGATGGGTTCGGCGATGCGCTTGTAGCCGTCGGCCACCGGCGGCAGGTCCTCGTTGTCCAGGTCGCCCACGACCTCGATCTTGTACTTGTCGTAGAGGAGCTTGATGCGCGCCTCGCGGCGCTCGCCATCGGCCTTGATCCAGGCGCGGAACGCAGCGGTGCGCTCATCCTCGGTCTGGCCGGCCTTGTACTCAGGCCCCCAGCGGCCCCACTTGTCCTCGATCTTCTCGACGATCTCGTACTCGGGGTTCCAGGAGCCCAGCGCGAAGACGCCCTGGGCCAGCCGCTTGGGAAAGCCCGAGCGCTTGCTGCTCTCGGCGATCATGCGAGCGATGGGATCGACGGCCGAGGCCGGGCGCGGGGTGATGTCGTAGAGCATCAGGCGGCGCCCTGGGCGATTTCGTAGACGATCTTGGAGATGCCGCCGAGGTCCACGGTGAAGCGGTCCTCCGAGCCATCGAAGATGTACTGCCCGACGCAGCCGATCGGCAGCATCTTGCCGTTATCCAGGTAGATGGCGTGCGGGGTGGCCTCGACCACGCCCCGGATCGCGCCTTGCTCTTCAGTCGGCGCCATGTCCACGAAGGTGTCCTTGGCGCTCTTGATCCGAACCACCGCCACGCGAAGACGCGCGCCCGGCTGGTTGAGTTTGGCAATCAGGTCGGCGGTGGTTTGCACGCGGGTCTCCTCTATGTCGTCGTCCCGACCCTCTTAGGTGGAGTTTCCACTTCTGTCAACACACAACCGCCAGCAGGCAAAAAGAAACCGCCGACCCGAGGGCCGGCGGTTTTGGGAGGTGTGGGCTCGCGACTAGACGTCGAGGATGAAGTAGCGCTCGCTGGACGGGCCGTCGACTTCAACGACAAAGCCCGCCGCCTTCAGGGCCTCGATTGCCTTGGCGGTGTGGTAGAGCGACAGCGAGGACGCTTCGCTGATCCGGGACAGCGAGAAGCCATGCTCGGCGATCTTGAGGTCTTGCAGCGACAGTTCGTTCAGGGTGGTGATCACCACGCCGGCCGGGGCCAGTTCGTAGGCGCCCTCGAAATCGCGATCCTCCGAGAGGCGCACAAGGCCCTCCTGCTCGATGTTGTCCATCAGCGCGGCCAGGAACTCCGGATCGACGTACCCGACGTGGCTGCGGATTTCGCTCAGATAGGCCGGGCCGTCGATGTCGACGGCATTGAGCACCGCCAGCAGGGCGATGCCCGGCATGACCGCGACGACTTGCTCGGCCTTCTCCTCCTCGGACAGTTCGACCGGGATGCCGGCGCCGCGCGACAGCGGGATCACGGCCTCGTCCGGGTGCGTCTCGATATAGGCCTTGATCGCCCGCAGCGCGGACAGGAAGTGCGCCTGGGGGATTTCGTCCAGCTTGAACGTGATGCAGTCATCGTCGGTCAGGGGGTAGTGGGCGCGCAGGTTGGCGACGATGTCTTCGGGCCAAGCCTCCAGCACCGCGTCCCACAAAGCCTTGGGCATGTGGAAGGCGCCGAAGGACAGGGACTGCTCGGGCGTGGCGCTTTCGACGGCGGCGATGGACTCGTCGATGCTGGCGGCGCTGTAGCCGCCGACATAGCCGTTTTGCGACGCGTGGAGGACCTCGGCGGCCTCCTCGGCGCTCAGCCCCGTGATGGTCTTCTCCACGGCGTCCTCGGGCTCCTGGAGCGGCTCCAGGGTCTTCAGCCGATCGCTCAGGCCCTGGATGGACTCGTAGGCTTCGGCCGCGTCAACGTCGAGCTTCAGCGTCAAGCGCTCCGGCCGGGCGCTGAACTCCTCGCCCGTGATGGTGTAGGCGCCGTCGCGCTCCAGGATTTCCAGGTTCAGGAAACGCCCAGTGTCGTTGAGGGCGCGGAAGCGCGCATAGAGCGCGTCCTGCTCGATCAGATCGGTGAAGATGCCCTTGTCGAGCGCGAACAGCAGGTCACCGTAGGACCGCAACGCCTCGCCTTCGACGAAGGGCGCGCTCTCCTCGGGCTGCTCCCGCGTGAAGCGTAGGCCCGGCCCGGTGGTTTCGGTCTCTTGCGGCTTGATGAGGGGTTCTTCGATCACGGGGGCTTTCTCCTTGAAGATGATGGAGGTCAGTTCGTTCAGCGAAACCGACCAGTTGGTGTCGACCTGGGCGGCATAGCGGCCGGAAAGGTCGTTCCATTCGACCTTGCCGATCTCACCGCTGAGCATCTTGCTGTCCCAGGCCGAAGGGAACGTGACGTCGGCGCCGCCGAAGAAGTCGGTCAGGTGCCCCGCGAAGGCCTCGATGTCCTCGCGGGTCGCCGGGCGCACTTCACGCAGCGGGTAGGAGTGATGGACGCCGGGCCGCGCGTCTTCGATCTCGACGAAGATCGGCCCGTGCTCGGTGTGGAAGCGCTGGGTGTAGCCGATCATCTCGCCTTGGGGGGTCATGACCATCACCGGTAGGGCCGAGAACTTGTGGTTCAGCCGATCCACATAGTCGCTCGGATAGGCGGTGGTCGTGTAGATCAGGTTGTCGCCGCGCCGCACGCCGCTGTAGTCGATCACGCAGAGGGGCACGGCGGTGCCCGGCGGCAGGCGCGGGCGGTCGACGAAGACCTGACCATCGGCCACCGGCGGGGACGATCCATGGATATAGGGGAGCACCTCGCTGAAGGTGGCGGTCCAGGCGGGCTTGACCCGGTCGAGGAAAGTTTCGGTCAAGGTGGTCCCCTATTCGCTCGGAATGACGGACGCCGGGGCGTCCAGGTCGAAGGTCTCGCCCTCATCGGTGAGGGCGAAGGTGGCGTAGCCGTCAGGGCTCTTGACCATGGACAGCATCTTGATCAGGCCGTGCTTCTCCAGCGCCTGGGCGGCGGGATAGTCGGCGTGCTGGTAGAAGACGTTGAGCCGCCCGCCGTTACCCAGGATGCGCACGCTGCGCAGCAACATGGCCTCTTGCTCGCTCAAGCCCAGCGTACCCTTGATCCGCACGCGGGCCAGATGCACGTCGATCACATGCGTTTGGCCCTCATGCTCGAACTCGATGATCGCCAGCGGCCCGAACGAGCCGTTGGTCACCGCCAGGATCACGCCCTCGAACTCGGTCGTCTTGCGGGCGGTGATCGGGACGTAGTAGTCGAAGAACACGGTCTTGCCCTTCATCACGTGGTGGGCCTGGGGCGCGACAGTGCTCATGTTGTGGAGTCCTTCTTGCGGGCGGTGTAGTGGAACTCGTCGTGCATGCGCCCGTCCAAGGTGATCTCGTAGCCGGGACCCAGTTCAGCCAGGATGCGCGCCTCGATCTCGGCGAAGTCGATGTTGGCCATCGCACGCTCGGCCGCCGCCGCCTGCTCCAGAAAGCTGCTCCTGATCTTGGCGCCGGCCTCGGTACGGATCGGGATGTTCTGGATGGGTGGCTCGGACTTGGACAGGCGCTCGGTCATCAAGCCCTCTTTTTCTTGCCGACGTGCGAGGGGCGCGTGGCGGCCTTGTAGACGAATGGGCGATAGGCCATGCGGTGGTGGTCGATGCAGTAGACGCCCTGCGCGGTGCGGCACCCGCAATGGCCGAAGTTCTGGTCGGTCGGGTCGCCGTAGGGCCAGCGGCACATCCCGCGCCCCAGGCTCAGGGTGGGGACGACAGTCTCGGGACGCACCGGGATCGGCGCCTGCCCCTCGGGGACCAGTTCGATCTTGGGCTTCGAAGGCGTTTCGGCCTTGGGCTTGGCGGCTTTCTTGGGCTTGGCGACCTTGACCTTCTTGATCTGGATGCCGTAGCCGCGCGTTTTCTTGCGGCGCTCCTGGAGCGGCAAGACCTTGTCGCCCAGTTCGCCCTTCTGGCGCAGGCGATCGCCCATGCCGCAGACGGCGCTCTTGCTGCGCGGCTCGCGTAGCATTTCCCCGATCTGCTTGGTCCCGACAGGCTCGGCCCAGAGCTTCTTGAGCAGGGCGATGTCCTCGGCCAGCCAGTCCGACTTACGCTTCTTCACCTTGAACGCTACTCCTGTTTTGCCTTGGCGGGGCGCCGGCGGCTCGTGGGATGGGGGACGAACACCAGGGCGACGGTCGAGCCGCCGGTGTAAAAGGTCCGGCGGCTATAGAGCCAACCGCCCTCGACTTCCAGGCGATCGGTGACTTGCCCGTCCGCTTCGTCGACTTTTTCCCATTTCGTCTTCTTGGCCATGTGCCCCTCGAAATTCGCCGGCACCCTAGAGACGCGCCGATGTGTTGACAAGCGCAAAATAGCTCTGGCTGGCGAGTGTTGACAAGGAGGCGGTGGTCCCTTAGAAGGGCGGCGACGACAACGAAAGGAGGCGCCGATGCGCTACGTTCTGGAGTACATGGACTGCGACGACCAGATCGTCCAGGTCGACTTCGAGGCCGCCACCCGCGCCTCGGCGATCGCCAAGGCCAAGCGCCTCTTCGTGAAGGCGGTCGAGGCCAGCGGTCGGTCGATCTTCACCGGCTATATGTTCGAGGACCACTCGATCACCATGAAGGTGAAGCTGGTCCCGTTCGGCACCCTGAGCCGCTACCTGGGTCTGGGCAAGGTCACCGTCGCCAACATCGCGTTCGACGACCGCGACGCCAAGATCGCCCGCCAGGACATGGCCGCATGATCAGGGTCGAGGACGTCAAGCCCGGCTTCATCTATCGCGGCGGCAAGGGCGGCGCCCTGCGCCAAGTGGTCAGCTACGGCGCCCACGAGGGCTTTGTCTGCTGGGCCAACCCGCACGATCGCCTGCCCTATGGCGGGTTCCTCACCACCACCTGCACCAGCCGGGCGTCGTTCGCCCGCTGGGCCGACAAGATCGAGGAAGAGGTTTGATCACCACCTTCCTACGCTGCACCCACCGCGACGCCGAGGGGCGTCGGTACCTGGAGTTCCGCGAGCCAGACCTCGTCCAGCGTCTCTATGTGCGCAAGCCGGCCGACGATTGGACCCAGGGCTACCCTATCGTCCTGGAGGACTTCTACAGTGGCTCGCCCGGCGGCAAGACCCTCTTCCAGGCCGGCAAGCGCCGGGGCTGCGGCATCGGAGCGTTCTTTCGCGCCTACCCCGAGGTCTACAGCCTCATCGTTTTGCGCCAGGAGGCACTCGATGCCCAGGTCTAAGCGCCCCAACCTGCCGATCACCGTCGCCGACCTCAAGGCGTTCCTGGAGAAGTTCCCGGACGACATGAAGGTCGGCATCCGCGCCGGCGGCGGACGCTTCACTGGCTTCACCGAGGTCGAGGTCAAGAACCTCACCTCCTACGGCGCCGAGAAGGATCGCCTGACCATGGAGACCTCTCGCGGGGCCAACATCTTCAAAGGCTACAAGGGCAAGATTTCCGAGCCCTTCGACGCCCTGATCTTCGACTAGGAGGGACCATGAGCAATCGCGTTTGGATCGAACTCGAAAAGCCAAAGACGGCCGAGGAAGGCAAGGCGCGCGCCGCGCTTCTCTGCAAGATGCTCGGCCGGCTGGGCGTCGAGTTCGGCCGCTATCCCGCCGTGTTCTGGAGTGAGCGCGACGGCAACTACGCCTTCACCCTCGATGGCGGTGGCAGCTACGCCGTCTGCGAGGGCGCTGATCCTGGCCACTGGTACAACCTGGACTACATAGTGGAGGGGCTCGAAGCGTGACCCAGGACACCTTCCCGCCGATCCGTTCCCGCGAAGCCAGGGACGAGGAAATCCATGGCTTCGTCGTCCGCTACGGCTGGTTCTGGAACGTGGTGATGCTGAACGGCGACATCCTGGCGTTCGACCCCGACGACGTCGATCCGTGCCGCTACGGCGTGACCGACAAGGACGCCTTCCGCAACCTCGCCGGCCCGGTCGAGACGATCGTCTCCTACGAGTGCGTCCAGGGCTGGCACGCCAAGGCCAAGCACCTGTCGGGCTGGACCGAGCGCCACGACGACCGCCTCGAAGCCCTGCGCACGGCCTATCGCCGGCTGGAGGCGCAGCGCGAGCGCAACTCCAAGGCTCTGGAGGAGCACGGCGGCATCTTCAAATTCCTGGAGAAGCAGGACTGACGTGCTGACCAACGAGGAGATCACCTTCGCGGGCCTGATCCGGGCCATGGAGGACGCCCGCCGCGAAGCCCGCGCGGTGGGCGATCTCCTCAAGTCCGCCGAGATCGACGGCTGGTTCAAGGAGCACGCGCCGATCATCCGGGCGATCCGCGACAAGGCCGAAGCCGACGAATTCGACAATCCGTTGGCGTGAGAGTGTTGACAGCCTCGCCGCGCCCGGTTAAAAGCCTCCTCGACGACAACGCAAGGAGCCTGTCTTGACCGATTTCCCGATCATCCGCGCCGCCATCGAAGGCCGCCGCGCCGCCGCGTTCGACACGATGCTGGCCAATGCCGACGCCTTCGCCGCCGAGGGCGTGCTGATCAAGGCCGAGTTCGAGGACATCAAGGGCGTCTTCACCCGCTGCATCGACGCGGCCTGGGAGGTCGTGCGCAAACGCTACTTCTTCATCGACCACGCCCTGCGCACCAAGGAAGTCGAGGACCTCTTCTGGAGCTTCTCGATCCCCTACCCGCACGTCCTGCCGGGCTACCTGAAGAAGACCCTGGCGGCCAAGAACATCCCGTCCAACGTCCGCGAGGACCTCGTGGCCCTGTTCAACGAGGGCATCGCCCTCAACGACAAGCTGGTGGCGCTCAAGCCCCTGATCGGCAAGCGCGCGCCCAAGAAGACCAAGGTCGAGATCGAGCGCGAGGGCAAGGAGCGCACCTGCCAAATCTGCGGTCGCGGCATCCTGGCCGAGGGCGGCACCATCGCCCACCACGGCTATACCCGTCCCGGCTACGGCTGGCAGACCGCCTCCTGCTCAGGCGCCCGCGAGGTCCCGTTCGAGATCAGCCGCGACGAACTGCGCAAGGAGATCGAGGCCCTCAAGGCGTGGCGCGTGCGCAAACTCGCCGAGCGCGCCCGGATCGAGGCCGAGGAAGTCAAGCTGGTGCTGAAGTATCAGGTCTCCGAGCAGGACCCGCGCCGCGCGCAGGGCTTCAAGCTGACCGTCGATCGCCAGATCGAAGTCACCCGCGACACCTTCGAGGCCCTGAAGGTCTCCACGCCCGAGGCCTTCTCGGGCAAGTACAACCCCCGCAAGGAGGGCAAGTACACCTACGAGGCCCTGACCTTCGATGGTCTCAAGACCCAAGCCATCGGCATGGTCGACATCGAGATCGGCCGCCTGGACACTGACATCCTCCGCCAGCAGGCCCGCTATGACGGCTGGACCCAGAAGGCGATCTTTGGCGCCGGCCGCTATTGGTTCATCGGCGAGACGGTCCGCGTCCCCGGCGGCGACACCGGCAAGATCAAGGGCTTCTACCAGCACGTCCCGCCGCAGCCCGGCGACATCGCCGGCGGCCTCTACCTGGAGCAGGAAGCCGGCGGCCACAAGTCCTGGAACGTGGCCGAACTGGAAGCGGTGGGCTGATGCGCTTCGTCTCCCAGACCCAACCCTATTGCCGCTGCTGTGGCAAGCCGATCAAGAAGTTCACGACCCGCCTGACGTTCGGCAAGCGCGAGTACAAGGACCACGGCTGGTCGATCGACCGCACTGAAAAGCCGATGTCGAAGGAGGAACTCCAGCGCGCCGTCAACGGGAAGATCATCTCGTTCTCGTGGGATCACGATACGACCTATGGCGCCGACTATCAGCCCATCCGCACGAAGACCCACATTGGCGAGGCCAATGTCTGGGACGGCGAGACCTACGAGGCGGAGTTCTTCTGCACCCTGCGGTGCGCCGCCGCTTTCGGCGAGATGGCCGCCCGTGAATATCCGGGCCTCCACACCCAGACCTACGCTGACGCCATGAGAAAGAGGGAGGGCTAATGTCCGACGAGATCAGGAAGACCCACGAAGCCTTCGGCGTGATCGGCTACAGCCACACCCAGGGCGACACCGATCTGGTCGGCGTCGACTACGCCCAAGGGCACTACGTGTCCCTGACGATCAAGACGGCGATCGCCTACGAGGGCGAGACGCATGATCGCTTCCACGGCGACAAGTACATCTGCAAGGTGTCGATGAGCGAGGTCCAGTGGGCCTCCTTCATCGCCAACCCCAATCGGGGCGACGGCGTGCCCTGCACCTTGCAGTTCTACCGTGACCCGCTGACCGGCGAGGCCAAGCAGCCCAAGTACATGCGCGAGCGCCTGACCCGCATCGACCGCACCCGCGAGGCCGTCACCGCCCGCGCCAAGGCCCTGTCGACCAAGGTCAAGGAAGCGCAGGCCGAACTCCAGCGGCTGATGGACGGCGGACCGATCAAGAAGGGCGACCTCAAAGCGCTCAAGGACCTGCTCTACTTCGCCAACCAGGACATGGACATGAACCTGGGCTACTTCGTCGAGCGGGTCGAGGAGACCATCGACAAGGCGGTGGTCGACGCCAAGGCCCAGGTCGACGCTCACGTCGATTTCGTGGTCCGGGAACTGGGCGTGCGCGCCCTGGGCTCGCGGCTGCAAGCAGCGATCGACGCAGGCCATGAGCCGGGCGCGGTCGGCCAAGCCCTGCTTGACGCGATAGCCCCGCCCCAGGAGCCGCCGACGTGAGGACACCCCGCTTCCTGAACCGCTGGCGCGACGGCGACATCGCCGAGGAAAAGGCCTTCCAGACCAAGGGGCTGGCCTTCGCCCATGCCGCGCGCATCGCCAGCCGCCTGGGCGAGATCGTTCGTGTCGAGCACCAGGAACCCATCAGCCAAGCCTCCCCGAACTGGGCGGTGGTCGAGAAGTGGTCCTTCCACCCCGACGGCCGCATGACCCGTGACCTCAAGAAGGAAGTCCTATGACCCGCAGCACCGCCGAAATCATCGCCCGCATCGAGGCCCTGGAGAACGACCTCTCGGACTTCTTCGGCTTCCAGAAGGGCGATCTGATCTGCTACCTGCCGTTCGACGACGCCAAGCGCTGGCTCAACGACAAGGCCTCGGCCGACGCCTGGGAGCCGAACGTCAACACGCCCGAGGCGATCAAGTCGTCGATCTACGACTACATGTCGTTCGCCTGGGACAAGGCCAACAACTGCCGGGGGCTGTCGGCCGGTCGCTCCATCGACCACATGAAGGCGTGGCTCTGGCTGCTGGGCGAAGACGAGGCGTGGGTCGAGGCCCTGCGGCTCGACAACTACAACATGTACGGCAAGCCCCAGCTTCGTGCGATCTGCGAGCGCTTCGGTTGGGACTGGACCAAATGGGATGACGGGTCCTGGACCAACAGCGAAGGCGAGGCCGGATACGGCCCTGATCAAGTCCCGCGCGTCGGCGTCGTCGAGCCGGCCTAAACACTCCGCTGGCGTTAGAGTGTTGACAGTCGTCGGGGCCTCCTCTATAGACACGCTCGACGACAACGAGGAGGCCCCGATGACCACCGAGACCATGACCCTGAGCTTCCGGATCGAAGGCGCTGCGCTCGTTGAGCGCGCCCGCGATCGCGTCATCGAAGGCAACTGGGAGCACGGCCTGCGCATCCTCGTCGAGGGTCTGCACGGCATGACCTATGACTACGCCATCGACATCCTCAGGGGCAAATACACGCTGGGCGGCTGGTCCTCGGACCCCGAGGGCGTCTATCTCGCCGACCAGGACCCCGAGGACGAGACCTTCAGGCGCTACAAGGAGACCTTCGACTACCAGTTCGGCGCCGTCCTGAAGATGGACGATGGTCGCATCATGCGGCCCTACGCGGTGGTCGACAGCTACTCCAAACTCGATTTCGATTCGCGCGTGCGCCACCTGCGCCTAGCCCCCGGCTCGGACCCGGTCCACGTCCGTCCCAAGCGGTTCCGTGACGTGCGCGCCGAACTCGATGGCGAGCAGATCGACTGGGCCTATCGCTCGCTCCACTACGCCGACAACCCGACCCAGGACATCGCCAAGCTGGTGACGCTGGACGGATATCACCCGACCCACCGGATGGTCGTGCTGTTCGAAGAGGTCCGGGACTACCCCAAGCTCCTGAAGCCGTCGGTCGAGACCGACGCCCAGAAGGTGGTCGATCTGGCCCTAAAGTGCGGGCGCGGGCTCAACAAGCGCGGGCACATCTACGATCACGGCGAGCCGGGCGTGACGGACGAGTACATGTACGGCACGACCAAGACGGTCGACAACGTCCCCGGCGCCTGGACCCTGCGGAACCCGAACTACATCGCCCCCGCCACCGCGAGCCTGACCGAGGCTGTCGCCGGCGCCAACAAGGTCTCGGCCGTCAAGGCGATCGAAGCCGTCGGCGGCCCTATGGACGAGGTCGGAGCCATGAACCGGCTGATCAAGGATCAGGTCGACGAGGGCATGACCATCAGCGCGGCCATCGACATCGCCCGCGCCCGCATGGCTCTCATGGGCGGCATGGCCGAGGACCCAGAGCAGCGCCTGCGGGCGATCAACGACGCCTACGCCGCCAAGTATGAGCGGGCCGAGGGCCGCAGCGTCGAGGAGTACCGCAAGGCCATCCTCGCCCAGGCCGGCGACGACTTCTTCGATCTCGCGTACACGGATGTCGACGGCAAGGACGTCGTCCTGAAGGTCCCGACCGCGCCGTTCGAGCAATGGGCTCTGTGGCGCACGGCCGGCTCCCACCTCGCCAAGCCTTGGAAGCGGGTGACCTACACCGGCTTCAAGATGTTCGGCGATGATCCCTACCACACCGACTGGGTGCTGGGCGCGGGGCTCAATCCCGAGGACTGGCCGATCGTGGAGAGCGACAACCCGCCGCTCCACAAGGCCGCCTGGGACAAGCGCTTCCAGCTTGCCGAGGAAAAGCTGGGCGGCAACATGCGCGTCCTGCTTGGCAAGGGCTTCGTGACCGGCAAGATCGTGATGCTCAAGCCGGGCGAGACCCTATCGCCGGGCGAGATCGGCGTGATCCGCAACGCCGGCCCCGACTTCGTCCAGGCCGCCCAGAGCGCGATCGAGCACAACACCGCCCTGATCTGCGAGAATGGCGGCAGCGTCGCCCACCTCGTGGTCGAGTACCTGGACAAGCCGCTGCGCCTGACCCGGATCGAGAACGCCCGCAAGATTTTCAAGGACGGCATGACCGTCTACCTCGACTTCGACAAGTCGACGCGCACGATCGCCAAAGGCGGCCTGGGGCCGAGCCCCGCCGACCTGGGCCTGGACTCCGAATGGGAGATTGAAGAGTGAACGACCTGACCCTGACCCTGGTGGGCTCCGACGCCCAGGACCGTTTCGCCGTCGAGACCCGCGTGGCTGACGTGCCGGGCGGCAAGCTCTACATCACCACGGCGCATGCCGGCGAGAACTCCGAGGCCATCTCGGTCGCCCAGGCCTTCGTGCCGAACCCGCCGCCGCAATTCACCGTGCAGGTCACCGACGAGGACCTGCGCGCGCTCGCCGAGTGCAGGGACGTCGCCAGGGCGCGCAGCCTGTTCCGGGGCATCCTCAAGGCGCACGGCCTGGATATCGTGGCCTGATGCCGCTCTACAGCTTCAAGGCCACGGTCACCTATCACGACGAGGTCGTCATCGACGCCGAGGACGAAGACCACGCGCGCGAACTGGTGGCGGAGACGGGCTTCACCGGAAGCCACATCGTCAGCCACGACGCCGACCTCGACCCCGAGATCAAACTCCACCTGGACGAGGAGGACTGACATGGCCGACTTCAGCAAAGCCCGCCGCACCATGGAGGCGTCCGACATCGTCGATCGCCTGAAAGCTCTCCACGACCTGGAAGATGCGCGCGACCACCCAGACGAGGAGACCAAGACCGTCCTCAAGGAGGCGGCGATCCACATCGGCCTGTGGCATGATCAGGCCCGGCTCAATGACGACCTCGCAAAAGCTGCGTTGGCGCACGCCAACGTCTACAAGACCATCGCCCTTACGGCTTCCCAGGAGCCCAACTTTAAGCGCGCGGCGTCGCAACTTGCCCTCGTGGAAATGTACGCTGATCAGCTTCGGGTCAGCGTCAATACATTCCAGCGGGTGATGGACGAAGCTGGCCTCCTTTCAGGGCCGGAGGGGCGCAAGGCCTATGAGATCATCATGAAGCACCTCCAACATGATCTTGCAGGCGTGAAGGGCATGTCGATCCGCTATAATGTCCGCGCCGCCGTCGAGGCGCTGCGCGGCTTGCCCGCCAAGGAGCCGGAAGCTTGAGCCGCCGCTACACCGGCCCGCGCTTCTGGATCGCCGAGGACGGCCACGTCCATCAAATCCAGGACGGCGTCACCAACGTCGTCGCCACCCTGACCAAGGACGAGATGAGCCGGCTGCGCAAGTGCGGCTGGAACATCGGCTCGTCCACCCGACGCTACGCCCACAACCCCGCCACCGTCCTGCGCAACGCCCTGGGAGCCGCCCGATGATCGATCCGAAAGCCAGCCTCGCCCAGCAGACCGAGTCGTTCCTGGGCGACGGCCGCGCGCTCGCCGAGGTCTGTCAGCGCGAGGGCACCTACAATCTCGCCGACCAGACCCTGGCCTACATCGCCGACGCCGAGACGATCATCGAGGCCCAGCGCAAGCGCATCACCCAGTTCCAGGAGGAGAAGCTGCGCAACTGGGGCACCAACAACGCCTACCTGCGGGTGATCCAGGAATTCATCGCCGGCCGGGCGAACCCCCACCTCAAGGCCCTGCAAGACCTGGGCGGCATGACGATCGTCCAGGGCCGGCATCTCCAGCAGACCATCGACAAATTCAACGCGACCCTGCGGGCCGAAGGCATCTCCGGAAAGGAGTTGACCGGCAAGGGTAAGCGCCTGATCGACCTCGTCGAGTTCTTCGTCTTCCACGAAATCCATCGCATCGCATGGTACATCGAGAAGTTCGTGGGCCGCGACATCCATCTGGCGGTGGCGGGGCTGACGCCGGCCGATATCAAGGACCTTCCAAACCCAGAGCCGCCGCAGCCCCAGGAGATGCCGTCGTGATCGATCACGTCTACCGCCGCGATCCGCGCGGCAAGGACTACGGCGTCCAGCGGATGGACCTGGGCGAGGCCCTGGCGGTGGTCGCCGCCGAGAAGCAGGACTTTCTCCTGCGGCTCGTCGAGGTCCTGCACGAGAACAATCTCCTGCGCGACGCAGACGTCCTGGAATTGCTCGGCAAGGGCTGGGGCCTGGAGGCCTACGACGTCCTGTACGAAGACGATTGACAACACTCTCGCGCCAGCATAGAGGTGTCTCCGACGACAACGAAGGAGGCTTCCGTGAAGCTCGCGACCCAAGACCGGACCGATCCCCGCCTGAACGCCGACTACCGCCTGATCAAGGCGGTCTTCTACTACGGCGGCCCGGCCGAGTACCCGATCCACCTGGACGAACGCTGGAGCGCGGTGACGCCGGCCCAGGTCGAGGACCAGATTTCGGCCCTCTGCCGCGATCTCGCCAAGTGCTCGGGCAACACCCTGGCGCCGGCGACCTTCTACGAGCGCGCCAAGCTGAGCTTCGCCGAGGTCCCGCCGGTGTCCGACGAGTTCTGGGGCCTGATCTCCGAGACCACCAAGCAGAACATCCTCGCCATGAAGGATCGCTTCACGGTCCACGGCAGCGGCTTCCTCCTGTCCTGGGCCAAGGCCTGATGTGCCATCTGGCCCACACCCAGGGATGCCGCGAGTGCCCGTTCAAGCGCGCCGCCGCGCCCGGCTGGCTCGGCGCTGACACCCCGGAGGGTTTCCTGCGCGCGACCATGTCGGGCAGCGTCCAGATGCCCTGCCACATGACCGTCGACTACGAGGCCGACGACTGGCGCGAGCAGGCGGCCGACGCGCCGTTCTGCGCCGGTGCCCTGATCTTCCTCAAGAACATCTGCAACCTGCCGCATGATCCGGTGATCGTCGCGGCCCGCGCGCAGGTCGAACCCAACCGCGAAGACTACTTCGCCCGCCCGGACGAGTTCCTGGCCCATCACGGAGGCTGACATGAGCAAGCCCGCCCAATACCGCGTCTACGCCTACACCAAGCGGGTCGCGGCTCAACGACCCTATATCGACACCGAGATCGTCCACATGCAGGACCTCCAAGTGAGGCGCTGGTGGGGCTGGCAGACCATCGACGAGGAGGTCGTCCCGACCCACGTCAAGATCAGCCTGGGCGCGTTCGGCGACACCGGCGGCTGGGTCTCGAAGTTCACCAAGCTGGGGACCTTCGGCCGCGACGGCGTCTTTACCCTGCATCCGCACGTGGAGGCCAAACTGTCATGAAGCTCTTCCTGATCATCCTGGCGACCATCCTGTGGCTGGGCGACACCGCCCGCGCCCAGGCCTTCCGCCTCACCCAGCCGCTCAACTACGGCAGCGATCTCCACTACACCGAGACGCGTGACGCCTCGGCCTCCCGTGAACCGCTCAAGCGGGTGATCGCTGACCTGTCGCGCTCGCCGACCGTGACGATCGAGCGGGCCTGGACGTATGCGGAACTCGCCGGCGCCCAGACCACCTGCGGCGAGATCATCCTCAATGGTCGCCACCAGAAGTTCGTGCTCCAGCAGGGGCCGAAGACGGCCGTGATCGGCCCGGCCATGCCCACCGAGTTCTGGAGCCTGGACGTCCAGGACTACCAGTTCCGCAATGCCGGGTGCCTGCGCGACCGCGCCGCCCAGATCATCCCGCCGAGGTTCTAACGGCTGGCGTTCTTGTGTTGACAGCGACCCTCATGCGGGCCTAGAACGTCATCGACGACAACAAAGGAGCCCCGCATGCCGCTGTATGATTTCCCGACCGGCCCGACCACGATGGAGGACATCGAAGCGTTCGTCGCCGGTGCCCAGGCGGTGGTCAACGCCCAGATGGCGAAGGCCTTCCCGAACGTGAGCCCGCCGGTCCTGACGATCGAGCCGATCCGCCCCAACACCCAGTTCGCCAAGATCGTGTCGAGCGACCGCTCGCAACGCTCGGTCTGGGCTTTCGTTCGCCTGGAGGACGGCCTGATCTACAAGCCCTCGTCGTGGAAGGTCCCGGCCAAGCACGCGCGCGGCACGATCCATACCGCGTCCTTCGGAGCCGAGTACGTCGACTGGACCGGCCCGCGCTACATCAAGGACCTGCGCCCGTGAGCGTCTTCACCGTCATCCTGTCGCAGTACGACGAGCAGCGCTTCTACATCGTCGAGGCCGGCAACAACATCAATGCCCTGGCGCACGCCAAGCGGGTCGCGGAGTCCCATGACGACAACGGCTCGATCTGGAAACTCGACATGATGTTCGTCGGCGCGCCCGACCTCGCGATGAAGGCCCAGGGCCTGAAGGTCATCGACCTGCGCGCGACCGTCCATGAGCCCGTTCCCCACGCCCAGCGGGGAGGCGGCTGCTGATGGTTGACCTGCTCGACAAGCGCACCATCACCGTCGACCCCTATGCGATCGTCACCGATCGCCTGGAGGGGTCGATCACCCTGGTGCGCCTCCATGAGGGCGGGCGTTACCGCCATGGTGGCAGTCTCATGTACTATAGCGGCCGGCAGATCAACACCGGGCTCAAAGGCGTCGCCTACACCTACGACGACGAGACCAACGCCTCGTCGCTCGAATTCTGGGGCGGCTACGAGGACCGCGTCATGGCGCGCTTCGCGACCCGCGAGGACGCCATGAAGGCCCTGCACGATGGTCTGGCGGCGCGCGCCGAGGTCGACATCCTGGTCAAGCAGGCCCAGGCCATGCTCCAGGCCCTGGCCGATCTGCGCGACCGCCGGTTCAAGGAGACCGTCCAGGCCCAGGAGCGCGACGGCGTCCAGCGCGATGGCTGCGAGGTCTGCAACGGCGCGCGCGGCGGTGTGCCGGGCAACGAGAACGTCGTCGATGGCAAGGTGGTCTGCGACTACTGCCACGTCGACATCATGGATGCGAGGAAAGCCTGATGGGCTCCTACATCTATTGCACGAATGGCGACTGCGGCGCCGGTTTGGGACCCCCTTCGGCCCGTGAGGTCGTGGAGCAGGATCGCAAGTGCCCACATTGCGGTACCTACGTGCCGGTCTACGACTCCATGGCCGACGTGCTGGAACGCATGGAAGGCCGGATCGAAGAACTGGAAGACGAGGTCAAGGCGTTGAAGATAGGGGACGGTCTTGGGGCTTAGGAAAATTCCGCCCGCCCATTCGTGGCTTTCGGCGCTCGCCTTCAGGACGGCGTTCAAGCGTCCGAGCCACGAGGAGCGCCTCAAGCGCCTCCAGGCTGTCCGCGCTGCCCGTCTTTCGGGTTCGGAGCTACGTGACCCGCTGATGAAGAAGCTGGTCCGCGACGGCCTCGTGCGCCTGCATCGTCCGTCAAACGCCGAATTCTACAGGCAGACCAAGGGTGGTTTCATGAAGCGGACCCAGGCTTTCCTCACGCCGGCCGGCGAAGCCTATCTGGCGGACCCGACCACCCATCATGTTCCGAAGTCGGAGCGCACCGAGAAGGTCAAGGGGATTCGGGGCAAATGATCAACTGGAAAGACCCCTTTGGCCTGGAAGCCCGCCGCATCGAGCGTGAGCAGCGTTGGGAAGAAGAGGCCAAGGCGACCCGCGCCGCGCGCCTGAAGCGGGCGCAGGCGGCCGGGACCCATCGCATCAAGCAGACGGACGTTGACACCTTCTACGTGATGATCCTCGACCCGCACGGGCGTTGGCATTTCGTGTCCCGCGCCGGCCGGGTGACCGCCCAGTCCGCCGACAAGTGCTACAAGGGTGCGACCCTGGAGGCGGCCAAGACGATCGCGTCCGAGATCGAGCGCATCTTCCGCAACGACGTCGCCGACGAGGTCAAACGGTTGAAGAGCCACCAGAATTACTACAACCCTCCCGAGTACGAGGCCAAGCCTTACGACGTCATCAAGGACGATGATATCGCGTTCTGTGACGCGGTCGACGCGATGTGGAGGACGCGGGCGTGAGTGAGGTCCTGATCGAAACCCGCGCGGACGCGATCCAGGCCGTCGCCCTGGCGCTCTATCAGCGCCAATGGAGCCGGGGAGGACAGGTTGACCCACCAGCCTGGGCGACCATCCCACCCCAGTTCAAGAAGCCCTTCCTGGAGACGGCCGAGCTTTGCGTCGACCTGATCATCGAGCACGTGAGGAACAACAGCCATGAACCGTCGTAATCTCCTGCTGGGCGCTGGCGCGGCCGTCATCGCCGCCGGGGTCGCCCAGGCCCAGACGGTCCACGTGTCGGAGGTCAAGCCGACGACCTACACGTGGTTCTCCAGCATCGAAGGCGGCATGCGTCATCGCGAGAGCCACGACACTCGCTACGTGATCCAGTGGGAGAAGGGCGCGCTCCAGCATCCGCACTCCGAGATCGTGCGCAAGTGGGTCCGCGAGACGATCGACAGCGGCTACCTCTACTGCTACGGCGACATGCGCTGTATGGACCGCAAGGTGCGCCTGGAGGAAGTCCACATCCTCATCCGGCCGGGCAAGAAGGTCTGGAACCACGTCACCGGCTACACCGACGAGGAGGGTCTTCAGATCGAGGTCAACGAGGCCGGGGCGAAGTTCGCCCCTTTCGGCCTCGCCTCGACCCACGGGCTGACCTACGTCGCCGAGACGATGCGCGACACCTACTACGTCCGCAAGCCGTACCTGCGCTACGACGAGGAGCGCGAGCTTCGCTTCGCCCTGGGCGATGACCCGCAAGGCTACTACGCACCGAACTCGAAGATTGGGCTCGACGACCGGATGTGGACTGAAACCCTGGCCGCACTGGGCAAGACCTGATGGCCGACCCCCGCATCCACAGGGTCCACTATCACGTCTTCCAGGACGCGATCGACGCGGCGCAGTTCGCTGAGCGCATGCTGATGCGCTGCGCGCCGCACGATCGGCCCGTCCGGATGACTGGCGGAAGTTCCGCTGGCATTGAAGGTGTGCGCATCCTGTGGGCGGGTGGCGAGCCGATCGCCCAGGCGACGCTCTTCACCGACGACCTCAACCAGACCCTCGTTACCGTGGTGGCCCTCAAATGATCCGCTCTCGTCACGAACCGCCCGAGGCTACCGCCGGCAAGATGCAGGAGAGGTGGTCGGCCCAGAAGGTGGCTATCCACGGCTTCTTGTGCGGCCCCGAATCGGCGCTGAACGCCAACTGGCAAGAGGCGAGCGCCATGATCTGGGCGCATGTCGACGGCCGGGTCCTGGGGGACTGGCAAGACCGCCCCGTGCGGGGCTGGACCGCCGAGCATATCAACGCGCCGTTCGACATCTGCATGGTTCAAGACCGTGACGCCAAGACCATCAAGGATTGCGACTTGGCGCTGGCCATGATCGTGACCCTGCTTCCGCAGGCGCCGCTCAAGATCAGCAAGGGCTATGGGCGCGACGGTAGCTGGGAAGTCCAGATCGACACCCGCCACACCGTGGGGGCCAAGCACCACGGGATCGTCTGGGGCTTTGGTCCCGGCATCGCCCTGGCGGCGTGGCGCGCCTACTTCGGCTACATCAACAAGGAGCCCAACGATGTCTGACATCTTCGACGAGGTCGAGCGCCGGCTCAACCGCAAGCGCCCCGGCTTTTGGCTGCACAAGATCGCCACGGTGTTCATCGCGGTGGTCTTCGTGATCGTGATCGCCGGCGCCGCCATCCAGGTCTTCAACCCGACCCTGGCGACGCAATGGCAGGCCAAGCAGGACGCGGCCTACGACCGCGCCTACGAGGAAGCCCGGCGGCGGGGCGAGTAATGGCCGGCCCGCAGTACACCTGGGAGCCGGCTTCGACCGCTGACGGCGTCAAGCTGACCGAACACGTGATCCGAGGCGAGATCGTCCCGATCTGCGTCGGCTCCTCGCTGCATGCGATCGAGATGCACGCGATGATGGGCGAGCGGCTCTACCGGGCCTTTGGGACCATGTCCGGCGACGCCGACTGGACCCAGGCTGAGATCGGCACGCCCCAGGCCCATCCGCTCGACGGTCAGGACCTCAACGCCCTGGACTACCACACCAGGGTCCGCGAGGAGTACCGCCGCGACATCGCTACGGCCGGCGGCCGGCACCTGATGATCTGCCGCAAGACCGACGACCTCCAGGACCTGCTCGCCCTGATCCCGATGGACCTGCGCCGGCGGCATGAGATGGCCAACATGATCACCCTACTGGCCCGCATGCTCCTCATCGAGAATACGCCCCGCACCCTTTCCGACTCCAGCCTCAAGCGCTTCTGACCATGACCTCCCAACGCCTCGATTTCACCAGCAACGATCTCTGGCCGCCCAAGGTCGACTACGAGATGAAGAAGCTGCGCTACGACACCACGCTCGATGCGCTGGAGATCGTCCACCCCAAGAACCGCCTGGGCAACCGCGTCGACGTCTCGCACGTCGCCAGCTACCTCGTGAACGGCCGCGTCAAGGGCGTGCTCGACCATATCGCCAGCACCGGCGTCGAGGACCCGCGCGAGCAGACCTTCAAAATCCTGCGCATCCTGGAGAGCCGGGGCATGGTCGCCAACACCGGCGGCGACTGGACGCTGACCGCGACCGGCGCGATCTGGCATCTGGTGGCGGACAACCACCCCTCGGGCTGGGCGGAGCAACAGGCTCTGCTCTACGACATCCGCCTGCAATGGTGGGCGGGCCACGAGATCGCCACGGCGATCAAGGAGACGCCGTACTTCCAGATGCGGCCCCAGCACGGTTCCGCGCCGATCATCGCCTTCGACCTCTCGGCCCTGCAACAGCCGCTCGATGGGTGGAACGGATGGCGCTGAAGCAAGAAGCCTGGGACAGTCTGCTTCTCAACCTGCGCAGCGCCGCCCAGTTGAAGGATCGCGAGGCCTGGGACGACGCGATCCAGGCCCTGGAGAACGCCTTCGACGAGCACGTCGACGGCCCGCTGGAGACCCACCCCAACACCCTGGCCTGGAAGAAGAGCGCCGACGAGCGCAAGCGCTTCTTGGCGGGCTGGGCGTACTGGGGTAGCGGCGCCCGCGATGTCCCCGACGACTACCGGGGCGATCCGCACTTCAACCGGGGGCGAACGGGCGCGGCGATCGCCCAGGACATGAGTGGCCTCCTGCGGGTTTTCGAGGCCTGCACCCACCAGGGCTCCAAGATCGAGGGTGGTGACAACACCGTGCTGCCGCGCTACCCCGCCGTCTACGGCTCCTACGCGGTTCAAATCTGCCGTGGATGTCGTGGGTGGACCCAGGACCGTCACGGTCCGAAAACTTGGCATCCCGGCCCGTACTACGACGCCTACGAGAAGGCGATGCGCGAGGAAGAGGAGCGCTGCTAATGCTCTACGTGTTCGGGGACATCCACGGCCGCATGGACCTCCTGGAGGAGGCGCGCCACGTGATCCGTGTACGCGGCGACTGCTCCCAGATGATCTTCCTGGGCGACTATGTCGATCGCGGGCCGCAGAGCCGCGAGGTGGTCGAGGCCGTGATGGGGCTGCACCAGCAGGGCGAGATCGCGCTGAAGGGCAATCACGAGCAGATGATGGTCGATAGCTGGCGGATCGCCAGCTATGGAGCGCTGTCCAAGCTCTGGGTCAGCAACGGGGGCAAGCAGACCCTGAAGTCCTATGGCGCCGGCGACAATGCCTGGAACGCTCAGTGGGACATGATCCCCCAGGCCCACGTCGACTGGATGGACGCTCTGCCGACCTTCTACGATACCCCCGGCCGGGTCTTCGTCCATGCCGGGCTGATCCCCGGCGTGCCGCTCAAGGCGCACGACGAGGAAGAGATGATGTGGATCAGGGACCGATTCCTTCATGGCCGGCCCCAGGACTTCGAAAAACACGTCGTCCACGGCCACACCCATACCCACGCCCTGAAGAAGATCAGCGAGCCCGAACTGCTCGTGCATCGGACCAATCTGGACACCGGGGCCTTCTACACCGGCATCCTGAGCGTGGGGGTGTTTGATCCCGACGGCGACGGCGGCCCGGTCGAGGTGCTCAAGATCACGGAGGCCTGATGTCGTTCGTCGACCGGATGCGGGCCTACCTGCAAGCGGACCTGGAGATCGTCAAGCACTTCACCGAGCGGTTCTTCGCCAAGCGTCCTGACGAGCCCGACGCGGGCGTCTCGCCGCAGCCCATGAAGCCCGCCCCGCCTGGGGCGGGGATGGGAAGCGGAACAATACCGGGCGGCGGCGGTGGTGGCGGCAACACCCACTTCTACTATCCCGGCGTGGGTGGAGGCGGCGGCTATGCGACAGCGTCGGGCGGCAACGGCGGCGGCAGCTATAGTGGCTCATCCGGGCAGGTCCTGGCCTGCAATGGCCATGCCATGCCCTGGATGGTCGTATCGCCCGCAAAGTTGAAGTCCACCAAGCCGGCCGGCAGCTTCAAGGACCTCAACGCGACCGAGGAGGCGGTGGTCCACAACGTGGCCCAATACGAGGGCACCGAACTGGTCCGCGAGCGGGACGGGACGTTCTCCTATTGCCGCAGCGGGCTGGCGTTGGCCAAGGATCGCGTCAAGGCGCGTACCGTCAATGCCTTGATTTCAAAGAAATTTCTGGACGTGGTCGAGTTCGGCGACCGCGCCGAGGCCCTGGTCTGCAAGCTCGGCTCGAACATCTTGGTCCACGGCCGCTAGAAAGTGTTTGACAACACTCTCACGCCAACATAGAACCCTCCTCGACGACAACGAGGAGGGCCATATGGCTTACGACATTCCCGACCTGAGCGTGTTCACGTTCACCGACCCGTCGATGGAGAGCTTCGCCAAGGCTATGGTCTCGATGATCGAGGCCAACCAAGCGATCATCGACCAATTCGCCGAGAGCCTGAGCAAGGACCCGATCCGCGCGCTGGAGCGCAGCCTGTCCGTCAAGCTGGCGGCCGTCCGCCAGAGCGAAGCCAACGATGCCCTGGGCCATGTCCTGGACACGCTGCTGCACGGTGACGACAAGACCTGGGCCTACACCAAGCTCCAAATCCAGCAGTCGCTCACCTACCATGTGGTCTACGCCGCCGCGCACCCGTCGCGGTCGACCTGCGCCGAGACCAACGACATGGCGCGCTTCGAACTGCAAGCCAAGGCCGAGATGCTCGACCGCCTGATGAAGGGTCGCTTCTAATGCGCGGCGTCGACGTCAACGAGTCCTATCAGACCGAGCAGCGCTCGTTCGATGGGCAACTGGCCAGCAAGTACGGCGCCGCCTCGGGCGGACCGGACCTGACCCGCGAGCAGTGGCAGGCGATGCAGCGGGCCGACCGCAAGCGTTTCGCCGGCGTCACCATGGGCCTCTTCGTGTTCGTATTCTGCCTCGCCTGGGTGATCAACGATCTGACCGGCTTTGGCAACGCGCTGCCGTTCTGATGAAGCCGCTCGACGAACGCATCCGCGAAGCTATCGCCACTCCTCGTCCGGCCTGGATCGAGAAGAAGGGCGACCGCTTCCACGTCATCACCAAGGGCGTGCTGTTCCCCAACACGCGCAACGCCCTCTCCAAGTCCTGGAGCCGCCGCGCCGGCGCCCTCGCCTGCATCCGCCAGGATTACCTCACCCTGCTGGAGGGCGACTGCCCGCTGCCGGAGGTGACCCAGGCCCAGCGCGACGCCTACCAGTTCCAGGGGGCCGAGCGCCGCGAAGCCGTCGAGGCCCTGAGCCGCGAACTGGGCATCCACCAGGACGAAATCCGCCGCGCCCTGCGCAACCTCGAAGGGCGTGGCCTGATCCGTTTCGAGGCGCGCTGATGCAAATCCTGACCTTCGCCGAGTTCATCGCCATGCCCGACGGCGTCCTCTACCAGGAGGTCACCGAGTACGGCTCACCCGTCGCGGGACTGGCGATCCGCCACTCCGTCCTCTATGACGGCGACCGCCCGTTCGACTTCATCTACGAAGAGGTCCTCGCCCGGACCGCCGACGGTGAGATGGACGCCCCGCTGATCCTAGAAGGGCCGGGCACGGCGCGCTGGGGCCTGTTCGACTACGACCTTCGCTACATCGTCTACGAGGAGGCCGATCGCAAGGCCCTGGCCGCGAAGGTCCTCGGCTGAAGCAGCTTGGCGTTTGTGTGTTGACAGGGCAAGTCCGGTTCTGTAGACCTCTGCTCGACGACAACGAGGAGGCCCCCATGCCGCATCTGAGCAAGCAGTCCTACAGCTTCGGCTACACCAGCGACGCCCTGGCGGCGGCCGGCGAGTTCGAAGCCCTGACCACTGAGTTCTATCGCTACGAGACCCGCTACCTCTACGACGCGTCTCGCGCGATCGTCGGCGTCGAGGTCCGCGTCATGGACGAGGACGGCTTCTTCGTCGGCTACGTCGCGGGCGAGGTCTAGCCCATGCAGAACCACACCATCGATCCGCGCATCGGCGTCCTCAACTCGGGCGTCTACTACGCTTTCGTCGACGGCTATCACAAGCCCGAGACGCGCGGCACGCTCGAAGAAGTCGAGATCGCCCTGGGCGTTCGCAAGCCCAAGCCCGCGCCGGCTCCCCTGGTGGAAGTCCAGGGCCGGGGCGGTCGCGTCTCGGTGCAGTTCGGCACCATCAACGGCAAGCCCCTGACTCTGACGATCAGCGAGGCCGACAGCGTCTGCGCCGACGTCGAGTGCGGGCGCCACGGCTGCTCGCTGGCGCTGCTGGACGACTTCGGCACGATCGGCGAGGACGGTCCCCGCGTCTCCCAGAAGACCATCGACAAGATGATCGACTGGGCGCTGACGAAGGGGTGGTAGATGAGCACCACGCGCCTCACCGCCGAGGTCATGGAGGCCATGAAGAGCACCAACGACCCGTCGCTCCAGGAGCGCCGCGTTGGCGCCGCCATGGCCGAATACGCCGGCGATCCTGACACCTTCGATCTCGAAGGCCTGAGCCCGATGGCTCGTCGGGTCGTCCATGAAATCACGCTGGACCTGCGGGCGCGCCTGCGCCTGTCTGCATGAAATTTTAATCCGGAGAGGGCCTTAAGTTGCTGAATTTCCAACCGTTTAAGACGGCCGTGGCGGCGCAGTTCGCCAAGATGTCCAAGGGCCAACTCTACCGCGTCGAGGTCGACAAGGACCTCCTGTGGCAAACCTATCTCGCCGCCTTCCCGCCGGGCACGGACCCGATGTTCCGCGCGCGCACCGAGCACAACTGCTCGTGCTGCCGCGCCTTCGTGCGCCAGGGCGGCGACGTCGTGGCCATCGTCGACAACAAGATCGTCACCCTGTGGGACATCACCATTCCGGGCGAGCCGGCCTACCAGCAGGTCGCCGACAGCCTCGCGGGCCTGATCCGCTCGCGGCCGATCGCCGACGTTTTCCTGCACGACCAGAAGTCGATCGGCACCGACCGCAGCGTCGAGTCGATGCTGGGCGGCGACGTGACCTGGAACCACTTCTACTGCGACGTGCCCGAGCGCTTCGTCAAGAAGCGCGCCGACATCCCCACGGCGCTGCACGAGCCGCGCATGGCGGCCGAGACGCTGCTGCGCGCGGTCACCGAAATCAGCCGCGAGGCGGTCGAGACCGTGCTCGAACTGGTCGCCCAGAAGTCGGTCTACCGGATCGAGGAGCACAAGGCGACGGTCGAGGCCTTCCGGGCGATGCAGAACAGCTTCGCCGGCAAGTCGGGCCTGGACGCGACCCTGCACGCCTGGACCACGGCCACCAAGGGCGAGGTCTGGGGTTCGGTGATCGGCATCAAGAACACCGTCATCGGCTCGCTGCTGCTCGACCTGTCGGGCGACATGGAGATCGAGGACGCGGTCAAGAAGTACGAGACCAAGGTCGCGCCGCAGAACTACAAGCGCACCTCGACGATCGCCACCAAGCGCCAGATCGAGGCCGCCAAGAAGACGCTGGAAGACCTGGGCCTGACCTCGGCCCTGGAGCGCCGCTATGCCGTCCTGACGGACGTGTCGATTAACGACGTCCTGTTCGCTGATCGCTCGGCCAAGGCGGCGCTGAACGCGGACGTGTTCTCGGAGATGGCGGCCGAGGTGGGCGAGAAGACCAAGTCGTTCGACAAGGTCGAGGAGGTCCCGATCGACCGCTTCCTGAGCGACATCCTGCCCAAGGTCACCTCGATCGAGGCCCTGGTCGAGAACCGTCTGGCGGGCAACTTCGTCAGCCTGATCGCGCCCAAGAACCCGACGGCCGGCAACCTCTTCAAGTGGGGCAACAACTTCTCCTGGTCCTACGCGGGCGAGGTTGCCGACTCCATCAAGCAGCGCGTCAAAGCGGCGGGCGGCAACGTCTCGGGCGACCTCTGCTGCCGTCTGGGCTGGTACAACTACGACGACCTCGACTTCCACATGTTCGAGCCGGGCGGTGGTCACATCAACTTCCGCAACAAGCGCTCGGGCGCCACTGGCGGCCAACTGGACGTCGACATGAACGCTGGGCGCGGCACCACGCGCGCGCCGGTCGAGAACATCTTCTATGGCGATCGCCGCCGGATGAAGGAGGGCGTCTACGAACTGAAGGTCCACCAGTTCGACAACCGCGATCAGCCGCGTGATCCGGGCTTCGAGGTCGAGATCGACTACCTGGGCGCGGTGACCAAGTTCAGCTACGCCAAGGCTTTGCGCCTGGGCGAATACGTCACGATCGCCAAGTTCAAGTACACCCACGCTGGTGGCGTGGAGTTCATCTCGTCTCTGCCGTCGTCCTCGGCCAGCAAGGACGTCTGGGGCGTGAAGACCGAGACCTTCCGCAAGGTCAACGTCGTCATGCTGTCGCCCAATTTCTGGGACGGCGAGCCGGGCGTGGGCAACAAGCACTTCTTCTTCATGCTGGAGGGCGGCATCAACGAGGACGGCGCGCGCGGCTTCTACAACGAGTTCCTCAAGGACTCGCTGAGCCCGCACCGCCGCGTCTTCGAGATGCTGGGCTCCAAGCTGAAGCCGGCGCCGGCCGCCGAGCAACTCTCGGGCCTGGGCTTCTCGTCGTCCAAGCCTGACACCCTGACCGTCAAGGTCTCGGGGGCTTTCACCCGCGTTCTCAAGATCAAGTTCTAGGAAAGGAAGACCATGGAAAACATCTTCGAAGTCGCCTCGCGCGAGAAGTACCGCTACGAATCCGCTAAGGGCCTCATCACCACCGAGGACCTGTGGGACCTGCCGCTGACCAGCGACACGGGCAAGGCCAACCTGAACGACATCGCCGTCGGCCTGTTCAAGCAGGTCAAGGACCTGGACGACATCTCGTTCGTCAAGCCCAAGACGCTCGACAAGACCGTCGCCCCGCGCCTGGAGATCGTCAAGGCGGTGATCGCCTACCGCCAGGACGAGAACCGCAAGAAGCTGGAAGCCAGCACCAAGCGCGAGACCGCCCGCATCCTGCAAGAAGCCATCAGCGCCAAGCGCTCCGAGAAGATCGCCGGCACCCCGCTGGAAGAACTCGAAGCGCAACTGGCTGCGCTGAAGGCCGAGGGCGTCGAAGCCTAATCGGCTGTTGACAACACTCTAACGCCAACATAGAAGGGCCTCCGACGACAACGCCGGAGGCCCTTTTCATGCAAGCCGAGAACTACACGCAGAACCTGAGCGACTGGTCCCAGTACCGCAACAACGGGCGCGGCGGCTGCGGCCTCAAGCGCGCCGAGGGCACAATCTCCAAGCGCGCCTATGAGCGGCTGATCCGCGAGGCCAAGCGCGACTTCCTGTCGGGCTTCGACATCGACTGGTCCAAGTACGGCGAGCCGACCGTCACCTTCTACGACATGCTGACCGCCCAGATCGAGTGGCCTAACCTGAAATCGGGTCAGTTGATCACGCTGACCCATATTTGGTTCGAGCGGAAGACCGGCGAAATCCTCCAGGCCGGCTCCAACCACGGGAGCCTGACCCTGTGAGCGAGACCCCCAAGGCCTTCAAGACCTTCACCGCCGACGAGGTCGCCGCCGCCATGGCGGCCCAGAACCGCGCCAACCGTCGCCTGGAAGCTCGGGCGGTCGAGAAGGAGCGCGAGGCCGGCGAGCGCCGCCAGCAAATCGCCCTGGACGACCTGCGCCGCCAGATGATGGCCGGCGCCCGCGCCAACGTCGAGCGTGGCGTGTACACGCTGTCGACTCTGGAGTGCGACGAGTACCGCCACACCAACGTGGTGCTGGCCGAGGTCCGCACCCGCGTCTTCGCCGCCCGGCTGTCGTTCTCGGACGAGGACGCGGCCTGGACGATCGAGGCGATCATCCGCCGCTTCCCCGGCGGGCCGGCTCGCGTCCTGGAGAAGGAAGTCCTGACGCAGCAGGCGGCCTGGGACTTCTACAACGAGATCATCGAACGCTTCTACAACACCGCCGGCTTCATCTGCCGCGTCGATTACTAGGGAGGGACCCCGACATGATGGCTCACCTGATCCTCAACACCGCCCAGCAGCGCACCATGAACGAGGTGTCCGACGCGCTGGCCTACCTGATCCGCAACGACGGCGATCCCAACAGCGCCGGCGAGGGCTACTACAACATGCTGCACCTGGACCGGATCGCCGACGACGTCACGGGCCTGTTCGCCCCCGTCGGCGAGCGTCCCCTGGCCAGGACGCTGTTCGACGTCCAGGCGACCTTCCGGGGCTACTGGAAGGGCCAGTACCCGAAGGTCGACACCCTGAAGAAATGGGCCGGCGAGGTCAAGCCGCACTTCAAGAGCCTGGAGCGGGTGCGCTACATCAACCGCCCGCCGGTCGAGCCCAAGACCGTCCGCGAGGAGGTCATGGCCAAGCTCTCCAAGAGCTATACCCAGGCCGAGATCGCCGTCTTCCTGGGGAACCTAGAGCAGCACGGCTTCGCGGTGGTCAAGGCCGGCTAAAACTTTGTTGGCGCGAGAGTGTTGACAGAAGCGTCCTGACGCCATAGAACCCTCTCGACGACAACGAAGGAGGCCCCGATGGGCGCGCAACTGGAAATCAAGGAAGTCTTCGCCGCCTCGCAGGACGCCGTCTATTCCTGGCGTGGCGAGGAAGGTGACGAGTATCGCGTGATGAGCCTCGTTCACGTCCAGACGATGGACGGCCGCTGGTTCCTGATGCCGGCCATGCGTCCCTACTCGGACGTCGAGCGCTTCGACTTCGAGATGGCCTGCGAGGGCGAACCCCTCTTCGGCATGGCGATCGTCTACTGGGACGCCGAGGCCTTCGCCGCCAAGGTCCGCGCGCGGGGCGTGATCCGCCCGGAGTTCTGGGTCGAGTACGAGCCCGACACCCGCACGACCGAGCAGCGCTTCGAGGACATGTGGATCGAAGAGCAGTACGACCGCATGGGGTACGCCGCATGAGCGCCCGCCGGAAGCAGACCGTGATCGACAAGCTGGATAAGACCTACAAGTCGATCCAGGCCCAGCAACAGCGGGGCGTCAACTGGGGCACCAAGGCGTGCCTGGAACTGGTCGATCGCTACAACGATCTGAAGGCCCAGGCCACGCGCGTCGGCGGCCATAGCAACCCCGAGTGGAAGGCCTACTGCGAGCGTCACGGCTCCAGCGTCGCCCACGACGGCTACGATCTGTGGGCGTGACCATGTCCCGCACCGTCAAGGTCGAGCGGGGCAAGACGACCTACTACGTCACCATCGACGAGGCCGGAGAGGTCATCGCGATCTCGGGCGTGGCGGTGGTCGGCAAGGTCCCGCGCTACAAGGGCGGCACCCGCCGCGTGCCCTGGAGCGGCGCGCATTGGCACGCCGGCTACAAGACCCGATCCCGCAACAACTGAAGCCGATCGCCGACGAGGCGATCCAGCAGAAGGAGGCCCAGGCTTGAGCCCGCAGCAAATCACCAGAGAGGAAGCGTCGCAGTTGATCGACGACCTCCAGACCACGTTTTCGACCCTGCGGATGCAGATCGGGCCGGCGAACGACGACATCTCCCAGGAGCGCCTCAAGCGCCTGCTGGCCTATGTCGAGCAGGACCCCGACGTCCCGCCAATCGAGGCCTACGTAAAGCGGGCCATCAGCCCGAAGTTCCGGGCCGAGATGGTCAAGCACGCTGAGCGCTGCGACGGCGAGGTCGACCTCATGAAGGGCGGCCCCTATACCCGCACGACCTGGGTCCACAGGCGTTCGGCCGATATCCTGCGCAAGCTCGTCACCTTCCTGGATAAGGACTGATCATGTCCGGAACCCTTCTCTGCCTCAATCCCGACGGCGCCAACTTCCAGGCCCAGGCCGTGCTCGCGGTGGTCCGCGACATGCTCGGCGAGGACTTCGAGCCGTCCTGGGACGCCAAGCTGGGCCGCCACCTCGCCGAGCCCCGGCTCGCCCGCTTCGACTCCGCTCGCCTCGCCGGCTACGTGATCTGGATGCGCGACTACCGCGCCATCGCCTGGGCGGGGGTCGGGGCCGGCCGGCAGATCAATATCGCGTTCTACCAACATGGCGTCAGCGACGAGATCATCGTCAACGCCTGGACCGGCGAGACCGAGGACAACCTGCCGCCCAACCATCGCGACATCCCAGACAACGACGACATGGCCACGCGCGGCGTCTTCAAGCAGCGTGAGGTCGTCCCGGCGGCGCAGTTGATCGTCGACGTCCTGACGGACTTCTGGGAGGCCGGCAACACATGACCGACTACGACGCCTGCCTGACTAACTGGGTCGTCTGCCTGACGCCGATCCCGGTCGTCGTCCGGGGCGACGCCGCGCCCGAGCCGGGCGTGGTGCTCGTCGGCGAGATCATGCAGGACCGGAAGGGGCGCTGGCCGGACGGTCGTCTCGTTCACACCTCGGTGCTCCTGAGCGCGCGGGCGCTGATCAAGCCGGGCGAGGTCGTGCGCACCCTGCGCAGCCACTACCTACTGGGCCGGCCCGCCGAGGAGATCACCCTGCGCCATAGCTTGGGGGCTATGTTCGCCCAGGTCGTCATCCAACCGCTTGACAACACTCTCGCGCCAACCTAGAAGGGTCGTCGACGACAACGCCTGTCCGAAATTTGTACACATTTTTCGGACATCAGAGGAGGTCCCGATGAGCTACCGCGAAGCTGAGATGGAAGCGCAAGCCGACTTCCACGCCAACGAGATGAACGTCGGCGACGGCGCCTGGGGGCGCTACGTCAAGACGCTGGAGAAGCGCCTGGGCTTCGACCTAGACGGCGACAACTCCGAGGAGGCCAAGGGCTTCTTCTGCGACATGGGCCACTCGCTCGACGACACCTTCGAGATGTTCGAGAAGGGCGTGTCGGTCGCCGACGCCGAGAAAGCGATCCTGCGCTCGTGCGCCTCGGCCGCCGCGCGCGCCGCCGACGCCGGCGTCCAGGCCCTCTGCGAGGCTCAGGACCGCGCCAAGGCGGCCGGCAAGACCGACTACGTCGATCTGCTGGAAAAGCAGATCAACGCCCTGCTGGACGAACAGAGCGCCGCCGCCACGGCGGCCGAGAAAGCGTTCGGCTGCTGATGAGCTACTTCCGCTCCCGCATCCCCGGCCCGCCCGAGCAGGCCGAAGAGCGCTTCAAGTTCATCGACATCGATGGCCGGCGCTACAAGGTCTACCGCTCGGGTCACGTGTCGGTCCTGATCCAGGGCACGAGCAAGCGTGCGGGCTACACCCGCTCGCTGACCCACAACAGCATCATCGCCGCCCGCGCGCGCGCCGCCTCCGGGTGGTTCGCATGAGCCGTCCGTCGATCGCGGTGGTGGGCTTCGTGTCCTCCACGCCTGAGCACTTCCGGATCGTCGACCTGAAGGTCGTCGACGACAGCCTTCGAACGGAGGACGGCAAGCCGCGCATGTTTGCGCGCGAGGCCGACCCGTACATGAAGGTCCCGCCCTGGGTCGAGTTCCAGATCGTGCTCGGCTGCTTCGATACCTTCGAAGAGGCCTACGAGGCGCTGAAGAAATCGCGGGACATCTGGAGCAGTGACTTCCGTGACGTCGTCAAGGCCGAGCGAGAACTGCAAGACGCCAATCGGGCTGTCCGGCTGGCCACCGCCGCCCTGGAGCGCGCCGAGAGCGATCGCCGCGCCGCCTGCCGCGAGCCGTTTCTCGGCACGCCCACCGAATATCGCTAGGAGGCCCCATGACCAAGTACGTCATCCCCATTCAGGTCGACTTTCTGGTCCCGCCGGCCAGGGGCGATGTGGTGCAAACCCTGCTGTCGCGGATCGAGGCGATCCTCGACGAAGAGCTAGGCGTCGTCCTGACCGACGCACCCGACCGGGTCATCGCCCTGAGCCCCATCAAGGGTCTGCACCTGCGGACCATGACCTCCGAGGAGACCTGACATGGCCCAGGCCTATCAGACCTACACCGTCAAGGGCTCCTGGCCCTTTCCGACCGACATGCTGCGCTACGACGACGCCAAGCCGGCGACCGTCTTCGCCAGCGAGACGATCAACCGCCTGTCGGGCGACTACGCCCCGTCGCGCGAGAGCATCCGCGACGAGGTCGAGATCAGGCTGATCCGGGTCAAGCGCGGTCTGCCGGCGATCGACCGCTGGGAGTCGTTCGGCTGGAAGGTCGTCAACGGCGACGAGGACACCCAGTACGCGATCGCGGTGCGCACCCCGCCGCCGCTGGACCCCACGCCCTATGAGAAGCTACGCGCGGCGGTCAAGGCGTTGATCGACACCGTCGACTTCACGTCCGACCCCATGCGGGTCTTCCAAAAGACCGAGGACGAGCCCCTGACGGTCGACGTCAGTCTGGCTATCAGCAATCTCACCGACGTCTACAACGACACCCCGGAGGCCCGACATGGCTGAGACCACCCCCGACGGACGCTACGCCATCGCCGGCTATACGGGCTGGGCGCCCCAGCACTTCAAGGTCGTCGACATGGACACGCGCACCGTGACCTACCGCGACATCGACGATGACGGTCAGGAGTACGCCCTGACGCTGGATGGCCAGCCCTTCTACTACGAGGTCGTCAAGGCGCGCTTCGCCACGGCCGAGGACGCGGTGGGCAACCTCACCGCCGCCCAGGCTGCTTATGCTAAGCATGACGAGATCGTCAAGTCGCTCCAGGCGGCTTACGAAGACGTCAAGCGCAAGCTCGAACTGGCCGTCTCGACACGGGGCCGGGCCTACCGCAAGGCCATGAAAGGCGTGGACCTCGGATGATCGTTTTCCTGCTCTGCGCCATCCCCTACGTTCTGGTCGGCGGCTGCATCTACGCGGCCCTGATCGACCGCTATGTCGCGCGCGAATACGTGTCGTCGTCCGCCGATGAAGTGGGCGCGCGCCTGCTCTATGCGCTCTTCTGGCTGATCACCATTCCGATCCACATCCTCGTGATCCTGTTCGACGTCCTGCGGCATCGGGCCTACCGCCAACGACACCTTCTGAAGACCAGCCACGACATCGGACCCTGGACCTACGCGGGCTGGCTCTGAGCCTTGGCTGCAATGTGTTGACAAGCGGACGCGGCCTCCTGTAGAAGACTCCTCGACGACAACAGGAGGCCCACATGCCCGACACCTCGAACTTCGACGCCGCCGTCCTCGTGGGCGTGGAGATCATCAAGACCAAGCCCGAAGGGCTCACCGCCCTGGAAGCCGTCCAGCGGTTCCAGCACCAGTCGCCGGACTTCGTCGAACTCGTCACCCGCTTCAACAAGCTGACTGCCGCGCTGCCGGCGGTGGTCAACGGCCACCACCTGCAATCGACCTGCGCCAAATGGGTGTTGGACGAGTCCCAGCAGCGCATCACCCTGCCGTTCGAGACCATCGCCCAGCGCGTGGAGTTCTACGCCAAGCAGATGACGATCCCGGCCTACGCCTACCTGATGGATCGCTACAAGGAGCGCCTCGACAGCAAGATCGCCACCGTGCGCGGCTGTCTGGAGGACCAGAACTACCTCGGCGCCAGCTACAACCTCCTCGACCTGGAGGAGACCTTCCAGGAGATGGTCGACCGCCACGACGATCTCGTCTCGGACGGCTACCCCTGATGGGCGCTTGCGCCCTCTTAGGCCTCGGCCTAGCTTCCTCGCGCCGCGCTGTTGCGGCTCAGAGGATTCGTTATGGACAGGCTCAAGGTCAAACTCTTCGCCAGGGGCGTGCAGACCGCCGCCGAGGCGCTGGTGAACGCGATCGACGCTCTGCCGGCTGGCCCGGAGAAGGATGCGGTGGTCGCGGCCGAGAAGACGCTGCACGCGCGGCTCAACTACGGCGCCGTGCGCGCGGGCGACTTCTTCGGGGACGAGTCGATCAACCAGATCGGCACGCGCCGCACCGGGGGCGAGGACAAGCCGGATGCGCCGGAAGCCCCGCCCGAGGGCTGACAGGTGCGTCATGGGCCTGACGGGGTGCGGCTTCGCGCTCCTGACGGCCGGCTCGGTCGCCTACGCGGTTGACCGTGGGGGCAGGGCGCTCAAGACGAGCGGCCTGCTCCTGTTCGCCACCTGGGCGTTCTCGGTCACCATCGGCTCGACCCTCGTGGCGGGCAACAAGCCCTACGTCTATGCCTGGGTGGACGGCATGTTCGCCGGCGCCGTTGGGGTGATGCTCACCGCGCGGTTCCAGCGCTGGCGGGCTGGGCTGTTCGCCCTGGCGATCCTCCAGATGTTCCTCCACCTCGCCATGATCGGCATCTGGGATTTCTCCCTGGCCGCGCGGCGGCTTCATGTCTTCTCGCTCAACCTCACCTACGCCCTGGAACTCTTCGTCCTCACCATCGGAGCGGCGGCCTATCGTCCAGGCGAGCGCGACGACGTGCCCGAGATCATCGAGGTCCAGCACCACATCGTCGGCAAGGATGACGGGACCCTGCTCTACTGGCTTGAGTGTGTTGACAAAGCCAGACGTCCCGTCCTATAAGCACCTCGACGACAACGAGGAGGCCAGCATGCCCACGCCCAAGACCGCAACGATCTCCCGCGCGCTCGCCTACTTGGCGATCACCGGCGGCACGAACTGCCTCACGATCAACACCCGGATCGCCCTGCACCCCTATCACGATCTGGTCCCGGTCAAGTACAAGATCGGCGACACCGAACTGACCCGCCACGTCTACAAGCTCACCGACGAGGGCCGCGCCCTGGCCGAGAAGAGCAAGCTCTGGAAGGGTCATCAGAAGCTCGTCGAGATGGGCTTCACGTTCAAGCCGTCCAAGCGCCGCCAGTCCTCGCGCTTCCTGTCCTATGACCACGCGACCGACGATTGCCGCAAGGATCGTCGCGGCGCGTTCATCTCGGGCGACAGCCCCTACGCCCAGCCGGCGCCGGGGCAGACGCCCGAGGGCAAGAAGGACTGGGACTACATCAAGGTGGAGGTCTAAGCCATGAAGCTCCATACCCCCATCGAAATTCTCACCACCGCCGCTGCGCTCATCGAGCGCAACGGCTGGGGCCAGGGCAAGGACGTCGAGACCAGCCCTCGCGGTGTCGGCTGTCCGACCTGCGCCAATCTGGCCCTGGGTGACGCCGCCCGTCAGCCCCATGGTGTTCTCGGTCCCAACTACCGCCCCTACCTGCAAGCCCAGGTCGCGCTCCTCAAGTACCTGAAGATCGACATCGGTCTGGTGCTGTTGGGTCAGACCGTCCACGGCTCGCTGATCGTCAACTGGAACGATGCGCCCGAACGCACGGCCGCCGAGGTCGTCGCCGCCCTGCGTGGCGCGGCCAACGCGCTGATGGTCGAGACGCTGGCGACGGAAGCGGCCCACGCATGACCGTCGCCCATGATCTCGCCCGCGCGCGCCGGCTGATCGAAGTCCACGGCTGGGCGCAAGCCCGCCCGGCGGCCGAGCGCAATCCGACCGCCGCGCCGGACGGCACGATGGCCTACTGCACCACCACCGCCATCCACGAGTCCTGCAAGTTCGAGGGCCGCTCGGACGATCCGCGCTTCGTGGTCGGCTACAGCAACCGCGTGCGCGACTGCTTCGCGGCCGTGCTCGACATCGTCAAGCCCGAGCGCGATCACCTCTTCGAACGCAGCAACCCGATGATGATCTGGGCCTGGAACGACGCGCCCGAGCGCACCGCCGACGAGGTCATGGAGACGCTGCACAAGGCGGCCGTGACGATGGCTGACAAACTGGGTCTGGGAGACGACGACTGATGCCGCTCTACCTGACCCGCTATCCCATCGTCTGGCCCGGCTCGTCGGCAAAGGGCTCGGTGATGACGACGCTCTTCGCCAGGGACTATATCGAGGCGGGCATTTATTGCCGCGAACGCGGCATGGGCGAGGAACTCGTCAATCCGGTGGTCGTCACCGATGCGCGCACTCTCAACCATATGCGTCCGGAAATGCCGTCCGACCTCCTGCGCCGTCGGCGCTACGCAGACGCCCACCATGCGGCGACCTTTCTGTCGTTCGTGGGCCTCAAGTCCGGCTACCTCAATGTTGACGAACTGCTGGGCGATGTTTCGCCGGTCCACACCCTGGCCCACTGGGTGATGTTCAAGGGGCATGCCGAGGAATTCGGCGGAACCTGGGCAGCGCCGGACGACGCCGAGCTAGAGCGGACGGCCGACTGGCTTGAACGCCTGGAGCGGCGCGTGCCCGGCTACCATCCCAACACCTTCGACGACAGCGAGCCCAAAGCCCCGCCGCTCGAAGACCCCATGCGGATCGCTCGCATGAAAGCCATGGACGTGGAAGCTCTGGCCGGCTTCGCCTCCGATTATCCAACCGAGCGCCGGATTATCCAGCGCCAACGCAAGAAGCGCGAGGCCAAGATCGCCCGCCTGGAGAACGCCTGACATGACCATCACGTGCATGAACAACGAGGCCGTGATCCACAACCCCAAGCACGGGGTGATCCGGTCGGGCACGGTGGTCGTCATCGACTATTCCGAGGAGCCTGACCTCGACGGGCTGATCGGCCGCGTCACCATCGCCCAGGGCCGCGATACGGTCGAGGTCGCCGCTGGCCCCCGCGTCATCTCGGTCTTCCCGTGCAAGGTGCGTCCGCTGAAGATGGGCGAGCGCATCGGCGATCCCGAGGCCAACGCCCACCTTGCCCAGATCGCCGAGATGGTCGGCGAGGGCGACGACATCGGCGCGGCCTGGGAGAGCGTCCAGGCGATCATCACCGAGCGCGACGCCTTCAAGGCCGCGATCGACACGGCCCTGGTCCAGATCAGCGGTGGTCTCTGCTATTTCACGGCCGACGCCAAGCACGCCCAGTTGCGTGACGCCGAGAAGACCCTGGAGCGGGCGCTGAACGGCGGGCAGGCCCCGTTCGAGAAGCGCGTTCACGGCGAGGAACCGGGCGACGACTGGAGCCTGGAGCTTCACGTCTTCCACGCCGCCAACAACCCCAACCTGTCCGAGCCCACGCGGGAGCTTTTCAAGACCCTGTGGAAAGCCTACTGCGCCCTGGAACAACGCTGCGAAGGAGCCGCCCTGTGAACATCCTCCAAGACCTCCTCGCCCATCCCGAGCACATGACCGACGGCTACGCCTCGGCGATCTCGATGCGCATCGGCGACACCCTGGCCAGCCCTCGGCGCCAGGACCTCTTCGACCTCGCCACCGCCCTGACGAGCATCTCCCACGCCCTGTTGGCCCAGGCGCCGCAGGCGACGCGCGACGCCATCATCCACGACAAGTCCGACATGGGTGACCCGATCATGGCCGCCTTCCGCCTGGGGCAGTTGTCCATGGCCGGCGAGATCATGGGCTACGAGGCCAGCCGCCGGGCTGACGATGACATTGTCGAGGTGGTGCGCGAACACCAAGCCTTCCTCGCCGACATCAGCGCGGGGCGCGGCACCCAGCGCGAACTCGCCGCCCAGTTCGGGATGTCGGGGCGTGAAGTCCGGCTCATCCTGCGCAAGCTGGGGAGCAAGGGCCTCGTCAATACCGTGCTCGGCAAAAAGGTCGGCGAGTTCGAGGCCCGGCTGACGCCGCTGGCCTCCTCGATCCTCGACCAGATCGAGAAGCGCGCCGCATGAAGCCGCTCGTCACCCTGCGCGCCTGTCCGCCCGGCCCCTTCCGGTTCAAAGGTTCGCTCTTCCTCAAGACCGAGTATGGCACGATCGTCGGCCGCAAGGACGGCCTGGGCGAACCGCACCGCTACGAGATGACCGACCGCTCGGACGTCTACTGCCTGGGTTCGGGCGAGTATTTCTGGGGCGGGGTCAACGGCGACGTCGAGGCTCGCGAGAACCTGATGGTCGAGCCGATCGACATCGAGGCGCTCGACAAGATCAGCGAGACCGCCAACATGGTCCAGGCGATCATGGAGGCCGTGGGCTTTGCCTCGCTCTACGACAACGGCGCGGGCATGTACGCCCGCAACGTCCTGCGCGCCATCCAGTCGGGCAAGTACGAGTCGTTCGAGGCCCTGCTGCCGCCGCATGTTCCCAGGGATGGAACGGTGGTGCGGGAACTGGACCAGGACGTCTCCCAGGAGACGCGCGACCTGATCGGCGACGCCTTCGGGACCGTGGCGCTGATCCAGGTCGAGGACCCGGAGGCCACGCCGGTGACCTTCACCCTGGCCGAGGTCGACGCCCTGCTGAGCGCCCAGCGCCGCAAGCTGGAGGCAGACCTGTGAGGCTGGATCGCACGCTCTCCGAGGTCGAGTTCCGCGTCCTGACCTATCTGGGCCTGCGCAAGGGTAAGGGCACCACGGTGGGTCAAGTCGCCGCAAATGTCCCCGGCGCCGGCGGCATCGCGGGCGAGGTGCTCGAAAGCCTGCGGGACTTGCAGGTGATTCGCAAGATCGACGCCGAGCATTTCTGGAGCTTCGTGATCCACGAGCGCGGCGAGGCCTATCTGAAGGGCAAGACCCCGCACGAGGTCAAGAAGCGGCGCAAGAAAGCGCTGCCCGAGCCGCCGCCGCTGATCGATCGGCTTCAGACGATCCTCGACGAGAGCATCGCCGGCATCGAGCATCCCTCGCAGGTAGCGATCAACGTTGCCGTGCCCCGCGCCGACCTCCAGGAGGCCGTCAGGGGCCTGAAGCTGCGTGAGGTGTCCACCGGCCTGCCCGAGGACTTCCTGGCCGCCTGGGACGATCTGCGGCGGGCGATCACCGCGATCGAGACGGCGAGCCTTCATTCGATCGGCGAGGCCGTCCGCTGGCTCGAAGAAGAGCGGCAGAAATTTGACAACATGGTTCGCGACACGGCGAGAAACGCATGACCCCCAAGACCTTCATCGACAAGCTGCGCGTCGGCGCCCAGAAGGCGCTCGCCCGCTCCAAGGCCTGGACGCCCGAGGAGAACATCATCCTCCAGACCCTGGTCTGGGCGCCGGCCAACATCAAGCAGCGCTCGGACCTCTACGTGGCCGGGACCATGCGGGGCATGCTGGCGTTGATCTCGACGATGAGCGGCCGGGTCTCCGAGGAGATCAAGACCCTGCTCTGGATGGCCGGCGAGGCGACCGAGATCGACGCGCCTGTCCCGGATGATCAAGTCCAGGCGGCTTTGATGGCGCTCGACGGCCTCCACGCGAGGGCCTGACATGCTGTCGCGTGCGGCGCGTAGGGCGCAAATGACGTTGCAAACCGACGAACCCAATCTGATCGGCAAGGGCTACTGGCACAAGGGTCAGTGGATTCGCAACACCATGTCGATGCGGCTGAAGGCCTATATCGACCGCGTACCTGACGTGCGGTTCTTCGAGGGCGAGAAGGGCTACTATCCGGGCACCATGCTCGACCTGGGTGGTGACCAGTGGAGCATCACGCCGATCACCGGCCGGCTTAAGCGGAACGGCGAGGAAATCCCCGCCCCGCCGTTCTTCGACATCTCGTCCCGGCATTACAGCCTCGCCCTGATGCGCAAGCTGGAGAAGGAAGGCGCGCTGGTCGCCGCCGTGCTCGACGTGCGCTATGACGGCAAGACGACCGTGGCGCGCTTTGATCCTGTGGCCCGCTGATGCCCAAGCTCTGGAACAAGCCTGTCCCGCTGAAGGCCCAGCCGATCCCCTACCAGATCGAGCGCTACCTGCTCGACCACCGCGACGTGCGGCTGGTGCGCGGGCGTGATGGTTGGTTCAGACTCCAGGGCCGAACCGGCGTCAACCACTTCTCCCGCGTGCCTGGATCGGGGCGCTATTCGGCGCGCACGGCGCTGCAATGCGTCGACAGCCTTTGCACGATCGAGTCCTACGACGACCGCAACCGGCCCGACATCATCGGCCTGCATCGGGACGTCATCTGATGTGGTTCGATCCCAAGGTCCGCGCCCGGCGCCTGATGCTGCCCCGCAACGACGGCAAGTTCCGCTTCAACGGCGACGACTTCCCGTCGCTGATCTGCGCCGCCACGGCCGCCGTGCTGACCGACAGTATGTGGCAGAGCTTCGACCAGCATCCGATCCTGCTGCGTCGGACTGACAGCGACTTCCAACTCGATTGCGATCCTATCGGCCTGGAGGAAGATCGCCTGCTGTTCGACCAGGACATCGTGATCTCCAACCGCATCGCCATGAAGCTTGTCGAGATGGGCTACCTGCTCGTCGTGACCAACACCGAGCGCGGCGCGCCCCAGCGCCTGGAGGTGGCGGACGTGGAGCGTCGGACGTAATGGCGAGGTCGCGTGTACGCGGCGCCCGAGGGCGCCGGCGCTTTGTCGAGGTGCGCGAGCAGCTTCAATGCGGCCCCTGGAAGCACCTGATCCGGGCCTATCGCGGCTGGCGGCGCTATAACCCCGAGACCGGGGCCATGGACATGTCCGAGCGCTACAGCAACGAGACCATTCAGCGCATGGTGACCAGCGGGACGCTCGACGTCCACGAGTTCGACGAAGACGGCGTGGTCCAGGTCTATCGCCTGGGGGCCAGCTTCATCGGCTGGCGGTCGTCATGAACTGGCAGGCCCACCCCTACTACGCCCAGTTGGGCTTCTCGCCTCATCAAGCGCGCTACTGGGATGTCGAGAAGGCCATGGTGCTCAACCTGTGGGATGACATCGGCCGCGTTGGCGGGCTCGAAGAGCCCAGCCACTGGAAGCTCGTCTGGCGGCCCTTGCAAGTGGGCCGTGAAGGGCGATATGTCCTGGTCACCGCCCAGGCGGGGATCGCCTACCCCATGGCGTATCCGAAGGGCTATCGCGGCGCGATCGTGCAGATCGCCGCCGACGAGGACACCCGGCTGCGGCCGACGGCGCGGGACGAGACAGGGCGGGTTCTGGAGTACCGGGGCATCCAGTGAAGAGCGATTGGCGCGAGACCTTGGCGATGGCGTTCGACCGACCTCTCCCCGTGGAGGCGCCGGCCGATCCCTATGCCTTCGACCCCAACGCGCCGCCGCTGATCCTCGACTTGACCCCCGAGGAGAAGCTGTCGCTGACCGAGTGCCGCTGGGCGGCGCTGGACGCGATGGGCGAGGTGATCGGCGAGTTCTGGGCGATCCCCCAGGCCGCCGAGGGTCTGGCCCATATGCTCTATCCGGGGCTGGCGGCCTATGCGCGCGGTGGTCATCGCGGGCGCCTGAAGGCCAAGCGCCTGCGCCGGCTCTGCGAGGCCCAGAACTGGCGCTGCTGCTACTGCCATGGGGCGATGCGGCTCCCCGACGAGTGCGACAGCCCCAACGAGCCGGATATGGCGACCCTGGAGCACGTGCATCGTTCGACCGACGGCGGCGGGAGCACCTGGGACAACCTGATCGCCGCCTGCCAGACCTGCAATTCCCATCGCGGCTCGGTCACGCCGCTCAAGTGGTGGAAGCTGCGTCAGAAGCTCCTCCCGGTCTGGCCCGCCTGCTCGACGATCACCGAGGCGGCGCGTTACGCCCTGCGCGGCTATGGCCTGCTGCGACGCGGCTGGTAGGGTACAACCGTTTTTGGTTGTAAAGGCGTTTTACAACCGTTTTTGGTTGTAGCGCGACTGTGTTGACGGGGTTACGAAAACAGACTAGATGTAGGGCCTCGACGACAACGCAGGAGACCCGCATGCCCAAGACCCTCGTCCGCACTGGTGACCTTGGCCTCGGCTGGTACGCCAACAGCTACAGCGACGACTCCATGACCGTGCGCAATCCCGACAAGGGTCTGCGCATCGACCTGGAGCCCGAGAGCGTCGAGCGCCTGCGCCAGTTCTTCGCCGAGGCCAAGGCCGAAATCGCCGAGCGCGCCGCCTAGCCGTGACCTCGCACGTCTCGTTCAAGAGGCAGACCACGGGCTTTGGCCTGACGCCGGCGCACCCGCCCGGCGTCACCATCGTCTTGCCGACGCTCTCGCAGGTCATCCACCCGCGCATCCAGGCCCGCATCGACAAGCTGACCGCCCAGTACAAGCAGGCCAAGGATCGCGCCCGCCGGCGCCAGAGCTTCAAGCTCCAGGCCCTGCTCGATGAGACGCTGCCGGGCAAGGTGGTCTTCCACCGCACCGCCGGGGGTTTCTACAAGGCCGACTTCACCGGCACGCTGGAGGAGTTCCAGGCCATGAGCCGGTTCCTGATCGCCCCGCTCTTCACCCATGCCTGGGGCATCCGTTCGCTCAAGCCCCTGATCGCCGACGGCGCCCTGGCGGTCGAGGCGATGGACGAATATTGCCGGCCGCTGACGGCGCGCTACGTCGACAATGTCTGGACCTACGATGAAGCGTAAGCGCAAAGCGGCGGTGGTCAAGCACGGCCGGCGGCTCACCGATCTGGAGAGTGGCGTCTCGGTCACCGAGGCGGAGGCCTCGGTGATCGGCCTGCTGGCGCGCGGCAAGCGTCTGAAGTTCGTCGACCTGGGCGACGACGGCTACTATCGAGTCCACTCGCTCTGCACGGCCGATCTCCAGAAGATGATGGAGGGCGAGAAGTCGGGCGCCCGCGTCTACCACTACACCACGCGCTTTGCCCGGCCCACGATCGACAGCCTCGTCGCGGGCGGCTGGCTGGCGCCGGTGCTGTCGGACGAGAACGGTCGGCCCCAGATGCTGGTCGCGCCAGGGCTGGCGGGCAACTTCCTCAGGGAGATGTTCGCGTGAGGCGCCTGCGTCATCGCCCGCATATCCGTCTCAAGCGGGTCATCATGCAGATGAGCCAAGCTGCCGACGCAGCGCTGCTGCGGCGCGTCAACGGTGTCTGGATCGTCACCTCGCCGACCGGAGTTCACGGCCGCTATGCCGACGGTGAAGATGGGCCGACCCTGTCGTTTCACCTGGGCGACGCCACGCGCTTTCACCCCACGACCCTGGCCGCCCTCCTCGACATGGGCGCCTTGATCGCCGAGCCCTGCGCCTGGGACCAGCACAAGCAGATCATCGAATATCGGGTCCTGAAGATGGTTCATCGCCACTCATGAGCAGCGCCATCCATCGCCTTCGCAGCCTGCTCGACCACATCGAAAAGACCTTCCCGACGGCCGAGATCAGGCTGGAGCACCAGGGCGGCGACACCTACCGCGTGCGGGTCGTCGACTATGATGGCACGGCCCGCGTCGGCTTCTACAGCGACCGCGCCGCGCGCGCCTTCACCCGCGAACTGGTCACGCCTGGGCTTCAACGCCAAGGCATGCGCTTTCGCATCGGCACGGTGCGCGACGCGCTCAAGCGCTGGCCCGCCGCCGTACTCACGCCCACGGCCTGGAACGAGTCGCTCAAGCCCATCGACTATCGGCTGGCGCTCGCATGAGGTCCGCCGGCGCCCAGTTCCTCGACGTGGTCAACGCCATCGGGCTCTACCCGGATGAGCGGGCCAACCTCCTGCATGTCGACGGCGATCGCTTCGTCCTGGAGGTTCCGCGCCGCGAGCGCTGGGGCATAGGCGGCGCGTTCGGCTACATCGCCCTGAGCCCGCGTGGGCATGTCGTGTACGTGGCACACCCGGCGCTGGCCAAGCCCTGGCGCCGGCGGACCTTTGAAGAGGCGGTGCGCACTTCGCCCGGCTGGCTGGCCCTGGAGGTCACGGCGATGGACCAGAACCACGTCCCTGTCGGCTACACGTTGAGGGCGGTGCGATGAGCAATGCGACCAAGCGTAGGAAGCTCCTGCGCTACACCCAGTTCGAGCGCGCCTATCGCGCGTTGCGCATCCTGGCCCAGGACTATGCCGACCAAACCTGCGACGGCTTCCCAGGCCGCGTGACCCTGGAGCGCCGGGAGTTCGGGCGCTGGGTGTTCCACTGGGACGGCCTGCCAATGTGGGTCAACGACGACGCGGGCACGGTGCTGGTCGCGCGCGCCGAGTATGGCAAGCCGATCGCCCACTTCACCTCGCGCACCGTCCGGGTCATGATCCTGGCCTCACGCGGCACGGTCCGCAGCCCAGGCCCCAACGCCTACAGCGAGCGCCAGCCGCTGGGCCTGCTGCTGCCCGAGGCCTGGGACGAGCAGGCGCGCGTGATCTGCTACCGCGTCCTGCCCTGCCGCTTCCCATTCTGACACCACTGTCGCGCGTAGCGACCGTCATGACGCTTGACACCGCCACAGGCGTCTATTAACCCTTCTCTCAACGTTAATCGGCTGGAAGAAATTGAGGTCTAGGGCGCCGCTTACCCGGCTCCCAGGCTGCGAAGCCCCCGGACCCCATAAGGGTGTCGCCCGGAGGCGCCGTAGGCGAAAGCCGAAAATTTCTCGATAAGAGAGAAGGAATATACCAGTGCCCCGCTATAGCGTCGTCGACAAGTACGTCAAGGGCAAGCGCCTGACCCAGGCCCAGTTCCGCCGGCTGATCGTCGACACGGTCGGCAAGGTCAATGCCCTCTATCCCGACAGCGAGGGCGCGCGCGCCCGCCAGATCGCCGAAGCCCTCGGCGACCCCACGTGGCTGGAGGCCGACAACCTCCAGGTCCTGGCCCAGACCCTGGTGAACCTGCGCGGCCAAAAGCACCTCCACTCCCCGGCGCGCGGGGCCTACGTCGTCAACAAGAGCCGCACCGACATGGGGATGGACGTCCCCGAGCAGTTCGAGCGCATCTTCCACGAGACCCTCGTGGAGAACGGCGGCTTCGCCCAGACCAAGACCCTGATCGCCGCCCTGCGCGTGGACAAGGGGACCTACGGCGAGCGGGCCGCCGCCCGCGTCCTGGCCGGGAGCGATCTCTGCCAGCCCCACTTCACCGGATCGGTCTGGGCGCTGCGCAACCTCCCGCCCGAGGAACTCGCCCACATCCCCATGCTCGGCCGCTGGGTCAAGCTGCGCCTGCTCTACGCTTACCGCATGATCATGAGCGCCAAGAACCTCAAGGAGGTCGACGATCTGGCCGAGGCCGAAGCCAACCGCCACTTCAAGCGGGTCGGGTCGGCGTTCCGCCACGTGCTCGACATGATCGGCGCCGATCTGGTCGAGGAGATGCCCGACATGCCTCTCCTCGAAGAGGCCCTCGTCGAAATGCTGGAGAAGCACCCCAACGCCGGCACGCTGCGGGTCGCCGCGACCGACCCCTACGAGACCTGGGGCGCTGAGTACGCCCGGCTGAAAGCCAAGGGCTGGACCGACGCCGAGATCGACGACAAGCGCCAATCCGTCCTGGACGGCCTGCTCTTCACCATGTTCGACTGGTTCTGCGACGGCGACCCCTTCGCCCACGCGGTCGCGCCGATCGGCTTCTACACGGCCTTCGCCGACTTCGCCGGCCTGGACGCGGCGCAACTCAGCCGGGGGATCATGGAGTGGAACCTCCAGGAGACCTCATGGATGAAGAGCCGCCTCGCCAAAGCGCCCGCCATCTGGGAGGCCTTCCCCGAGTACGCCGATTTGGCCGGCTCGGCGGAAAAGCAGGAAGCCTGAGCCTACCCCTCCTCTAGTTCAATAGCATGCTAGTTTTAAGGAGTATCTTATTAATAAGGCCTCTTAGGGGGAGAGGCCATCCACCCCTAACCTCTTTAGCAAAGTATGCTGTTTCTAATGAGTATCATATTAATCCATATCCACCTCTAACATAACTATCATTATATATATCATTCTTTCCTACTACTTGGGGGTATAGCTCCTCCTCTAACTGAAAAGGGTGAGTGGTTTGGTAGAGTTTTAGGAGAATAGGGCGGACAGTCTGAAAATCCCGCAGGGACCACCGCGATCGACGGTCCTACTCGGGAATACCCGGCGGCTCTACCTCGCCCTACCTGAGCGATCCCGTCGCCCGACCCGGAACAACGCCGGCCATACCCGAAACAACGCTCTGCCCTAGCCTGACCCCGATACCCAGTAGCCGGCGACGAGACGTCCAGCGCCCGGAGGGAGAGCGCAGCGATTTCAGTCCGCGTCGGCGGGGGAGTTGACAGTCGTGGTTAACGACGCTAGATGTCGTGAATCTTGACATGCGGTGGTCTGCATGAGAGACATGGTTAACGAGATGGACCCACTTGGTCTCTCGGGAGCCGCTCATGATCACCGCCCCTACCCTGCGTTCGACCAACCCCCAAGACCCGCGCCCGACCCATGTCGACCGCGATGTCCAGGTGCTGGCCATCAGCACGGCCCTGCCGGCGATCCTCGACTGGGCGCGCCTGCATCAGCCGGGCTTCGACGAGGCCCACGCCGAGCACGCCCTGATCATCGCCCTCGAACTGGGCGGCGCGGACGCCTTCCGCATGGGGGTGGTGCTGGGCACGAAGTTCAACTGGCCGGTCGACTACACCCTGGTCCGGGCGATGAGCGCGGTGGTCGAGGCCCTGCCCACCGCCTACCGGGCGGTGACCGGCCGCTGGGTCGCCCGCACCGGCATCCGCTTCCCGGCCAAGGAAGGCGACACCATCGAGTTCTTCTCGGCCGCCGGCAAGCGCCTCGTTGGTAAGGTGGTGGGCGTGAGCGCCCTGACCGCCACCGCCTACGTCCAGCCCTCCAACGGGACCGAGTTCACCAATCCGCCGATCGAGATCGCCGCCGAGGCGGTGGTCGCCAACGTCACCCAGAACCGGTTCACGCCCGAGACCCCGATCCTGGGCGCGACCTACGTCGATGCGCCCGCCCTCGGCCGCGCCGCTGAAGCCGCCAGGGCCAAGATGACCGCCGGCGCGGCTTCGCCGAAGACCCCGCCGCCCTTCCCGCATCTCACCGACTTCCGGCCGGACCCTGACGGGCCGGCGATCGCCTAGGGACGCCCCGCGAGCACGACCATGAGCCTTTCCTACATCGACGACCCCGAGGAGTGCATCAAGGACGCGCTCGACCTCGACCTGCACGAGGTGGCGGTGGTCTGCCGCGACGCGTCGGGCGAACTCTACGTCCTGACCAACATCAAGGGCCGGCGCCTGGAGCGCCTGATGGCCGACGGCGTGGATGTCACCGAATGATCGCCGCCCATCAACGCCCCTGCATGACGCCCGGCTGTCACTACCACATCCACGACAGCCCCGGCCGCATCCAGATCACCATCGACCTGCCGGCCGGCGTGTCGCTGAAGACCAACCAGCACGAGGTGCTGCACCTGATGGCCGAGATGGGCGTCGCCGCCGCGCTCACCAACGACGGGCAGGTCGACCGCGTCGATCTGACGGCCATCCGCCTGCATCAGGCCGCCTTTGAGCGGATCGAGGCCGAAGACAACCCTGGCGGTGGTGCATGAAGATCATCGGCGTCGACCCTGGCATCTCCGGCGGCGTGGTGATGCTCGACACCGAGGCCTGCCTGCTGACGGTCGCCGACATGCCCACCGAGCCCTCGACCAAGGGTCGCCGGCTCGCCTCATCGGCCCTGCTGACCGTCTTCCTGCATGACGTCCAGCCCGATCACATCTTCCTCGAAGAGGTCGGGGTTCGGCCCGGCGAGGGCGCGGTCGGGGCCTTCTCGTTCGGTCGCGGCCTGGGACGCCTGGAGGGCGTGGCCGCCGGCACCCAAACGGCCCTGACCACGGTCACCCCACAGGAGTGGAAGCGCGTCACCAAGACGCCGGCCGACAAGAAGCGCGCCATCGCCCGCGCCTACCAACTCTTCCCCCGCTGCGTGAAGCTCTTCCAGGGGCCGCGCGGAGGTGAAAAAGACGGGCGCGCCGAAGCCGCCCTGATCGCCTTCTATGGGGCGATGAAGCTCGGCGTCGTCCCCAAAGCCCCCATCGAACCGGCGGAGTTCCCGGCTTGACCCAGCCTCAGTACCTGACGCGCACGCAGCTTCCCCGTCGGCGCCTCGCTCTTCGCCGGCTCCCCCATGGGCGGTCCGGGCCGATCCCGACCTATGACGGCGACTACTCGTTCACCGCCGATCACCTGATCGACGATCCGCGCGAGCCCAACATCGTGCCGCTTGGCCTGCTGGACGCGCGCGGCGAGGAGTTGCTGAAGGTCCACATGCCCATCAAGGTCAAAATGGGTTTCGCCCTGCCGCCGTCCGACCGCGACACCGCCGACGAGGTGGTCGCCTACGTGCCCGAGAGCCAGCTTATCGTCTCCGACATCGGCCTGGGCCAGGGCTACGTGACGCCCAAGGAAGCCGATGAGGCCGAAGACCTGGAAGCCGAAGACGACGAGGACGAGGAAGACGGCGAGACCACTGTGTCGATCCGCATCCCCGCCACCGAGGGCGTCATCGCCGCGCACGGCCTGATGCAGGCGGCGGCCGAGGCGGTCGCTGATCAGGTCACCGCCATGCACGTGGCCTTGACCCCCGAGGGCCTCATCGTCCTGCGCGGTCTGGCCTCGGCTCAGACCGATGCCTTGATCGCCTTCCTCCAGGCCGCTCACGCCGCGCGCCAGGAGGTGGAGAAGGAGCCGGCCGGTGGCGGACAAGCCTGACCTCACCAGCCGCGTGGGCGCGGCGCGTCATCACCGCGCCCACGACGCCGCGCTCGACGCCTCGGTCAACGCCTTCCATGAGGCGGTGCGGATGTACACGGGCCTGACCGCCCAGGTGGACCTCAAGAAGGTCCGCCCCGCCATCGTCGAGGACTACAGGCTGGGCGCGATCGCCGCGTTCGAAGCCCTGCTCGACAACATGAAGAACGCCAGCGACGCCCTGGCCATCCTCAACGCAGTGCGCGCGGCCGAACCGCCCAAGCGCCCGGAACTCTAAATCCATGCCTCGCCTCGCCAATGACCGTCACGAGACCTACGCCCTGCTGCGCGCCAAGGGCATGAAGCCGCCCCAGGCCGCCCAGGGCGCCGGCTTCGTGGCGGGCTCGGCCGTCTACAGCGAACTGGAGAAGGACCCCGAGATCAAGGCCCGCGCCCAGGAACTGCTCGACGAGAACAACCTCAAGCGCGACCAGATGCGCACGGCCGCTCATGAGGCGGCCAAGGTCGTCGGGCAGATGAGCGGCGTGTCCAAGTCCTGGGTGCTTCAGAAGCTGGCCGAGAACGCCCAGATGGCGGCCCAGGATGGCGACTACAAGGAGAGCAACGCCGCCCTCAAGCTGATCGGCGACGAGTTCGGCATGTTCACCGGTGCGTCCGGCGAGGGTTCCGACCAAGGCGACGGCAAGCGCTCCTACGACCTCGACACCATGAGCGCCCTGCTCGACAAGGCCGCCGAGACCCTGCCCGCGCCGGCGCCCAAGGTCGACCCCAACGTCGCCTTCGACCTGATCGCCGGCCAAGGCGAGGCCGCCAAGCGCGCCCGCCAGAGCCGCGCCTTCTCCGACGGCGAGGAAGCCGACATGGCCTTCACCGAGGCGGCCGACATCGACGCCGTGCCCGACGGCCCCTGGTCGGGTCCCGCGCCCGAGGACTTCTTCTCCGAGGACGAGCCCGAGGCGATGGTCGGCGAATCGTTCGAGAAGATCGACCCCCAGACCTCTCCCGAAGAGATCATGGCCCGCATCGCGCAGGCCGACCAATCCCCGACTTCCAGCGACGATCGGCCCAAGCGCCGGTCCTCGCGCTGACCACTGAACGTCTATGACCTTCTACCCCATGGAGGACCGGGCCAAGGCCCGCTCCGTCGTCACCAACCTGCTGGACCTCCAGCGCGAAGCCGTCAAGGTCAGCCGCCAAGGCCTGATCCTGCCGCCCGAGCGCAAGCAGTTGATCACCCAGTTGACCGAGACCGAGGATCACACCCGTTGGGTTGACCTGCTGGGCCAGTTCGCCGATCGCGTCCAGACCGATCACCTGAGCCGTCTGAAACCGATCGCCAAGGACGACTTCAACGCCTTCTGCGAGTACGTCAATCCCGACGAGCCGCCGGCCTCCAAGTGGCACGTCTTCCTGACCGGCACGCTCCAGGAGATCGAGAACAATCCCGAGCTTGAGCGCTTCGTGCTCAACTGCCCGCCGGGCCACGCCAAGCCGCTCGACGTCGACACCGAGGTGCTGATGGCTGACGGCGCCTGGAAGCGCCTGGGCGACATCGTGGTGGGCGACTACGTGGTCGGCGAGAGCGGCGCGCGCTGCAAGGTCACCGCCGTTCACGAGCAGGGCGACCTCGACACCCTGAAGATCACCACCGCCCACGGCCGGCAGATCATCGCCGCGCCCGATCACTCGTTCCGGGTCGGTGACGGCTGGAAGCCGGCCGGCAAGCTGCGCCCTGGCGACGCCCTGTCCGTCGTCGGCGCCGCCAACCTCAACTACGACGCCAGCGGCAAGACCATCGACCACTTCGAGCTTGCCGCCTACCTCCAGGCCAAGGGCGGGCGCTCCTACTTCCACCGCGTCCACAAGAGCGGGCCGAAGACCTACCGCAACGTCTATCTGTGGACCTCCGATCACCGCGAGGCCAGCCAGATCGCCGCGTGCCTCAAGCGCATGGGCATCACCTTCAAGGGTCGTCTGGCCAAGACCGAGAAGGTCTGGAAGATGCGCCTGTCGACCGAGTGGGGCGACGCCCTGGCCGAGGAGTACGGCCTGGACGCCAAGATCGACGCGCGCCGTGTTCCGGCCTTTGTCACGAAAGGCGACGAGGAGCAGATCGGCCGCTACCTGTCGACCCTGACCTCGCTGGCCGGCGAAGCCCCCGAGCGCTACACCATCCCGCGTCTGGTGCTCTACTTCAAGAACCCCGACTTCGCCACCGACGTCCAGCGCCTGTTCGCCGCCGTCGGCGTCAACGCCCGCATCGAGCCGCGCAAGACCGGCCGCACCCGGCTGCACATCTCCGGCGCGGACCTGGAGGCCTACTTCGCCGCCGGCCTGACCTACTCCGGCGCCAACGCCGACAAGCTGCCGGCCAAGCGCGCGGCCTTCCCGACCTCGCCCTCGACCCTGGCCGATCACGTCACCTGGATCGAACCGCACGGCGTGCGCCCCTGCCGCTGCCTGACGGTCGAGAACGAGCACACTTTCATCGCCCAGGGCGTTGTCGTCCACAACTCGACCTACGCCTCGCGCCTGTTCGTGGCGTGGCGCCTGGGGCGCGATCCGCGCCAGAAAATCATCGGCGGCGGTCACTCCCAGCGCTTCGTCGAGAACGAGTTCAGCGGCAAGATTCGCAACCTCGTGCGCACGCCTCAGTTCAAGGACGTCTTCCCCGGCGTCGTCATCGACCACGCCACCTCGGCTAAGGACATGTGGGCCATCGCCGGGCACGGTGGGCAGTACGCCGCCAAGGGCGCTGGGCAAGCCATCCACGGTCTGCGCGCCAACTTCGTCTGCGTCGATGACCCCTATCCGTCGATCCAGAAGGCCGAGAGCGGGGCCTATCGCGAGGAAGTCCGCACGTGGTTCTTCGGTGACGTTGGCTCGCGTCTGTTGCCGCTTGCCAAAGTATTCCTCATCATGACGCGCTTTCATGAGGAAGATTTGACGGGTACGATCCTCAAGTACAACCAAGACGCACTTGTGGAGTCGGATCGTTATCACATCGTCGAAGCGCCCGCCCTGTGTTACGACCCTGAGAACGACGTCCTCGGCAGGGCGCTCGGCGAAGTTTTGTGGGACTACTATGACTTGCATTACTTCAAACGGAAGCGCTCCGAGTGGAAGTACCAAAGATTTGCTTTGGTTTATCAACAACTTGCGGACGCGGCCTCGGACACGTCCATCGCGTCTAAGTTCCAGACCTATACGCACCTGCCGCATCTGGAGCCCAAGACCCTCAAGGCGCGCATGGATGCGGGGCATGTCGACGATCGCGGCCGGCCGATCCCGGACCGCAAGGAGCACTTCCGCCGGGTCGTGACCTCGGTCGACGCGGCTCAGAAAAAGGGCGCGCGCAACGACTACACGGTCGTCCAGGTGTGGGGCGAGACCCACGATCGCAAGCACTACCTGATCTACCAGGAGCGCAAGAAGGTCGAGATCAACGACCTGATCGAGATGGTCGAGCGCATCTCCAAGCGCTTCGACGTCGACTCGATCCTGGTCGAAGACAAGGGCAACGGCACCGCCTACATCCAGGCGCGGGGCCAGACCGACAGCCAGCGCCGGCTCGCGCCGGCCCCGATCGAGGCGATCCAGGTCCCCAGCACCTACTCCAAGGAGTTCCGCTTCAACGAGGTCATCCCGATGATCGAGGCGCAAGAGGTCTACCTGCCTGACAAGGCGCCGTGGCTGGACCTGTTCATCCGCGAAGTCGGGCAGTTCCCCGAAGGCGCCCACGATGACCAAGTCGACGCCATGACGCAGTACCTCCGCTGGGCCAAGTCCAAGCGCTCGCGGTTCGGCGCGCGCAAGGTCGGCTCGATGGGCTGATTAACCATCTTCGTTCACCCTGTCCGGGCCTGTTAACCTTAACACACCGAGGGTTAACAGGCCAGGGACCCATCGAAATTAACCCTTGGGGACCCAGGGGAATCGTCAGCCGGGGACCCTGGGAAATTAACCCTTGGGGACCCACCAAAATCAACCTTCGGGGACCCTAGCAAATCGTGGCTCGGGGACCCTGGCAAATCAAGGAGCCGGCGATGGCCGAACTCATGTCTCTGATGGCCAGCGCCGCGCCGTTCCTGCTGCTGGCGATCGTCGTCTACCACGCCCTGGAGGCCTTCTGGGCGATCAGCCTGTGGGTCTACGGCCTGCGCACCCTGTGGAAGCTCCACCGCGACGACGTCAGCGAGGCCCTGACCCTGGAGCGGGCCTTGAGCCCCTTCTCCAGCCCTGGCCGCGACCGCAACGGCAATCCTGTCCCGCCGGCCTGACGACCTATGTCACGGACTGTAGGTTTCATGACAAGGTGGATTATTCCACAACGAAATCAAAGGCTTATCGCCATGTCGATCCGCGCGTTCCTCCACGATCTGGCTGTCCGCTTCGTCGTTTTGGGGTGGATTTTTGCTCAAAAACCCCAGAAATGGGCTCCAAAAGGGCATAATTTTCAGCCCATCCCGCCGGCCCAGGTCGAGCGGCAGGACCTCCGGGGGCGCGTGCTCCTCCTGAGGAGCTTCGGCGTCCTCGCCGCCGCATGCACAACCATGGGCCTGTGTCAATACCTGCTCTGGTGCCGCGCGGCCATGTCATAGACTAGGGCTTTCGTGACAGCTTCACGATCCCGTTACCGGACAACCCCATGCCCCACCTCGGTTTCTGGCTCTCCGCCGCCTGCATCGCCCTGGCCTGGGCGATCTGGGCCGGCGCCCGCGTGATCCGCCACGACCGTGCCCGCAGGGCCGCCTTTGGGCGCCTGGGCCGGCTCACCGCCCGCACCCATATGCGTCATATATGAGCCCTTAGCCCCTCTAAGGTCTCATATATGCGACCTTACGGTCCTCTTGACGCCCTCGTGTTCCTCTGAACGCGGGGGCGTTTTGACGTCGGCGCATTTCCAACTCAACGCGGGAGCGTTTTGACGTCCGAGCGTTTTGACGCGAGCGCATTTTCGATTCGACGGGCGAGCGTTTTGACGTCCGAACGTTTTTCAACTTGACGTCGTTTCATTTACCACGAGCGCCTTAGGGTTAACCGCCGAGCCTGGGAAGGGTTAAGGCCCGTTAACCATGTTTGTTAACCCTCATACCATTAACCTATCACCCGTTAAGGTTAACGCGCCAGACCCATTAACCCTTAGCGTGTTAAGGTTAACGCCCCGGCCCAGGCGCCCGGCGTTAACCTTAACGGCGCGTCCCCGGCCCAGGTCATACCCGGTAGGGCCGTCAGGCCCTACCGGGTATGACTCCGCTGGCCAGCGCCAGCCGGCGAGCCCGGCGCCGATTTTCTTTCGGCGTTTACTTTTTGTTAAGAATTGGGCTCTAGTGTCCTCCTTGCCGGCGCACTTCCGCGCCGTCTGGAGAACGCCCGCATGATCCCGGCCGAAGTGCTGAACCCCCGCGAGCACTGGACTCCCGTCGCCACCCGCGACGAGGCGGAGTCCATCGCCACCGCCTGCAACGCTTCCGACGACGTCGGCCGCTACTACGTCGAGCCCAAGGGCGCGGCCTTCGCCGTGGCCTATGACGACGAGTCCGGCGCGTTCGTCGCTTACCTCTAGTCCTGGAGCCTTCGCCATGTCTCGACTCACCGGCTACAACGTCAACGGAACCGGGTTCAAGGGCGGGGCGGTTCCGCCCGTCCCCGCCCAAGGCATGACCGGCCACGCCGACGGGCTGAACCTTTGGGTTCCGGCGCGCGAGCATGTCGCCGCGCTCTTGCCGCACCGCTGGCGCGCCGCCTTCGCCCGCGCCGTGTTTTGGTACGACAAACACGACAACGCCAAGCCGGCGCGCGCCGACCTCTACGACTCGCGCGGCCGGTACCTGACTCAGGTCTGGGCGCATCCGGTTTTCGCCGATTAACGTTTTGTTAAGACTTGGCCTCTAAACAGGGGTCAAGTCCAACCCCTGGAGGCCCTGCCCCATGTCCGCTATCGAAACCGTCAACCTCTCGCGTGGCCGTGTTCTCACGGTCGAAATCGACGACTGCGCCCAAGAGCCCTACGCCGACGACAAGGGCGTGCGAATCGTCGTCCTGCATCGCCATTGGACGAACCCCGCCGCCGGCCTGCTGGACACCGTCGAGGACGTCCAAGCCTTCGAGGCGGAGAACGACGCGCCCGACTCCGAATGGGCGATCTTTGAGCTATGGGTGATGGACCATAGCGGCCGGACCTTCAAGGCCGGCGCTCTGGGCGCCGGAAACCCGTTCGGCGCCGGACCCTACGCGCAATGGGATAGCGGCCGGGTCGGAGTCATCGCCCTGGCGCGCGCCGAGTGGCCCGCCGCCGACCTCAAGACCGCCCAAGGCGTCGCCGACACCTACGGCGCATGGGCCGAAGGCGAGGTTTACCAATTCGTCATTTCGAACCGCCGGGGCGACGTGCTCGACTCGTGCGGCGGGTTCTACAGCGTCGCCGAAGCCCTGGCCACCGGCCGGCAGGAAGCGAAGGTGAAGGCGTGAGGGTCGCCCGCGAAAGCTTCGCCGTGTTCTGGACCCGTCCCGGCTGGCGCGTCCAGTTTCACGCCGACATGAAACGGGCGCTGTACCCGACCGCCAAGGCCGCCGCCGACGCCTTCGCCGCCATGTTCCCGGCTGATCAGGTCAAGAGCGTGCGCGACGGCTCCGGCCGCTTCCTGGCCTTCAAGCGCTAGACCAGACGCCCCGGAATCTTTTTCCGGGGCGTTTACTTTTTGTTAAGAGTTTGCCTGATAGTGTCCCCTTGCCGCCGGGCAATCCCGCCCGCCGGCCTTCGTTAGGATCGCACCGCATGACCTCTCACGCCATGGTCGCCCATCGTTGGGCTCAAGACGACGAGAACGCCCGCAACGTCAAGGGCTTCAACATGTATTTCGAGCGTTACGGGCGCGGCCCGGACGCGGTCAACGTCATCTTTTCGTATGGGACTCACTTTCCGGCCGCCGCCTTCGTGACCGATGAGCACGGCCGCCGCGTGGTCCTGATCACCACGAAAGGTTACAGCGTCTCGACCTCTAAGCACATGTCGCACATCCGCCGGGCGATCCCGTCGGGCGTGCCGGTCTTCCACGTGCCGCACGTCTCGCGCATGCACAAGCCGGGCGGTTCGTCCGACTTCCACGCCGTCAACCTCGAATCCTACCTCAAGGCCGTCGCCGACACCGCCGCCAAGGCCAAGCGCGCCCGGACCAATGGCCCTTGGCTGCTGTCGCAGGCCCGCGAAGCTCTGGAGGAAGCCAAGGCTTACGCCGCCGCCTTCAAGCTCAAGACCAAGGTTCCGGCCAATCTGGAGGATGTGGCCGGCGCATGGGCGAAGATGACCGCCGCCAAGGCCAAGGCCGAAGCCAAGGCCCGCAAGGAGGCCGAAAAGCGCGCCCGTGAGGCCGCCGAACAAGCCAAGATGCGCGACGCCGACGCCTTCGCCCGTTGGCAAGCTGGCGAGGGCTATCAAGCCCCCTACAGCTACCGCACCCGCGACGACGGAACGGTTTACCTCCGCCGCGTCGGGGACGAACTGCAAACCTCGCAAGGCGCAACCGTGCCTTGGGAACACGCGGTTAAGGCCTTCCGGTTCATCAAGCTTTGCCGTGAACGCGGCGAGGGCTTCAAGACCAATGGGCGGGTTATCCGCGTGGGTCACTTCACCGTCGACTCCATCACCCCGGCCGGGGACATGGTGGCCGGTTGCCACCGGTTCGCGTGGTCGGAAATCGAACGCCTCGCGCGCGCCGAAGGGGTCCTAGACCTCGCGCCGGCCGCCGACGCCGTCGAGAGCCGCGAGCACGCCTAACACCCAAGGCCGCGCCACCCTGGCGCGGCCTTTCTTTTCCGTGTACGCGTTAACTTCTTGTTAAGACTTTAGGCCTAGTGTCCTCTTGCGGCCGGGCAATCCCGCCCCGCCGCCCTGGATCAAGTCCGATGCAAAACGTCCCCGTTGGTCACCGCTTCACCCGCTACGGCCAAACCTACGTTGTCCGCCCTGGCCTGCGCTATGTGCCGGAGGCGCAAGCCGCCGACGCCTCGCGCCGGGGCTGGACCCTGCAAAACTCCGACCTCAAGGCCTTGTTGGGCTGGACGCCGAAGCTTCCCCGCGACGCCGTCGCCCCGGTCATGGTCGGGAACGTGTCGGTTTACGTTCTGAGCGCGGCCGAAGCCGCCGCCCGCAAGCCGAAGAATAACCGGCCGCACCGCGTGACGGCGGTTTGTCCCGGATGCGCCGCCCATGTGCCCGCCGGGCGCATTGGTCAGCACAAGTGCAAGGCCTAACCCCTTTCCCCCTTCCCTGCCCCGGCCGCGCGCCGGGGCGCCCTCTCTGGAGATTTTCCCCATGGCCCGCCTGATCAAAGCCAAGACCGCCGCCGAACAAGCCGAAGCCCTCGCCAGCCTGCGCAAGATGATCAAGCCGGGCGACACGGTTTATCCCGTGCTTCGCCACGTCTCGACCTCCGGCATGATGCGGGTCATTGACCTGATTATCCCGGTCACCGTCACCCAAACCGACACCTTGCCGGCCGATGCGCGCGGCTTCAAGATCGGCGTTCAAGCCTATGCGACCCCGCCGGAGCGCAACGCCCCCCGCGCCTTCTCAACCGGTACGGTTTCGGCTTTCGACGCCGACACCGTGACCATTGCCTATCAGGCCACCGCCGACGGCCGGGGCGACGCGGAGTCGGTGACGTGGCCCCGTGGTCAGGTCAAGTTCTACCGCAAGAGCACGCGCCCCGGCGTCCGCTCGATCGGCTGGCTTGCCGCGAAGGCCATGGGCGACACTTTCGACGCCGACCGCCAAGGAATCAAGGTCGGCGGGTGCGGTATGGATATGGGCTTTCACCTCGTTTACAGCCTGGGCCGCACCTTGTGGCCGAAGGGGACGAAAAAGCCCCATGGCTCGCGCAATGGCGAGCCCGACCGCGACGGCGGTTATGCGCTGAAACATTCCTGGCTTTAACTTTTTGTTAAGAGTTTAGCCGCTAATGTCTCCTTGCGGCCGGGCAATCCCGCCCGGCCGCACTGGAAAGCCAAGCCCATGACCCGCGCTCAAGCCCTCGCCGAAATGAACGCCCTCCCCGGTATCATCGCCTCTTTCGAGCGCGAGACGGGCGAATATCGCGTCACCCTGCGCTTTGGCCCCCTGCCGGGCGGCCGGGGCGCTCAAGAGTGGATGCACAAGCGCCGCGAAGCCGTCGCCAGCTACAGCGACGACAAGGCCGACGCCCTGGCCACCGCCCGCGACATGTCGGCCCGCTGGGAAGCCATGACGCCCGCGCAACGTGATCACCTGTACCGCCACCCCGCGTAACCCTTCCTTAAGACCTCGCCGCCTAGGGTGGCGGGGTCATCAACCCCCGCAAGGATCGCCCGACATGCGCAAGCCCCTCACCCAAGAGCAAAAGGCCCGCCGCCGCGTCCAACGTCGCGCCGCCCGCCTCGCCTGGAGCGACGAACGCCGCGCGGCCGAATACGCCCGCCAATCGCGCTTTTTCCTGATGATCGCCGAACGCGCCCAAGCGGCGGGCGACGCCAAGGAAGCCGCCCGCCTCGCCACCGTCGCCCAACGCAAGGTCACTAACTGGCGCATGGCGCAAGCCTGCGCTCGAATCAACGCCCTGGCGGTTCACGCCTGGGCTTCCGTCGCCGCCTAAGGAGCCGCAACCATGCCCCCGATGACTCACCCTCACGCCCTGGCCTTGATCGCGCTCGCCGAAAAGGTCTTGCCCCTGACCCGGCTGGACCCGCTGAATCAGCGCGCCGCCGCTGTCGACCTGATCGGCGATCTTTACAGCCTCGCCGACTCCATCGACGCCACCGCCGGCCACTTGGTCGAGGCCGTCAACGGCGCCTTGCGCGACGGTTGCGAGGGCTACGCGCCCAAGAGCCGCGCCGCCGCCGCTGTCGCCACCGTCCGCGCCGACGAACTGCGCTCCGCCCTGGAGGCGTACACCGAAGCCGCCGCCCTGGCCCTGCCGAAGGTCGCCTAAGCCATGTCGCAACGCTACCGCCTCGCGCCCTCCGCCCGCGTCTCCAAGACGCTTTCGGACCTGCTTTATGCGGCGTCGGAAGTCGTCGCCACGGCGGCGCAATATGAGACGACGCCCGCCGGTCAAACCAAGCTCGCCAAGATGCGCGGCGACCTGATCACCGAAAGCGCCGGCGCCCTTGTGCGCAAGCCGCCTAGCGCCGTCCTCGCAACCCTCGTTTGGGTTGTCGAACTGGCGCAAGCCCGCGCCACGGAAAACGACTTCGGCAACGCCCAAGAGGCGCTGGACGAACACGACGCCTTAGCGTTCGTCGCCGATTGGCTGGAAGCCGAAGGCCTGGACGTGAGCGACATTCGCGGCGCCGCGCCCTCGGCCGAAGCCTTGGCCGAACTCGTCGCCCGCCGCGACGCCGAACAAGAGGCGCTGGACGCCCTAGAGCGCCCCGTTCCCCTCATCGCGTCGGATAAGGCCTATGCGCTCGCCGAAGTCTTCGGCGGGCTGATCCCGGCCGCCCTGGCGTTGGGCTATGAATTCCACGTCAGGCCCGACGGGCTCGCCCCGCCGCACTACGTCAGCCGCAACGGCGTTCCCGTCGCCGCGTACTACGCCGACAAGGAAGCGCTCGCGCTGGACACCCTCGCCATTCACATCGACCAAGCCAAGGAGGCCTGAGCCGTGCGCACCGTGACCCGCAACGCCGACCCCGCGAAGATCATCGGCGGCTATCTCATGAGCGCGCAACGCTCCGGCGCCCTGACCTCGTCAGACGAGGTTATCGCCACGCTAGAGGCGGCCGGCTACGTCATCGCCCGCCGCCGCGACGTCTTCACCGATGAGGGCCAAAAGCTGGGCGACGTCCTGGCGGCGCTTTATGACGCCGTCCCGAATTCGGCCGTCCGAACCCAACGCCTCGCCGACGCCCTCAAGCCGGCTTGCGCGTTCGTCTATCAGCCCCGGTTCCGGGTTGTGCTGGAAGCCGCGCCCGGCGCGCGCCTGACCGACTGCGAAACTGGCGCTTGCGTCTATTTCCAGCCGGGCGACGACGCCGACACCTTCCGCGAAGAGTTCGGCCCGTGGGTGCGCGACGACGTCCCCGATACGGCCGAAGGTCAGGCCCTGGCGTCGATGATGAACCCGACGGCGGAAGAGTATTTCTCCGGCTAAGTCATCAAACCTACCGTCTATGACATGTCACGGGCTGAATACTTGGCCCGTGACGACTTCCCCTAGTAAAGCTCACGCCTGTTTTCGTGACATAGCACAAGGAACTGAAATCGTTGGAAAAACTCCTAGAGGGTCACAAAGTTCTGGTTTGGCTGCTGCTGCTGGCCTGCCTCTGGCGCTTTTAACCCTTTGTTAAGACTTTACCCGCTAGGGTGATCTTGCGGCCGGGCAATCCCGCCCCGCCGCCTTCCTTCTCTGGAGCCGCTACCATGCAAACCGCTTCCGTGATCCTCCCCGCCCAAACCCTGGCCGGCGCCGATCTTGGCCCCGTCCTGATGGTCTTCGCCCTGGAACTGTCGCAGCACTTCGGCGACGTCGCCCAAGCCCCGACCGTCGAGCGCTGGACCGATGAGGCCACCGGCGCCGAATTCGTCGCCGACTGTGTGGCGTTCACGGTGTCGGCGGACTGGACCGCCAAGGGCGGGCGCATGGCGCGCCGCCTGGAGAACATGGCCGCCCGCTACGCCGCGCCCTGCGAGGCCCCCGCCCTGACCGTCCAGCACGCCGACGGCTCCACCGTGTACGTTGCCGCCCTGGAGGCCCTGGCGCGCCCTGCCCCGGTGCAAGGCCCCTCGCGCATCGCAGACCCGGCTTTCCTCCCTCGCCAGCGTGAGGACAAGGCCGCCCGCTTCGAGCGCCTGACAGCCTAGGCCCTGGCCTAGCCTCCCCCGCTTCCCCTAGCGCACCGCTTCCCATGCGGTGCGCTTTCTTTTGCGTATTAACTTGTTGTTAAGAGTTTAGCTGATAGTGTCCCCTTGTTGGCGGCGCATCCCGCGCCGCTCCTCTCTTGGATCGCTCAACATGGCCCGCCCTTCTGACCTGCTCAACGTCAACGCCGCCCGCGTCCTGGCCTGCCTGGAAGCCCTGGCCGGCGTCGTCAAGACCGCCCCGGAAGCCGACCGCGCCGCCTTCTCCTACCTGCTGGACGCGGCCGAATTCGTCGCTTCCTGGCGCCGCAACCATACGGAAACCGACCGTCGCCGCGCTTACGGTGCGGCCTGCGCGGCGCAAGCCCTGGCCCTGACCAATGTCTATCAGCCCGCCACCCTGCAAGGCGGTGCGGTGCGCCGCGCTCTGGGCGCCTATGCCGCCGCCCTTAAGCTCTTGCTCGATGGCGAGCCGGTGCAAGCCGTCCGCGCCGCCGAAGGCGCCGCCCAGAGCGTGCGCGGACGCTTCGCTAACACCCGCATCTAGTAACCTTTTGTTAAGACCCCCTGGCCTATAGTCAGGGGGTCGCAAGGAGACACCCGACATGACCCGCCCCGGCCCCGCCTCGCTCCTCTCGCCCGCCGCCACCTTCTCGGCGCATAACCTCGTTCTTCCGGGCGCTCGCCCTATGCCCCTGCCCAAGGCGCAAGGCCTGACCTATGGCCAGTGCATCGCCCTGGGCGCTGGCCTGGGCGTGCTGGGCTTCCTCGCCCTGCGCGTCCTTGGTCTGGTCTGACCTCCCCCGGCGCCCCCGTCGGGCGCGCGGTAGGGCTGTCCCATATTGAGACGGCCCTACCGGGGTAGTGTTTCTTTTTGGGACGAGGGACCCAAAGGCCCCTACGTTAACCATTTTTGGCGGCGCCCCCC